TTTAAATATATGCCTTTCATAGATATTAAGACAGAGGGAATGGAATTCACGGGTCTTGCTGATGGTTATTGTTGTGGAGATTGTGACGGTGATGAAGAACAATACATCAGATATAATTTCGATATAGATTTAAATGGTTTCATGAGTCGCCTATCAGAAAAGTATGACATAAAAATTAATTTTAAATAATGCTCCCTTTTAAAGAAGAAGAAATGGATGACAATGTATTTATCCGTACCTTTTCTGATCAATATTCAGAAGAATTTTCTTGGCACAGAGATAAGGAAGACAGAACAATAGAGGTCATCGGAGAAACAGATTGGGAATTACAATTAGATAATTGCTTACCTGAGAAAATAAATCGTAACTTTATCCCCCACGATGTTTACCATAGGGTAATAAAAGGAACAGGAGAACTAAAGATCAAACTAACTAAACATGAAAGGACTAAGATTTAATATAGGACATAAAGACTTTAAAAATGTAGTTGATCTACATACATCATTTATTGATAATATCGAAAATTTAGGTAATAACATTGATGATATTCTAGGTGAATTAGATAACCACAAAGATAATATGGATCTAGCTTTGGATAAAATAGAGTTCGGTGAATTTGAAGACCGTAAAGAATATGAAATATTTATTGTGAACCTAAGAAAAATATATAAAGAGATGGGGAGAATCAATACTATCTTAACAAATGTGAACCGTAGTATAGAAAAAGGAACTAACGAGATAAAAGAGGTAAATGGAGAATAAAATATTAAATTTAAATCAGTATAAAAAATCAATAGGTAAGTCTTTCAAAAAAGGCGATACTAGAGTACCGATGAATACTATATTTGAAACTATTCCTGATACAATTGATTATAGGTTACTAGAGCATATTTTAGAAAATTGGTCATTGTATTATCACAAATCTCCTTATAGCCATAGTTATTATTCACACAAAGTTGGTTGGACATATAAGCCAAATCAACCAGAAAGGTTATCAGACCATTGGGATTTCACAGATAAGAAAGGTAGAAGAAAACATTGCCAAACTATTACCGAAGATCCTAAATTAAATGAGGATATGTGGAGTATAGGAGTTTATGATCTAAATGAAAAAAGATATAAGATTATACTATCTTATCCTTTTATAAAATCAGATGAAAACCAAGAAAAGAAAAGAGAATTAAAGCAAAAGTTCATTAAAGAACATGGTAGTGATCTAGAAGATTTATCTAAAGAGTATGTAAATAAACTAGAAGACCAAAAAGAAAAATCAATTAAATTAAATAAGTTCTTAACTTCTAAAAGAAATGATTTTGATATCTATGTGAATGGGGAGAAAATTGATGCTGATGTATTAAATTTAAGTACGTCTAAGTTACGATATGACGAAAACGGAGAAATAACTATCATTAGATTCAATAGAAGTACAGGTAGATCATATGATTTGAAAGTCTATTATAATGATTTATTAATCCTTTATAGCGAAGATGGTAAAAAACAATTTACTATACCAAACGAAGTTCTTGGAGATATATACAATGGTGTTTTAACTTAAACATTCTTTTTTCCTTGTTGCTCCATTTCATGTACGAACTCCTGATAATCTTTCATAATATCTAAATAAAATAATATAGCTTTTTCCTCTAATATAAAATATAGTTTAGAATTACATAGTAAATAAATAGGGAATCCGATAGGAGATAATACTAATATTAATATAGATCTTATCAACCAAGGGAAAAATATAGCAATTTTACCTATCCACGTAACATCACCCCACTCTTCATCATTTATCATATTTTGATACAAATATGTGTAATATAGCTTAATTTTTTTCATTATTTTCCCATTTTTTTCTTATTTCTACTATTCTAGAGCAGTATTCATATTCCTCGACCTTTTCTAAGTGTTTTAAAGACCTTTCTAAGTACTCATCTATCTTGTCCCTACTGATCACAAAATCCTTCGTTTTATCGATTAATTTACCCGATAAAACGAATACTAATTGTGTTTCTTCGCCACTATCAACTAGTTTACCTAAAGCGTTTACAGTATGTCGGTATATATGCGTTTTATTATTCTTTATAAAACTATTATATGTTTCATCATCATTAAGTTCTATAATAGGTATGTCTTTATCACTCTTCATTATACTATATATAATTTTATACGTAATTGTTGTATAATCTCTTTATTTTTTTCTCTAATTTTTTTCCGTATCTATTGAATATCTTAACTTGAGATTCTACAAACAATAACGGATCTTCGATATATTGATCAGGTAATCGCTCTAATTTTTTATCACTTAGTTTCTCTGCTATATAATCCCAATCTTTAACTAATGATAACATTAATAACTCTTTCCTATTATCATCTGTTATTTCAACATTTACCCACTCTTGATCTAAGATATAATCATCTACTAATTCTCTATCATATTCTAAGTTTCTATACCAACCCTTAGTATCAAAATCATTTAACATAGTGAATTCCTCAAATATATAACTCTTTTTAAATAGTTCCATATATTCTTTGAATGTCTTACCCTTTTTATCTATACTATAAAAGAATTGAACTACTCTTGCATTGATTTCAAAATCTGATGATAAGTATATTAGATACAGAAAAGTATTCCAAGAAGGACACATAGACCTCATATTCAATTCGGTTAGATATTGATCCATTAATATACTATGGTAATTCATTATCATTTCTTTGTTATCACCAAAACCCTTTGTCTTCTTTAAATAGAATTCATATATATGGGTAAGTTCATGTGCTATATAAGACTTGATCTTATGTTTATAATTATCTTCTAAATAAGTAACAATATCATTTGTTTCTATTATTTCTTCAGGAAAGAAGAATTCGAAACAAAGAGATGACCCTAACATAACATCGTCTTTGATCACACTATTTGTATAATCATAAGAACCACTCCAATTTTTACGGATGTTCTCTTTGTACTCATTCGGTAATGTGTTGATTATAATTTCTAGATATAGATCCTTTATCTTTCCATTAAAGATAGAATCAATATCATCTGCTCCAATTGAATCTTCGTTGGTGAATACTAGACCATAGCTTTCAACTTCTTCTGATCCGTAGTCAATTATCAATGGATCTATTTTGCCCACTTCGTTTAGGTAATAGATAAAATCCCTTACTCTAAAATAAAGTAACTCGATCCAATCGTCTATCTCATTTGGTATTCCTTGCATATTTAATCCTCGAAGTAATAACTGTTTCTGATTATATTACAAATTTCAGAAATTGTTTCATCACTTAACTCAGAATATGTCAATTGGTATTCATTCATTACGGTTTCTAGATTGTGTCCACCGTATACTACCACATCACACGTTTCTTCAAATAGCATCTCAACAAGATGTATTTCATTACTTTCTTCTGTAACAACAGGAGAAGCTTCTGCCTGTAACTCGCCCATACCTAGTGACCCTTCGTTTTTCATTACACTTTCTTGTATAAAACGAACGTTATTTAATCTTTCTCTTAATAGTTTATTAGGGCTATTAGTGCTGTCTAAATAGTCGATTTCATTTTTAGATAATGAATCGATTCCTTTATCGGATATCTTATCTAAAATATTATCGATATTATGGTTTTCGAAAAGTTTAATATGTTTCATAAATTATATATTAAACTTTTTTTGTTAAATATTAATCTTGAAAATGTCCATCAGGGTTATCGATGTCATAATCAGTTGGTATCATATCAATGACTTCTGATAATTGGTATAAAAAAAGGGTGATTACTATTAGAATAATAATCACCACTGTTGAATATTTTAAGTATTTATTCACCTAGTATATTGTTAAGTTTTATATCTCTCATTTCTGCTTTATCACAATAGATGATCATAACAGAAATCTTCTTAGACGCTCTATCGTCTTCAACATCAGTAAATTTCAGATCTAATACGACATCCCCCTTTTGTGATATTCTCTCTAATTCATCATTTATGTCACGCTGTAATTGAAATACACCACTACTTGATAATATCTCTACTTTCATTATTTTATAGTTGCATTATTTTTCCAAAAATCTACACTCTTTTGATACAAATCTTCATTGATTTCAACACCCGATCCACCATACTTTTTATCCATGGCATTACGGATCATAGTAATAGGCTTCATTGGCTCTTCTTCATCTGTCATCTGAGCCAATATAGCCACTACTCCCCAATCAGTATCATCTTCTAATTTAAATGGCTGATCACCGTGTTTCGAACGATGTTCTTCTAAAAGTTGATCGTAGCTATATAAAATGATTACTAAGAAATTAGCCTTAGGTACAAACCTTCTTGGGATCTCTAACCATCTAGAAAGAACAGGTAATTCATTCTCACTTCTAGCAAAGTAATCAGATCTAAGGTATTGGAAGTTTTCCATTGTAATAGGCATAGTACCTGTCTTCGCATCTGTGAAGTTGGGTACTACTAATAACTTACAAAAAGGTGCGTACCCCTTAATAAGCTTAACGCCATTTGTCTCTAAAGTAATACCTCTGTCCATAACATCTTGGTTAAGCGGGAGGGCATTCATTAGATCATTTACTTCTCTTTCAAACTCTTTCGTGTTGTGTGAGAAAATTTTAGTTCCATTAAAACTTCTGTTAAAATGTCTTTCTCCAAATTTAGTTAATTCTATTTTCATCTTGTGCTTTTTTAAATGTTGCTGTTACGTAATCGTTCCAATTTTTATACTTAGTCTGATCTATTACAATGGTTTTAAATCTTGTTTTCTTTATTTTAATACCTTCTTCTTGGTTTGCTTTATCAACAGCTTCTGAAAAACTATCACCACAAACAGAAGGTGGTCTATATGTTTTAGCAATTTTTCCCTTTTTGTTTATTTTCTCAAAACAATACATCCCTAATGTTTTAAGATAAATACACACGATCCTACTGTCTAAATCAACTTTGGGGTTCTTCATAATACTAAATAAATAAATGTTAAATATATGTGAATGAAATGAATCGTCTGATCCGTTCCTATTACCCACCAAAAATAATTTAGATGTTTCTTATCGTTTGTTTCAGTATATTTTAAATAGAAATAACTACTCAATTTAAAATAACTACTCAATTTACTTGTCCATATGTCAGTAAAAAAGTGTCCTAAGAATAAGGATAATAATACCAAATAAGATGACCAATCAAGTAGTAATTCTGTCCAACCTAATTTATATAACGTTAAGTTTATTGCTGAGGGAAGTATGATCATAGTTGACGTGTATATAGATACGTGTGATACTAATGTCATTAAATCTTTCGATTTATTTTCACCCATCCAACGGGGCTGTAATATAAAATCTCCTATTAAATGAGAGATAATGTAAATAATAAATAATTCCATTTAGTTGTGTTTAAAGTACAAAGGTAATAAAAAATTATTAAATTAAAAAATCGGTTTTCCGTTAGAACGTATATAATTAAGTAAATTTTGCTCAAGAGCATCGATGAAATAATTTCCATCTTCGATATTAAACTCGCCCATTAAGTTACTAGGGATTTCACAAATATAAGCTGTTGCTGATTGATATATTTCAGATACCAATTTAACTGACATTATAGAATGGTCATTATCATCATTTACATCGTAAACATAATGTATTTCATTGTAAGCAATATCTTTACCATCTTCTAGAATATAAACGAAGTGGTTAGTATTTGACATTTTAAAAGAGTTTTATAAGTTAGTTTCTATTTTCTTTGTTGTGTATTCAAAAGTTTTCTTGTCCATTTCAACAAGTGTTTTGTTTTCAGTTTTTAATCCACTTTCAAACTCAACCCCGTGAGAAACTTCTGCAGTGATTGTATCACCTTTTTTATTAACTGAACCAGGCACAATAGAGGCAAATGGCTTACCGAGACCGTCTAATTTTCTAGATCCTCTATCATAAAAAGGATTTTTAGCTTTCCCTCTTGGATTAGCAACCTCACTGTTATAAGGTATCTTTTCCTCAGTTTCGCCTTTTAATTTATCTACAACAATTTGTAGATGTGACTTTTCTTCATCAGACAAAGACGAAAATGATTCGTTCACAAAGTTATTAAAATTTTTAATACGTTTTTCCATATCTTATATATAAATATTTTAACCCAATAATTTAACTAAATCTTCTGTTATTTTTTGGATTAATTTTGTATCATTTTCTACTGTAACATTAGGTATGTTTCTAATAGTTGATACGTTACCTTCTTTATCTCCACCTAATTCAATGTTTGAGATATTTTCAACAAGGGTTTTATTGTCTTTATATTTTTCTACGTAATATTTTTTGAGATCGAAGATGAACTTAGTTAAGTTTACACCTTGCTTTTGTTGATATTTAATCATTTGAAGCTCATTGTCCTGCTTCTCTACCATTAGATACCAAATGTCTTTCTTAGCTAATTTAGGATCTTTTAGGTTATGCATCCAATTGTATGCATTTGCTGCTTTTACATTGTCAGGGAATTTAGCTAGTTTACCATAAAATTTCACTTTTTGGTTTTCTTGTAGGTTAGCTACGCCTCTGTCTTCCGTTTTAGGTGGATAAAGGGAATCATCTTTGATAGTATCCTCTAATTTCTTAGTAGCATATTTCCTATCAGGTTGCTTCGAACTAACATCCTTTTTTTGTTTAACAATATTCTGATTGATCTCATCAGCATATTCTGAAGAAGCAGATACATGTGATCTTTTAGGATCTTCCATCTTACTCTTGTCGTTATTTTTTCCTGTGAATGTTTTCATTTTTTCGTTTGTTGTTTCTTCGTTATTAAAGTTACTCCATTTTTTAATTCCCATCTTTATAAAAGTGATTTATATTATATATTAAATATATATTCCCTATTTTTAGTTTGTTTTAATAATTAGTCTAATATATTATTAATAGTAGTCTCTCTGTTTATGATTTTTTTAATTCTTTCTTGATCCTCGTCATTGAATTTTAATTCATATATAGATCTCCATTCTTCTGCGTCTCCCGAAAAAGTATTTCTTTTTATAAGAGCTTTGTTATTCTCATAATCAATTTTATCTACCTTACCATAATTCCAAATAACACTATTATCAAAAACAACATCAAAAAATTCAGTGTCTTCGATCATACTCTTTGCTTTTTCTCTATATGATTCATCTAATGGTTCGGTATAATTTACGCTCATACCTACTTCTAAATATTTTAACTCTTGTTCAGTCATTATTTCATATTTTATTTAATATGGTCATTTTTATATTTATCCACATACCAATTCTTCCAATTTCTCATAACATTAACTTTATCGAAGAAAAGAGCCATAATAGGTTCTAATCTTAATAAGAATCCATTTGTGTTATCGTTTTGGAACACATAAGGAGATACTGTTTTCTTTAAGATACTATCGAAATAGTTAAACCCCTTAGGGTAACTATCATTATGATGTTTTAGATCATATAATTCTTTTATTTCTTTCTTCTTTACTAACATTATCTATCATTAACACTTGTTCTCGGAGTGAACCCCGTAACGTTTATATTCACACTAGAAAACCCGTCTAATGGTTCTTCGCTATAAAATATACCATTTCTATCTGTCCAACCACCTCTGATTATAGGATACTCATTTGGATTAAAAATTATATCACCTAATACGGGATCTAAACCAACTACTCTATTTTTCTGATATCCGTTAGGTATACCTTGTGGTAAAGCTTCTGTTAATGTTTCTACTCCACTATCTATTCTGTTTTGATTTCTAGCTTGTTCTGAATTTCTTTGAGCAAGAACAAACCGTCTATGGTAGTCTTCGTTATTTTTAGATAAAAATTTAACAGTTACTGAATCGACCCCATTGATATCAGATATCAAGTTAATGATATCTTTTCTAGGAATACGGTCTAATCTATTAAGATTTAAGAAATACTCACTAACTGCTTCTATAATTTCATTGTTTATATTTTCCTCAACAGCATCATCAAATAGTTGTAGGTTTATATACAATACATAATAAGTAAGCGCAGGTGTATCAATACTATACTTTTGTGTAAGCTGTATATAACCACCCGTTCTTAAATACTGATCTAATTTTTGTCTTTCATAATCATCTAAAGAAAACGCATCTATATTTACTGTAAAGTAATCAGCGTTTTGGTTCTTAAATATTCTTATATTCGGGGTAGCCATTATACGTATTGTATTCTGCTCTAAATACGCATTAACATAAGAGAACACTCCGATCCTTCTGATCGCATAAGCATATTGCTGAGGTAACGCTAATACAAAGTTGTTAGTATTTAAAGGTAATAGGTTTTTCATATTTTCTAAACTCTCATTATCAACACCAAAGTTTATGTCAGTATTAATAAAGATATTGAAATAACGCTCGATCTCAACCGTAGATCCATCACCTGTTAGTACTTCATCTACGAATCTCCAATCGTTTGCGGTTCTTCTAAATATATTACCATTTACCCCATCGGTTTCTACATAAGAAACTGATATAGCAGAACCAAGAATAGGTATAGCTCCATAATTACCATTACCAAAAAGAACGGTTAACCCACCATCAAAACTTGTTCTAATAACCACACCTTGTTCATCGGGCAACATTTCATATAAGTGGTTTTTATTTTCCCAAAGTTCTCCGTTTACTCTAACTTCTACTTTGTTATTTTCTACATCTTTGTTCTCAGGGTTGATCTCAAAACTTTGATTGATTTGTCCATTACCTGTGAAATCTGCTGACTTCCACTCACCTTGTGCTACGTTTATGTAAATAGATCCACCTCCTTGGATGTTATAAACTTGTTCATCTGCACCACCTAAATCTAAATGATATAATAGATTATTAGTGGAATTCTTAATAGTGGTTTTGTTTTTTATTCGTATCTGTGCGCCAGGAATATCTTCCTGAATATTAGTACTCACTTGTACTTGTAATCTTATTGTACCCGAAGCAGACACTGCTCTTTGTGGGTTGTGTCCTGCTACAATAGCAGCACTCCGTATAATATTATAATTATTACTATTAGAATTAGATAAATCGAATTGATTAATCGAATTTTTAAGATATAATATTGATAATTGGAAAAGGTTTTGAACTACATCTAATATCTGACCAAAAGGTGAAGCCTTAGAAAAAAGTTGTGAAGCTTTATTGTATACACCCTCTAAATAGAAATTGATCTCTGTCTTTAGATTCTCATATGTTATTTCAGTTAACTTAAATTTCATTCATATTAATTATTTTTATCTATTGCTCTGACTAATATCTTAGAATCGAAAGTAACTAAAATACTATCCATTCTTACGCTTATATCAAAAGCTCTAGGTAGTTCACCTAATTCTCTTTTTACCATTAGTATAACATCATTGTTTATAATATTAGTAGTACATTTAATATGTAATTCAGACTGATCTCCTATTCTACCATGATTAGATAACCTACCACTATTTAAGTGTCTGTATTCTATCTTCATCTCTTTTACACTAATACCGAAAGAATCTTTCAGATATTCTTTGAACGGTGTTTTAAATATCCTAAGGGATGTTACATTTAAATCATATGTACTTTTTAAATCTTTTTCTACTTGTTTTTCCATAGTTTATATATTACTTATTCATCATCACCATCATGTCCCCCCTTAGATATAGGTTCTGTTACACCTTCTATTATCAAACCACTTAACTCTCCATTTATATTATTACACACAGGCTCAATGTTAGAAATAGTGTTATCTAATATTGAATGTATGATATTTAAAAATGAGTAAATTTTCAGTAGATTATCATCACTATCATAAAAAGAACTATCCGATATAGATTCTATAAGATCTCTAGTTAATTCATTTTTATCATTTAATTCATTTTTCATCTTTAGTATGATTACCTCAGGGATTCCCCCCTTCCTCATTTTATTTTCCATTTCGATAGTTATAGTAGTCATTAGTCTTAACAACTTTGTTTTAAGTTCTTGGCTGCTTATCTCTTTATAACCACCATCCTTTATAAAAGCTATTATTTTTTCTTTATGTGTATAGAAGAAAAAATGTAAATATTTTCTAAAAACTATTGTTCTGTACCTTGTTCTCAGTGTCATAGAAGGTATTTGATTATATATCCAAAAGTCAATATAGTTGAATAAATTGTGGTTATCTATATCTATGGCGTTAATATCTTCTGATTCTGTTTTCTTTTTCTTAAATATTTCCCACTTTTTGTTTATGAAATTTTTTACCGTATCTTTAACGAAATCAGAACTTAATAGACCCACAATAAATGCCGTAAATATGAACCCAAGAACAGCCCCTAATATTTGTAAGTAATTTGGTAAAGTGTTATATATTTCATTGATGCTGTCGAATCCCATTAATTATCTAATCTATTTTCTATAACTATATATTAAAAAATTAGTTATTCAAAACATCATCAATGGTTTCATTTCTTTTATTTACTTTAACAATAGGCTCTAATACGTATTCTATTTTAATATCAGGATGATGAAGAAAGCAAGTATTATTATCAGTTAATAATAACTTAATAACTTCTATGTCATCTATGTCTAATATCATTTCATATGATTTTTGTAAATCAGAAACAACTTCTTTAGGATTCATATAAAAAACATCCCTATCCTTTTTAAAATATTTTTTTGGTATTGGTAAATAATAGATATGATGACTCACCACACGATAGTATATCTTCTTTGTTTTTCTAAGATACCATTTACTAGTTCTATAATACCATATTAAGTTACAATAAAAAAGGACTAATAGGTACACCAATGTTCCAATGATACCCATATTTATAGAAAACGCTAATTTAAGAATACTATCAATAATCAAAAAGAGGAATGGGATAAGTAATATCCATATTCCTCCTTTGTGTTTTTGAGGTATTATAAAAAAATCAAGCTTGTTGAAAATCTTATACAAGGCTAGTAAGTTTATCTAAACGACTTCTTACCTCAGGTTTACTGATATCCTCTTCATCGAAGATTCTATCGATCTCTGCTTGTACTTCTTTCTTAGACATAGAAGAAAAATCATCAGAATCTTTTTCAGGTTCTTGATTCCTTTCTTGACTTTGTTTAATTAATTTCTCAATTTCATCGTCTTCTTTATCACCTTCGAGTTCTCCTTCGTCTTCTGCTTTATCCTTCCATTCTTCGTAACGACCTTTATCCTTTTCCCATTCTTGTGCTTCTCTGTTTTGTTCTTCCCAACGAGCTAGTTCTTCTTGGTATGTTTTGTTTTCTTCTTCAATAAGATTAACAATACCATCAATAATTTCCATTGGTGTTCCTGTAAGAGTGATGTCAGCTTGGTCATAAGAATGATATACATCAACTTCTAATCTATCTTCATGATAAGTATCAATTAAGATGTATTTGAATAGTTTAACAAATTGTTTCGCAGGTATATCCACCATCTTCATCCAAACATACTCAAAACCATTTTCGATATCATCGATTTTATCATTTTGTGATATGAATGCAATTAAATCTTGTCTGATATAAACACCATATTTAAGATCTTCGAATTCATCTGATACAGTATCTGTGTAATTCATAACGGCTCTTGCCATTTCTTCATCTTCTACAATACCTGATGTAGCGATCATTTCATATATAGCCTTAACAGATTCGTGTAATAATACTACGATATCAAAAGCCCTAGCGATTAACTTAGGGTTTCTTGCTGCATATTCTTCAGCTTGTGTTTGTTCTTCTCCTTCTGAACCCCCACCATCTTCTTCGTCATTCATATCCGATAAAGCACCTGCAGAGGCATCGTAATCTCTACCATCATCTGTTTCATCATCACCAAAATCGATATCAGCAAATCCGTTCATATTATTTTTAATAATATCTCCCTTTTCTCTATCAGACATATTGTTCAACGGATTATTCGGGTCCCATTCCATGGTTTCTTGCGACTTAATAAGACGCTCCATAATATCATATAAACGTGGATCGATGTCATCTATATCATTTTTATATAATGCGATCAATCTATGTGTGTTTTTAGCTGAACCTTGTGTAATGTTGTTGATCAACTTTCTTTTCTCTACTTCATTAAGAAGTCTTTCACTAGGTTCTTCTTTTTCTTCCTCTTCTTCTTCTTCTTCTTTTTCTTCCTGATCTTCTTTTTCTTCCTCTTCTTCCTCAGGTAGTTCCTCAGCTTCGCTTTCCATTTCCTTAGCAGCGTCTTCTAATTCTTCTTTATTGCCAACTAATTTTAAGTCTAGTTCCACACCTAAAGTATTAATAACAGAACCGAATTCTGTTCTTATGATCCTTTCAGTAAGTTGTTCTAATTCTTCTTTTCTTTCTTCGTTGATCCAAGTAAGTTCTCTTGTTCTTGGGTTAAAGTCAGCACCTTGGATTTGCATCAGCCTTGGTAAAAGATCAGGAATTTGCATAGGATTATATCCTTGTCTCATTTTCTCTTGTGATTCTTCCTCACCTCTTCTTTTTACGTCATCTAAATACCATGACCCTAATTTAGTGTCATCATTTAAACTTGCTTCAAATACTTTAAAACTATCTATTCTTTTTGCCATAATATTCTATTATTTCTTTTTTAACACTAGTTGTAGCTTCGTCATCAAATTTATCAATAAGGTTATTGATAAGATCTTCTGCTTCTGCTTTTGGTCTTGGGTCAACACTTGGTTTAATTCTTCTTCTTGGGTTAGGCTTTTGTGGCTTCGTCCCAGGGTCAGCAGGCTTCACACCTGGTTTTGTAGGTGCTGTTTGTGGTTGGTTAGCCACTGTTACACTTTCTACAAAAGCTTCAAATTTCTTAATTTTACTCATTTCGTCGTTTAAATTAATTTTATCGTGTACGTTTTTTTCCGTCTTGTCTTTGTCAAACAATTCAATGGTGTAAAGGTACATATATTTTTGTAATTTTTTAAATTCTTTACTGTTTTTTTCTAAATTTTCTACATAATCAAAATATATTGGGTGAAAAGACGATCTTCCACCTGTCATCATTCTGCCCATAGAGAAAGATAAATCACCATCTTTAAGTTTATTTAAGATTTCATCTCTTGAAAACCCATCGTTTTTTAAGTCCTCAATTATTGAATAAGCAAAAGCCATTATCTCATTTGGATCAGAAAAATATTTTTTCCTGTCATTAGGATCTCTTACTATGTAATATTTACTATCACCCATTCTTTCAATCTGTTGTCTATGAATATCCTCGTGTTTTAATATAGATACTAAAACAGGAAAATCTAATAACTTATTCATGTGCAATTTAAAGTTATTGTCGAAATTATCATCAAGTACAATATTAATCAAATTTGTTTTCTTATTCATTATCATAAACCAAAGAACATGAGGTATCATTTGTCTATCGCCTTTCTTCGGCATTGTTTCTGCTACGTCTTTAACATCTTTCATTAGTTCAGAGAACTCTGAGTGTTTTATAAATTTAAACCCCTGAGGAACAGTTAACTCATTCAATTCTTGTAGATCTTTGATCTCTCCTTTTTTAAATTTATCCTTAACTTCTGATATAATATTGAACTTATCAGCATTGGGTACAACCACTTTTTCATTGAATTTTCTTATCTTCATAATAGTAAACATTTTTATATCTTATATATTAAATTCTTATTATTGGTTAAGCGTTTTGATCATATCTGCGGTCTTAGCAGTATACTCTAACCAATTGTCATAAGTAACCATTTTTATTTCAAGACCTTCTTGGAAAGTGTAATCTAAATCATCTAGTAAATAACGTAAGTAAGAGTGAGCATCACCAACGATATCTTTAAATGCTCCATTCTCATAATAATAAAAATTATCAATCTCTTCCTGTGTCCCCATTCCATATTCTCTGAACCTAAAATATGAAATATACTTCACTCCTTTAAATTCTTTTTTAAATATTTCTTTTTCTTCTTCATCAAAATCTTCACCTTTATAATTCTTAGGATCAATATAGTCTATATCAAATAGAGAAAACTTGACGTTAAATGATATTGAATCGTCTTCTAAGGCTTCTTTCATTGCCTTAAAGGTTTCTTCTCCTTCTTGTAAACTATGTTTAATAAAGTCTAATATTACTTGGTTATCACTAAAAGAATTGTATTCTAAGATGTGTTTCATAGCTTATATATTTAATATATAAAACAAAATATATATACCTTAAATGTTTATCTTAGATAAAAACACATATTTACTTAAAGAGAATATAAAACAAGCAAAATCTTTTTTAAAGAAGGAATATAATATTGATGTCGATCAAGACAACAGTGTAATATTTGAGGCTATTAGAGAACTACTTAAAAAGTTCCCGAACTTAGTTTATGTTTTTACAAAACTAATTTTCCAAGAAGAAAACAAAGAGAGAGCCTTAGAAAAAGCTAGAGAAATAATAGAGTGGTATAAAGAAAACAAAAACATATCCAAACAACTTCCTAAGAACCTAATTCAATATGATAGTTTAGAAAAAATATCAGATGATATAGTACAACTTGAAGATCAAATTAAGATTAAAAAATTCTACAAATCTTTATACAGTAGTATGAGAAGTGAAGTAGATAGATTAGGAGAAGAAGGAATGGAAAAGTTCAACCAACTTGCATTGTCTTTTATGGATCTAAAAGAAGATTACAAAAAACTATTCACACCTTTGAAATATTTCGAAAAGAATGATATTTCGATCAGTGAGTTTCTAGATACATTAGATAAATTTATTAATAAATCCGATGTTAATGAGAGAAAGAAAGAAGTATTAGAATACGTAAAGAAACATGATATTAATATCGTATATAATCAGAATAACATATTAGCCATAGAAACAAGTGATAAGGAACACGTGTGTAACTTAGGTTCAGAAAAATGGTGTATAGTATATAGCGATAATTATTATGATAGTTATTTAGATAAAAGTAAATATAATACACAATATTTCATATTCAACTTTAACTTACCCGCATCTAACCCTAACTCAGAATTTGGGATTACTATTGACCCTAAAGGTAAAACCTTACATGGTGGATCACAGAACAAAAATAATAATGCCGTTGATTTAAATAGGATATATGATATGACAGACATACCAAAAGGATCATTAAAATCCAAATATGAAGAAATTTATAATAAAATCAATAGTGGTACTTTAGATATGATAGAGTTTGCTAAGAATAATGGTATAGCTAAGACTATTGAAAAGCTAAATGAACCAATGAAAATAGGTGACATAGAAGTGAACATACCAAAAGAAAGCCTTAAATATTTCCAAGAGGATAATCAAGACAGTAAAGTATTATTCAATTCTTTATTCTATTATAATGATTTAATTGGATTATTGAAAGGTTTAAAGGAATTAGAAAACGCAACAGACGCAGCATTGTTTTTTAATGCCTTAGGATTTGAATCTAAGGGTAAAAGTTTAAAAAGTATATTCAACACATACGAAATAATAAGCGCACATAAAGTTACAGAAGAGATAGGTGTTGAATTCTTAGAACTAGTATTATCATATTTTTATTTTAGCTCTAATTTAGAACAAAGGATATTAGAATATTTAACAGGGAATAATGGTGGTTACTTAATACTAATAGACTTTGTTACAAAGTCGGGAGTAGTTGATTCACCTAGACAAGAGATATATGTATCATCATATAATATGTTAAGTAAAAGAAACTTCGAAGCGTTTTATGATATTTTAGAAAAAGGAAACAGTAAACTTTATGAAGTTTATGAAAAGTCTGTTGTGTCCTTAGAGTTCAGAGAAGATATGAAATTATTGACATCTGAACAATATGAGAAAATGTTAAACATTGAACAAGTAGCCAATAGTAGAGAGTTACCTAAATTCTTATCTATGTTAATTAAAACAGAAGAAGCGGTTAAATTATTCGATAAGGATATGTTTTACTTAATAGCCTCAAAGGAATTAACAAAACCATTAGCTGAGTATCTATCAAACAAAGAAGATTTAACTGAGATAAATAGAATTATTAAACAGATAAATAAGTTAGATAAAGAAGTTTATCCATATATCAGAGACGTATCTAATGAATTTAAGATAGATAGGAAAGTTATAACAAAAGTTATAACCGATCTTAAAGCTATATCAGAAACAGAAGAATTATTAAATTATGTAATCTCTAATGAGTATATATTCTCTTGGTTAGTATTGGATCTAAGTATGGTATTACAAGCACACAAAAAAGAAGAATATAATATTAAAGAACTATTTACTATTATAGTGATTCTTAAAATGGTAAAGTCTAATGCTAGTGCTAGACAGTTAAGAAAATTAGTAGTAGAAGATAATATTGTTAACATAAAAGACATTAATGATTTTCCTAAAATACAAGAACAGATAGATGATATGATTAATAACAAAGAAGTTGGTCTTAACGGAATGAAAAAATATTTTAACCAATCTGACATCTATAACAAGATGCCTTCTAAACCTACTGTAAATGATTTCGAAAAAGAAATAGAGATGTTCTTAGGTGAATTATTAGAGTTATTATTTGATGAAGTTAAAACATTTGAAACATTTGGTGATTATTATTCTTTTTTCAATAAATATGATAGATTAATTAAAAGGGAATATTTAATGGTAAATGATGATGAAGAAGATCAGTTAGATTATATCTCAGATAATCTACATAGAGTATTAACTACTTGGGCAGGCGAAAAAGACGAAGTTATCCTTAGTAAGTATAATAAAAATAATATAGGATTAGATACACAAATTGTAAAATATTTAAATGAAACTAGTATGGATACTTTATGTGACAAACTATATTATGAAGACCATACAGAGGACTTAGACGTAGTTAAACTAATAGGATATAGTATAGCAAATAATGAAGAATTATTAGAGAAATATTTAGAAGAAGGTAATAGTTTTGCTCTACTATCTTTAGCATACCATGATACTAAATACAACAAAGTCTTTTATGAAAATATTGGTATGAGTTATGATAAGGAAGAAGAAGCGTGGGTATACGAAACAACATTATCTGATTTAGAGGATCTATATGATAGTAGTGGTATGAACTTTTCTTTAGAGAATTATTATGATATGTTTGATGCGTGGCATAATGATTTTAATTATTTTGAAGAAAGTGGTATATTTGATGAGATTACAGTTCATAATTTAAGAGATATAATATCTATAATAAAAAGTGATGGATTAGACATAAATACCTCAGCTATTGATAAATACACAGAATCAAGTTATAGTTATAAAAAATCACAAGAGTTATACAGCGAGGACGCAGAATTAAGACAATTAAGAAATGATATAGAATCAGTTTTAAAGGAAGATTATGAAACAGAGGATGAAGATTTTTATGATGATTTCGAAGCAGATCAGATAATAGACGCAATTAATGGAGCATATAGTCAAACTGAGGCAGATGCACAAGGATCAAAATGGTTTGATAATACTATTAATGAATTAGACAAAATATTAAAATATTTCAAAAATAATAGTTTAATAAAATATACTAACGGTGGCATTGAAGTGATTCCCGATATATGGGAAATGTGTGATAACGAATACTTCTTAAGTAATCTAAGAGATTATAGTGGATTAGAAGAATTTGAAGTATCTAATATGTTTAATGCTTATACAGAAGCGGAAGGAAAATTTAGCCCCGATTCAGGTGACAATAATTATGTTTCTTTTGATGATAATGATTATGAAGACTATAATGAAAGATTAAACGATAGGTTATATGAATTTATACCTAGAGAAGCTAATGAATCTGTTGTATTAAAATATTCAGACTTCATTAAAGAAGAATTAGACCAAAGGTTTATAAGTGAATTCGAAGATGGTGATAGAGCCGAAGAAGAATGGGAATACTATAACAATATGATTAAAACCTTAAATAAAAAAGGTGGTGAAGTATATCGATTAGTATTCTTAGATAATATATCTGATTTGGATGATAAAGAACTAGGTGAGCATTGGTGTTTAGAATTTGATCAATTATCCAACTTCTATGATTCGTTAGAAGAGACAGAAGGGGAATTACCTTATATAATTAAGGGGTATTTAAAACCTAACCAAATAGATACTAATAAATCTATTGAGACCTTTAAACAATTACCACACGAATTAGAAGTTAATCTGAAAGGCGAACCATTTAAATTTGAGGTTGGTGCTTACAGAGGAACACCTAAAGCCGATTCAATTTGGGGTAACAGAATTTAAAGCTCTATCTCTTAACTCTACTTTAATTCTATTTGTTATAAAATATACATATTAGATCAGTTTATCTATTAAACAATCCCTTAATTCAGTTCTTATTTTAGATACAATATTCTTAAGACTTTCATCAGATAATGATACATATTTATGAATTAAATCAAATCGGTTTTCGTATCCTTCTTTTATTTCTACGATAAGGTGTGTTGCTCTCGTACCTTCTTTATTGATAGCTATACAAGATATAGAATCATCAGTAAATATAATAGCAGGGGTTGTTCTTATTAATAAACCGTCATCAGTTACGGCATCCGCAGATTCTATCACAGCTTTTGTAGATTCTATATCACCTATGAAAGACTTCACATAAGTTTCGTTTACAAGAATACTACCCTGTGTATTATCAAAGTAATATACTAATGTATCATCTTGAAGGTTTATAGTAAGTATTACATACATATTAAAGAGCTTCGAAATTAATAACTTCCAACTCCTTGATCTTATCGCCTAATTCTCTACTAGGTTTCATATCAAATTTTTTCATCACTTCTTCTCCACTAACAGTAGGAACGAATTTAGTGAACTTTAAAACATCACCTTTTAGACCATTGATCTTGATCCATTCTTCAATAGTATCATCAGCCGTCTTAGACCTTACTTTATCGCTATGGAATTTAAGTATATCTTCTTTATTGAAATCTAATAGTTTCAACATAAAAACTACTTGATTAATTAAATCAGTAGATAGTTTACTTTTAGTGAGGTTCTTCTGAACACTCTTAATACTATTACCTTTTACTAATTGAACAACAACAATAGGTAAGTTGATTTGGCTCTTTAATTCAGAATTAATTTCAAGATTAGGAAGTATATTATCCCATAACGCAAAAGCCGTTACGTAGTTTACGTAATCCTGAAAGTCTTTCGCTTGCTTGAAGGCTTTAACAACTTCACCATTTTTACTATCCCAAATTCTCTCCTTAGTGATAATAGAAAGTGTGTGACCATTTTCTTTAATAGCATTAGCAGTTTTTTCTTCAATAGTAAAGTTGTACCTAGTAGTAAACCTTAATAGTCTTAATATACGAAGTGGATCTTCAATTATTCTATCTGCGGGTTTACCTACAAATCTAGTAATCTTATTTTCTAGATCTTTCTGTCCACCTACTAAGTCAATTATTTCTTTCTTTTCTAGATCGAAGAACAGACCATTGAAGGTTAAGTCACGTCTTTCCACGTCCTTTTCAATAGTCGTAAATTTAATAACAGGATTTCTTGTCTTACCAAGTTTATCTCCGTATACGTCTTCACGGAAAGTAGCAATCTCCATTCCATCGGGTTCGTCTTCTGTGTAAACTACCACAACAGCAAAGTCAACACCTTGTACCTCATCCTTAACTTTAAAATGAGGTTTCAACATATCAATTACCTTCTGTGGTTCTGCGTCTGTAGCTAGATCAAAATCCTTTGGTTTTTCATTATTAAGAAAGTCTCTTACTGCTCCACCAACGACATATAACTTATGTCCTTCTTTTTGGAAAATAGAATTTAGTTCCCATATAGAATCAGGTATAATAGATTCCATAGAGTTACTTTCGTTAACACTTCTAGGTTTAATAAATTTCATCTTATTTTATGTTTTTTGACCATCTATCGTATACAATCGACATTAAATGATTTTCAATACCATTTATGTATGATCCTAACGAACCTAGTCCTCTTTTCTTATTTAGGAAATTTTTTATAACACCCAAGCTCCCATAATCAGATAAATCATCTATATTCTCAGCATCGAAATATTCTTTTATCTCATTATCATTTAATGTTTCTAAGAACATCGGGCTTATAACATTTTCCATATTAAATTGTTCAAATAGTTTAATGTTTTGTTTCATCTATTATATATAAAAATTATATAATATTATTCGGACTGTATATACTTTCTAATGTTTTTTCTAAGACATTAATAATATCAATCGAAGCTACTTGTTGTGCTTCCCTTCTATTTTTATAATTACTTAGATCAATTTCCCCATTAACTTCAACCACACCATTAATCACAATAGAGTAATAAAGATACTTCTCAATATACCCTGTAGTCGATGCCGCTACCTCAGTGCCAAACATTTTAACACAACCTAGTGCCATTTGATCCGCTACTTCCAATGATACACAATCAACTTCTTCTGCTAAATCCCAATCCACACCTAAATGTTTCACCTTCTGATCAATTGTGTAACAAGTAATTCCACCCCTAAAGACTTCACTTGCTCCACTTCTAGATGTAATAAACGCTTGTAGGTTTCCACCTGTACAACTTTCTGCTACGGATAATTTGTAGTCATTATCTTTTAGGAGAGTAAAAAGGTTCAACATTATAATATAATAATTTAAATTTATATTTATTTTTGACAAATATATGATTTAATATATACTCTATGAAATATCTTTCCAATTTAAATAAATTTTCTAAAGAAAATCGAAAAAAATATATCCAAAAATTCCTTGTTACTCTTAAAAAAGAGATAAAAGATAAAGGAGATTTGAGAAATATAATAATGAAGTTTCTGAACAGAATACCAATATCACAAGAAGAAGTAAACTATTTTAGAGATCAAGTTCTTGATATCTTAAAATTATTAGGTATAAGCACATTATTAGTATTACCCGCTTCAATTGTTATTATCCCAACTATAATTAAATTAGGATCGAGATATCATGTCGATTTAATTCCTAACCTAATGAAATTAGAATCAGTAGCAGAGGAAGAAATAGCAGAGCTTATAATGGACGGAAAGAAGATATATGTAGAATATATCCATGATTATCCCGAACACGATAAAAATAAAGCATATACCCCCCTATCTATAGATAAGGAAGGTAATATAGCTTTAAATATAGATGACCATATTTATTATACTAAAATAAATTGGATAACTAAAATAGACGAATTATACCAATTTGAATTCGACCAAGAAATCACTACTACTATTGGGAAAGATGATACTTGGGAAAGTGATGAAGAATTTAAAGCTTTATTAAAAGACCATAAGGGAATCAAAGGAGTTATTCGAAAAATGAAAAAACATTATAAGTTAAATTATTCTAATTGTAAAACAGAAGAAGAATTATACAGAGAGTTAAAAGCTGATAATATGATATAATTTTCTTATCTTTGTATTATGAATTTTATTCTGATTAAGGATATATATAATAACCCAACTATTGTTAAGTATAAAAACAATGAGAATAGGGGTAATATTGATTTTATAAAGAGATTAATTCAATATGATAGCGGAACTCATTTCGGTATTGATGATGTTATAAAACATGGTCAAATTATTGAATATTATATAAATAAATACTTAGTTATCGATTTAAATCAAAAATTTATTATGATGTCTGATATTGATATAATTGATTATATCTTTATAGACAATGAAGAAATAAAGAAGATGGTTACTATTGAATTGAGGGATTCTTTTATTGATAGCTTATGAGCGACTTTATAGTAATAAGAGATTTACTAAATAATCCTAGTATATTAAAAGACAAGGAAGGTAATTCTATTGGTAATGAAAAACTAATGAAGAAATTATTATATCAAGATAGATCTTTATTAAAGGGTAATGCTTATCATGAAAGGAGAGTATCACCTGATGGATTTTTGCGTTATATCATATTAGATTTAGAAAAATTAGATCTGAATGATTTCAAATTAGAAACTATTACTGTTTACTTATATAGAAGAAATAAAGAAAAAATAGTAAACTTAATTAAAGCTGAACTCAGAGATAAACTTATTGATAGCATTTAACTATATTAATATGTCAAAGAAAATAGAAACAATAGTAAACAATAAGAAAGCTTATTTCAATTATGAGATAGGGGAAACTTTTGTTGCAGGTCTTAGAATATTAGGTACTGAAATAAAAAGTGTTAGGGAAGGATCATGCTCTATCAAAGAGTCTTTCTGTATAATTAATGACGGGGAAATATATGTTAAGAATATGTATATCAAAGAGTATAAGTTTGGTGAAAAACACGATGAAACAAGAGAGAGGAAACTATTACTTACTAAACAAGAGATTAAGAAGATAACTAAAAAAATAGAAGAAAAAGGATATTCATTAATTCCTATTAAATTACTGATCGTTAACAATTGGGCTAAATTAGAAATTGGGGTTGGTAAGGGTAAGAAATTATATGATAAGAAAGATTCTATTAAAAGTAAAGACATTGATCGACAAGCAGAAAGAGATATTAAACACAACTAAAATGGGTAGAGAATTAAAAAGAGTACCAATGGATTTCGATTGGGAATTAGGTAAAAAATGGAAAGGATATTTAAATCCACTATATACAGCCGTGGATTGTATATCTTGTGACCAATCGGGATATAATAAAGAAACTAAAAAGATATCAGAAGAATGGTATTCATTCGATGAACAAGATTGGGAATATCTTGGTAATGGTAGAAGGTATAATAAATTAGCACATTCTAATAATATCACGGAAGTTGAAATTAATGCTCTATTAGAATCAGGTAGGTTAATGGACTTCACAAGAGTTCCTTTAAATGAGGAACAAAAGAAAGAGGTAGAAGAAAAGGTAAAAAACGGTGGTAACAGTTGGCTTCCTTATAACAATGGATATATACCTACGCCTGATGAAGTAAATAAATGGAACAGAGAAGGAATGGGACATGATGGTATTAATATGCATATTTGTGTGAAGGCGAGAGCTAAGGACATTGGAGTATATGGACTATGTGAAATTTGTGATGGTGAAGGTGTAGTATGGGATAGTGAAGAATCTAAAAACTTATACGAAGAATGGGAATCAACTGATCCACCAAAGGGTGAAGGATTTCAATTATGGGAAACAACAAGTGAGGGTTCTCCTAAATCCCCTGTGTTTGATAATTTAGAAGACCTATGTGAGTGGTGTGCAGATAACACAACAGTCTTTGGAAAACAGACTGCCACTAAGGAAGAATGGGCTGAGATGTTAGGTAAAGAATTTGTTCATTATAAGAACGGGAATATGGTTTTTATTTAATGTTTATCAGACAAACTAAACATTAATTTATATATAAATTAATGAAGAGAGGTCTAGTTATAAGTGTCGGTGGGTCTAAGGGAGCTTACGCAGGTGGGATTATAGAATATTATATTAGAAACGGAATAACTTATGATAATTTATATGGTTCATCTATAGGATCTCTTTTAATTCCTTTTGCGGCTACTAATAATTACAACAAATTAAAGACAGCGTTTTCATCTATTACAATGGATGATATATTCTCAATTAATCCGTTTAAAATCGAAAAACAAAGTAATGGTATTTATATCTATGGTGTAAACTATTGGAATATATTTAAGAATATTATTATCAATAAACAGATTGCTTTGGGGGATACTACAAAGTTAAGGACACACACAATTCCTAAATTTTTCACAAAAGATAATTATATTGATCTGATCAACAGTGGTAAAAAAATATTGATCGTAGTTACTAATATGTCAACAGGTATGCCTGAAGAAAAGGATTTAAAGGATTATACCTATGAAGAATTTTGTGATTGGATGTGGGCATCTACTTGTGCGCCTCCTTTTATGAGTTTACCTGAAATAAACGGATGTCATTATACTGATGGTGGTGTTTCAACACAAGTTCCAATTAAACAAGCTATCTTGGATAAGAATGATATAATAGATGTAATCGTACTAGATAAAGAAAAAACAGATTGGGCTATTGAGCATATTAGAAATATATTACATTATCAGATAAAATTACTATTACTAATGATGAATAAAATTAAAGATCATCAAATTGACATAGGGTATTTAGCACATCATGCTACTAAGAAAATACAAATAAACTTTCATTACTTAAATAAAAGACTTACTAATAATGCTTTAATATTTGATAAAGAGTTATCCGAAAAATGGTGGGAAGCGGGGTATAAATATGCAGAGAATAAAGAATGTGTCTCTTATTTAATTGACGGTAAGAATAATAGTTACGAATTACTTTGAAAAAGTATCTTCTTCTTGCTCTTGGTTTAACATAGGGCAATTAGGATCACCATACTTACAAGAATCTTCAAAATCTCCTTGGTTACAATGACGCATATGTACTTTAATTAACTTACATTTAGTACAACTACAATCTGATCCACATGAACACAATCCTGTTTTATGGCATTCACAATCTTCACAATCACAACCTCTCTCGGATAAAACAGATTCTTTAATCATATCATCTTTATGAACTACTTTACAACTGTTATAGACTTTATCATATTCTTCTTTAAAATCATCTGCTTCTTCTTTACTATCAAAACCATCTAATTCTTTCCCATCAGATGAGAATATTAAATATTCTTTACTTTCTCCTAATAGTTCTTCTAGTTCTGTATCGATAGTATCATCTATTGGAGTATCTTCTATTTCTATTCTAGCTTTGATTTCAAAAGGTTCTACTATATTAAAACGATCTAATATGAAGTTTAATACGAAATCTATCTCTTCTTGTAATATGATTTCAGAATCTAGTTTACCCAATTCTTCTTTAGTGATTTCTAAAAATTCTTCTTTTTGATCAATATCTAATTGCTTTTTGTCTTCTAACATATCAGCTAAGTATTCGAATGCTGTTTCTACTGTTTCAAACGCTGAGTTTACTTCACCATTTTCTATTAGAACGTATTCGTTATCTTTATCATCCATTACTTCATCGATATCTTCTGAATAACTTTCTAAGAATTTATCATATTTTTTTACAAATCTCATATTACTTTAATTATTTATTTAAGAAGTCTTCGAAAGATTTAACTTTACCTAGACCTACTTTATCTTTTATCTTTTTGATTGTACCCATATCAACTTTTACTTTACCCATTTTGTGGAACTTATTTCCTGTTATACCTGTGTCTTTAGTAAAAGTAAATGCGGGTAATGATACATCACCTGATCCTGCTTCACTCTCTTTTGGTGAGCCTGGTACGGGAGAAACTGTTGAATTTTTAACAGCACCCATTCCATCAACAGATCCTTGGTTGAAGTAAGCTACCCCACCTGTTGATACAGGAGTCGTTCCTGCCGAAGCATCACCTGATCCTGAACCTGATGCTACTCCTGCACCTGTTCCACCACCTGCTGCTCCTGCGCCTGCGCCACCACCTGCAGCACCGCCTTCTTCATTTATTGTTACCCAATTTTCGAAATTATTTATAGTACGTTTCATATTATTATATATATTAATAAATATATCTCATTTTAATGGACAAGAAAACCCTAGAAGTAAACAAACTGTTTAAAGAATTAGACTATTTGAATGCTGATTTAGAATATAAACAAGAGTGTATGGATGAAGCGAATCAAAAATTCATTCAACAGATAGGGAAAACAATCGAACAAAGAGAAGATATTAGGATAGCGGATGATAGTTCTACTAATAAAAGAATAGATCTAGGCAAACTTAAACTAAAGAAGAATATTGACCAAAAAGCAAAAGATGTATTTCGTAAAATAGCTAAGAAAACACACCCTGATGTAACAGAAGATCTTTCTGAATATTATCTTAGAGCAAGTGAACACTATAAAAACAATGATATACTATCATTATATCTAATATGTAATGATTTGAAGATTGACTTTGAGTTCAAAGAAGATGATACTAATTTAATTAAAGAAAAAATCAATAAAATAAAAGCTAGTATAGATTTCATCGAATGTAGCTATGCTTGGCAATGGAATATTTCTAATACAGATAAAGAAAAAGAAGCTATAATAGAACTTTATATTAAAGACAATCTTTAATATAAAGTTCTCTCTTCTCTACTAAATATTTTTGATAAATGGGTAAATCCATATATTGACTTCTATTATAAATATTACCATGTAATACAACAGGATCATTATTTATATGATAATTAAATGGCTCAAGTGTTAATTTATTGAAAAAAATGATCTTATCTTTTAAAAATTCCTCTGTTAATTCTGATATAGAATACATAGTTACGTTATCTACACCCTTATTATTGATATTTATAGTATTAGTTAAAAAGAATATTTTACTTATAACATAATCAGGTATGTCTATATAAACTGCATTATAATACCTTTGGTTATGTTCTTTTATTAATGACTTCTTTTTTTCTAAGTCGTATTCTTCATTAAATAATATCATATTAATTATAGTTGATTGTATATAAAAGTTTTCTTATATTTGTGCTGAACTAAAACAAGGATTTAATATAAGAATAATTTTTTTTACAGAAAAGCTTGTTTATTTAAAAAGTATTCGTATATTTGTACCAACAAAACAATAATAACTAAAACTAAAAACAATGAAAAAGTTAATCTCAATCTTAATAGTTGCATTATTTGCAACGACATTGAACGCTCAGGATACTGTGTTTTTCGATGTATCAAATCAAATGGTAGTTAATGATACAAACATCAATAACTATACACAAGATAGCTCTAAAGTTGATACACTATATGCTTATAATAGTGGAGTTCAGAACATGAGGGCTGCAGTTACACTGTATAGTGAAACTATACCTACTACTTATAACTCATATAAAGTGAGTTTTTCCTTAACCCATATAAGAGGCGGTTATAATTTCACTATTGATACAAATTCTACGACCATCACTAGTGGTAATAATATGTCTCTATTTAATGTAGTTAAAGATAGTTTAATATTAAAATCAGGTGATGTATTAGATTTTAATATTAGTAATACTGTTTTTGCAGGTAGATATCAAGTTGATGTTGATATTATACACACAGTAGATACTATTTTTGTAAGTAGTATTACTACAGGTATTAATGATAATAGCTTTGAGAAAGAATCACTTTCTTTTACAATTTATCCTAATCCAACTACTGACTATTTGAATGTTAGTAATGATGTTTCTAACGCTACCTTTAGTGTATTTAATATCAATGGTAGTATGGTTAAACAAGGTAATTTAAATAACAACAGAATCGATGTTACTTCTTTAACTAGAGGTAATTATATATTAATGTTGAACAAAGATGGAAAGACATTGACGAAACAGTTTATCAAACAATAGATTAGTTTTTAGTTTGTCTGAAAGGGGGGATATGTTTTTAACTATCCCCCCTTTTTTTTTATAATGATTGAGGACCACCACCACCAAAATTAAATTGTTTATTAGCAGCAAGTAAATCTAATAATTCTTGTATAGTAGCTGTTGATAATGTATCTACTTCTTCAATAATCACATTACCTGTTATATTAGAACCACCTAAGAAATTTATATTATCAGTTAATACAAAATTAGAGTCTTGATAATTAATAGGAACAGAAGAAGCATAGAAAGGTGTTTTAATCCTATCATCTATTTTTCTAGTTTGATCTTGGTTTGCTAACATATTCCAATCTGTTACCTCACCACTTAATGGATCAATATAACTTCTATAATCATAAAAAGGAATTTTATCTATCTCATAATGATTAAATTTATAATAAATTGGAGAATTAACTGTATATTCGCTACTGGTTGAACCTATATCAACATTAAAGCCCTTTTCTATAACTCTCACTGAATCTCTATACCCACCAAAGTTATTATACATAAATGACTTCATGGTTAATCGTTTAGTATCACCAATATTTCCAAAATTATTTATCTCACTTAATTTTGTCCCATCAATAAATCCGACCATATCATTATCATAAGATGATATATAACCACTTGTTCCACCTAAATTAATATTTTCAAAATATTCGTTATAGGCTTGCCCTATACTTAATTTAGGTAGTGAGAATGTACCATAACTATATGTAGTGCCTATAGTAACGGTATTAGTTATAACATAAGGATTGGGTACTGTTTTATTAGTAAATTCTACATCTACTTCTACTAAGTGATATCTATTTCTAAGTTTAAACGTATTGTTCCCTGTTATTTTTTCTGTAACATTACTACTAGTATCAAATATATACATAAAGTCTTCGTGTATAAATTGTGATTCTAGTTGGTTAAAATTGATACCATTAGATATAGATCCTTGTCTGAATATACCATATGTTGCTGATTCCACTATATTAAAAGTAGATGGTGCATCTATATCAGGATCATTATTTGGACTTTGTGAAAAATCAACATTAAATAAATCATTAAATATTTTATATTTAGATCCTAAACTTAATTTATATTCTATTACCCCCTCAATGTTATTTGGCTCAGTCGAATATTTAAAATTAGATACACTATTTAATACATCATAAGTAATATAACCCGCAGGTATGTTATATAGTTTAGTGGGGATGAACTCACCAATTTCCAATTCGTTTATAGCATGTGTATTGATAATATTTTGGTTAAATACACTACTATAATATTCAGGTTCATACACTAGATCCATGTCACTATTATAGATATATTGAAGTGCTTCCGAAACTGCCGTAGCACCAAAAGTTACATTCTTAGGATCACCAATCCCATTTCCGTTTATTTTTACTCCTTCTGTGGAATATAACCCATAATTGGTTAAAGTAACATCATCATCGAATGTCATATTTTGTATTAATCCACTATGATATAAGCTATTATATTTCTCTGTGAATTGTGGAGATAAACTTAACGAATTGGATGTTCTTGTATCGAATATACTACTAAGTGTGTATTTCTTACTCACAAAATGCCCACCTTGGAAGTCAACGTCTATTAATTGAGAGTCTTCTATCTTGGTGATATTTCTATTTCCTCTAACAAATCCGTTTATCATATTACCTTTAAAATACCCATTTAAGAAAGCACCATTAAACCATACGTTTTTACTAACCGCAATTAAGTGTCTATCGCTATCTATTTGGATACTATCGATAGGGAAAGTTTCTTGATACTCTACTACTATTCTAGTTCTACTTGGTATTCTAATTATTCTAAATACATCTTTAATTAATTTTCTATTACCATTAATATCTATTGCTATTATATTAGAAATAGACACTTGATCACTTACTCTTAATCTATTATATTCTTCTGTATTATTAGCAGCATCAATATCAAAAGCACTTTCTAAAACGAATCTCCATCTTCTTCTTCCTACTTTAAAGCTTCTTTGTACTCTGTTAAAATACACAATTGGTTCTGTTCTATATTTAACTTGAGGGACATCGCTATATAATGGATTAGTTTCTACTATAGACGAAGAACCACCCAAATGAACATAACTTAATGTCGCCCCAGGATAAACATCACCGTCTTCTATTATATAAAGACCGTATTCTGTTCCCCTATATCCGTTGTTCCATATTCCGTTTTCAAATATACCTGATTGGAAAGTACCGTTTCCAAATTGAGAATACGCACTTGAATAATCTTTATATACAGTAGGTATACTTATAGTAGATACATCTAAACCTGTATAACGAATAGTATCTTCTAAACTTAATGTATTTGTATAAGTTAATGAAGCACTAGCAGTCGAAGCAGTAGAATTTAAGTATGAACCTTCCCAATTTAATTCTATTGACCCTTCTAGATCATTATTTTTATTTGAGTAAACAACCTCAGCCACTACTTCTTCTATTGCTAAGTAATAACTCTCCGTGTAAGTACCATTATCTACACTCATTCGGGCTTCTATTTTAAGTACATATTCTTGATTTTCTAATACCTCAAAGGTTTTCCTAACATTCTTATAACTACCTATTGGGATTTGTTTTAGTAATACATCAGGTTCGATTAATATACCGTTTTCGTATATATCAGCATATAATTCAAACACCGTGCTGTTTACTATTGGAATAGGACTCCAAATATTACCATCGGTATAAAAAGTAATTTCGTACACCCCTTCATCATATCTCTTTTGGTCAACTAATGTGAAATTCACAATATAGTCATATGTAGAGAAAACAATTGGTGTTTGTGATATACTTAATTCCAATCTATATATACCCGATGCGGGGCTAGTTGATATATCAGTAAAGCTGTATGTGTTATTCACATCTACTGTTCCGTTATTGATTATTTGTGATCCACTATCAGTACCAAAACTATGACCTGTTATATTATAAACACTATTAGTAATATCACCTTCTATTATATTCCATATATGTAATCTATCATCCTGTAATCTCTTACTATTATTACCTAAAATATCTGTTACGAAAGGAGCAAATTGAACATTAGCAAAATAATTACGTAAGTACTCAAAAGGATTGGGTATAGATGGATCGTTGTAAATATTATCAAACGTAAAGTTAGACCCGAACCAATTACCATTTCTAAATCTACCACCTTCCCAAATAGAAGAATATGCAGACATATAATTAGCTCTACCTGCCTTAAAGTTACCACCCATCATTACACCATTTTCGAATGTTCCGTTCTCCCAATCAGAGAAAAAGAATATACCACTATCAAATGTTCCGTTCTCCCATATAGTGTTCTCAGTATCTAAGTCAAATTTAAATTCTATATTATTTAAATCACCTGTTTCGAAATCCCATCTTTGTACATATGGGTTGAACATAGAATTTCTAAATGTACCGTTTTTCATAGTACCACTAAGCCAAACACTTTCATTAAATTCTCCGTCTGCGTTATTAAATATACCGTTTACCCATATCATTTTATCGAATATGGGTCTTTTATTAATTCTTCTATTATATTTATCTTCGTTGAAATATTCAACAAGTATATTTTCTCTAACAGGACTAGAAAGAACTGATGTGTTTGTCAATAAACCTGAATTATTAGAAAGAGCATTGGAAACAGATGTGTTAGTAGCAGAAGGAGCAAATGCGGATTCTAACCCAAAACTTAAATTGGGTGTTACGTTAGATACTGCGCTTTCTAAATTAGATAAAACAACACTAAGTCCACTAATATTTGGTGAAACCTCACCATTTAACCACACACCATACCAATCATATTTATCTAAAATAACTTTATATGATCCTTGTCCTTGGTTTTGTGCTGCTATAAAAGATAGACTATAATCATCGATATATTCTTCTATACTTGCTTGTGGGTCATAACCCTTAAATATATTTGTACTACTAGTTTGTAACTGATTTGTACCCGAACCATTAAATTTACCCTTTACGAATGTTCCATTTTTCCAAACTTTACCATTAAAAACACCACCGTTGAAAGTACCGTTTTCCCATGATGGGTTTATATTATTTGGATTATCCGCTAATCCAAATTCACCGTTATTGAATACACCATTTCTCCAAGAATAATAACTACTGAATGTTAACGATGTGCCACTTATTGTAGCAGATAAGAAATTAGATTGAGTAACATAACTTGATCCATCATAAATATATTCATTTGAAGTATCTTGAACGAATATCTTAGCACCTAATATGTTAGCATTTTTAAGTGGGTGTACACTTGTCCCAATTGCTTCGTAATCTAATGGTTTGAACTGCATATATAAATTTGATATAGTACCCGTAAAGAAATCATCAGCAGCCTTTTCAGTGAAACCATGTGAAGATAAGTTAGTATCAAATGGATCAAGCACTGTATTACTTGTAGTAGAAGAAACATAACCGAACTTTAATTGATTATCACTAGTATCAAGAACAATCGTTCCTGCGTTATCAAATAGGTTTGGATTATTAGCATTGATATCTCTAATAGAAGCAATACTATATTGATCTAAGAAGGGGAAAGAAGCTGTTATACCATTTAAGTTTAATGTTCTCGATCCGTCTGCTAATGAACTATCCGCAAGACTTAATAAATCCACTTCACCTGCTACGTTAGCTACTTGTCTACCGTATCTAGAACTATATTTACCGTTATTAAATATACCATCATACCAAATAACAGACCCACTTACTTTACCATTGTTAAATTTACCGTCTCTCCATATTGTTACATTATTATTAATAGAAGTTAAAACACCATTGTTGAAATTACCTTTCTCCCATATATTTGTTCCTTCTTTAGTATAAATATTACTTTCTAAAATATACTTATTATTAGTATAAATACTATTTATCGTACCAACTTCTTTATCATCATCGCCAAATATTCCATTATTAAAAGCACCATTTAACCACAACCCCTTTCTAAATAAGTTAAGAGTTGGTCTACCTGATATATCACCAAACTCACCATTTGACCAAATACCACCTAAGAATTCACTATTTAAGAATATTCCATTAGAGAATGTACCATTCAACCAAGTTGAATCAGAAACTTCCCCGTTTAGGAAATTACCGAAATGCCATGAAGATATCACAGCACTTTGTGTTGGTGCATAGGTTCTATTGTTAATAGGAATCAAATCATTGATATCTCTGTAACGATTATTAGTAAATATACCATCAGAGAATGTACCTGATATGAAAGCAGACTTAGTAACTATACCATCAAAAACATTTACGTTTGTTAATGTTTGTTTATATGATATAAGATCTAAACCAAATTCTTCTTTGCTAGTAAAGTCATTTGAGACATGTCCATATCCTAAGAATATATCTTGTATCTCTAAATTATCTCTCTTTGTGATTTCAGAATTTATAACCATTAAGTTTCTAATATTCTGATAATTTAAATTTCTTACATCTAATTCTTCGTTTTGTATACTTAAATTAGAAAAACTTTGGTTCTTAAATACACCACTTACAATTGATAAATTATTATTTACTCCGTCAATTCTATTTAAATTAAGTGTAGTATATTGACTCATAGGAACAGATAGTGTTGCGTTTGTTGCGAAATCACCATACGGTTCTAAAACTCTTGATGTTGTTCCTGATACGATCATAAAATCACCACCACTATACGTTAAGAAATTACTATCCCATATGTTATTTATATGTACAACTTCATTATCAAGTATATCAGAAGACTTTATCTCATAATTATTATCATATAAATCAACTGTAACACTATTAGTGGTAGAAGAAACTGACCCATAATTATATAAACTATTTAACTGATCAGGTTGTATCATAGAACCATTTAACCAAGTACCACCATTAATCCAACTATTTTTAAAATGGTAATTCTGTAAAACCGCTTTACTTATATTAGTAGCATTTACTTTAAGTATACCATCATTTTCTAAAGCATTTAAATAAATACTCGAATCAGAATTATATGGTATTTCATTAGTTACTATATTTAAATCAATAGAATACATAGGACTTTCGTTCTCTGCAGTATCTACAACTAACTGAACACCATTATATCTAATATTAGTTCTTTGTCTATTCTGTGTTTCTAATCGTTTAGAAATAAATATCTTAAAATTATTCTCTCTATACTTATTATTAAATATTCTATTTAAATCTTCATATACATCTTGGTAATATCCATCAGCTCCACCTAAGACATAGAACAGTCTATCGAGTATGTTAGACGGGTTATTATTACTTAACTGCACGTTATTGAAAACTACCCAATCTTCATATGATAACTTACTAAAATCCTTTTCGTTAATAAAGAATTTATGAATTTGTAATATATCCTGTTGTTCCGTTTTAGTTCTGATATTAAACCATTTTTCGTATCCTAATATCTTAATATTACCTTGGTTTTCTATTGTTGCATCATTTATTATACTATCATATACATTATTATTAATCAATTGAGCATCATTAACAAAAGTAGAATTTAGATCTGATCTACTAACCATAGAATTACCAAGTTGTATCGCATTCGTAGTAGAATTTTCTATCTTAGATCTAACAATTTCTAAATCGTTATAACTAAACGATAATCCATTATACGTATCATCCAATAATCTACTACTTACAGTTAACCCAATTGTTGTATTTAATATTGTTCCATTTAAGACATCACCCGTTTTAAGTGTAGAGAAATTAACTAAATTATAACCATATCCTTCATTGTTAGTAAAATCAGTACTTATCTTAACTTTGCTATTATCTAACGTAGCATAATAATTTTGTCTTAATATAATATCAGATTTAGAACTCATTGTACCACTATCCCAATCCACATTATAAACTATCCCATTTCTCCAAGTAGCCCCTTCCCAATTTGCAACAGTGTTTTTATTACCGAAGATACCATCATTGAAGACACCTTCTAATATAGTACCATCTTTCATGTGAGCTTTAGTTAAATACGATCTTTCGTATGTAGTATCCCTTACCCATCTTTTTTCGTCTTTTAAATGACGATATATTTTATCTTTTTCGAATAATCTTCCATCATACGTGAATTCTTCCATCACATAAAGTCTGTCATTCTTATATAATGATTCATCTAGTTCTATTTCATTATCATCAAAATTTACTCTAAAATAATAATCAAAAGTATATGCTAGATCATAATCAAACATAAATAGACCTGTGTTCGTAGCTACCCAAACTCTTCTCTTATTATTTATAACCTCTCCTAATATTTTATATATTTTGTTTGAAGGTAAAGTATCACCTGTATCAAATTCAGTAGTTGTTGTTATACTAAACTCATAAGTAGTATCATTTATTGATCTATCAAAAACATAAACACCTTGGTTTGCATCTGTTGATAAAAGAGAAGAATTACTTAACCTTGGGCTTAGTTCAGAGCTACCTATTAGCCATCTTTGGTCACTAAAATCAATAGTACTTATATTAATATCACTAAAGTCAAACCCCGAAAATGTTCCGCTTATAGGATCATAATAAGAATGTGTTCCGTATATAGACACAATTGGATAATCCCCCCCTATTAATTCAGGGAAATCAAAAACGTTTAAATTCCTTTGCACTCCGATTTCTGTTGGTTGGCTAAGATCAGTGTCTATTTCTTGTATTACTACATGTACTTGTGGTAATCCATTCTGCATATCAGTTAAGAAATCAGTATTTACCGCTAAAAGAACACTGTTAAATAATAAATTTATTATATAAGAAGTACCACTTTCAGTAATTACTAAGTACCTAGAATAATATACTCCATTAGATTCGAATTCCGATGGTAAAGCAAAAGTTTCACCACCACCAATACCACCGAAAGTAGGTAAAGCAAAAGTAAGAGCCGAAAACGTATTAACAGGTGTACCTGCACTATCATAATAGATATTTAATCCAAAATCTTTCTTCTCGTATCCTAAGAATTTAATATCTTTTAAATCTGCGAACGGGTAATCATCAAAATCACCAAATGGGTTAAAACTAGACTGTGACCAACTCCCTGTTTTATATTCATCAAAAGTTGTTTTAGAAAGCTCAAACGCATTACCTAACATTTTATTACCATTATAGATACTATCATAATCACGCCAAACGCCTCCATATGAATAAAAATAAGCACCTCCTTGTAATGGATCGACTGATGATGTAAGTCCTGTTCCCGCAAAAACTAACTCATGGTGTGTAGAATCCTCTACTGAATTATTCCACGTATTTGTTTCTATTTGAACTGCTCTACCTATACCACTATATTCTGCGTATGGTGGTACTATATTTCCATATACCCTAAATCCTCCAATTTGTCGTTGTGGGAAAACAAAGTCGCCTGTATAATTATAAGACCCTGTTAAACCTGACGACAAAGCAAAATATGGAGTAGACTGTGTATTACCGTCTATATATCCCTGACCGTTAGCAATTGTCCAACTATCATCCTGTGAATCAGGTGATATAAATTTATCAGACAATAGATCCGAAGAATTATAAAAACCAAATGCTCTATAATTGTTTTCAAAAGTAGGATCATCATATCCCACTATTACTGTTTGATTTATATCTCTAAGTGTATAAGTTCTTGAAGTATTACCTAATATAGCACCCCCTGATTGAGAACTTATATAATTATATGTACTACCTGAATATTTCGGTAATCTAATATCAATAAGACTACCCGAAAATGCCCCCAATCCGTCTTTTTTAATAAAAGGGGATACTATATTAGCACTCACATCTTCTGTATTTAAACTATTTCTTAGTGTAACATCACCTATACCATCTAATGTGTTTTTATTAAGTGTCCATAAATTGACTGTATTAGTAGCTGAATTAGATGAGTTAAGTGATATTAATCTCTCTATTATTTCATCTGTACTATAATCAACTTGTGTTACTATATCAAAATCTCTTATATTATTCTGCCCACTAGAAAACCTAGCATATGTACTACCTGATGCCCCGTTAGGCTCAACTAAACTATATTCGGTTAGTTCTTCTAGATCGAATTTTAATTCCGTGGAATCATTAAATAATTGTCCTCTCATATCGACCATACCTAAAGTACGTTCGGGATCAAAGAAAGACTTAAAAAATCTTTGGTTAGTTCCTGTTTCTTGGGTATATTCCATATCCTCTATTTGAGATAAGAAAACATTGTTATTAAATATACTGTATTTATCCCCACTTTGACCTTCGAAACCAAACGAGTTATCTATATTTTCATAATTAAATTTTTGGATATTATCAACTAAATATACTTTAGTATAATCAGCGAATGGGTCTTCGTTCCACGGATCTTCATCTCTATATAAGATATCTAAAGTTATCGAATTTCTATCGATCTCTAATACTTCATAGCCCGTTGTTCCTTGTTGATATTCGTTGATGTTAAGTAAATCAGTATTATCATAATTACCATTTAAGATATACACGAAATCACCTACAGACAATTCAGTGTTGAATTCTGTGTAAAACCTCGTGTAATGTACACCGTTAATTGTTCTAGGCTCTGAATAGTTTACTAGTGCTGAACTATATGTTTCTTGAATACTGTTACTCATTTAATATCCGATTTTAATTATATATTAAATAAGTAAGTATGTCAACTACAATTTTTGGTGAATTCTATCAATATGTTTATCAAATATTTCCTTTACCTCATCATATTTCGATTCTCTGACTACTATCGAATCATGTACTGTGAAAAACCTTATGTTTGGGAAAGAATTAACTACTTCTTCTAAGACATCGTTAAATATGAAATTAGATTCACTCCTTTGTAGTTCTTTAGCTAATGCTTGATATCTCTTTTCTTTTTCTTTATACCAAAGTATAAATTTGTATATAGTAGGGAAAGTCTGTTCAAATTTATTCTCAACCTTAGTCTTATATTCATTTTTACCGAAGAACACTTTAAATGTTTTTGTCTTAACATTTCCCCCATGTGCATATTCTTCGAAAAATCGATAATATTTACCCGACTTAACTAAATTTTTAAATATACTATACTCATCTCGATCTATCCATTTTAATTCCTTTAAATGTTTCTTAACTAATATAGTTAAAAAGAAAGGTTGACTATTAGAAATATCTATCTCTTTGGTTTCTTCCCCCTCTATTGTTAAATAACTATCCCTAACTTCTGATTTTAATGTAGTAAACGGAGTGTGACACCTTTGGTTTTCGTCTATTGAAAACCAACCTAATTTTTCATCTATCATATGAAGATGTACTAAGTTTTTTGTCAGTTTATTTCCTTTGACATTTTCATTCAGATAATGTAATGCACCATTGTATTCTAATTCAACGTGTTCGAAACTATCGATTACGTGTCTTATTACTTTATCTGATATATAATTATAATTAACTGATTCTATGAACTCTTGGATCTTTCGTTTCTTTGTTTTTTCGATTAGTGTTTTATCATAACTAGTATATAAAACCGATTTGCTCTCTATAATAGAGAAATGTAATTGATATCCATTACATTGTTTACCTACTAAATAATTACTAGGATGATTTATTATCTTTTTTTCTTTTAAATATTTAGTATATTTACTCGAATGTTTCCCATATTTTTTTCTTAAATACACAGAAGATAGTCTAACAACTTTATCTTTTTTGTCATAAGTCTTATAAATAATAGTATTAACTAGATCAATGAGGTAATCTTTTTTAAGAAAGATATCTCCATATTTTATTTTACTTTTATCGCCTATTATATCAAGTATGGTCTGATAAGTACATAATTTAAGCTTATCGATTTTCTTAATTCTTTTACTGTATTTCTCGAATGTTTTTAATAGGTCTTTGTCCTTGGTCTCTAATTTCATTAAGGGAAGAAATCTTTTGTTAATATATTTAAATACTCTTCCTTTGTTTAAACTTTTTGAAATTAATTATTAACTTTTCTTCAAATAGACTAAGTTGGTTAGGGTCTTTAGTTCTTTCTTCAAAGCGATCAAAGATGTTAATCTGTTTAACATTGATGTTTTTACTATTAAGCTCTTTTTCACTACTCCCCCATCTATTTGGTTTTTCCTCACTACCATCAGTAACTATATTTATATTTTTAAGAATGCGTAATTCTTCCTTAAAAACTTTAGTTTCCATTATGTACATTACGGCATTACCGTTTTCTATGATACTTTCTATTGGTATGATACTAACTATATCACCTTTGGTTTTTCTATAAAAAAAGAATTCTTCATATTGCCAACCACTTTCTGTATCACCAACATATCCATTGTCAATTAAAGCATTATGTACTTTTTCGTTATTCATTTCTAAAAATTCAGCTAATTCAAATTCAAGATCACTTGTTAATTTTTCTAATTGATTATCAATTTTTTCTTTATATTCTTCTGATACTTGAGCCATACTATAATATTCATAAGTTCCCTCTTCTGAATTAAATGCAGGAACTTGATTAGATAACGGAGTGTTATTAACCCAATTATCATAATCAAAACCTTCGTCTGTTAATTCCTTATCATCAAATGAATCAATAATTAAATCTATTGGAATACCTATTCCGATATTAAAACTATCAAAATCAAACTTATTTTCTAGGTCAGAAAATAATTGCATATCTTCTGAGATATATTGATCTGCGCCTTCTTCTATTGCACTAGAACATAATTCTAATACTTCGAACACTTCTTTTAAACCTACTTTTAAGAAAAATGATTCAACGTCATAATATTCAATCCCATTATTATCAGTATACGTCTTAATAAATTTTGTGAAATATTCTTTTAGTTTTTCGTGGTATGAATTCTTTTCTAAGAACTCTAAAACTTCCATAAATTCTAACCCTTGGTCAGACGTTAGAGCATTATAACAAAAATTAATTTCCTCTGTATCACTATACATACTACTATGTGTAGTGATAGAATTTAAATGATGGTATGTCTCAGTATACATACCAAGAAATTCATCAAAAAATTGATCTTTCTCCTCCCCTTTAACATAAATTAATTCTTCATCAAAGTCTATGGTATATACATCAGTATTAGGAAACAACTTTTCTGTTATATTAGATTCATGGAAATCACTACCGTAGTCTAAATTAAGTGTCATCGCTTTTTTAAGAAAATATATTTTATCGACGAATGTCATCTTATCGACGAATTTTCTTTCCTCAGAATTAAGAATTTCTTCAAGACTTAGATAATTAACTATTCTTTTAATCTTACTGTTATCCGAACTAAGTACTTCTTTAGTAGTATCAGATAAATTCATTTTACTTAATTCTTCTTCATTATATAAATTATATTTAATCTTTAATCTATTTGGTATAATATCGTAATATTTTTTAATAAGTTCTTTGTTATCACTTTTTATCAGATTAGTGAATACGCCTTCATCTAAACGGTCTGCTTTTTCTAATTTACTAAAATCTTTATTTATATCAATAGGAGTAAGTACTTCGGTGGGTATATTATATTTAGTTAAATATAATTCAATAGATGCTCTTTTGTCATTTTTATAATGAGCAGTTCTTACTGTACCATCTTCCTTTATTGTAACACCTACTTGACTTTCATTACTTGATTTAGGAACATTTAAATTCCAAATAAAATATTGTTTATTCATACCACTGACATAATCATTCCAATGGAATTTTTCCGTAGATATACACCATGCTTTAGATCCTAATTTACAAGATGCTTCATATTTATATATTTCCGCTATAACAACATTATTTTCGTTGTATACTAAATATGCGTGTTCTTGATTCTTAATATCTTTAATAATGGTTTCGATATCATCTGTTTTATTCAAAAATGATTTTAGATCTGATTTAAATTTTCTATAGTCCGTATATCTAGCTATTTTAGGAATGAAATTTTGTAAAATATCTTTCTTAGTATTTTCATCACTATTAATGTATTCGTTTTTAAGATCTTCATCTTTTTTAGCTAGTGTTTTTATTTTACCCGAAAGTTCATTGACGAATTCTTGTCTGTATTTTCTCCATTCCAATTGTATAGTAATATCATCTGATATCTTTTCTATACTAGTATATTTAATTATGTTTTTTGGTAAACTCTTTATGATATCTTTATCATCAACAATGAAATCTATTAACTTTTTAACTGAACTTAAATGCTCACCTTGTTTAAAAATAAGATTAGTTAAGAAACCAAAATACCCCCAATTATTACCTAATCTTTCTTCGTAATATTCTTTGAGGTCTTTGAATCTAACATCATCTTCTGTGATATCTAATTTTTTTAATATACTTCTTGCTTGTTGTAAATTTTCTTTCTGTAAAATAAATTTCATACTCTATATATTTATTATTATATTTGTAAAACAAACTAAAACGATATGGAAACTAAATTTTTTGACGCAGTATTTATCTACAAAGACAAAGATGGTAAAGAACATCAAGAGAAACATCATGTGAAGTCATATGATAAGGTATTGAAAATTCTTTTTGCTATGAAAAAAGGAAAGGTTGATTTGCGTAGAATACGTATATATGACTTCTTTGGAACAAAGTATAAAGAGGTTTATACCTATGTAGACTTTCCCTTAATTCCAGGATACGATACCTATAAAAAAGCGATGAGTCGTGATGAATTCATAGAAGATTTAGGTGTATGATAGAAGAATTAAACCCCAAATTTATTATAGAAGAAGGAAATTTAATCCTTTCAAGATGTATCTATCATAATGAATTAGTTACTGAGAAAGATAAAGTACAGGGTGGTGGTTGGTTTAAATTAGAAGATAAAACATTCACTTTTTATGGTAGTTCTGATGAATTTGGTCAAGCGTCTTTAGAAGATATCCAAAAAGCAGTAAAGGAAGATAAGGTGTACACTAATTATACTTGTTCTTATTCAATTGCAGAAAAGTATAAATTCATTTACGATAACCACGGTGAAATAACTAAATTGAATTAAAGGTGAAACCACTTACGTAGCGAACATAAGTGGTTTCTATAACGACAACGGTCCTAATTGTGGTCGTGTCTTAAATGTTTTTTAATATAAATCTTCCTGAACTACCTTTCCCCATAAACATGAAGGCTTCTTTTATATCACCTGATACAATTTCATCATCTTTAGCCAATGGGTATGTTTCAATATTATAATTGGCTAATGCCATAATAGTTTCGAAAGTGTTATCATAACTTTGTCCATCTGTATTATATCCTAATGGTCTTGACCTCATAAAAAATAAAGTATTTTTTGGGTCTTCTATTTTTTTAAGCTCTTTAAAATTCTTCATACCTTATATATTATTTCTTATATTTGTATTATGAAAAAAGCTTCTTAATAGGAAATTTTTTATAGAAGTTATTAGGCACTTTATCTTTTGGTGTGATAAGACCATTCTTGATCAGTTTATCTACAACCGAATAATCATTATGTTTCTTCCAATATTTTAACGCAGCTAACATTCTGTGGTGTCCTTCTGAAATATAATACTTGTTGTTAACAAAATAACCCGCTATCTTCCCTTCATTAGAAAAGAACCTATATTCTCCTTTATCTATTATATCATAGAAATAATCTACTTTATTGAAATCGAAATCTGTTTGTGTAGCATATATCTTATACAATCCTGTATTATAATCAAAAATATTAAATGATTTTACGTATTTAAGTTTCCTTAACTTCTCATATTCTTTCTTTTCTTCTTCGGTCATATCTCGTGTGTGTTTCATTTTAGAATTATACATCCAAGGTCTATCAAACAACTCATTATTATCTACAAATTTAACTCTATGTTTATTTGCATATTTTTGTATAGTAGATCTCAGTCTGTTAAAACCAGGCACTGTCCAAGAAGATGTTCCCAATACAATATTTTCTTTTTTGCAAAGTTCCATTAACTTATCAGCCATTAAAGTAGTATATCCCTTTCCTCTATATTCAGGATCTATCGAAAAATAAACAATAGACATATCCGAATCAGTATCATATTCAAACTCTGCTATATGACAAACACCTATTATTTTATTATTATCTAAAAGAGTAATGAAGTGTTTTTTCTTTTTCCTAGATAGATCAGCATAATCGAAATATCTTATTCTATCTTTCTCTTTAGTTATCTCACGGAATTCGTCTGCAGTTAATACCTTTACTGTAATCATTTAATAGTATTTGGTTTTTAATATATATTAAAAAAGAGAACTATTGTGGTTAAGAAATTTGATAAATTTATAACAGAAAACACAGATGAAGAATCAAATGAAGTATTCTACGTATTATATAACTTGGGTAAAGAAATTACAGATGTAGACAAAAGAGTAGGCGTAGAAGAAGTACATAGAGATGAATTTGATGATGAAGAAGATTTTATTTATGGTGTAAATGATACAGTAGATGAAATTGAACAAAAAACAGGAGCTAAGGCTATAGCTTTAACACAAGAAGAATTAGAAAAGATAATCTATAAATTACACCCTAATCACTAATATATAAGTTATGAAATACATTAAACTATTAGAAAATTTCAGTGGATCAACATCTATCATCAGAAGAAAGATTCCGATAACAGGATTTATACATGATCATTTTGCAGTTCCTACACATTGGTTAAAAAATGATACTAGGGTATATTTAACAGATGGGTCATATTGGAGATCTATATCAGTAAAAAATGTTGAGGTAGTTGAAGTATTAGATACTACTGATAGCGATGAAGTGAAAAAGAAATTAAACGAATACAGAGAAAGGGAAAAGGAAGAACTCAAAAAGGAGTTTCCTTGGATATATAAAGATAAATTCCCTAGAGGATAATATAAACTTTTTTTACTTTTTTGATATAATTTTTATTATGCTAAATGAACAAGAAGGAAACGATAAAATAAAAGAACTCATAGAACAAGGCGATCCATTCGCTGTATCTAGAGTCGGTATAGGCGGTGAAACATTAACCGCATATTTAACAGATATAGGTCAACCTATAACACCCAATGTAGATCACATGAATAGAATAGTTGCGGGGTTCTATGGAGATTGTGTACCACAATTCCATAAAGAATACACCAAAGGTATAGCTTGTGCTGATATACAAATAGAATGGAATAACCCGCTTATAAATAAAGCACAGACTCATTTATTTGATAAATATTCTCCTAACAGTATTAGGGTACATAATAGAAGTCTCGAACCATTTTATTTTGATAATCCTTGGTCAGAAGAATTAAAAGGAAAGAAAGTTCTTATTATACACCCTTTTAAGAAAAGTATCGAAGAACAATATAAGAAAAGAGAAAACCTGTTTCAGAATAAAAAAATATTACCTGAGTTTGATCTAATGTGTTACCAAAGCGTACAGAGCATCGGTGGTGAAGGACCTCACTCGGATTGGATCGAATCACTCAACATAATGAAGGACGATATTAGTAAATATGACTTTGATATCGCTTTAGTGGGGTGTGGTGCATATGGGCTACCACTTGTTAATTTTATTAAGACAGAACTGAATAAAAGTGCCATTTATATAGGCGGTGGTGTACAAATTCTTTTTGGTATAAAAGGAAAGAGATGGGACGGACATGGTATAATTTCTAAACTATATAACGAACATTGGGTGTATCCTAAAGCAGAAGAAAAGCACGATAAAGCACACATGGCAGAGGGTGGATCTTATTGGGGATAGATATAAAAATATAACTTTAATATATAGTATATGAGTTATAATAATCAATCACCAAGGAATCTAGAAGGAGGATTCAGCAAAGCGTATACTATTGAAGAATTAGTAGACCTAGTAAACAGTGAATTAACATTTGATTGTGCTTTACCACAATTACTCCCTATCAGAACTATTAAACGTGTAATAGTTACACAAGCTCAGCCGTGGTTTTACCAAAATTACAGATACGCAGTACAACAAGGATATTATTATATCGATAGAAACCTAATGGAAACAAGAGAGTTTACTAGAGATAAGTATATCTATTTACCTGCTGAGATACAATCAGTTACGTGGTTATTTAAAATAAACAGAGATTCTTTATTTCAATTAGGTTTAAACGCACCAAATTTAAGTATTAACTTAGGTGTTAGTAACCAACCATATCTTTCGTCATATGTAACGACAATAGGGGAATTGGGGGTATATAAGACAGTCCTTGATAACTTCTCTGATATGTTAGATCACTTAAACCTTTTCACAGTAAAATATGATTATAACCAAATGGCGAACCGTTTAGCTATTTTAACAAATGTTAAAGATGACTTAATTGCAGAATGTTATTCCAATATAGAACCTGAGCATTTGTACGCAGATCCTTTATTCATAGAATATGTTATTGGTATGTGTAAGATGAAGATCGGTGAAATGGTAGGTAGATATGACTTCAAACTTCCTGGCAACAGTAGCTATAACTCTCAAATGATGCTAGATGAAGGAAGAAACATGAAAGAAAAAGCAGAAGAAACCGTTAAAGGTATGCCAAATTCGGATTTTTTCTTTATGGTTAAACGCTAATGGAGTAGATATTTTACTATATATTTGGAAATATATCTAAAGATTAGCAAATATATCTACTAACACACTTAACCTCTTATTAATTTCAGGCATACCAAGTTTCTTAATAATATTATTAATAGGACTTAGAATTACTTTATCAAATTGTGTGTCATAATCCACATCAGGACCAAACTCAATTGGGTATTCCCCTCTCTTAAAACCAAAAATAGGATTAATCGGATCTTTAGTATAATAATACTTGATCTTATCGCCTGATTTCAAGAATTCATATCTAGTCTGTAATTCTTTTCTTTGGTTCAATAAGTAGTTATGGAATGCTGCAGCCTTAACACCAAAATGCGCACCTGATACAAACTCTAATGCGTCCTTATCATTAAGTACTTTTTTCTCATAATTACTACAAGAAGATTGTCCACTAATATCATTTATATCTGCAAGTTCAAATTCTGTTCTCATTCCTCTTACTATTTCAGTAAGTTCTTGTATATTGAAATCCCTAGGATGGTTAAATAAATATTTAACTACTTTGTATATACCCATATCTTCATCTCTCGCAAATTGTGGAGTAGATGATCTAATCAATTCAACACCCTTAGGTTGGAAGTATTTTAATCTTTCATAATTAATTCCTTCTTCCCAAGTAATATGTTGGATATATTTCTTTTTCTCTAAGTTGATAATAGATTCAGAAATCTTTTCTAACTCAAAATCTTCTAGGTTATCTACGCCATAACTATGGGCATGTTTGTCTAACTCATCTTTAAAATAAGCAGCTATTTTAAAATGATCTAAACCGTGCATGAATTCTAATTCAGTTCCCCAATTGTATATTGTTTTACTCTTAACTTCTTTTAGATATGGTATGAACTTATAATCTTTAATTAAAGAACCATCTATCGCTAATAGTTTTATTTCAGGTATAGATTCTATTTCTTCTCCGTTCATATATAATTTTTCATCTCTGAAATAAATGACACCTTTGTAATTATCATTCTTTATATTATGGTCAAATGTATCTCCTTTCTTGATTACTATATAAGGATAAGGACACTTGTTCAACCATGTGTCGTTAAATATCCTGTCTTTCCATTCACAGCTATCGATAGCAGGTTCAAATCCAACAAAAATTGAATCTGTATCACCATATACACTTACGGGTTTAGTATTAGGAATTTGTTCTACATATTTTATATAAAGGGTTTTATGTAGTTCTTCATCTAAGTGCCATTGGTTATACCAATAGTCTTCATTTTTATCTGACATAGTTTTAGTTAACTCTCTACCTTCAGCGGTAATAGAGCCTGCAACATTGTTGTCGAATAAGACAAAGTAACTTGATGCATAAGCACCATATGATCCGTTAAGTACGAGCTTCAATCCTTGTTGAAGTGCATCATAATATCCAATCTCTTGGTCGAGTTGAGAAATTTTCCTTTTTAACTCTTGTATCTTATCTTCCTTTTTCATTACTAGATATAGTCTAGAACTATGAAAAAGTTTAGAGACTTATTAGATAATTTCTTCTCTATGTTCAATTAAATTGTAATCAGTGTTAATTACATAATCTACACTAAGAGGTATTTCTTCTTTTGTTAGTAGGTATTTAATACTACCTAAGTTAATAACATATGGTGTTTCAATAGTATTATATTTACTATTAAGATGGGTAACTATTTTACTAATTATCCCTTCATTAATAGTTTGTGTTTCTATAAGCAATAGATCTAAATTTATTAGCATCTGATTTACCTCATTAGCAAATTCTACCTTATGTTCTTCTGTCAATAGGCTTAATTTCATATCCCTAACTACATGGTCTAAATAAGCATTATAAAAGGTATTATATCTTGAGCATAAAGATTCCCCTATTATTTCTATGTGTTCTAAGTGGTTATCCTTTACTAATATAGTATATAGATCATACCTCACTTCATAACACAACTCTTTATTAGATAGGAGTATATCGACTATGGACTTTTTAAGATCCTTTATTTTCTTTTTATTTTCTTCGAAAATCTCAGCTAATTCTATCATAGTGAATACTCTATGTATGGTTTCAGATCAATTTTGGTTTTATTTTCACTAGGGTTATAAGCAGCATCTCCACGGTCTTCGTTTTCGGTAATAATATACTTTGTTTCCCCGATAGAAATAACCAATGGAAGTAAGTATGATATATCAAAGGTATTATCTACCCAATCTCTTAATTCGGTTATAATAGCCTCATATAGATTATTTTTAAGCATACGAAATTCATTATACATCCATTCAATTTCTTTTAGGTCTTTCATCAAACTATCGGTGAATGAATCAACATCTTCTAGAAGAGAGGAGATAAACATATCTCTCTTCTCTTCTTTAAGTAATATTCTATCCGTATTGAGACTATGTGATATATCACTATCATTTGCTCTAACAATCAGTGTGACACCCGATTCTAACATATAATAATAATTAATCCCCTCTATTCTATATGTATATTCTTTTTTTGAAATAACTTTTTGAACTGCTTCTTTTCTTCTTTCTATAAGCTTTTCACGTGAAGATAGGTATTCATCGTGCATATACCTAATCTCCATATCAATAACTTCATTATTAGTAGTATCTTCCATATTAGTCTATATAAACGATTTTCATATTCACTTCATTGAACATCTCTAAGGATTTTTCGAAATGTTCCCCCCATTTAGGTAAGTTTAGATCGGGTTCGTGGCACACAAGTTTCTTAATACCACTTTGGATGATAGCTCTTGCACAATCAGCACAAGGAAACCACATGATATACATAGTACACCCATCTGTGCTTATACCCAATTTAGCAGCATTATAAATAGCATTACGTTCTGCGTGTTCGGTATAAAAATACTTTTGTGGTTTCTCATACTTATCTTCCCTGGTATCTACTGCACCCGATGGAAAGCCGTTGTATCCCATACTAATTACACGATTGTCTTTATCTACAATAACAGCACCTGTTTTTGTGTTAGTATCTTTACTCCAAGTAGCTATATGATTAGCTAAATCTATAAATCTTTTATCCCAATTAGTCATAAATTAAATATTTTAAGCAAATATACGTATATTTGTGATATGAAAAAAGGATCAGACACACATATAGCTTATAAACACCAACAAAAAAAGAAGATTGGGAATTTGGGTTGGTATGAATCTTTTTTAGAAAAAGAGAAAAGAAAGACAATAAAACAGTATAATAAACTCGCTAAATATGACTTCCCTATATGGACGAGTTTTGACAAAGATCTCAAATACGATATTATAACGAGTTATACGACATCCATAAAAGTCCTGATGGATGGTGAGAATACTGACATAGTCTATAATTTAGGTGGTGGTGAGATATTTCCGTTACAAAAGAAAATGGGGTTTGTTGAATATCTTCACTATATCTTCACTGTAACAAATAGTGAAGACGCACACTATAGAATAGTAAACACATTAGACAAACATAAAGTCGATTATCGAGACATGAAAATTGATATGTTTTTGGATTAAGGGGGAAGTATTTTTATATATAGTTTATAAAAATAAAATGACCTCTTTTTATGCAAGAACATATGATAAACTTCTTTGTGGTATACGCAAAGACAAAGAAGAAAATCGATAAGTATTTCAAGACTAATAAGATACGCAATAAGTACGTATTAGATATCAGGAAACTGATGGATGAAGAGGTCGAAAAGGATCAAGATAAGATGTATTTGAAAATACTTATCTATAATAAGATCCAACAGGCTATGGAAAAGAAAAAAGATATCTATTTCATACCCAACTTTGATGATGAATTTTCGATTGAAAAACTACTCAACTTAAAGAAAATATTAGGAGAAAACAATTTTAATATCTTAGTATTTTATGATGAATTTGAAAAAGATAAACATCATTTAAACGAAGCCTTAGAGAATTTAAGCAAATTTACCTTCACACAAATAGTTAAAGACTATTAAACTTATGGTAATCCATAAACTTATGGTAATCCATTTCAACATCAACCACATCAACCACAAATATAAAAGACAAATCTTTATAGGACAAATCTATTTCTAAAACATATTCAATTATAGTTTTATATACCTCAGAATTAAAATATATCGACAACCCTATGTAGGAAGATGTTACAAGAACTCTATTATTTTGTTGGTCTATTTTCAAAACTTCTTGGTCTAAATGATTATACCATATTTCAACAAAAGGTTCAACTATCTTATAATTCAATGCTTTTTTAAAATTATCAATTAAGTCCTGTAGATCTTTATCTAATTTTTCTCCCGATAAAGAGGCTAATTTTAATTCTCGCTTTATGAATCCTACTTCCATAATACAAATATAACAAAAAAGAGGGAATGAATAATCACTCCCTCTTTAAAAATAATACAGTTTACTAATTATGCATACGCTTCTTTCTCGCTGCAGATAGTTTGGATTAACTTTCTACAAATTAAATAAGGATCACCGTTAGATGATGGTCTTCTATCTTCTAAATATCCCACCTTTCTTTCTTTAACAGCAGTTGGTATTCTAATAGATACTTCTCTACTACCATATGCCCAAGAAAAGTCTTTATAAGAAGAAGTCTCGTTGATTCCTGTAAGTCTTTCTTCATTACCCTCACCGTACACTGATATGTGTTCTGAATGTTTCGTAGAAAGTTTCTCACAGGCTCTTTCTATAATTTTGATACTTTCACCACTTTCGATGTTTTTCTTATCTCTCATAGCACCTGTAGAGAAATTAACATGCATACCTGAGCCGTTCCAATTATCGCCTTTAACGGGTTTTGGTTCGATATTCATTTCTACACTATATTTCTCTCCGATTCTATAAAGGATATATCTAGACATCCACATCGAATCTGCCCCCTCTAATGCAGGGACAGGACCGACCTGATACTCCCATTGTCCTAGCATGACTTCTGCATTGACACCACTGATATTAATACCCGCTTCTATACATTTATCTAAATGTTCCATAGCTATCTCTCTACCATTTTTAACATGATTATAGCCTACTCCGCAGTAATAATTTCCTTGTGGCTCAGGGAAATATCCTTCTGTATTAGGGAAACCTAATGGCTTACCCGAAGTTGGGTTCATCATAGTATATTCTTGTTCGAAACCATACCATGTTTCTTGATCCATATCAATTATTTTCTCTAATTCGTATCGCTTGTTGTCACCAAGTGGTGTACCATCAGGGCTGTATGTATCACACATTACTAAAAGGTCACCACCGAAGGGATCTTTAAATCTTGTTTTTGGTTTAATTACAACTTCTGAATTATTGGTTACAGCTTGTTTCGTTGAAGATCCGTCATAATTCCAATCAGATAATTCAATAGTCATTAGATCGTCAGTAGTAGTTGTCATAACCTTGGTCTTAGATCGTATTTTCTGTGGAGTACCACCGTCTAACCAAATATATTCTACTCTTATTTTTCTTTCATTATTTTTAAGCATAGTAAAACTTTTTTTATTATATTATAATATTTAAATATGTTTTAATATATACTTAAAAAGTTATGTACGACCAATTTAGCAAATATGAAAAGGGTGATTATTATACTACGAAAGAAGGGTATATAGTTTTCACTGAACAATACCATTTAAAGAGAGGCTACTGTTGTAAAAATGGGTGCAAACATTGTCCCTACAAGAAAAATGAGCGCAAATCATGAAAAATAAGCGCATATACGAATATTCAGGATTTTCAGGGCTAAAAGAAATCAGCCTTAAAGAAGCTATTGATATGTCTCAGCTATCGGACATAGAAGCCATAGGTGAGTGGTTAAGAAAAGACATAAACGACATAAAGTTCTATTATAAATCAGAACCAATGGAAATGTTCAAAGACCAAGCAAAGGAAATGGAATCTACTTATGATGAATTTATAGACGAAAAAGAAAGGAGTGAATATATCCTCGATCTAATATCAGAGAGAAAAAATAGAATCTATCCTATCTTCGTTGAATTAGAAGATGGGGATAGATTCATATTAGAAGGCAGACATAGAGTAGTAGCTTTCTATTGGCTTAAGTTAGATAACATCCCTGTTATTTATGTTAAGTAAGTTTCTTGTCCATTCTCATATGAGAATCGGATATTAATTGATCCATTTCCTCAAATGATAAAACCTCTTCTATCTTATTGAAAACATAATCCCTTGGGTTATCTGCAGGTAGTTTATTCCTACGTACATTTTTAGACTTCCAATTTTTTGGAATATCAAATGTCTTTGTTTCTGTATTATAATAGTTTAATATACTATCTAAAAGTTCAGGTCTTTTTTCAAGTTCTTTAACTTCTTCCATAAAACTATCTAAAATATTTATTCCCATAATACTATATAACGTCTTTCAATAAAGTCAGTGATTTAAGATCCTTTATTCTGTTTCTATAAAGCATATCTCTTAATACTTCTTTAGAAACTTTAAGGATTTCGATATCTTCGTTTTCTGATTCTAGTCCACCACCTTCGGCAACTCTAACACCCTCTGCGTGGTACAAGTACATTTGTTCCTTCGAAAAGCCTGGTGAGGCATAAAACGAACCAACTTCAGTGACCCTATTCACCTTAACACCTACTTCCTCCATAACTTCTCTCTTGAAGCATTCTAATGGATTTTCACCGCTTTCAACAGTTCCTGCAACTACTTCGACCATATAACGATCTTCGTCAGTTACACCTGCTCTATACTGTTTTACTAGATAGAAGACTTCTTCTTCTGTATCATATACAGTACCTGCAACAGATATATCTAAGTTATCATTTGTTCTAGAAACGATCTGTCTTTTGATATGAACACCATTTTTATTAATGTCCTCTATATCATAGATCTTTAAATATTCATCGAATTTCTTTTCTAATTCCATATTGTTTTAATCTTTGTTCTCTAATATAAGCGATGTTAGTATGGGTAATGATAACAGGCTTAGTTTCTTCAATAGTACTATCGGTTTCCCATATCCTAATGATATCGGGTGTAATTAAATGACCTTTCTGTAAAAACAAGGTATCTTTTTGGGGAGTGTGAAAGGAAAGTCCTTCCGATCCGTATTTACCATCTACTTGTGAATAAGCACTGACACACAGTAGAGTTGAGAATATTAGTAATAATTTTTTCATCTTATTTTATTTTTAAATGTGAGCTATAAATAACAATCCCAGGTACGATTATCGTAACTAAAGAGATACAAAAATACAAAATTTTATCGATAATATCATCAGTAATGAAAATTAAATACAAATAAACCAATAAACATATTGTATTAAACACAATAAGTCCATAAAAAGATTTCTTAATAAACTTATATAACTTGTTATCTTTATATTTGATCCATAGATCATATCTCAAATCCTTTTTTAAGTTTTCTAAAAAAGAAAAAAAGTCTACAATTTTAGCATTTACTAAGATAACGACACCAATTAAACTAGAGAATATATTTGTCCCTTCCATTAGGTAATCTCTTACTTCTTTTTCTCCGATAAATATGAGAAGTACTAAATAATATAGGACAATAAGAGATAACGCAATATCAAACTTAAATTTGAAATGTGTAGGAGAAAATAATTTTAACTGTGTCATACTTTTCATTTGTGTCTATTTTATTTAATATATAGTATTAAAGAACAAATATAAGATTTTTTTTAATTATGGCAAAGTGGATAATAACATTAGAACAATTTATTTTCGAAAGTAAAAGAGAATATAAAGATAAGGAAGGTAGGGAAATACCTTACCAAGAAATACTCAAAGCGTTTGATTATTTGAGAAAGGAACAAAAATACATTCCTCTTTTCTTTGATATACACTCTGAAGAAGGGATAAATCACGATGAATTAAAGGATTTATATAAGAAAATGACTGATCATAAAAACACGTTCAAACAGTTTAATATAGATGTAACAGAAGCAGAGAAGTTTGAAGATGTTATTGATATATTAGCAGAAGTAGATCTAATCGAAAAGACAAATAAATATTTAAAAAAGATACCAAATCCGCTTAGACAAAAATTGAAATCCAATAAAAAACACTTTAACAGATTCAGAGATGCTATTATAGATTATGATTACGAAGATTATAATAATGTATTCTTAAAAAAGATTGCTAAGTATCAGGATAGACCTGTTGAAGATTTTTTCAATTACTTATCAGGTCACTTAAAAAGTTTCGCAGATATAAAGGATATATTCGAGAAAATTAAAAAAGATCAAGATGCACAAATAGTATACTTTGATGAAGATGATTATTTAATTGCTATGATTTTCTCAAAAGAAGGCTCATGTAACTTAGGGTCTAAACAATGGTGTATATCTGATAGTATGTATAACTATTGGAGTAGTTATCTTACTCGTGGTGGAAAGGCAGGGGTACAATACTTTATTTGGGATCTAACAAAAGAGGGCGTACAATCACAAGTTGGTATTACTTTGTACGAAGATGGTAAATATATAGCACATTATAAGGATGATAGTAGTGCTAGTAATCTTGAAAAAGAAGGATACTTCAAATATCTAAAAAAATGGAATGAAATAGAAGATTATCAAAAGATAAAGTATTTAGCCGATAATGAAAGTATGAGTGAATACGCAGGAGATTTATTTAGCGATCTATCTGATGGTGATAAGAAAAAGTACTTAATGAAATACCCAAGATTAGTTAGACTATATGATAATATAGACTTCCTAACGGCAGAAGAAATCACTGATTTAATTAAGACAGATGTTCGTGTATGTAAACACGAGTCCGTTGCTAAATCATTAAACATGGATCAAAAGATATATGCTATCATAAACTATCCTGATTTACTAGAAAGTAATATAGAGGAATATTATAAAGAAGCAACACTTAAACTTACTTCTACTCAAAAATTAGAAATGATCACTAATAAACACAGTTTATATGATGGTGTAGAATTGACTGATGAAGAACTTTATAAACTAATTGATTTAGATCCTACTATTTTAGTTTCTCATACTAAGATAGCAACATCAAGAGCGGATAAAGAAAAATTAAGACAAATGTATATTGATGATAAGAAAAGGTGGGATAGATTAATAGAAGCCGCAAATAGTGAGGATACTATTACTATATCTTTATTATTATCTCAATTAATAAAAGATAGTAGTAGACTTAAAAAGGAATCAGATAATTTCTATTTTTTCTTCTTAGCGAATAAGAAAGAAGTTGATGGGGAAGAATACTTAATGCCTAAACAAGACACTCCTATGATTATGATAGAAGATCATTTAAATCCTGTTAACTTAGATCTAACGATGTTAATGTTAAGTAGAAAAGAAGGCGATTCTATTTATTATACAATGCTACCAAGAGAAGTATACACAGAAGAAAAATATACAATTGATACAAGCTTAGAAGCATATTTAACAGGTGAAGGTAGTGAACAAGATCGTGATATAATTAAAAAAGTACAAGAATTTAATAAACCTATGGGTTAAAAAAATAATAATAAACCGAAATGAATCGTATTAAAAAATTTGATCAATATATAACCGAAAACCATGATTACAAAGAAAGATGTTTCTTTGGTGATATCTTATCAGGTCATGAAGCTCCTAATGGTCAGCAAGACGCAATAGATAGAGCTAATGGGTTGGATTGGGGCTCAATGGAATGTCAAGAACAGCGTATAGCATATTTAGACTACGTAGATACAGCAAATGGTATAGACGTTTGGTATTGCTATGGATCTGATGACTATTATTTCTCTTCTGTGGAAGATTAAATATCAGCAATAACAGTAAGTACTTGTTCAACAAATTCCTTCATATCATCCGTTTTGATCTTATCAACTGTATCTGCAGCCATATGACATCTCCATAGAATACTAGTATCCATATATTCAATTGAGGGCATTTTATCGAAATCAGATTCAGATATCTCAAAAGGTTCTAACATAAACTTATCTATGTTATCATCTTCTAATTCATCATTATCACGATAATGCAAATTTATCTTTTTTATATCATCTGCAAAGATTAGTTCCCCTAACTTAAACCCATCATCTTCTAAAGCACCAAGTTTGGTTATTTTAAATCCCCTTTCTACCAAAGGGAGTGGGTTAATTACTGTAGTCATTATTCCACGACTATTCATAATAGTAGCATCACTGAATGGTGGATTGAAAGGTGGACATCCGAATTTATCAAATATCTTATCACACAATAGATTATTCATATCAGCGATAAAGAAATTCTTTCCTCCGATTCCCGTAAGTTCTAAATTCAATACCCATTCTACTGTTCCGAAATCACCATTGTTCACACGGTCAGAAAAATGTGCCGAACCTAATCCCATTGTAGGTAGTTCTTCTCCATCTACTAATGCTATATTAACATCAGGTCTAATGTTTTTCAACATAATAGCATTGATCACACTAGCAGAATTATCATTAGCATTATCAATATTATGATTACAAACATCGTGGTGTGCCATAAACCAACGAGTTGAAGTTCCTCTTAGGTAAATGTTATGGAAGTTGTTATCCTTATATTTACCTACTTGGTAAGTATCCATTTCATAATCAATACCTAATTTTTCTAATAGTTCGATTATAAACTTAACTCTTGGTGGATAATCAACAGTTCCATTCTTAGTAGAAACTCCGTTATTTCTGACTTTACAAAAGTCGTATATAGCATTATAATTCGTATTCATGTCTTTATTTTTTACAAATGTACTAATATTTAAAACAAATACCAAAAAATATCATATATTATAAAAAGTTTGATATAAATATGGAAATGAAGACAAGCAAAATAAAAGGAAACGATATAACCATAGGTAATATTACTGATGTAGAAATTTCAGAATACCAAGATTCATCTGAGGTTCGTTTAATTTATTTAAAATTTTTCAAGGATCTAGCTAATTATAGTTATAATTTCTATTCTATACATAAATCGGTTCGAAAGGAAGTAAGAGAACTAATAGAGAAAGAATTTGAATTTGATGTAAATTACTGTTCGGAATCATTTACTCCTGAGAACACAATAGATGATTATACAGGGGAATTGGTAAACGAAAGAGAGGATAGAATAAATAGAATATCTGTTGATCAGAAAAGAAATATTGTGTTGAGTATATCTAATTACGAAAATCTGCAGTTCCTTAGTAAAGGTGAAATAGACCATATTGTTTTAGATAAACTTAAAAATATAATAAATGACGGATCTAAAAACAGAATTAACACTTCTGTCCATATGCTTACACAAGGTAAGGATATGAGTTTATCTGATTTTAGGATCGATGATAAATATGCAAATTTAGATTTAGAGAGTAATTACAACGATGGTTTTATCGATGTGCATAATGACGTAATAGAAAAAATCAAAGGAGAAAGCGTAGGTCTTTTCTTATTCCACGGTGATCCAGGCACAGGAAAAACTACTTATTTAAGACACCTTATCAGAACAGTTAATAAACGTGTTATATTCATACCACCTAATATTGGGACTTCTTTATCAGAGCCTTCTATGTTAAACTTCTTAATGGACTATCCCAACTCAGTATTAATGATTGAGGATGCGGAGAAATTAGTAGAATCGAGAAATTCAGGAAATGGTGCTGCAGTGAGTGATCTACTTAATTTATCTGATGGTATATTAGGGGATTGTTTAAGATTTCAAATAATATGTACTTTTAACACTGATGTACATAACTTAGATAAAGCTCTCCTTCGAGAAGGAAGACTATTAAAGAAATACGAATTCGGTAAACTTAAAACGGATAAAGCTAATAAAATATTAAATAAACTTGGGAAAGAAGAAACTACCGAAGATATGACTTTAGCGCAAATCTATAATGATAAATTGGAGGAAGAAGAAAATAATAACCGAATGGGATTTATGAACCGAAAGAATTAAAAGAAAAACTTCTTCTATTCCATTTATCGATATATTTATCCTGATATTTATACCCGACAAATTTTGTGACGAGTTTTACCTTAAACGGTAAATCAACTTGTTTTAAAATATTAAAAAGACCATGAACTAAACCTTCGTGGTCTTTTTGTATTGTAGGTAAATTCTTTTTATTTTTGGGATCTAAATACTTAGGATTAAATTGATCGTATGAAAACATCCAAGAGTTATATCCTGCTTGTCTGTCTTTCACTTTATTATGAACCATTGTTAAAATATCTATTCGTAATATACAATCAGATATATCTATTTTATATGCGCCTGTGGGTATTTGTAATGCCTTATCATAGTTTCTTTGCCAATTAGACCTCTTTTTTACATATACTCTTTCTTCTTGTTCTTCATCACTACCTTGTGTATAAGTTGAATCTGCGTATGGTTTTATCTTATACCTATCATAAATCTTCTTAGTATCCAATGTGATCCTACACATATGTTTATCGAAAGAAAGATCCACACTAGTTAAAGAAGGATTCCTAGTTAAGCTAATGTGTTCTGAATTAGATTTCAAAAATATTTTACTCAAGCTCTTATATTCTTCTAAAAGAGAGATTAAATTAAATACGGGTATGAAATGATATAATACTTTTTCCATTACTTATTTAACTTTTTCATTATGTTATACATATCATCAATGTTAATATTAATATATCTTTTATGCACAAAGGCATCTAGATTGGGGCTTATTTGAACATCTGATTTATCAAATGTAGTTAATCTTTTTAATTTTTCAACTAGCCCCTTTTTCTTGTCTAATTCGTCTTCTATTGATTTGATATTTTCTATATCATACCAATCAGATCTTTTATTATATCCTACATTTAATATACAAACTAATTCTACGTTTTCTAATTTAATATTTAATCCTGCTCTTATAGTAGCGGATATTAAAGCATCATTTTTTAAATGATCAAGTACCCTTTCTTTATTGTTTTGTAAAGGAGTGTTTAGGATATGTGAGCTTCTTTCTCCTGTATTTTCATCATAAACAATTATATCACCTTTAAATGAGAACAGAAAACTTACTCTACTTTCGTTTACATAAGAATATACCCATTTATTACTTTCAATAAATGAATCCATATATGCCCCAAAATACTCACTTTGATTTTCTATATAACTGTTATATTCTTTTATATATCTCATTTATTTAATTTTTTTATCATATTAGTCATTTCAGATATATTTACAGTAAAGGTGTATGTTATACCCAACTCGTTTCCGTCTGATCTATAATTAATTTCCATATCGTCTTTATATTTAATAAATAATTCATTTGCCTTCTTCATAATATATGAATGTTTGTCATAAAAATTATACATTTTAGTAAGCTTATCTTTATCTATTAGCTTAAATTTAAAATCCTGTTGTATATAATCAGGTGAAGTAGTTTCTATATCGATTTCTATCTCCATTTCACTTTCAAGAACGGCAGTCTCTAAGCCTGCTATTTGGTCTGCGAAATCATAACTCGTATCGAAGCCTTCCATAGATATTTCAGTATCCTCTAATAGTGAATTATCGCTTTTAAATTTTATATAAACCCATATATCTATGATATTATATACTTCTTTTAAAAATTCAGTATCATATTTTAACTCATTGAACTTAGTATCAATGATTGATTTTATATAGTTATAAACATTGCTATTATATTCTCTTATGTATTTCATTTTATTTCATTTACTTTTTTCTTACCCTCATGTAAATTATCTACATAGTGTATATCATATATATTATCTAAATGGTAATCTTTTACTGCTTCTTTAGCATAATCTTCTCTAAGTCCTTGTGTCAAATCTCTTCTATTATTTTCTTTATTTGCTTTTTGTCTTTTCTGATTCCACTCAGCATATGCTTCTTCGTCCTCATAACCAGGGAAAGTTTTGATAATCAAGTGTGAATTGTTAGGGATCTTAAATTCCCTTTTACTACTTAACTTATCTTTCTTCACAATCCATTCGTTTTCTTTTTCTGCCCATACCCTAGAAAGTTCTATAATCATCCAATTAAGAACTTGTTTAAATCCTTTTGTTCCGTATTTATCAAAGTAGTTAAAGAACCACTCGAATTGTTTATGTGTACCATAAGTAATATGTTCTAACTCATCTCTGTTAGTTACAATAGCTTCACCCATCACTTTGACTAAATCGTTTACGTTATTTATCTTAAATTTCTTTTGTTGTATTTCATTAGATATATGGTCTCCTATTCTGTAATAGAAGGCACTGTGTCCAAATGTTTCGAATAATTTTTGTTGGTAATGTGTTCTATCTCTGTGCCAAGTTCCTACTAATCTAGACGATTTCTTTTTACCTACGCTCAATTTTCTAACTTGGAATATCTTAGTTAATGTAGAATCATATTCCCATCTTTCAAATCTGTCTACGTCTTCCTTGTCTTTTAGATCAGCCTTACTTCCTTTATTATAATTATCTGTTAACCTTCTTAATAAAAATAGGTCATTAGACACAAGTTGATCAGGATTGTAATAATCGACAGGGAATATCTTATTTATTCTCATAGTTTCTTCAGCAGGCATCATAACTAATATAGGTCTTACGTCCATCCAACTAGATATAATATTAGGAGTCGAACTAATCCCTACTAATCCCTCAGCTTCCATAGTAGCTAATGTTTCCTAAGGTTTAGTGTTAGTATTACTATTATCTCTATCACCCGCACGTAATATTAGATAGAAGTATTCAGGTAGTTCTTCTACAAACTTGCTTTCGTTAAATTTCTGAAAATTGTTTATATGAGCCATAGTCTATATATTAAAACCTATAATATTTTTTCCAATATAAATGGAACTCCCTTCTATATCTATCATCTAGGTCTTCCCACTCTAAGTTTAATTTTCTTGTAGGTATATTATAAATGTTCTGAAAATTATCAGCATCATCTTCCTTAATATTATCCCATAGTATATTCAACTTTAGGTCAGTTACATCTGTTTCGTTGGTAAAAGTAATGTTTTCTAATAAGAAAGAAGAAGACACATCTGATTCATATATCGATTTATAAAAGTCGTACCTTTCCGTAAGTTCTTTATTTATTTCCTTAGAATAATAGTTATCTAGGAATTTTTTTTCTAACTTTGTAATATATAAACCGAATTCGGATATGTTGTCTAAAATGAAATCTAACCAATTCATGTAATATATATTAAATATGCTAGGAAGTAAAATAGAGAAAGGAAGTAAAGTTATTTGTGTGATATGGGCAAACGTATACTTAACTAAGTTAAAGGAATACGATTGTCTAGACGTAGGTGAATCTACTAATACAATTAAAGTAGAAGATGATTATGGTGAACCACATTATTATAATGTGAATAGGTTCATAAACAAAGCAGAAATAAGAGATATTAAAATCAATCAAATTTTAGAAGATGAGCAATAAGATAGAAAACATAAACGAGGCTTGGGAAGAGCTAAACGATATAGTAGAAAGCTATATAAGAGAAGATGATCCAATCAGTAAGGAAAGGGCTTCAACACATATAAAAGAATTAAGTGAAAAAATTGATATAATTGATTTAGATCCTGAAAAAATTCTTACGGGTACTGTAGAAGAATATAACGAAGATGGGATGATTAGCTATACTGATGAATACTATGAAGATTCTTCATATGACGAAGACACTTCTTCTTCCTATTAACGGTTTGCGTAAGAACCGTTTTTGAAACAGAAGTAAACTTGAAAAGATAAATTAAATAATAATTAAACAAATATGGAAGATAAAATAAAAGGAAGATTACAAGGATTATATAAGAGACAAGCACACACTACTGACGAAGAAAGAGTTTGGTTACAACCAAAAAATGCTGAAATGACAAGGAGTGAAGAAGTTCTTGTTAATAAACATATAATCCGTGAATTAGAAGCTCTTTTGGATGAGTAATATTTTATAACCATGATACTAGTAGGATCTAAAGCACTTTCTAATTATCGAGATAGAAGTTATTTTGATATAGACTTAATCGCTAACTTAGAAGAAGTAGAATATTTCAAAAAAATATTAACCCCCTCTAAAATAGTTGATAGGGGTCATCTTATAACTTTTTTCGATATCGAAAAGAATGATAATTTTGATAGAAGTATGGTTGAGTTCTTAATAACCGATTCTTCGAAAGCTCTCACTTTGTTATATAATATATATGACAACCATTTCTGTAAAACAGTAATTGGATCAAAAGAGATTTTATATAGTCTTAAAAAGGCTCATATCTATTATCCTATTAAGTTCAATAAGCATATAGAAGACTATTGTTTTTTACATAAAGAACTTAATGGTATAGATAAATTAAAGAAGATCACTAAGATAAACAAAGAAGAAACAAAGGATAGATTAGGTAAATTAAAGACACCTAGTTTAAATAAATCTAAGGAAGAATTCTTTGGACAAAGTGAAGGCTTTGTTAAGTATTATTTTATACATGATGATATCCATAGAATGGTAGCTCATTATGATAATCCTTTATATGAAAAGATGCAACCCGATACAGATTCTGTTTGGTGTTCAAAAGATCTATGGAACAAGTTTACATTCGAAGAGAAGGCTAAATGTATTTTAGAGGAATCCTATGTTATAGCATTGGAACGTTTAGTATTACCTTCCATCTTTGATGGTAAGAAATATTACAGCCCTAAGGATGCAGTAAGATGGTCTATGATGCGGATATGTACAACACTATGTTCGGGATACTTTAGAGAATTCGCTGTTGATAATTATGTAGATATTTGGGATTATTTTAACAACAATTTTGTTTCTGATTTCTTGAAAAAAGTAGATAATGGAGAAATTGAGTTTAATATATAATAGATGTATTTGAACGAAAGAACACAGCCTATATACTGTATTAATGATGAGTATCCATTTTTGACCATCGGTAAGAAGTATGATGTATTATCTAATATGGATAATGGGTACTTAATAGTATCTGATAATGGTTTAGTCGAAGTTTACAAAAAAGAACACTTTCATACTCTTATAGAAAAAAGAGATCAGCTTATAAATTCCTTAGTTTAAATTCTCGAAGTAATAATTGAAGTAATAATAATTACCATTTTTAAGATCATATTCTCTATCTTCATGTGTAATATTAATCACACTGTCAAACGTACCAAGAACTTCTATTTTACTTTTCTCAGGAAGTAGTATTAACTCACCTGTTAATTTATCAATTACCTCAATCTCTTTTAATGATAAATATTCTCCTTTAGTTACATTAAGCCAATTTTTTATAGTCTTAACCAAATTACCCTTCACTCTAATTACCCATTCTTTAGATCCAAATACTGTCACATCTTTAAAAATTTCAGATGATAATATAGGTTGGTCATGGTTTATTTTTTTAATGACTCCGTAATATTCGTTTTCTTCTAATTCGAAAGAGAAATAAACATTATAGTAAATATCATCACTAGGGAATATTCTAAGAATCTTGATGTTCTTAATATCATTTTGTTCAATAGGTTTACCACTAGTCAGATTAACACCTGATGTAGTAATACTCATTTTCTTATAAATAGAGTTTAATTTATTAACTGCATTTTTAAGATTAGATTGAAATCTGTTAAATGAACCAAGAGATAATTGTGGATCATCTACATGTGTTGATTGTGGAACAGAATCACTATTCATTCTTTGGTGATTAAATTCTGTGAATTCTAATATTAACTTCATGTACTATATATTAATTTATGTTATACCAAACACCACCTTCACCTAATAAACCCCCAACACCAAGACCAGCTAAAGTACTTGACATATCACCACCAATAGCTAAATAAACAAATTCTAACATTGTTCCCGTAGCCCATGTCAATTGTACAGGAGAACTTATCGCAGGTACGAATATGTTATGTCTAGCAGCCTCATTAGTGTTGTAGATAGTATCAACCGATATATTACCACCTGATCTATTCCATATCCTTACTGTTGTACCATATGGTGCTACGGGGCCGCCCTCGCTTAAAGCTCCCAATCTATGTAATGTTTGTCCTGTATATCCACCACCGTCTAACATAAGATAAGAAGTATCAAATACATTCAATGCATAATACATCCCACTATACAAAGTAAATCCAGTACTGATATAATTAGAAGGATTTACTGCATATACACCATTTAAATGATCATCAACCTGAGGTACTATATTAATACCAAGCATTCTTTTATCTGCATCAGTACCAACCACCGTTCCTAATGTTTGTGTTGTCTTACTGCTGTTACCAATAACAACACTTTTACTTGTTGCTCTCTGTAAGATAGGTGGTGTACTTTCTGTGCTAGGGTATACAACAACACTACCTCTATTAGACCCATCAAAATCACCTAGGAATAATGCACTCTCTAAACTATTGCTAACCCCTAAGAATAAACCATTATTATTATCAGGACTAAATGAAATAACTGAATTACTTGCCCCACTAGCATTATTATATGCAATATTAAATTCCTCATTCGCAGCGTTAGCTAATAATGTTATATCCTTATCGCCTGCTCCACCATTTCTGAAAGTGAATTTATTTATTATAGCTGTCGATGCACCACTAAATATAAATTTATATTCATTTTTATCGTCGAATATCATTTCTTTAGTACTATCGTCTATCTCGAAATATTTATCTGCTCCTACTATATTTTCTATTAATAATACACTTGAACTGTTATTTGAATCCACGTGTAACCCACCTGTGTTGTTTGCTTTAACATTCAGTGCGTGTTCAGAAGCAGCATCGTTTATAGTGACCGTTGATGTTTCAAAATCATTTACCGTAATATCGAAAAAAGTAGCATTCGCATTTTTAACTACCATAGCATTTTGACCTGCACCACTACCTTCTATATCCGTATTAACAAAAATACCACCTTGTATATTAGATTTAAGTGATAACATATATTCAGACGCAGTAAACACATTTCCGTTTAATATAAAACTATAATCTTCTAGATCTCCTTCCTTGTTGGTTAATTTAACTAAATCCGCAGCCACGTTTGTAATATGAAATAAACCATCTTGGTTATTACCTTCTATATTAACACCACCTCCGTTATTAGCGGCAACTGAAATTGCAGCCGATGCTTCCGAAGCGTTTACTGTCATAGTTCCTGATGTATTGTCCCATAACAATAATGCAGATCCACCGAAATCACCATTGTTGTTGTACTGAATACTAGTAAGAGGACTACCTGGATCAACTATACTCTGTGTTGCCCAAAACGCATAACCCGTGCCATCTGTGTATAGAACCTTGTTCGGTCCTACCCCTGTGATATCCAATCTTAATAAATTAGTATCAATTCTAAACTCACCATTAGGACTATCAATTAATGTGAATGTACCGTTATTAGAAATAGAAGTATATGTACTACCTGTTCCACCGAAGTAAATACTATCAGTACCTGTTACGATTATATCTTTACCATCCGTAGTATTACCACTATTCAATACTTGGTTTAAGGTGAATATACTATTGATATTCAAATCACCCCAATATGGGCTGTTACTTGCCCCCATTAAAAGTATATCTCCAACTGATGCAGATCCACCATTAATGAATCCAAATACACAATCGTCTAAATTTAATTGCACATCACCAGGATTTCCCGCAGGAAGTGTCTTAACACCTGTTGATCCTGTTCCTGTTAATAATGTAACCTTAGTAGAAGTACTACCTATTTGTAGCTCTTGTGCTGAATCAATTATTAATTTACCACCTTGGTTGTAAATTGTAAGATCTATCGCTGTACCACCTACTGTTTGTTGTGATAATATATAAGGTGCTGTCTGAAATAAGTCATTAGAGTTATCACCCGCTAAGAATGATACTTTCGTATATTGTTTATTAGCAGATCCGTCAGAAAAATCATCAGGTTTAAAATTGTAGAAATAGAAGTCACTGTTTGTATATGGTAACGTATCATTATATTCAATTAAAATATTATCTAATATATCAGAGTTATTTAATTGTGGTTTACCCATCAATACCTTTAACCCATCCGCAGTATTTGTGTATTTTTCTGTGTGAATAGTTCCACCGATTCCGATATAAGAAACACTACTACCCGTAGCTGCTACTGTCTTAAATGCTATATTATCCCATAGCGTAAATAAGGCATTTCGTACATTCTCAGGTACGATTAATTGAGATGTATTATTAGGTATCTCGTTTAATACAGTATTTATTGAAAGGTCACCTAAAAAGGTAGATTCATATGGAGTTCCGTCATTTATTGAATATGTAGACATATAGTTAAATTATGTTTAACCTATATATTAAATATAATTCTACTTATTCAATGGTAATTAAAGTGCTTTAATATATATATTAAACCATATAAACACTGATGTTAATCCCAAAATTTATAAATGATGCCTTAAGTAATTTACCCATACAACCACCTTCAACGGGAATAGGTAGAGATCAAAGAACACAGATCCCTGAAAATTTCAGTGGTAGTTCTAAGAGTAATAGTGTATCGAGTAATGGGTTTCAAAGATTTAACTCAGAATATGTTTTAAGAGATTACTTTAAAGATAGAGATACCTTTAATTTTAAATATGGATTAGAAACAGGATTAAGAAGTAATTTAAATAATAGTTCAACAGATAATGCTTTATTGAATTTAGACGAAGATCCAACAATATTAGGATTTGACCTTGTTATACTAAATGAATCTTCTCTTTTTAACGACATGGATGATTTTTTTACATTTGGTGTAGAGAATAGTTTAAAGCACGTGAGTAATAGACAAAATTTATATGACGACTTCGTAAGTCAATTTGCGAAGTTTTTCAATGTAGATGATAGAACAAGAGGGATTTTTAGAACAGACAATAGATTCAATAGTTTCAAAACACATTATATTAATAGCGTTGAGAACTTAGAAAAATTGATTCACCACACAGGCATAGGAGATGAGGGTGGAAGGCAAATGGCTGATTTCGGTAAAGACAAATTAACTATTAATTTAAGTGAAGATGTTGGATTAAATTCAGGTTATTTAGCAGGAACATATAGAAATCTTATTTATGATAAGAGTACAGGTAGACAAGTTATTCCTGAAAACTTATTACGATTTGATATGGCGGTTATAATAAGTGAGGTTAGGAATTTCAATAGGGTATCTAATGCTGCTGCTAAAATATCATCTGATTCTGATCAAGAAACCATCCGTGTTTTTAAAGATAACGTAAATAGATATATCTATACTTTATATGATTGTCAATTTGATTTCAATAGTTACAGTTTTGGTAATAATATAACACAAGCAGGCTTTGGCGCAGGCGCACCTGAGGTTTCTAGTGGAATTAATATGGATATTTATTACAAATATGTTGGGTTCGAGATGGAGAAATTTAATTTTCATCCAGGTTCTGTTGATCCATCACAGGCGTTCTTAGATGAAGGTAAATATATTAATAACCAACGAATAGACCCTACGACAAATCAACTTAATCCTGATCCTGATAGTGATGCTAATAAACAAACCGATGCACCGAATGCTGATAAATTCCCTAAGAGGGTTATTGATTTTAAATTTCAAATGAATACATTTAATAATAGTGTTGATAACCCAAGACAATATGAGTTTGATTTCCCTATGTTAAACCCAAAATATAGTAGAGATGTTATTGATCTAAGAAATGCTAAAGAAAGAATAGAAGCACAGCAAACTAATTTCAGAAGAGGTGTAAATACTATTATCGACAGAGCTAATCAACAATTACAAACGAGATTTATAGAGGCTAGATCACAGTTAATATCAGGTCTTACTTCTAAGATAAGAGAAAGAACAGGATTAAGAAATATATCATCACCTACTAACGTATATCAAGGAACAAACCTTGGTCAATTTGTATTAGATAAAGTAGGAGATTTCTCAAACTTAGGGTTAAGTACGGCTCTTAGTGGAGGTGCGAGTTATTTATCTCAATTATCTAAGGGTGCTGAAAATTCTATATTTGATGCAGCCAACCGTGGCGCACAAAAGCTTAAAGGCTTCGAAGCAGGTAGTAACAGAAACAGTTCATTGAGTAGTAATGGTTCACAAACTATACCGAACGTATATAAGAAATAAATTTACCAATCGTTTTCACGATAATCTCTTTCTTCGTCTTCTGTCATTTGGGCTATAGACAGTTAGTACACTTTGTCCAACCTGTAACGTCATCATGTATACTTATTAGGTATTCATGTCCACCATCTCCATCACAACAATTACATTTTACAATATCAGCCATAACTTATATTTTTATTTACCTATGAGCAAATATACTAATAATATATAATACATATATGAAGGATTTCAGTAAAAAATTTTTAGGGATAGTTGAGGATAATAAAGACCCCGATAGAGAAAACAAATGTAGAATTAGAGTAGTTAATGTATTTGATGGGTTAGCTATTGAAGATCTACCTTGGGCTGTTCCATTCAAAGACAATAACGGAGAGTATTGTAATTTACCCGAAAATGGTAAAGTGGTTTCCGTTGAGTTTGAAAACGGTGATATATACAACCCTATATACCGATATGCTGAACACTATAATCCTAATTTACAAGAAAAATTAAGTTCGTTATCCGATGATGATTATGAATCGATGAAAAGTTTATTATTTGATCATGTTACACAGATGTATAGTAATGAGTCTGAGGGAATGAAAATTGATCATAAATTCAATTTATTTAATATCACAGAAGATAGTATTAATTTAGGTCTTAAAGATAATTTTGGTTCTGTTAATATAGGCACAGCAGATGCAAGTCAACAAGCCATTCTTGGTAATAATTTCTTAGATTGGTTTGATGTGTTTGTGGATCATTTACTAGGTCAATTCGGTGGACCGTTCTTCGGAAACCTCTTAGCTCCCGTTGTTCCCCACCCTGGTTTCATATCACACATCTTACAATATAAAGCACTTAAAGTCCCTAAGTTTTTAAGTCATAACGTAAATTTTAATGATAATGGATATGTTGATAACCTAACAAGAGTTAACATTTCACAAAGGGGGGATAAGTGGAGAAGCACAACAGAAGATAATAACTTAACTAAAGAGAATATACCAACAGGATACGAAGCAAAAGACGGAACGAAAGAAACCACACCTGATGGTCAATTGACTACCTCAGAAGAATTAAAGGGGGCTACAGTTGACGGTGGTATTAACGATCCTAATAAAGAAATAGAACTTCCTGAATTCGGGGAAGTAAATGAAGATGTTTACATCTTAGTACAGAGTTTAATAAATAATGGATACGTTATTTATAACGAACCCAATAAAATGAATATAGTAGGTGTTAGATTCCAAGAAAGTGGTGATCAATACACGAATAAATTCTCAGATAAATTATTTGTGTTTTATGTTGATAATGATGGTCGATGGAGAATTAAGAATTTTAAGATATCTACTATGCCTGGTACGTCAATAAAAATAACCCAACAAGAATATAAAAAATTTACCGAAAAGGTAGATCCTAGTATCATAGGACAAACAATAAGTATGAAAAAATATTCTAAATATGTAGGCAGAACAGGTCTTGGTATATTACAACCTGCTCAATATATAAATTCTTATAGATTAGGATTCTTCCCCGTTAAAGGACCCTTAAAAACCAAGGCGTTGAAAAGTGTGGGGAAACAAATTGTTTACAGAGATAATAATTGGGATAGTAATAGAATTACTTATTCGTTCGAAGAAGAAGGAGAGTTTGGTATGCATATTCACCGTGGATACCCAGGAGGAATTGACGTAAACAATTGGAGTGAGGGTAGTCAAGTATTTTCGAATAGCAATGGTTTGACTTCATTTATAAATTTACTAGAAACACATAATCAGAGATACGGTAATCAATTTAGTTATACTTTACTGACTTTCCAAGATTTCAATACAGCAAGAGAACAAATAAATAATCTTACTGATGATGATAAAGATGGAATCTTACAAAATATAAATAGCTAATTTTCTAATATATCATCAATTATTTCATCCCTTCTATATGGCAAAAAAAGCTTTAGTAGAGTGGTTCTGTATTTTACATACCTGTCTTGTATACCCCTTTGTTTTAATACCCTAGCACATTTAACCATAGAAGCTGTTAAATCCTTTATATTAAAATCTTTAACAGATATATAGTATATTGTAACACCGTCTATTTCTATGATTACAAGATCTTCATAGGTAGTGTAAATTTTATAATCATCTAGATTATCTATAATTTTTCTTACCGTGATTAGATCGTTATTCATCTATATAAAAGGGAATTTGATTTTCTTAAATTTGGGTTGTTTGAGATAAAGGTAACGATAAAAATCTAAATCCCCTCTTTCTTCATTACAACTTTTACAACAAGCTAAGAGATTTAGTTTACTATTATTCCCACCTTTACTTACGGGTATTATGTGATCCGCAGTAATGTTTTCTTTAGTAAGTTTGGAATTACAGTAAGGGCAGTTCTTATCAGGAAATTCTTCTAAGAACATTTTGGCAAATCCGTTGGTTCTTCGTTTCACGTTTCTGCCGTAATATTTAAGCCCTACTATAACTACATTTTTATAATACTTGTGCTGTTTTCTAAAAATAGTGCATGATATATAATCCTTATTAAAAAAAACTAGGATTTTTATAAACCATTTATATATTTTATAATTCTCTAATGTGAAAAATAAAAAGTGGTCATTTTTTGTATTTCTTAGATAACTAAATACTTTAAGTAAGTTCAAAGTTTAAACTTTATTTTTACTCAGCACTTTCTTTTTCTTTAACATCAACGATTTCGATTTTAAAGCTTAGGTCTTTACCTGCTAATGGGCTATTAAGATCTAATGTAACAGTTGATTCATTGACTGAAACTATTTTACAAATAAATCTTTCTCCGTTTGGAGCAGTTCCTTCAATACTCGCCCCTGCTGATGCATTCTCAGGTAAACTGATTTGCTCGTTAGGAATCTCGTGTATATTTTTTTCAGAATATTCACCATATGCTTCCTCTTTAGGAATCTTTACGGTAACTTCTTCACCTTTTTCTCTCTCTAATACCGCATTTTCAAAACCTGGTATTAATTTTTTTTCACCGACTGTAAAAGTTAGTGGGTTTTGAGTTTGATAACTATTATCAAATTCGCTTCCATCGTCTAATGATCCAACGTAGTGTACTGTAACTACATCGCCTTCTTGTACTTTATAACTCATAGTAATATTATTATTTTTAAGTTATATTCATATATATTATAAAGTTTACTATACATAGTACTTATTTTTAGTATATTTGCGAGATGGATAAAAAAGAGTTAAAAAAGAGATTAGATACCACAGAAAGTAACCTAGTTCTTATGGTAGGTCCTCCCTTATCGGGTAAATCTACCATCATTAAAGAAATCGGTGAAAATTGTACAACAATATCACGAGATGCTATTGTTGAATCATTAGGAGAAGGTCTTTCGTATCAAGACGCATTTAAAACAATTGACCAAAAGGAAGCTGACCTTAGGTTAATAGACACTATGAGAGAATTTGGAAAAACTGATGAAAATATCATTCTCGATATGACACATATGGGTAAGAAAAGAAGAAAGTATCATATGAGTCATTTTCCTAATCATATTAAAATAGCACTTATCATGGATGTCTTTGATAAAGAAGAACTCTTCAAAAGAAATTCGATAAGAGAGAAAACAGAAAACAAATATATTCCCGAAAACGTTATCGAAGATATGATTAAAAGATATACACCACCTTCTAAAGAAGAAGGGTTTGATTTTATTGTAAGGATTTAACCCTTCTTCAAAATAACATTAGCAATCCAAGTATACCCTTTATGCTCTTCGTAGAATAAAGGGTATTTTTCTTTATCACTTTCTTCGAACAAAGGATCTTTTGTCGCATAATTTTCTTCATCCCAAGCATCCCCCCATCTAGTTGTACTACTTTTAAATATAGGTCTAATTTCTTCATATACTTCTATATTCTCTTTAGCGTGTTCTATTTGGTCGGTAGATAGATTAGAATTCTGATCTAGTAATGTTTTAGGACTTATACAATCTCCACGTAAAACAGGATAATTATCTTCATGTATGATATTCACTAAATTATTTTCTTTTAAAAAATCTATTCTTTTATCAAAGTCTTGATGATCGTCTAAGAAAACTAATACATCACTTGGTTCGACACCATGCTCCTTTAATATTTCTCCCCAATTATGTGTTGTTAGATCAGTAGATAAATATATTACCTTATTACTAATATATTTTCTTACTCCTAGATTCGGATCTATTGAAATAATTTTAGCATCGCAACTATTTTCTATTAACCAAGTCCCTTGTCCTTTCCAAATGCCACTCTCTATAACTAACTTAGGCTTAATTTCTTTTAAGTATACATATAACGGTAACATATGAGAAGAGTTCATACCTCCTTGATTATTGTCTATTGGTCTTTGATCATATAGTTTTTTAAATTCTTCTATATGTGATAACATTATTTCTTTAGTAAATCTTTCCATTTCTTTTGATTATTTTTTTAAGAAGGTTAATTCTATATAGTTTCTATTATCTATTACAGTGTACCCATTATCCTCGAACTCTTTGATAACTGATTTGGTATCATCTAAGCTCTTATCTGTCATACAATGATGGTGGAACTCGATACAAACTTGTTTAACGCCTATACACTCTCTATATACGTTATACTCACTACCTTCAATATCTATTTTTATAAGAGAGGGGTTATATAGTTCCCTAAGTTCTTTAATCGATATAGTTTCGGCTTCATAACTATCACCGCCAACCATAGCATGTGTATTAGATACTGACTCAGAAACATAATTAGGGTTAGTGTTCTTGTAAATAGTAACTGTTCCGTGACCTTCTTGCTCTATTGCTTTTTTAATTAACTCGACATTAGAATTGTTTTTATTTTCTAAAAATTTATGACTTTTGATTGTAGGATCTACTGCTATGATATTAACTGTTCTTTGTTCTAATAAACTTTCCTCAAATGTGATATCTTCTCCGACACCACCACCGATTATAGTATCGCCTTCGTTGATAGAGTCTACATCTACTACCCATCCACCATAATCACTTCCTAGCATTTTAATATTCATACTGTTTCTTTTCTTTTTTCTACTATGTCTTTAACATAGTTCATAATTTTAAATTTGTTTTCTAAACCAACTGTCCAATTTCCGTGATGAACCAATATTTGCTCAGGTATGTTAAACTCAGCACCCACCCATCTGCGAGGACCTAAATTCGAGGCAGCTACAGTAAAATACTTATCTCTCGATAATTTCCCTATTTTATGATTAGGGTACTTATTCGCACTTAAAAACTGATTAATCACTTGTTGATCATCTATCTTTCTCTCTCTAGCCGTATCTAACGTGTTTCTCACATCATTGAAGAAGTCTAATACTAATTGATTCTGTCTACATACGAAAAAACCTGCGCACACACAAGCAACATCGTCTTGGAACATTATATTGTTATCTCCTAGATCTGCTTTGATTGTTTCAGAAAAGTCTTCAAAAAATTGAATATCACAATCAGCAAAAACCATTGGTTCGTTATCATTAAGATCAATATTATCTATTACGTGATTTATTTTCTCGAACATAGTATCGGCAAATCCCTCTGAACCATAATCACCACTTGGGCTTAGTTGATCAATATGTTTTGCCTTTAAATTAAAGCTATTTTTTAAGTATTTATTAAAACTATCTAAAAAGAAAGTTTCATAAAGGTCTTTGTGACTATCGCTGTAAAATGTAAGTAATTTCATGTGTATAAATTATTTTTAAAATATTTTGCTCTGTTAGAATCCTTTCTGAGAAATACGTTATTCCCTCTTTGTCTTTCGAAGAATTGAAATCCCTTTCCTTCTAAGAAGGATATTACTAAATTATTTTTTTCTGTTTCATCTGAATGTGCTTCTGATATTATACAATATATGTCTATTTCATCAAAATCAATAGACTGTAATACATCTAATTCTGCTCCCTCTACATCCAATATAAATATATCAATATAGTTATATTGAGATTCCTTTAAAATGTTTTTTAATTGTCTACTTTTTACGGTGGTTTCTATTTTATTAAATCCATTTTTTATAAATTCTTTGATACCACCTTCTGCGTCTGATCCAACAAACGTTATCTCACCCTCTTGTGTAGAAACAACACAATTATGATGTTCACAATTAGGTCTATTTGAAATAAGCCGATTATAAAAATGACCTATTGGTTCTATTAAGATCCCACTGAAACCAAAATAATCTTCTAATGTCTTAGTATTAGAATACATAATACCATCACATGCTCCAAGTTCTAAGAAAACACCATCTGTTATTTTATCTTTAAGTATCTTCTGTATAATATATTTATCTTCATCTTGTTGAGAATAATATCTAATGCTATCTTTCGATACTCCGAAGTTTTTATATGTTTCTATGGAGTAATCTTCGTAACTATTATCTAATCTCCACTCTTTTAATCCGTTATTATCTACGTACATATTTCTATTTTATTTTTTCTATTAACACTTTGTGTAAATTATCATTAGAGAAATAAGTATAGTATATATCTAAAACCTTTATACTCATTTCTTTTATTTTTTCTTCACTATAGCTCTTTAATATATGTTCTATTTTATGAATTTCATTCTCTCGTATACTAACACTAAAATCTCCCCAATTTAACTTATCACTTAATGGTGGGTCATAATTATCAGCTATGATAACAGGTATAGTACCCATTGCCATGGACTCAAATAATCTAACACTTGAAATACCTGTTCCTCTAGGGCAAATAGAAAACTTACTATCCCCTATCATTTCTATATATTTTCGTTTGAATTCTTCGGGTAATCCTTTATCTAATCCCCAATGTTTCTTAGAATCAAAACAAGTGGGATACCTATGTACTATTTGGCTTCTACTAATATGTGTGTTTATAGATCCTATAAAAGAAAATAGATACTTATCATGTTTTCCATAATATTTATCGAAATTAACAGCGTAATGTGGAATAGAAATGAACCTTCTGTTCTTAGAAGAGTGTGGAGTGAAGATAATATCACTATCCCTAAATTGTAAATTCTTACATTGTATGTGTTGACACACAAATACTCTATTGTCTACATTGATAGAATCCAATATTTGATTTGTTGCTATAATACCCTTTGTGTTAATCAGATGAGCCAATGGAATATAAATAAAGTTATAATTATTATTGATATCCTTTATATCTCTTTCTATCAATTCACATATAGTTTCCTCTGTCTTAATATATGGACAGAAATCGTATTGAAATGGTTTTACTATCTTCATAATATACCAAGGACTTTATTTTTTACTACTCGCATTAATCTGATCTTATCTTTAGTGTCATTACTCCAACTACTATTATGTACCATAATAGAGGGAGGAACTTCAAAGTCTTTATCTGCTTCCCATTGTTTATCTCCTGTCGAAGCAGATACGTTATAATATTTATCCTTTGGGAGAATACCAATACCTGTTGAATTCCCATTATTGATTATAATATTAATCACATCTTGATCAGAAAGTTTTCTTTTATATCTTTTATCAGTCATGTGTTTTTTCATCATAAATAAGACAGTATTGAAAAACTCTAATGTTTCTTCATTCTGTCTACATACAAAAAAGTTAGATGATGCGCCTACGATATCACCTTGGAATAAAATATTATTATTTTCTAATTCCTCTTCAATGTCTTCATGGAAATCCCTAAAAAACTGTGATCCACAGCTTGAGAAAATTAATAAATCCTTAGATCCAACATCTATATTATCTATAACATATTCAATTTTATCCATCATTATATCTTCTGATGGTTCGTTTAGATACTTAGCATCTAATTTAAAACTTTTTCTCAGTACGTCATTGAATGATCGTAAGAAAAAATTTTTGTACATTTTTTTGTTTTCGTCTGTGTAATAAGTTAGTATTTTCATTGTAATAATCTCTTTTTTGATTCTCTATTTATGTTATTAGTAGGCTCTACACCAACCCAAGGACCTTGTACGGTTTCCTTCCCCCCAGGAACGTAAGTTCTATATTGGGTAATGTGTAAATGTTTAGTTATGATTCCCTTGGATGGATTCCTGACATCTAATTTACTTTCCATTGCTAGGTAAGCTAGTTTGTTATCACAGCCTGGCTTGCCCATATAAAAATCCGCATTTTTAATAGGAACAGGTGTTTTGAATATCCAACTATCTTGTGAAAAGTGTGCTATTCCTGCTTGATTATCGAAAAACCTGATGTTATTATCGGGTAATATATCCCAACGTGTGAGACACAAGAATCTACCATCTATATTATCTGTATTGACATATTTAATAGAATTATCAAATATGATATCTGTATTAGAAACAACACAGATCGTGTCTTTTATGAAGCTATTACAAAACTTGAATAAGTCTTGTAATGTCTTTCTTTCTTCTTTATGATCGAAAACTACTTCCTCGTCTAAAATGTCTTGGGGTAAATCGTTTCCTTCTTCTACGAATATATGAATATTGTTGAATAACTTAGACTTGATATTTTCCCTAATACATTTTAAATATTCTTTATTCCTTTTTTCATCAGAAGGAGTGTAATATTCTATAACTAATATCAAAACACATTTGTATATTTTTTATGTGTATAATATTGTATTAATTAGTTTTACTCTGTTTTGGTCTACTGTCGAAAAGTAATCCACAAAAAACCAATCAGGTCTTTGTTCTGCGAATATACATTTCTCTGTTTCGGTTTTAAAGAAATATAGATTATAAACCTCTCCTTCCTCGTAATCTACTAATTCATACAATATATCACTATAGAATATAGTGTTATCCAACGAAAAAGTTTTCTTTGGTATGAATTTTTTCCCAATTAAATTATCCATATAATTCATTAAATGTAATTAATTTACTATCTATTGTTCGCTCATAGATTAAATCAGGTGTTATATCTTCAATGTTACTCACCCCAATAGAACCCGCTACTTCTTTAAATTTATCTAAGGTATTTCTATGATAGTTGAAAACTCTTTTATATTTTTCTTCAACTACTAACCCTCTTTCTAAGCCTTTATTCTGAGTAGCTATACCAACGGGGCAAGTGTCTTTATTACACTCCCTTGCTTGGATACAACCCAAACTCAACATAAATCCCCTAGCAATGTTTACCCCATCAGCACCCAATGATAATACTTTTAATATATCGAAGGTATCGATTATTTTCCCACTAGCGAATACCTTAATTTCTTTTTTAAGGTTTAAATTCATATCCAATTGTTTCCTAACAATACTAAGACCGTCTAATAAAGGAGTACCCATGTTATTAGTATACTCTAATGGTGCTGATCCCGTCCCACCTTCGCTACCATCTATTGTAATAAAATCAGGGTAGTTATCTAATTCTTTAAATGTGCGGATCATCTCTTTTATTTCGTAATGGGATGTAACACAAAACTTTATACCAACAGGTTTACCATTAGACAGATCTCTTACTTTCTGAATAAACTCAACCATTTCTTCAAAATTACTAAAGGCTGAATGGTGAGCAGGGGAATGAACTGTTGTGTGTGGATCTACCCCACGTATTTTCGATATCTCTTCTGTGTTCTTTTTTGCGGGAAGGATACCACCATGACCAGGTTTTGCGCCCTGTGATAGTTTTATCTCGATCATCTTCACTTCTTTTCTAGTTGCATTTTTTACAAAACTGTTGGTATCAAATTTCCTAACACCATTTTCTGTCCTACCTGCACCAAAGTATCCTGTTCCTATCTGAAAAATGATATCACCGCCTTGTAGATGATGTGGGGATATACCACCTTCTCCCGTGTTCTGAGCAAAGTTACCTTCCTTAGCACCCTTATTTAATGCTCTTACTGCAGCACCACTTAATGATCCATATGACATAGCAGATACATTAACCAATGAACTATCATATTTTGCTTTACAGTGTTTACTGCCTACATTTATTCTTTTTAATTCAAAGTCTTTAGGGAACATAGTATGTTTTGCGAACTGATGTCCCCTTTCATATACGTCATACATAGTTCCAAATGGAACAGTTTCTAGTTGGTTTTTAGATCTTTGGTAAACAATACTCCTTTGTTGTTTATTGAATGGTTTACCACTAGTGTCAGATTCGATGAAATATTGACCTATTTTATCCCTTTGAGCCTCAAAAAACCACCTTAAATTAGCTAATAGTGGGAAATTTCGTTTCAAAGTGTGTTTCGTTTGGGTAGATTCATATACTGCTAAAATTAATACACCCCAACTGATTATAAAAAATATAACCGATGTTGTATTAAAACAGTTAATCATCAATAGTAAGGATATGATTCCTACAAATGATAATAGCAATAAAGTTGATTTTCTCATGTCATTTATTTTAAAACGTTGTCTATAAATTCTTCTCTTAAATATGCCCTAGATGGGAATATAACTTCTGTAAATTCTAAATTAACAGAATTATTAACTTGAATATCTGAAAGTTTTCCGTTATTAGAGAGGTTTTTAAAAGTATGTAAATCAGTTGATTCAAACTGATGGTATTTGAAGTCAACTTTTTGTATAATCTCCATCAACACCTTGTTATATTCTTTTATAATAAAGTCTATGTTTAATTTAGAACTATCTATTTGTAGATATTTTATTTCATCACCCTCTCGATATGGAGATTCTATTAAATAGTGGTCGCCTCCTTCTGTATCGTCATATGTAATATCCATGCCCTGTTCTTTCAAGTATTCCATATATTGTGGATCTATACATGCTGCTATATCACCTTGTATGTAACTATTACCAAATGGTCTTTTATACCCAAGGGAAATAAATTCATCACCTTTAAATATTTCTTTATCGAAATAAGAAGTGTGAAATAAGTAATAATACGTTCTGATGATATTTAACCCACTATTCTCTAAGTCTTCTTCTGTGGTTAACCTAGATAGAATGAATAAATAATGTGATAAATCTTCTATTTCAGTGCTGCTGAAACCTTTTAAGCCCCAAGTAAGTACATTATTATAGTATACACCTTTTTCGAAAGTAGGTTCTATTTGTTTAAACCTATTCCACAATTTCAAATCAATAGAAAAATTATTTGTTCCCATATTGTAAAATTAAGGAAAATTATTCTATCGTTTGAATTTCATATCAGTTTTTATCTCAATATTATAACCGAAATTTGTTTGGTCATCTATTTTAGCATCACCGTATTTGTTATAGATATAAGTATTATCACTCTTTTGGATGTCTTGACCTTCCCTTTTTTGTGGCGGTAATGGTTGTTTAGGAGCTTCCCTTTTCTTAGGAACTGTTTGTTCAGGGTACATTTTTTTATACATCTCAGGGTGATGTTTATATAAAAACGCCTTTGTTTCTTCTTCTGATAGATTCCTCTGATCAGTTACTTCTTCTTGTTGTGGTTGTATTATTCTTATCTCAGGTCTTCTCATATCTTATATATTATTTTATATAGATACGATTTAAGTAAAGAATATTAATAAGTCTTTTCGTAACTTAATATAAAAAACTCATTTTCATTTTTGAAAAGTAAGTATGTTTCGAATGCGAATACTTCAACTATATCCGTAGTGGTGTTAACACTCTTTAAGTAGTTCTTCTTAAATGAAAATTTTCTGTTTTCTTTCACATCTGTCTGCCCCACTTTCAATTCCCATTCTGCTTGTTTGAAATAAATACCACCACCTCTTACTTCTAAGGTGATCACATCTTCTTTATCAATAGCTGATACTTTTTTTGCTTCTTCGAAAGTCGAAACAGGTATCTCTAATTTAAAATCGGCATTATTAGTATTAGTGAGAGAATTCATGGTTTCAACTGATACGTCTGATATCTCACCCTTTTCTATTCCTGTTAATGACATTTTAAATCTACTATCAGTCATATTAACTTTTCTAACATAGTCTTCTCCGTCTATGGGTCTAGTTTTAAATATACCTTTAATATGTTTTTCCTCGGTGAAGAAGTTTAGTTTTTTATTTAATATCTTACCATCACCTATATTAAAGTTCAACATGAATTTATCATCTTCTTTTTCGTCCTCAGCAGTGAACTCATCTTCTAAATCATCATCTTCTAATAAGAGGTTGAAAAAATCTTCTATCATAAAATAATAGATCTTTAATGCTACGGTTTGATTACCTACTTTTTCTGAACAATAAATCAATAGCTTATCATCTTCGAATCGAAACTTGAATTTCTTTTCGATTTTAACTAAGCTATTGATCACTGACTTCAGTAAGGGTATTTTGTTGGATTTAAGTATAAACTTTATTTCGTCATTCATGGAAGTTATATTAAAAGATTAAAAAATGTTTAAAAATGGTTTAATATAAATTAATAAAGTTATACTAATGAATCTGCTGCGCTTGTTGACGCAGGTGAATATGGCTTACACCAAACTCTATAACCATTTGATTTTAACCAAGGTATAGCAGATTGTGTCACGTTAAAAGATTTATTTTGACCATTACCATCTTGTAGATTATAATCTAAATGTATATCACATTTCTTATAAGGTATATTCCTATCTTCATCTGTGATAGCTATTTTAGTTAAAAGTCTTTCTTCTTCGACTATATCAATAAGTATATTCTTTCCTTTGTGTTGATCTAAATGTAATTTATATTTACGTATAGATGCATCATCAATATCTTGTCTAACGTAATCAGAAAGACCCTTTTCAATTTGGTCAGCTAATTCTAGCGCATATTCCGCTTCTTTATACAATCTTGTGAATGTATCTAATTTACCGTTTATGTATATTGTTTTGAATACTACATGAACCCCGTCCCTTTTCTCAGTATCATGAAGCATGATCGTAACCGCATAAAGAATACCTCGTCTTTTTTCAGCCGAATCACATCCCACAGAAATGGAAATGTTTGGTTTATCCTTTATATACTCTTTTATATAAAAGATGATATCAGGGATCTTTTCTCCTGAATATTTTCTAAAATTTTTCATGTATCAACTTTCATTTTTATATATGGGGTTATTATATATAGTAAAAAACGTCAGTTGAGTTTTTAAAATTTAGAATAATAGTTTTATTTTTTCTTCTTTTTCGAAATTGATAATGGGTAAAATGTATAAAAAATCTAAGTCACGTAAGTAAGATATCACAGTTTCACTATCTCCTTTACTAACGAATTGTAACTTTTCTCCTAGTTCTTTGATATCCTTTATATCATACATTTCGCAAAAATAATAATAAGAAAAAAGCCTTGCGTATATCTCACTATCCGATAAATAATAATCCTCGTTACTAAGAAATTCAGCAAGCACTATATCACCGAATGCAAGTGTATCTTCTCCAATTGATATACTAGGGAAATCTGAATATAGTTTTGAAAAATCAGCATAATTAATAGTATCCTTTTTTATATCAGAGATGAGTACATCTATTTCAGATTCCCTATGTTTATTTACTAAATGTCCTATTTCATGATAAATAGTAAAAGGAGATAGTTCCATAGTATCAAGTATGATATAATCTTTATCTGTGTCACTGTCATGTATAAATAAACCCGAATAGTCCTTTTCCCTAGGTATACCCTCTTTGTATATTTTGTAATCTGCATTATTTATGCGATCAAATAATTCTTCTTTGTTTAATATATTCTCACCCAATTCAATACTATTGATTATCCCAATTCTATCACAAGTATCATAGTTATCTAATTTGTCTATGTATTTTAGGAATTTACTCAACTTATATTCCCCTAAGAATACGTTAAACGCATTACTATTGAGCATCAATAAAAGTATTATTAAAAATATATTTCTTTTCGAAAGCATAATATTGTAATATATAAACAAAAATAAACAAATAATATGGAATTTTATATAGTTGTTAAGAATAAAGATCTCGGTGAAATAAAATCAGAAACATACAAAGGAGAAAAACCCGAATATGAGAAGGTTGTGGCAGAAATACCTAAGGCTACTAAATTGGACTTTTATGATGAAGTTGGTGATTATGTAGTCATTTCGGAAAACATAATATCAAATAGTTTAATTTATATCAAAGAAGCTTAATTTTTAACAATCGTTAAATGTGCAGATTTGAAATTCGAAATAAATATTTTCTTGGATTGTTCCCACTCTAACCCAATTTCTATTAGTTGGTCATATGAAAACCCAACCTTACTGCCACTGTATTTACGGTCAATATTAAAACACACTTGATTCAAAGCTTTATATACAGTTTCTTTAATATTTTGATCTATGCAAAACAAATAGATATTAGCAATCTTAAATAAATAATCATCACATATAGAATACTCCCCAAGATCCATAGGGAAACTATCTGAATCTACGTTATAACTAAGAGGATACTTTTCCTTTATATTAACAGAAAGGCTACTATCCCATCTCTTCTCACAATCACAGAAATGACCAATTAGGTCAAATTCATTCTCTTTAGCCATCTTTATCAAATCACCATTCGCTAAACTCACGCTCATATTTCTTATACTCTTTTTTTTTGATTAAGGTTCAATAACCTTGTTACTATCGGCTTGTTGTGGATTACCTGATTTAATACTTCTTCCTATAATAAATCCTGCGCTTGTTATCACAACCGCCATCATATAAGAGCCTAATTTATCGATATTTTCGGGAGAAAAGATATAACAACCTATTCCTATTAATAGTGATCCTATGAAAGTATATAATGCAACTTTATATCTTGTGCTGTTAACAACAAAGCCACCCTCATGGTTTCCGCTTCTTATTGTTCTACCTCCGATATAACTTAAAAGAGGTATAACGGTATTTATATTATAAAAGGCATATTTATCAATGTGTGCGGGGTCAAAAATATAAGCTATAACTCCTACTATTGCTAGTATTATAGTTGAGAATATTGTCATTTTTAATCTTGTTGATTTATCCATAGTAGTAAACTTATTTCATTATAATATATATAAAAGATAAAAGATAATAATATGAAGATAACGAATACTGATATACTAACTAATTCGAATATATTAATAGGAAATAAGAATGTAAGTGATATCCAATATACGAATAGTCATACAATCGAAAGTATTATGGTATATTTTGATTTTATGTCAGATATATTAGATCTACCTAATTTTGAAACTATTATGAATATGACAAACGAAGAACGACAATACTATATAAAGGCATATAAAAGAGATAAAAAAATAGATAGTATACTAAATGAAGATAGGTGAATTAGACATATCGATTAAAGAATATATTGGTCGAATCGGTCCAGGTATTTTGGTATCCCTCTCCGTGCTTTATGGCGAAGAGATATATGAAGCTATGTATTGGTATACTAATACAGAAGATATTATTGAGATCAATGAAGATCTATTTAATAAAATTGGTGAGATAGAAAAACATAAGGATTATGATGATATCATAAAATTCTTACAAGAGAAAAGAGTTGATTATAGTAAAGCAACGGAGTTTGATGATATATTTGAAAATTAATCTTCGTCTTCTTTAATTATTACATAAAGGTTTCCCATCTTACCGTTGTACTTTGACTGATTGCCTAAATAAATCATCTTTAATTTACCGCCCTCGAAATCATCTTCCTTTACTTTTACTCTTTTGATTTTTTCAACTACGCCCTTACCGTTACAATTATTACACTTAGATAGTCCTAAGGATATATATCCGTTCCCTTTACAACCTGGACATTCCATACCATTATAACTTCCCGTTTTTTCACATATATCACAAGGGATTTCTTCATCATGAGCGAATAAAGGTTTAATATTTTCTCCATTATATGAGGAATTTAAGTTCAGTCCTCTAACGTCCTCATTTCCTGTTCCATCACAATTAGAACATATTACATTTCTTTTATATGTTAAATTAGGCTTGAATTCGTCTAGTTCTAAAATGATATGAAGCATTTCGGTTTTCTTGAACCCATTCATCTTATCTACTACGTTAGTGGATGCTACATTTGAATTAGAAAATTCGAAATTCAATAGTTCTAATGTAGGATCATAACTTCTTCCGAACTTACTTTCATTATCATATTGTTCTCTTAATTCTTCATTAGAGAACATCTTATATCCTTCGTTTATTATTTTGAACTTACCTGAAGCCTCTTCTCCCGAATTCTTATCAGGATGGTATAACTTAGATAAATCTCTATAACTCTTTTTGAGGTCTTTAGGTGTGAAGTCAAAACTTAAACCTAGTGTTTTATAATAATCTACTTCAAGTTTCATCATTTCTTAATATTTCTTCTATAAAGTTATCTCTATTAATCATCTTTAATACATCATCTTTATCAGTCTGATCAGATAACTCTAATCCACCACCATCTTTTATATGATAAATTTTTATTTCTAAATCTGCTTTATCATAATTCTTTAGAACCCAATGTAGATTTTTCTGTAATTGTTCTAATCTAAAGTAAGTTCCGTATTTAGTAAACCTAGATCTGTTCCTATAATACTTATTATCGCTTTTTCTTTTGATTCGGTAGAGATTCATAGATTATTTATTATAATAATCTGTTTCCCTCAAACTAAGAAGATATATCAACTTCTTCTAAAGTAGTAAAGACATTCTTTTCTACCTTAATCACTTTGTCAAATTTATTAGAATCTAATGTAGAGTGGTGTACTAAGAATATATTAATCTTACTTTCATTAGCTAGATCTCTTAACAATGCAATCACACTATCGATACTTTCTACATCAATTGAAGAAAACACTTCATCTAAGAATAAGATATTAATCTGTCTTTTCGTTCTGATCAACCTTAGATAAGCTACCATAATAGCGATATTAATCTTTCTAGTTTCACCCGTAGAAAGAGTTTCAGTATCGATTTCTTCACCAAAGGAAGTTATCTCTGCAGTAAAGCTATCGTCTAGGTTTACTTCAAAAGGTAAGTGCATCTTTTGGATATTATCTTGAATATAATGATTAATAGGCTCTACTATATTATTGATAATAGATTTCTTCACACCGTTATCAGAAAATACTGATTTTAGATACTTATGATAAGTAGTCTTATCTTCATATTCACTTTTCTTATCTTTTCTGTCTTCTCTTTTAGCTTCTAATTTTTTAACTGATTCATAGAATTCTTCTAAATCATTATCTTTTTCTTCTCCTTGCTTCCTTAAAAGTTCTTGTTTATCTCTACTAAGGCTTTTAAGATCAGAATTCATTTCATTGTATTTCGTATTACCTTTCTGTGCTAATTCATCTAACTTCTTAACCTGCTCATTCAACTTCTTTCCCTTAGATGTAACTTCTTTGGTTATTTCCTCAAATTTTTCTTTCTTCTCTAAATAAGTTTTCTTTAGTCCTTGGTGGAAATCTCCTGATAAATCGGTTTGACAAGTAGGACATTGATCGTTATCAAAAAGTTCTAACTGTCTATCTATTTGTTTGATCTCACTTTTAGTTTCTATTAAAGTAGTTCTTTCGCCATCTACTTGTTCTTTAATAGTTCTTTTCTTTTCTTCGATCTTCTTTAGTTTTTCTTTTACTTCCACGAATGGATCTTTAAGTGACTCCATTTTCTCAGTAAGTAATCCTATTTTATTAGACAGATCTTCTTCTTTAGAGCTTTTAACTTTATCAATACTACCTTTAATATTATCTATATTTTCTTCAATGATATTAATTTCTCTATCAGTAACTTCTAGATCTTTCTTATTATCTGATATTAGTTTATTTAATATTTTATTAAGTACGTTAATCACCTCTAAGTTAAATAACTTATCTAATAATAATCTTTTATCCTCACTAGAAAGTGCAATGAAGTTCTTGAAATCATTTATAGACATCGATATGAATGATTTAAATGTTTCATAGTCGATACCGATATAGTTCTCTATTAAAGCCTCTAATTTACTCTTACCTGCTCTTTGGTTCAATACTCCATTTTCGTATAGCTCTAGTTTATTAGGCTTATATCCTCTAACTATTTTAACCTCTGTCCCATCATCAGATAGGAATTCAACTGTGTTTTCCAGATTGCCATTTATTCTATTAGGTAAAGAAGATAGTTTTACTTTCTTTGCTTTCTTACCCTTAACTGTATTATAAAATACATAATCGAAGCTATCCATTAAACTAGATTTACCTGAGCCATTAACTCCCGATAAAAGGATTAGGTTTCCTTCGTCTTTTAAGGATATAGATTGTTGGTTATTACCAAACGATTTAAAGTTTCTGATTGAAAGTTCTTTTATTATCATGTACAATATATTAGAAAGTAATGAAATTGTTTAATACATATTACCTACTTTTCACCAAATGTTAATATAATTACCTATTTTTCCACGATAATACCTATTTTTCCTAAAATATTAATATAAGTAAGTATTTCTCACGTTAAATAATTATATTTGTATCATGGAAAAATTGATATTAGCTCTTATGCCGAACAATAAGAAAGACCAAAACTCTCAGTTCTTTGTAGAAGCGGAAAATATAACTAAGGCTATTGAACGTTTGGACGAACTATATCCCAATAAATATAGGGTTATTGGTGTAAGTGGATATACTAAGGGTGGTTTTGAGAACGAAAAACTAAGATAGTTTATATAATAATGAATATAACACATATTTTATGTGATCATATATTGTTTTAGATACTTTAGATTTATATAATAATCTAAAAAAAGGCATAATATAATTGTTATCAGTCTTATCGATGATTTTAACTTCTGTTAATGGATCAACACACTTACCAATTTGTCTCGATGCCATAAGTATACTCAATGGATTCTTATCATATAAGTCAATTACATCATGTTGATAATCTCTTAGCTTCATTAAATGATAATCACCATCCTCTGACTTAATATAACAGTAATTAGCTATAAAGTATCTGATATCTACTTTACATTTCATGTATTCATTAAGTTCTTCTTCTGTTACTTTAAATGCTAGATTCGACTTCTTCAGACCTGGGATTTTATCAAAAAACGGTATTTCATAACCTTTAAGTATTATACCTTCGTCTAATTTTTGTTCAGCTTCCTTAACATTCTCAGTAGACCATACTAATTTTTTCTCATTTGCCATATAGTATATATAATTTTTCTTACTTTTGTTGTTACTATGAAAATAAATTTATCTGAATATAAATTATTAGGTGATAGAGACTATTATTACGTCGAAATAACTGATAAAGTCAAGGAAAGAAACAATGTTATTGATGACATATTAGGCGAAGAAAAGGAAGAGAATAGATTCTTAATGGATAGAAAAACCCTTTTAACTACTACTGATTTAAAGTATGCTTATTTCAGACAAAATGTTTCTTATCAAATAAAGAATGAAATAGAAAATATGTCTTCAATAAGTACATATAAGTTACATCACTTATCCCCTAAGGCTTTCATCAAAATGATGGAAGGTGAAGTGGATTTTAATAACGGGAAAGGTGGTATTACTGATCCAAGATTAATAGAATACTTTAGGAATATCAAAAAGAAGAATAAAGAAGCAAAGAAACAAGAAAAAATCAAATCACTAAGAAAGAATTATAATTGTATCGATTCGTATAAAGCTGTTAAAACCCCCCATATTTGGCTACCTTGTCCAAAATGTGATCTGATACCACTTACATGGGAATTTAATAATGGTTCTTCTACTGCATGTGGTTGTGGAGATAACACATATAATCATTTTAGTATTTATGCAGAATCTATAATGTCTTATATCGAAAGAAATAATGGTTCTGTTCTACACTATAAACATGATGGTTTACGAGATAATTGGAATCATTGGGTAAAAACAGGTGAGATATTATATGATAATAACGTTGAAAAAGAATTAGGAAAATGGTAAATAATTCTTACCTTTGTATCTATGAAAACTCACAGAACATATTTACCATCTTACGATGAATGTGTGAAGATATGTAATAGCTTTGAAAAGAATACATTTTATGAAAATAAATATGTGATCGAAGGTTATAACGTTTCTTTATTCAATTATCGTTTAGCTCAGTATATGGACTTTCTTAACCCTTTGGGAATAGAAGGTCATGATGCTAGAGAGTTAAGAGGGTTGTGTTTTGTTTTCAATAAAGATGGTACTTTATATAATAGATTTTTATTGTTAGAGAAATTCTTTAACTTGAACCAAACTACTGAATCTTTATATGAAAATGTAAAGCATCTCAAAATAAAATACATCAACAATAAAGAGGATGGTTCTGTAGCATCTTTTATTAGACTACCTAATGGTAAAGTAATTGGGAAATCCAAGATGGGATTTGATTCCCCACAGGCTATTGGTACTACTAAACTATATGAAAAAAACGAAGGCGTAAGAAACTTTGTTGACTATTGTTTAGACAATAATATTGTAGCAGTATTTGAATATGTTTCCCCAAGGAATAGGATAGTTTTGAACTATAAAGAAGAGAAACTTATCTTATTGAAATTAAGGGATAATAAGACAGGTAAGTATTTAGATATACATGATTATTTAGATATCCTAAATGAAAATAATATCGAGTATGCCAATTTCGAAGATATCGAATCTTTGGATCGTTTGTTAGAAATCAATGAAACAGACGAAAACAAAGAGGGATATGTTATCCATGCTATTGATGATAATGGACATGACTTCTTCTACAAAATAAAGAACGAATGGTATAGATCTCGTCATGGTTTATTAACAGATGAAATCAGACGTGAGAATATGATCATTAAGTATATTCTTGATGGTACTATCGATGATTTGTTAGGAGAGATACCTAAGGACGAAACTATTACTATTGATAGAATAAACACTATCTTAAATATAGTAAGAACTGAGTTAAATGAAATCGTTAATAACACCAACAGTTTATATAATATTCTAGAAATGGGGGATGTTAAGTCTTTTGCATTAAAGTATCATAAGAACATGTATTTCCCTGCTGTTATGGCGAAGTATAACTATAACAGAGATCCTTTTGATTCTGCTATAGATGTGATTTCTAAACAAACAAATTATTTAGAAATCGCTAGAAAGTGGTTAGATAAGAGAGGATATAATTACGAGAAGTATGAATATAGTTAATAAAAGAGAAGATGTGTTTAATTATATGGAAAAGATCAATTGGATAGAAGCCAATATCTTCTCTAAATTCGATAAGTTAGGTTGTGGGTACGTTGAAAACGCAGACGTACATAGACCTGATTATAATGACACTGATCGATTATACCGTAGGAATGATGTTTCCTACGGTATTTCTTTCGATACTACTGTGGTATATGTTTATGATAAGGACTTTAATCTAATGGTGAGTCAATCCTATGCTGCGGATTATGACTACAAATGTCCTTCTTGTTTTGATGAAGATCTAAGCACAGAATTTTATAATCTATATGTAGAAACAACTATTGATAATTTAGCTAATAATTTAGATATGTGGTTAAAAGAAGCTGATGTAGATTACACTTCTTCTGAGCCTTCTTCTTGATCTTTAATCTTCCCTGATAATAGGAAGTGATATACTTGGTCTAAGTTCTCTGATGCGACAGATATGTGGTCAGAAGCCCAATCGTGTTCATCTAATATAGCATCAATTTTATCTTGATCCATTCCCATTAGTTCTTCAATATTGTTTTTCATCACTCTCAAATGGTTGAAGAACATATAATTGCTCTTACCACCTTCTTTTTTAAAATCATTAAATTTCTGAACATCCATAGTACTATTTGTATTTTATTTATATATTAAAATGAAAGAACTATTTATTTATATATAAGTTAAAATATAAACATCCTTATGAGCAAGAATCAAGATAAAAAGAAGGATCTAGACGACGAAATAGAACAAATAAAGAACCAATACTCAAACCAAGCTGATATGAGTAAATATATGGTAGACTCTGACGAAGACATGCCAGGTTTCGGTGAAGTAGAACTATACGACTACGATAAAGATATTAATAAGGCTAAAGAAACAGGTAAAGAGCTATTAAAGGGTTTAGTAGACCTATATTTAGGTGATTCTGATGTAGCTGAACACGAGTATATCCAAGCTAGGATGAGTGAAGACGCTGAATACTATTCACAGATGAAAGTAATACAAAAACTCAGTGAGAAGCTTCTATTACAACAAATGAAGCAAATTGATTCAGGTGATATAAGTCCAAGAATGTACGAGATCACATCTAAGCATATTGGTGAGGTTAGAGAAAATATCAAAGATGGTCGTAAAGCAAGAACTGAGATAGAAAAGATGTATAAAGATATGAGAAAAGATCTTGGATTAAACGAAACTGTAAACAGTGGCGATTATAATGTTAGCCCTAATAATGGTAGTGATGGTATAATATTAAATGGAAGTGATATTAATTCGAAAATCGACGACTTTTTAAAGAATCGTGATGACGACTAAATGATTCAAATGTTCTAATATATTTATCATTTAATTCAACTTCTTCTTTTTCGATAATATTTAATTCATTGGAAGTAACTTTATTCAAAAAAAGTTTTTTCTTAACATCCTTAGTTGTTAACCCATCTAAGAATTCTTTAATCTGTGCTTTCAATTTATTAATCGTAACATAGTTTGAATCATAATAGTTAACAGAGCTATATTCTCTATCATTAGTATCCATTAATTCATTATTTCTTATGTTTCTACCAAGTAAATTAGATATAATTACATGTGATATCTTTTTAAGGTTTTCGTCGCTACTTTGGGCAAAATATGAGCTATTAAGATAGTATGTTTGTTTTATGATAATACCATTATCTTTTAGTTTTTCGATAAGTTTATTATGGATATTCTTATAGTTTTCTTCGGTTGTTTTAGAAGTGATGAAATAGATATCATCATTGCTCGATTTAAGGTGTTTAATAGGTGCTAAATCATATCTTATATCCAAACCATCAATAGATTCGGGTTCAATATATTCTCTGAAACTGAATGTTAATTCATTTATTTCAACTTCTTTTTTAACACTATCATTTAGTTTTTGTATGAACGTATCATCTACAAAGTACTTCTTACTACCAAAATTTATTGAAATACCAAAGTTTTTGTATACCCCATTCTTAATAAGGTCAAACTCTGACTTATCAATTTTCATAATACACTTATTAGGATTACTTTTTTCTATAACCCAAACTTGTCTATCGAAATCGATCAACGTGTTATCTATGTTAAATATATGACAAGAATTCATTTTATAAAATTATTTGATCTGCGTCTATCTTCACATCATCACTATTAGATGTCTTAACTCTAATAAGGGTATCTGTTATGAATTCAGCTATTTCTGCTTCGTTTGTTCCTTTATCGCCTGTTTTTTGTCGGTAGACAATTTTATCACCTACTTTTAAATCAGCAATATCTTTCTTTAAAACCTTAGCAAACTCTGATGCTATTTTGTTTGTGATCTGAGCATCTATATCTTTAATGTTAGATCCCGATGTAGGCTCTGAATAACCAAAGTCCGTATCACCAACTAATATACCTAATGTGTTAACTGACCAAGAACTTTCTTTAGTTTCGATATCAGATAGATTAAATTCTACTGTATCGCCCACTTCACTCATGTTGTTTTTAACGAGTTCTGATAAATTGAAATATATAATATTTAATTTACCCCCTTTCTTTATAGTGTCTACGTTCTTAGCTTTAGCAAAGAACACATCTCCATATTTAGCGTTTGTACTAAATTTGAAATCTTGCATATCACCGTTTGTATCGAATGGCATATCATTAGCAGGTTCTACTGTGTTTTTAAGGTTCTTTCCTTTATAATAGTTTTCTAACCATTTTAAGTTAGCACCAATAGTAAATTTGAAGAATAAATCAGATCCCTTTTTAGCAACATTCACAAAAGTTATTGTTTCTTTAGATCCACCTGAATCAATATTCATCATTAAAGTAAATCTACTTTTTAGTTCTACTATTCTATTAACTCCAACAAAACCCGATGCTTTATCACTACTTTTCTTTACCTTTTCTTCTTTTTTAGAACTATTAGAATCAGAACTACTACCCTTTTTATCTATGTCTAAGAAGTCTTTATTAATCTTAACATAATCATTAGAAATCGCATCTTTATCTAAACTATCAGATATCATTTTTATTACTTTTTTAGGTAAGAAATCTTTATAATAAGATAATATCTTATTTACTTCTTTAACCCATTTTAAATAACCCTTTCTGTTGATCGCTCTACCACTAGGTAGTTTATCAAAATATCTTTGTTGTTTCTTTCTAATTTCCTCGTGAGGTTTAGTGTGTAATAAAGAATCTTTAGCACTTGTTAATACATCCATTATAGCCTTAGCTTGTTCACCTGTAATCTCACCGATACCTTTAGTCTCAGCTACCTTTTTATTAAGTTCTTCGAGGTCAGACATAGTAAATTTCCAAGTCTTAGATTCCTTTTCGATTTCTTTTTTGAGTTTTTTGAAATCCTTTTCAGTAAATACCTTTTCTTCTTTTCCTTGTTTTTCTAAAATTAAATCGATGTCTATAAAATAAGACTCATTAGCCTTTCCTGTGTAATTGCTTATCTTACTCTTTATTTTTTTTGATATCGCTAATACTCTTGTGATGGATTCATTTATGTTTTTACCATCTCTTAGGCTTTTTACACTCTGTTCCATATTCGTGATATAATTATCTAGTTCTTCCTTATTCTTTTTCTCTGCTTCTTTGTATAAATTAGAGGCTTCTAATTCCCCTTTAGTTTCGTTTATAACATTAACTAGATATTTAGCTATATCTTCTTTATTATTATTTATAGAATCATTTGTTAAATCTTCTTCGGATATATTACCTTCTCTGTCTTTTATTTTTATTTTATTGTTTTCGTTGTCGATATCAACTATTTCAACAAGGCTACCATTATATAAAACAATATCAGATGTTTGGTATTTAACTAATCCTTCTTCTTGTGTTTCCTCTTGATCTTCTTCTTGTTCTTCTTCTTGTTCTTTTTTAGCTACTTGTAGATCTGTTTTAAGTTGAACTAAAGCTTCTGATGCTGCAGCAGGTAATTCTTTAACTACTTCCTCAGGAACAGCTTCTAATAACTTAACAGCCTTCCTTTTGCTTTCTTCATCATCTTCTAATGATAACTCAGCAGCCTTTAATAAAAGCTTAGAGGTTTCTGCTTTTTTACCTTCTTCTGATAATTCTTCGATTGTTATTTCTTCACCTTCTTCTCTAGTATCGTTTACCTCATCTAAAGTAGGTTGAACAACCATAGATGCTAACACCCTGTCTAGTTTGTTAACATAGTTTTGTATTTGAACATTTGATAATGCAGATCTTCCTATTCCAAGTAGTCTATGTAAAGTACCACCTAAAAGGGTATCACCGAATTCGACATTCATATTGTCTGAGTCGAATAATTGTTCATTTATTTTGAATTGATCTCTGTTGTAGATATATCTCATAATTATTTAATATACATATTTATAACATATATATTAAATAAAAAAGGTGCTAAATCAATAGCACCTCCGATGTTTTTAACAAATATTTCTATAATAACTTAGGGGAAAAAACAACCTATTAAGACCGATAACGGATTCCATATATGTAGCGTGTATAGGCACACCACCTTCTAATAATTCAATATATGATAAAAGGGTAGCTAAACATCTTTCGACTTCTATATGCCGTCCGTCTTCAAAAAGAATTTTTGCTTCTTTTAGAAGCCCCAAAACGATATTAATTTGCTTAAAATCTTTATATTCATCCTTACTAAAGCGTTCAATTCTCTCACTAATTTTATTAAGAATATAATTTTTAATTTGAATAGGATCGATGTTGCTATAGATTCTATTCTTTACCTCTTTCTTCAGTATTTCTTTAGATTTAAAATCCTTGTTCTTATTTATGAAATAAAATTTCTCTAGTAATTCATTAGAAAGATCATCCGTGCCTAAATTACTCGATAAAGAAACACCAAAATAAAACCCAATAGCAATATTATCACCTAAAAAGGAATCATCACTAAGAATATCATCTAAGTTAAACTCAGAGGCAACGTTGATAAGATTTTCAAATATTAATTCTTTAGTTTCCATGTCTGTTTGTCTACATTTGAAGCAAATATAGGAATAAATATCTAATTACGCAAGTTTTTTATTTTTTAATATGCTGTAATTGTACCACCATTAGATGCTATCGACCAATCTCCGTTTAGCGAAGTATCCACAGTAACCGTAGTCTCTATTCTAGATTCCAAAAGAATATTCCCTATACCATGTTGTGCATCACTCACAGGTATACCATTATTATACAATTTTGTGATGTTTTCTCCCGTGAGTACAGAAGTAAATGCGCTAAACATATCATGGTCTCCTGATGTTCCTAAGTTATCATCTGCTGAATTACCAGAAGCACCATATCCCAATCCTGGGGCGAAAGGACTCCTAGATGCATTTGTAGAGGCTGTTATGTCTAATTCAGCCCCATTCCAATATATTTTAAAAGCAGCAGCAGCGAGGGTTTGGCTACCATCATACGTACAAGCTAAGTGCGCAAACCCATCACTATTAACGTTACCAACTTGACTAGTACACCATCCTGTAGCAGAAACTTCAACACCTGTTAGCTCTGCATTAGTCGTAGCGTCATGTAACGCACACCTAGCTTCAAAGTTACCACCAGTTGATTGGTATCTTGCATACAATGCATTAGTACTAGCCACATATACAAGTATAAATCTACTAGTTGCATCAGATCCGCTATTGGGTCTAAAATCGCATTGATAAAAATTTGCCTTTGTTGATAGTCTTGGTTTACACCAAACAGAACATGAGAAGTCCGATGCGGGCGTAGGTAGAGCATAATTATCTGTTGTACCACATTCATAGAAAATACCATGAGCTGCGGCTGTCTGTGCGTTGTATTGTTTTGAGTTTGCATAACTATAAAAGTCTGACATTTGATCAGGGTTAGTTCCATTAAGTTCGGCAGTAGTTATAGAATCACCTAAACTCAGATTTGATTTTGCGCTACCAAGTTCGTCTGCTATGTTACCTAAACTTATTTGTCCCGATGCTTGTAGTGGCATTATTTTTTCTTTTTTATTTCTTCTTCTAAATCAGAAACTCTGTTTTGTAGTTCTTTATTAGATTCAATAAGCAGAGCAACAAGTTTTGCATAATCTACTGTCTTAACATCTTTAGGATTATCTGCGTATTCTCCTGTAGTTAAAGTTTTATCATAAACTACTTCAGGTATAACTTTTTCAACTTCCTGTGCTATAAGACCAATATCCTTCTGTCCTTTTCTTGATGTACCATTCCAAATAAATTCTACACCACGAAGTTTTGATATTTTTTCTGATGCACTTTCGATTGTTTCGATATTATCTTTAAGGCTTTCATCAGATGTTGTAGTAGAGAAAGCAAATACATCACCATCAACATGAAGATCACCATCATTTTCTAACCTCATATCTAAGTTACCATCTAATCTGAAATCGATAACAGTGGTATTAACCAAGATATAGTCATTAGTATCCCTTCCTATTTGGAATATGTTTCCTCTTTGATCTGATTCAAGTGACACAGTACCTCCTGATGAATCGATTCCTGCACCAACAACTGACCAAGATAAATTACCTGCACCATCTGATGTCATTATTCCCCCTGCTGTCCCATAATCTGATGGAAAAACGTAAGTTCTATTTGCTGTTAATGATCCTGCCGATAGTCTTAAATAATGTGAATTATTATCATCAAATATTCTAAATTCTGCTGCTGCCGCAACACTAACTACACCATTATCTGCTGAGAAGTAACTATCTAGTGATGAATTTTTCAAATCTAATTTTGCTCCACCATTTGACGAATCAAATATGAACTCAGCTAAAGTATTAGCAGATACGTTTTTTATTCCAAACCCAATATTAGTTACACCCGATGGTTGTATATTAAAATCACCATTAGCTAAAATTATAGCATTAGCTCCCCCTGATATCGTTCTATCTGATGTTAATGTCCCGTCAGCAGTGTATATATTTGTATTACCACTAGTAATCTCAGAGGATATTTTAGTAGAAGACCATGTAGATTCTGTTGCAGTAACAGCATCATTAATATTAGAACCTCCACCACCACTAGTACCTACTGATACAACACTCACTTGTGGATCAATTTGTACGTTAACTCCATTAACTCTTCTGAATTTTATATCTGCTGAGTATGTTCCACCTGTCAATATTTGGCTCTGTGTTCCTATTAGTACTATACTGTTAACCGAAGCAGACGCTGCTGCTACATCATCAAAGTTTATTGTGCCTTCTCCGTCTAATCTTAAAGCAAATCTATAATCATTTAACACACCTATAATAGATGATATTGTAACACCGATAGAAGAAGTCGTAGAACTATCAATTATATTTAATACGTCAGCACCCAAATAATTTTCTATATCTAATGCTTGGCTACTAGTTGAGTAAATATTAGTATTGGATATATCTATATCAAATATTATATCTTGATTATGGTTCTTTTTAGAAATCATCCAATCTTGTTGTGTTCTTTCTGCAACCTGATATTTAGATTCTATTTTTTGTGAAATAGAAGTAGTATAGTGATTCGTATATAAGTATTCGGTAGATAAGAATTCAGTAGATAAGTTATCGACATAAATTTTTTCTACAACTCTTTCTTGTGGTTCATTAACAGTATTACCTATTAATATAGTATTTTCAGTTAATGATGATATACCACCCCCACTAGAAGCAGTCCATGATAGATCACCTAAACCATTTGTTATTAATACTTCTCCATTTGTACCATAATTAGGTGGGAAAGCATATATTAAACTCTGTGTTAGTGATCCTGCTGAGAACCTTAAATAATTAGATTGATCATCGTCTAAAATCCTAAACTCTCCATTTACGCTTACTATACCATTACTCGCTGAGAAAAAACTACCAGTTGGACTTGCTACATCTAATATAGCAGTGTCATTTAACTCATCAAAGACTAATTTAGCATACGCTGTCAATCCTACATCTCGTCTAACTATTAAACCATAATCTACAGTATCAGCTCCTGATGTTATTTCAAATTGACCTCTCTCCAATGTTAATGTCGATTCATTAGCATCAATTGTTCTATTAGTAGATAATGTACCATTATTTAAATAAAAACTAGAATCGTTTATCTCTGTTTGTATTTTATCTGCACTCCATAAGTTAGTAGATGTAGTTATACTATCATTTAGTTGACTATCATCTAGTTTTAATTCTAATTCTGTATAAACTTTATTACCACTCCATACTGATGTAGTAGAGCTAGTAACACTGTCGATTATTTGTAGATCATTAGCTTCAATAGCTTGTAATTCAGTATAAATTTTATCAGCACTCCACATTGATGTTAAAGAATTTGTAGCACTATCATTTAATTGACTATCATCTAGTTTAGAGTCTAATTCAGAAGTAATCTTAACAGAAGACCAGAAAGAGTCTGTCCCTGTAACACCGTCATTTAATTGAGTATCATCAAGTTTAAGGTCTAACTCGGTATCTATTTTATCAGAAGACCATAAAATATTTACATTTGTAGCAGAATCATTAATCTGAGTATCATCAAGTTTAGTATCTAGTTCTGTATCTATTTTATCAGAAGACCATACAGAATCTGTTGCTGTAACTGAATCATTTATAACTACACTACTAAAACTCAAACTGTCTAGTTCAAACTGTATCTTATTAGCACTCCACATTGATGTTGTAGAACTGGTTGCACCATCATTTAACTGACTATCATCAAGTTTTAAATCTAGTTCTGTATAAATTTTATCAGCACTCCATAATGAAGTTGTTGAATTTGTAGCACTATCATTTAACTGATTATCATCAAGTTTAGTATCTAACTCAGTAGTAATCTTAACTGATGACCAGAAAGAATCTGTACCAGTAACTCCATCATCTAATTGTGTGTCGTCAAGTTTTAAATCTAACTCGGTATCTATTTTATCAGAAGACCATAAAATATTTACATTTGTAGCAGAATCATTAATCTGAGTATCGTCTAACTTAAGGTCTAACTCGGTATCTATTTTGTCTGAAGACCATAATGAATTAGTCGTTGTTATTGTATCATTTAACTGACTATCGTCTAGTTTTAAATCTAGTTCTGTATAAATCTTATTCACACTCCACAATGAAGTAGTAGAACTAGTAGCAGCCGCATCATTTAACTGAGTATCATCTAGTTTAAGATCTAGTTCGTTATCTATCTTATCACTACTCCATAGACCCGTTGCTGATATAATACTATCATTTAATTGACTAACATCTAGTTTTAATTCGAATTCAGTCAACAGTCTATCCACACTCCACAACGATGTAGTACCTGTACCACCATCGTCTATTTGTGTTTTGTCTACTTTAAGATCTAGTTCGTTGTCTATCTTATTAGAACTCCAAACACTATCTGTTGCAGTAACAGCATCATTTAATTGACTATCATCAAGTTTTAATTCTAATTCTGTATAAATCTTATTCACACTCCATAAAGATGTAGTAGAACTAGTAGCAGCCGCATCATTTAACTGAGTATCATCTAGTTTAAGATCTAGTTCGTTATTAATTTTTTGAGATGTCCAACCTGTTGTTGAACCTGTAATACTATCATTAAGGAGATTAGATACACTAATACTAACAGAATCAATTTCACCAAACACAGAAGAACTCAAACCTTGTATCTCTGTATATGTCTTATCTGCGCTCCATACCTCAGTAGTAGAGTTAGTAGAACTATCATTTATACTAAGTGAATTAGTAGCAACCGTAATCCAATCTAATGTTCCCGAACCATCTGTTATAAGTGCTTGACCATCCGTTCCATAATCTGAAGGGAAAACATAAGTTAAACTTTGTGTTAACGATCCTGCTGAGAATTGTAAATAATGTGAATTATCGTCATCATCAATAGTGAATGCACCTTTAACACTAACAGTTCCACCATTAGCTAAGAAGAAACTACTTGTTCCGTTTAATAATTCGAGTTTAGTTGTATTAGATAGCGCATCATATACAAATTGTCCTCTAATACCACCACCACTTTCTCTTAAAATAACACCATACTCGGTTGTATCGATTCCTTCCCAAATCTCAAATTGACCACCATCTAATATTAATTGTGTTTCGTTACCATATATTGTCCTAGGAGAAGATATTGTACCGTTTGATGTATATAAACTAGAATCATCTATTTCTGTCTGTATCTTATCACTACTCCACGTACTATCTGTTGCTGTTATCGAATCGTTTATCTCCGAGCTTAAAGAGGCAGATATACCTGTTATCTCTGTGTATATCTTATCGGCACTCCATGTTTCTGTTGTAGAACTAGTAGAACTATCATTTATAGTTACTGATCCGACACCTAAAGACACATTATCTTCTTCGATGTTAATATTATTAATTTTTTGTAACCTTAAAAACTCACTATATGTGCTTCCAATTATTGTAACATTTCCTCCACTAAGTAAGCTAATATCATAAAAAGAAGCAGAGGCTATGTCTGTATGTTCAAATGTTACGCTACCGCCTGTTGTGACTTTAAATTTAACACTAGATCTATCAAACAATCCAAATATAGTAGATATTGTAGCAGAAAAAGAAGAAGTGCTACTATCAATTATGTTTATAGTGTCCACACCAATGAATTGTGTAATGTTCATTTGATTAGAAGAAGTAGCAAATAAAGAAGCAGAAGATATATCTAGATCTTTAACTATGTCTTGGTTGTGATTCTTCTTAGATATCATCCAATCGGTTTGTGTCTTTTCTGCTATTTGGTCACTAGCCTCAACCTTTTGTCCTATTGAAGCAGTGGAATAATTATTGGACACATAAGTCTCTGTTAGTATATCTGTACTAACGTTATCTATGTATAATTTAGATGTTGGAACTCTGCTTGATTCATTGGCTGTATTACCAAGGAAAATATAACTTTCTGTTAATCCTGTATCTAATTTATTTTCAAATTCTGTATATAATTTATTACTACTCCATAATGATGTAGTAGAACTAGTAGCTGTGTCATTGATTTGAGTATCATCTAGTTTAAGGTCAAGTTCATTGCTTATCTTTTGTGATGTCCACCCTGTTGTAGAACCCGTAATACTATCGTTAAGAAGATTAGACACACTAATACTTACTGAATCTATTTCAGCAAATATAGATGAACTCAATCCTTGTATCTCTGTGTAGACTTTGTTACCACTCCAAACAGAAGTAGTAGAGCTAGTAACACTGTCGATTATTTGTAAATGATCAGCATCAATAGCTTGTAATTCAGTATATATCTTATTAGCACTCCAAAGTGATGTAGTAGAACTAGTAGTACCATCATTGATACTATTACTAATATTATTTGTTATATTACTTGTTATACTATCAGAAGATAAATCCGTTTCTTTATTTATTATATCTATTTTTTGTATAGATAAATAATCACTATAAGTACTTCCTGTGATAGTTTTATTTACCCCACTTGATAATACTATATCATCAAAAGACGCAGTAGCCAAGTCAGTGTGTTCAAAAGTAACTTCCCCACCCGTGTCCACAGTAAACCTAATTTTGAAATCAGCATAAAGTCCTGCAATAGTTGATACTGTTATAGAAAATGGTGATGATGTTGAACCATCTATAATATTTAAAGTGTCTACACCTAAGTAATCACTTATATTTAATTCATTTGAAGAAATAGTATAATTACTAGAATTAGATATATCAATATCATATATTAAGTCTTCGTTAATGTTTTTCTTTATAATTGACCAACCATTTGGAGTCTTCTCGGCTATTTGATTAACCGTTTCTACTTTTTGACCGATACTTAAATCACTTCTAAATTGAGCCAAATAGCTTTCGGTCAATAGAACATCGTTGTCGTTTATCGGATATATTTTTTCAGTTGGTGTTTCAGTAGCTATATTTCCCACAGAACCTAAGAATATATAACTCTCGGTTAATCCTGTACCCAATTTACCTTGGAATTCTGTATATAATTTATCACTACTCCATAAAGAAGTAGTTGAACTAGTAGCCGTGTCATTGATTTGAGTGTCGTCTAGTTTAAGATCAAGTTCATCACTTATCTTCTGTGAAGTCCATCCTGTTGTTGAACCTATAATACTATCATTAAGAAGATTAGATACACTTATGCTTACTGAATCAATCTCAGCGTATACCGATGAGCTTAATCCCTGTATCTCTGTATAAACTTTGTTGCCACTCCATACTGATGTAGTAGAGCTTGTTGCGTTATCATTTATTTGTAAATGATCAGCATCAATAGTTTGTAGCTCGGTATAAATCTTATTCACACTCCATAGCGAAGTTGTACTGCTCGTCGCAGCAGCATCATTTAATTGACTATCATCAAGTTTAAGATCAAGTTCGTTATCTATCTTTTCAGAACTCCATCCCGTAGTAGAACCTGTGATGCTATCATTTAAGATATTAGCTACACTTATGCTTACTGAATCGATGTTTGTAGTATTAGTAGCAACACTTTGACTTAATGAATCTACTGATTGGCTTAAACCGATCACACTTGCGCTTACGGTGTCTATTCTAGTATTTACAGAAGAACTTAACCCCTGTATCTCTGTGTTAGTCTTATCTGAACTCCATAAAGAAAGAGTACCTATTATACTATCATTTAATTGACTAACATCTAGTTTAAGATCAAGTTCACTGTCTATCTTATTAGAACTCCACCCTGTTGTAGATCCTGTGATACCATCGTTTAAGATATTAGCAACACTTATACTAACAGAATCAATAGATTGACTTAATCCTGTAATATCAGTAGTGTTATTAAATACACTCACACTTAATGAATCTACTGATTGGGATAAACCAATCACACTTGCGCTCACTGTGTCTATTCTAGTATTTACAGATGAGCTTAATCCTTGTATTTCGCTATCTATCTTATTAGAACTCCAAACACTATCCGTAGCTGTTATATTATCATTTATTTGAAGATCGTTAGCATCAATGGCTTGTAATTCAGTATATATCTTATTCACACTCCATAATGATGTAGTACTACTTGTAGCAGCAGCATCGTTTAATTGACTATCATCCAATTTAAGATCTAACTCATTGTTAATCTTTTGTGAAGTCCAACCTGTTGTTGAACCAGTTATACTATCATTTAATAAGTTAGACACACTAATACTAACACTATCGATAGAATTGCTCAGTCCTATAATATCACCTTCTATATTTGAGATAGTAACATTAATAATGTCTATTGAATTGCTTAATCCTGTAATATCGGTTGTGTTATTAAATACACTCAGGCTTAAAGAATCAACAGAGCTACTTAGACCTATTATAGTGTTTGTGTTATCTATTACACTAGCACTTACAGTATCTATTCTAGAATTCACAGAAGAACTCAAACCTTGCACTTCACTATTTATTTTATCACTGCTCCATAAAGAATCAGTACCTATTATACTATCATTTAACTGAGTGTCGTCTAGTTTTAGGTCGAGTTCATTATTTATCTTTTGTGAACTCCATCCCGTAGTAGATCCTGTAATGCTATCATTTAAGATATTAGCTACACTAATACTCACACTGTCTATCGATTGACTTAATCCTTGTATCTCTGTGTAAACTTTATTACCACTCCATACTGATGTAGTAGAGCTTGTTGCATTATCGTTTATTTGTAGATGATCAGCATCAATAGCTCGTAATTCTGTGTAAATCTTGTTAGCACTCCATACTGATGTAGTAGACGATGTTGTACTATCGTTGATATTACTATTTACTTGGTCTATTATAATATCAAATTGTGGGTCTATTTCTAAATTGACACCATTTTTATTCTTAATATTTATACCCTGTGAATATGTTCCACCCACTATCGTTCTATTCTCATCATTAAATAAAATTAAATCCCCCACACTAGCTGCTGTTGCAGATGTGTTTTCAAATGTTATAGATCCCTGTCCTTCTAAACGTAAGTTTATATTATAACCACTTTCTAGACCTGATATTGAAGATATAGTTATTGATATAGGAGATGATGTTGTACTATCTATGATATTTAAGGAATCAACCCCTGTGTAATTACTTATATCTAGTTCGTTTGATGCAGTATTAAATAGAGAAGCAGAAGATACGTCTATATCAAATATAACTTCTTCATTGACATTTCTTTTACTAACCATCCAACCTTGTTGTGTTCTTTCGGCAATTTGGAAATTACTTTCTATTTTCTGAGCTAATGTAACTGTGTTCCCATTTAAGAATAAGTATTCTTCTGTTAATGGTACATCACTAACACTGCTTATATAAATTTTTTCAGTTTCGGTAGGAGTTGCTACATTTTGTGGTGACCCTAAGAAAATGTAACTATTAGTTAAACTTGTATCAAGTTTGTTTTCGAATTCAGTATATAGTTTATCACTACTCCATAATGAGGTAGTAGAACTAGTAGCAGCGTCATTGATTTGGCTATCATCAAGCTTTAATTCTAATTCATTATAGATCTTGTTCACGCTCCACAAAGAAGTAGTAGAACTAGTAGCAGCACTATCATTTAACTGACTATCATCTAGTTTAAGATCAAGTTCATCGTTTATCTTTTGTGAAGACCATCCTGTAGTAGATCCTGTAATTGAATCGTTCAATAAATTAGCTACACTAATACTTACTGAATCAATTGACTGACTTAATCCTGTTATAGTAGTGGTGTTATTAAAAACACTCACACTTAATGAATCTACTGATTGGCTTAATCCTATAACACTTGCGCTCACTGTATCAATTCTAGTGTTAACAGAAGAACTTAATCCTTGTATCTCTGTGTAAACTTTATTACCACTCCATACTGATGTAGTAGAGCTTGTTACATTATCGTTTATTTGTAGATGATCAGCATCAATAGCTTGTAATTCAGTATAAATTTTATTAACGCTCCATAGTGATGTAGTAGAGCTTGTTGCAGCAACATCATTTAATTGACTATCATCTAGTTTTAAATCAAGTTCACTATTAATCTTCTCAGAAGACCAACCTGTTGTTGATCCCGTAATACTGTCATTTAGTAAATTAGCAACACTTATGCTTACTGAATCAATTTTAATATTAATATTATTCTCTAATGTAATTAATTCTTCATCAATTTTCTCAGAAGACCAACCCGTTGTTGATCCCGTAATGTTATCATTAAGAAGATTAGACACACTAATACTAACAGAATCTATTTCGGCATATACAGAAGAACTTAATCCTTGTATTTCAGTATAAACTTTATTACCACTCCAAACAGAAGTTGTAGAGCTTGTAGCATTGTCATTTATTTGTAGATGGTCTGCATCAATAGCTTGTAATTCGTTGTAAATTTTATTCACACTCCAAAGAGAGGTAGTAGAACTTGTTGCAGCCGCATCATTTAATTGACTAACATCTAGCTTAAGATCTAATTCGCTATCAATTTTTTGTGATGTCCAACCTGTTGTTGATCCTGTGATACTATCGTTTAATAGATTGGCGACACTTATACTTACAGAATCTATTTCAGCATACACAGAAGAACTCAAACCTTGTACCTCACTGTTAATTTTATCAGAACTCCATAATGAGTTTGTTCCTATAACAACATCGTTTAATTGTGTGTCGTCTAATTTAAAATCTAACTCACTATCTATCTTATTTGATGACCATCCTGTTGTTGAACCTGTAACACTATCATTAAGTATATTAGCTACACTGATACTAACTGAATCGATGTTTGTAGTATTAGTAGCAACACTTTGACTTAATGAATCTACTGATTGACTTAAACCGATCACACTTGCACTTACGGTGTCTATTCTAGTATTTACAGAAGAACTTAATCCTTGTATTTCACTGCTTATCTTATCACTACTCCATAGACCCGTTGCTGATATAATACTATCATTTAATTGACTAACATCTAGTTTTAATTCGAATTCAGTCAACAGTCTATCCACACTCCACAACGATGTAGTACCTGTACCACCATCGTCTATTTGTGTTTTGTCTACTTTAAGATCTAGTTCGTTGTCTATCTTATTAGAACTCCAAACACTATCTGTTGCAGTAACAGCATCATTTATTTGTAGATCATTAGCTTCAATAGCTTGTAATTCAGTATAAATCTTATTCACACTCCACAATGAAGTAGTTGAGCTTGTTGCAGCCGCATCATTTAATTGACTAACATCTAATTTAAGATCTAATTGACTATTGATATTATTCTCTAATGTAATTAATTCTTCATCAATTTTCTCAGAACTCCAACCTGTTGTAGAACCTGTTATTGAGTCATTAAGAAGGTTAGCTACACTAATACTTACTGAGTCAATTGACTGACTTAATCCTGTAATATCACCTTCTATATTAGAAATAGTAACATTTATCACATCAATAGATTGACTTAATCCCGTAATAGTACTAGTATTGTTAGTAACACTGATACTTATCGAATCAACTGATTGACTTAATCCAATGACACTAGCACTTACGGTATCTATTCTAGTGTTAACAGAGGAACTTAATCCTTGTATCTCACTATCTATCTTATCACTACTCCATAAAGAATCAGTACCCACTATAGTATCATTTAACTGACTGTCATCTAATTTAAGATCTAATTGACTATTAATATTATTCTCTAATGTAATTAATTCTTCATCAATTTTCTCAGAACTCCATCCTGTTATTGAACCTGTGATACTATCATTAAGTAGGTTGGCTACACTGATACTAACTGAATCGATGTTTGTAGTATTAGTAGCTACACTTTGACTTAGAGAATCAACCGATTGACTTAAACCGATCACACTTGCGCTTACGGTGTCTATTCTAGTATTTACAGAAGAACTTAACCCTTGTATTTCACTGCTTATCTTATCACTACTCCATAAAGAAAGAGTACCTATTATACTATCATTTAGCTGACTATCATCTAATTTAAGATCTAACTCGTTGTTTATTTTCTCAGAACTCCACCCTGTTGTAGATCCTGTGATACCATCGTTTAAGATATTAGCAACACTTATACTAACAGAATCGATGTTAGCTGTGTTATCGGCTACACTTACACTTAAACTATCAATTGAATTACTTAGACCTATGATATCACCTTCAATATTAGATACACTGATATTTATTATATCAATTCTAGCATCAACAGATGAACTTAGTCCTTGTATCTCTGTGTATATCTTATTAGCACTCCATAATGAAGTTGTAGAACTTGTAGCATTGTCATTTATTTGTAAATCATTAGCTTCGATGGCTTGTAATTCAGTATATATCTTATTCACACTCCACAATGATGTAGTAGATGACGTGGCTGCTGCATCATTTAATTGGCTGTCATCGAGTTTTAAATCAAGCTCATTATTAATCTTCTCAGAAGACCAACCCGTTGTTGATCCTGTGATTGAATCATTTAGTAAATTAGCAACACTTATGCTTACTGAATCAATTTTAATATTAACACTATTCTCTAATGTAATTAATTCTTCATCAATTTTCTCAGAACTCCACCCTGTAGTAGATCCCGTGATAAAATCATTCAGTATATTTGATATACTTATACTAACAGAATCGATTGATTGACTTAATCCTGTTATCTCAGTATATATCTTATCAGCACTCCATAACGAAGAAGTAGAAGAAGTAGCATTATCGTTTATTTGAGTAATATCAATCTTTAAATCTAATTGATCGTTTAAATACTCTAAATTGATAATCTGTTTTCCACTAAATGTCGTAGATGCCGTAGATACGGTAAAAGAAGTTAAAGCTAAAGGGCTTTCGTTTGGTATTAAATTAATACTTTCAATATTAATCTGTTTCCCCTTTATCATCCCACTTTGAGTCATTTAGATATCACAATATTTTTATATTGTATATATAAAAATATTGCTAATCTAAGTGATAAATTCAACTGATTGTAGCCAAGATTCTGTTCTATTCTATCATTTATCTAAGCCTCATACCCGATCATTTTAGTGTTGCTCACCCACTAGATCTGTTTGAGTTGCATCCTCGGTAGTACAAACGAGAGATAAAGGCATCTACCAACGAAGTCTTTGGTATCTTTCCTATTTTATGACTTCTCCTTTATTATTAAACTCTCTCCTACCTTAAGCAATGATGTCTTGAGCTTCCTCAAATATATAAATATTTGCGATAGATCATCTTGTTGAATATCTTAAATCTCTTTTAATTGTGTACCATAGAAATAATATCCATGATGGTCACTATGTGCAGAAAAATAAACTCGGTTAGCACCTTTCTCTTTCATATTAGAAATAATTTTTATTGCTTCATCAATATCCATCGATGGTGCTTCTGCCCAATCCAATTTGCTGTGAGGTATCATTACCTCATTGTGAACATCACCTTCATAATTTGGATAATCCAAATCAAGTTCAGTTCTACTTTCTTCTGTAATAAATTTTTCTACAAATGTTTTCAATATAAATTATTTTAAATGATAAGCAATTTTTTTGTTAGGTAGCTCTATATAAAGTTGTTTCTCTCTATTAAAAGACTTTAAAATAACTAGCTTTATAGTAGCCCTTTCGCCATTTTCCGAAACACAGTCCCACTCTCTAGTTATATCACCATCTTCATCTTTTCTCTTATCATATGTCTTTGTTATATCGTATGTATTGATAAACCCATTATCATATACAATAAACATATTACTATCTCTTTTGTGTACAATAGTAGCATAGGATTCTTGCCAATCACATTGTACCCATTGTTCACTATTAACATCTAAGTCAGTCTTGACCATTTCTAATAAGGCTTCCATTTTAGTTCCATTCTTTACTCTTTGTGAGTAAACACTAGAAGTAAGTGAGAATAAAAAGATAATAATAAAAAAAATCTTTGTAATAGTTTTCATAGTTGTTTGTTTTTAGTTAAGTGGGCCCTGATGGACTCGAACCATCGACCTACTGATTATGAGTCAGTTGCTCTAACCAACTGAGCTAAGGGCCCGTTTTAATTTGTTTATCAATACAAATATACTAAAACTTATTTAATATTATACTTTTTACATAAATAGATATATAAATATTTACTGATACCTGTTCCGATACCATATACTAGGACTATCCACATATCATTTAATAAAATGAACCTAGCTACACTTATAGTAAGAATCATCATAAACACAGAACCACTAACCATAGATAATATGACCGTTAAAGTTTCTTTATTGGCTTTTTTATCTAATATTTTAACTATTGATAAAAAAACTAGGCTCAACAATATAGTTGGATATAATAGACTTGGATTAAATAACATAATGAAAGTTTTGTTGGTTTATTTTTACAAATATAGTAAAAATAACTTAATGTACTATAATACTACTTAGAGTCGGTGGTAGGACTCGAACCTACGATGGAACTTTCGTTCTATGGATTTGCAGTCCACACCCTTCGCCACTCAGGTCACACCGACATATACTATATAGTTGCGAGAGAGGGATTCGAACCCTCGATCTCTTGGTTATGACTCAAGTGCTTTAGACCACTAAGCTACCTCGCAATATTTGAGCATGTGGTGAGAATCGAACTCACGCCCTGTTAAATTCATATATCTATCCTAGACTATATACATAACTTTTCACAGTTTTTGTCTAACCAATTCTTCTTAATACTATCTAGATCATATTAAGGTATATAGACCACACACTTATTTGTATCCCTACTTGGACTCGAACCAAGATTATACTTCACGTCTCTTGCATGTAAAACAAGGATGTCACCAATTACACCATAGGGATATAATTTGAGCCGATGGAGGGATTCGAACCCCCGACCCGTTGATTACAAATCAACTGCTCTGACCAACTGAGCTACATCGGCATAGTTTCTTATCAAGGAACGACAAACACCACATTCCTATCAAACTTAAACGAACACACCATAGGTGCTTTATTTTTAGGTACTCGTTTAAGTGCCTACCCCATTAGTAGCCTATGGTGGATTCGAACCACCGACTTTCTGCGTGTAAAACAGACGCTCTGAACCCCTGAGCTAATAGGCTATATTTTGAGCTAATGGAGGGATTCGAACCCCCGATGTCTTTTCAGTTCTCCCTTACAAGGGGAGTGCAATCGACCAACTATGCGACATTAGCATTTTATCTGTAGTCTAGGTAGGACTTGAACCTACGACCTCAACGGTATCAGCGTTGCGCTCTAAACCAACTGAGCTACTAGACTATATGTTGGTAGAGTGGGATTTGAACCCACATTTTCAACACCAATTACAGTTCTCCATCTTATCAGGATGGGCTGAGTACCTACCAATATGTAGAGAAGGCGAGACTCGAACTCGCAAGCCCCTAAAGGCGAGAGGTTTTGATCCTCCTGTGTTTACCCATTTCACCACTTCTCTATGCTCTTGGGGTAGGATTTGAACCTACGATGGAGTATTAACTCACCTGATTAACAGTCAGGACCGTTCGACCACTACGGCAACCCAAGAATATTTGTACCCCCGACAGGACTTGAACCTGCACTCCTCACGGAACTAGATTCTAAATCTAGCGTGTCTATCAATTCCACCACGAAGGCAAATATCTAGCTCCTCAGGTTGGATTCGAACCAACGACATTCTGATTAACAGTCAGACGCTCTAACCAACTGAGCTACTGAGGAATATTTTGAGGACTGTGGGAATTCCGAGATCCCGACCTGATGGTTAACAGCCATCTGCTCTGTCTCTGAGCTAACAGTCCATATATAAAAACAAAAAACCCAACTCTTTTGAAGTTGGGTTTTAAAAATTTCTTAGTGTAAAATTACTTTACTTTACTTTAAATTTTGACCCAACATTCCTATTCACGGTAATGTTCATGACACACGTGTTAAGATTATTCAGATTAATATTTAAATTTAAGTTTTTCATTTCAGTATATATAAAAGTTTTTATGTTCCTTTTTGTCTTATAGTTTGCAAATATAATAAAGTTTATTTAATCTACAAGTTTTTTTTGATTTTATTTTCTCTTTCTTTTTCTATGATCTGAGAATTGACTTCTCGTACAATGTTATTAAAGTCATTAGAGGGTATTTCTAGCTTACTTGTTTCGCCCTTGTCGTTTCTGATCAGAACCTCCATTGTATCTTCATGTCCTCTGATATAGAAAGACCCATCATCTTTACTATACGTATAACCTTTTATTTTCATAATTATTATATGTGGAAAGGAATTAAAGTTTATTTATTCTTTCCCAAATTTAGAAATGAAATGAACTCCGCTTATTTCATCTTTGTCCGAAAGTTCATCGTAGTCAGGACTCTTAATTGGTTCATCCTTAGTAAAAGACCTAAGACCTAATCCATATTTATCAATACCTGTTTTAGATCGATATAACATAAATATCATACCTGCTAACATTAATAACAATTGTTCAACAGTATTTATATCTGCAAATATAGTTAAGATATAAGAAATCAAATCGCCTAACAATGCTCCCAAAGCACCACCAACTATCGTAGAAAGATGATTTGCTATAAATTCAAATGACTTATCATGTAAGTTCTTTGTTAATTTAATGAAGATCTCTTTCTTAGAATCGCTTTCTTCTATGTCTAATTTTTCTTTCAAATCTTCTTTGATCTTACTAATATTAAACTTCTTAAAAAAGTCGGTTATCTTATTTTCTAAAACAAATTCGTTCTGTTCTTTAATATACTTCATAGAGTATATATTAAACTTCCTCAACCAATTTGTTTCTTATACTTAATCCCGCATCATAACTAACTTCTTTGATGCTAAATTTTTTAGGGTTGATTTTACCGTTTATTACTAAAGATAAATATGATTTGAGTATAGGCATATTCTTGACAGCATCTTGTCTATTCTTATAAATAGCAATAGGATCTCCATCTTTGTTATACTTAACTACCATTTTCTTCATTCTCTTTCTGTAATCGCAAGAATATGACCACCTATACCCATAAGCCTTTTCTCTCTTTTTCCTACAACATTTCACAATATGTGATTCTGCACACGTTCCTAACTCGAAAATGTCTGCGGCATCCTTTGCATTGCCAAATTTATTCAACACGTTACCATCTAAGTCCATTTGGACAACAGTGTTTATGCCCGATTGGTTATAATCACTATATCTGTCTAATAATTCGTCGCCATCATATACCATATATGAATAATCCACAAACCTAGATGTATTTATTTTACCTCGTAGACGTTGTGAAATACAAGATTGGTTTATACCTGTTCCAAGACTAGCTTTATATTGACTGTCATATATTCCTATTAAAATATTCTTGTAGTTATAGTGGTATATTTTTTTATCTATATTTCTAAAATAAGGAGGATCATTTTCTGATATCATTTTAAGTAAAAGGTTAGACTTAGAGTAATCTCCTATTTTGTTTTTGAATCTAACTGTTTCACCTTCTTTTAATTTGGTGTCGTGGTATAATTCATAATAAAACACTTTCCTGTTATAAGATCCACCACCGATAACAATTTGATGAGGATTCACCTTCGGTATCTTTACTTTCTTGAAGCGATTTATTCTCTTTATCGGATTAACTTTAAGTTTATTATATAAGATACCCTCATCGGTTAACTTATATACCCTTTTCCCTTTTTCGAAAATATATTCTTTCATATTACTTTGTTTTAAAACAATTATATATCTTATTCAACTTCTCTTTACTATCAGTACTAATAGTATTGTTCTTGTTCTTATTATAGTATTCCATCAATGAGGAAATAACTTTATTGAATTTCCAACTATTCATATAATCATCAATAGTTTCTTCCAATTCATTAATATCATTTAATCCTTCTCCGTTTTCTTCGGCAGTTTCCATCCATCTATCCCATCTACCAATAAACCTTCTGATGCCTTTGATCTTGCTATCTTCCCAATCACCACCCTGTGTGTAAGGACCGATAAACATCAAGTACATTCTCAATTCATTTGGGTCATAATCATTTGGATCAACAACATTACCTTTAGATTTAGACATCTTATAACCATCCTTAGTAATCATCCCATTATGGACAACTTTCTTAAAGGGTTCTTCAACAGGTACATAACCATTATCATATAATACCATCATCATGAATCTAGCATATACCAAATGTGCGCAAGCATGTTCGTTACCACCTATACATAAATCAACTTGTTTAAAGTTTTCTTTACTACAAATTTCTTCTGTATTATCAGGATCACAATATCTAATGAAGTAGAAACTACTATCAACAAATGTATCCAAGGTATCTTCTTCCCCCTCAATCGGAATAGGACAGCCCCATTTCCTTTGTCTAGAAACACACCAATCGATATTATTCTCTCTCATATTCTGCAACCAATGTCTTTGTTGCTTAATGGTCTTAGATGGGTAATCAATTTCATCTAAGTTCTTTTCCAATCTATCGATATAATCAGTGATTTTAAAGTACCATTGTTCTGATTCAGTCTGTTCTATTTTAGAGGAACAACGTTCACAATAATCATCTATTATTTGAGCATTCGCCAATGTAGTTTTACAACTTGGACAATAACTAGTTTCCCCAAATTTTTTATAAGCCAATCCACTTTTTTTCATGACATCGAATATGAACTGACTCCATTTTTGATAAGAAGGATCGGATGTGATCAATTTTTCCTCAAACATGGTATTCATATGATCCATCTGTTTCCTAAAGTTCTCTATGTTTTCTTGTGTGACTTCTTTTGGATCTCTACCTACTTTGTCAGCATATAATTCAGCAGGCAACCCAAAACTATCATAACCAAATGGTTGGAACACAGATTCCCCCATATACCTTTTCCATCTGCAGTAACTATCCATTAAAGCATAACAATAGGAATGACCAACATGTAATCCACTACCACTAGGATAGGGCAACATTACCAAAATATATTTATCTTCGCCTTTATACATATTACCAATCTTGTGTATCACTTACATCTAGATATTCTTTCTCTAAGTGGCTATAAATTTTAACACCTGTTCCTGCACCAAAGGGTGTAAAAATATAATCGAAATGACCATATTTACCGTGTTTCTCTTTGATCTTTTGTTTCCATTGATCAATTTCTTTTAACTGATGTTTATCTAATTCAAATTTCATATTAATAACAAATATACACAATTACATTGGATTGGTTTGTATTTTTTAATCTGTGATACCCATCGATCACTTTATATTTTTTTTCATCTTGCAAAACCACACCTCTTGGGAATGGGTAATATTCATCTTTATAATAATAAAGATTACCATCTACTTTATTATAATGTTGGGTTTGTGGAAAAATTATATCATCCATTTTAACAATACCTTCCTTCCATTTTTTTCCTACTAACCTATGATTTAGCCCACCATACTCTCTCTCCAATAAGAAAGGTATATCTTTATTAATATCTCCTGTATATTGTCCTAAATCACTATTTACTCTATCTAATATACTTAAATAAACACCATGAATTTCTTCTCCATAATAGCCCCCACTAACTTCTATCTCCCAATTTTCAGGATCATAACAATTGTTTATCTTCAATACTCTATCGATAAAATACTCTCTTATCTGACTAACTCCATTACATAGTAAATCATCAATAAAAACATTTCTCTTCTCTTCTTTAGAAAGATCTTTACATAATAAATCTAATATGTGATCCTTTAATTCTAGATCATTAAACTTATCAAAACAAACATTATTTTTAATAGTACATCTACATATACCATACTCCTCACACTCGTGGTTACAGTTAGCTACTGTATCATAACCGATAGCTAAAAAATCTTCAAATTCGTAATTTTTATTAACTAGTTTCATTTTTTTAATATTATTAAAAAAAAACTAAGGGTAGTCTTAGTTTTTTTATTTGTAGCTGAGGCGGGAGTCGAACCCGCACGGGCGCAATGCCCATTGGATTTTAAGTCCAACGTGTCTACCAATTCCACCACTCAGCCATTTTTAGACACAAAAAAAACCTAATCGTTTTAAAGAATTAGGTTTAGTTTTCACATAAGTGCATATCCTAATTCTTATCACCGTAAAAGTAATAATAAATTATTTAATAATGTACTTATGTTTAAGGTTTTCATGGGTTATATATAAAAAATTCTATTCCTTATAGTCTATAAAAGAAAAATGTTTACTATAATTTCAAAGATTTTAGATCATTGTTGTATTGATATATACCTCTGAACGTATATTTCATGTCCAAAACAATGTTAGCTAGTAGTTTCTTATTTCGGATACTATTCTTTTTTTCTCTTAATGTATTATATACTCGAAGTACTTCTTGTTCCTTGTCTGATTCTAATTTATCTAAATCAACAAGATCCAAAAATTCATCGATAATTAACAGGTCTTCTTCTGCCTCTTTATATTTATCTAAATATCTGTCTTCTAATTCTGCCTGAGTAATGTGATTAATTAAAGTGTTTCGAACATCCTCGTTGTCGTTACTATATTCAGATATTGGATTATCTGCATTATCAGATACTTCAATATACTTTTTTACAGTCTTGAATAATTTCTTGACCTTACTTGATCTAATATGCTTCATTGCTTATATATTATGTTGGTTCTCTTGTGATTTTAAAATCTCTATCCTTTATCAATGATATAAATTCTTTTTTATAATTCTCTAAAATAGATAAACTATTTACTTCTTCCCTCATTAAATATTTTTCAAGATCATAAAAGCGAGACAACATTCCTTCTTTAGTATAGAATGCCTTTCCTTCTATTAGACCGATTGTTTGACCTAGTTGAAAAGCTAATGTTTTAAGATAGTCCTTCTGATTAATATTTTTATTGAAATCTATCTCAGTAATATCAATAGATGATATAGCTTCTATCTTTTCATAAATATCGCCCTTCAATGCTTTCTTAACAAGAGGGCGATGTTTTGATCTTGACCAAAAAGACAAAAGAACTCTTGCTGTTCTTAATATCTTAAGCTCTACATCTCTTTCAACTAAACGCTCAATAGGACTTCTATTATATTGTCTATGAAGATCTCTAGTTAAATATAAGGAGTTATTTACTTCATCAGCAGTTCCCTTAAACGTATCTACTACCCTTCTATCCTTCACCACACAGATATTAGTGTTGATTTCTTTATCTGTTTGTGTTACTTCTTGGATATATTCAGCATATCTTTCACACAGTTCATGTGACTCTTTAATAGAAGGGATGCGTTCAACGAAACACATACAATCTAGATCCTGTGATGAACTAGATCCAAACACTTGGAATTCTATTTTGTTAGTCATTGTCTAATAAATTGTCTATTGATTTATCTCTGTTGTATATAGTAATATAATCTACGAATGGTTTATAGAAACTATCATATATAGGATCTTCCCTTCTTATCTCAAATTCAGTGTTTACTACTATAGCGTCTTCGGGATAATCACCATTTTTATCCTTTAATATCCCATTCTCAGCATCTTGTATCTGCATACCACATATACCTATATCGGGTACTGTAAAGTCTTCCGCTATATTAAAATTTTCTTTCATATATGAAAGATATTCCGCACCTGTTTCAAAATGGATTAGAAGTTCGACTTCTCTATCTTCTACCTGTCTTGGGTGGTTAACCATTTTTGTGTCTGATTTAAAAACAAATATCATATTACAAACTTAATCATAAAATATTATATAATTAGTATGATTACAGCAATATATAAAGAAGACTTCGATGAAGGCAAGAGAAAAGAAACAGAACTTGCTATGTTATTAAAAAAGAATGGTTGTAAGACCCTAAAATCCGATGACTATCAAGATAAATATGAACATTGGGATTATGCGTTTATAGACATAGAGAACAAATTTGATCTAAAACCACTTTCTAGTGGAGCAAATGCTTATAGAATAGATGTTAAGGGGATCAAAAAGCTAAAGAAATCTGATAATGATGTAAACCCCGATATCCATTGGATCGAATTTATAGGAATTACAGGAAAAAAGGGATGGATATATGGCAAAGCCAATTATATTGTTTTCGAAACACATAAGGGATGGATATTTGTGGATAGAAAAAAACTAGTAGTTTTAATGGAAGAAAAAACAAAAGGGAAAATAAACAGGAGTTATGTAAGTCAGCCATATGAATTATATAAAAGATCAGGAAACAAAGATTCAATATCATATGTACCTGTAACAGACTTATTAGAAATAACAGACCATATTCTGAAACCTTAATCTAGGATAGAATTTATCTTATATTCTCTTAGTAAGTAATTAACATCCGATGGATAGCTACCAAACTTTACAAAATTTGGATCTAAGTACCTTTCTAAATTTATGATTGTTAACATACAATTTGTTAACTCATTATGATCCTTTAAACCATCTATATGTGATTGTACTACTACAACACTTTTGGCTATATCTAATATATCAGTATTATATTTTTCTTTGAAAAACTTAGAGCAATCTTCAAAAGTATCAAATTCATATACGACTTCTATCGTATCATAAAATTCCATATTATAAATTACCTTTATCATTAGTGTATAGTACTTTGGTAAACTTTATTTCTTAATATTAGAAACACTTTATATTTACCTCTTGTAGATTCTTGGTTAAGTAATTCTACGTATTTTTCAATCTCGGTAATGTTTTTGATATTAACATTTACTACATTGTTCATAGTATTGATTACATAATAAGCAAATTGATCAGAATCTAATTGTTCATTTATATCTTGTATCTTCTTAATTAATTCTTTTGGCATATTACCTGAAGGTTCAAGAGAATATACATCTTTGAATACACCCAAATCATCTATGCCCTCAAACACATATGTTTCTTTTTCTGATAACTCTGCAATCTTATCGTTAAGCTTTCTTATGACGTTTTCTTTTTTATCAATTAGTTTAGAAAAGTGATTCCTATCATCTATTGCTGTTTCTAATTCTTTCTCAGTTTTATATCTTAATTTAACTTCTTTATCAAAATCCTTAGTTAATGTAGATAATTTTTCTTTAGATTTTAATAAGTTCTTATTTTCTTCTTTAATATTATCAAGCTCTTTTAATTTATTCTTTACATTAGTTATATCTTTATTCAATCCCTCTTCTACTAAAAGATGGTTTTCTAATTCAATAGATAGTTCTTCTTTTTCTTCGGTTACTTTATCTAGTTCTTCTTTATATTCTCCTAGTTTTGAATTAACCTCAGATAACTCTGATACATTATCATTCAATTTGATTTTTTCATCGGATAATTCTTTCCCTATATTAGATAACTCTACCTCTTTCTCATTAAGGGAAGAAATGTATTCATTATTTTTCTCTTCGAGATCTTTAACATTCTCAACTAATTTGGTCTTTAGTTCTTTAAGATTTTTATTTTGTTTAGAAATTTCACCAAAATCTTCATTTAATTTATTGATCAATCCCTTTTCTTTGTTGATATCAGATTCTAAATCAGATTTTCTCTTTTCTAATTGATCTCTCTCGCTGTTCATTTGTGATATCTGATCACTGAGTTCTTTGTTTTTATTATATAAAACGTCAAGTTTATGATCAAACTCGATTTCCTTAGCTTGAAACTTATCTAAGTCTTCTTTAAGACTTCCTATCTCTGTTTCATACCTAAGCTTTTCTTTTTCCTCAATATTTTTTTCAATAAAACGCACGTTATCAGGATGATCATCTTCTGTATAATCATCCAAATAATAGTCTTCCCTTTTAGTGAATGACATTATTAAAAAAATTACGAATATTATAAACGCAAAAATTAAACTAATTAAAATTTCGTTACTGATCATTAGATTTAAATTTTTTCTCTACGTATACTGCTTTATTGATTTCTTCTCTTCTTTTAACAGATTTCTTTTTGTATTCTTTCTTTTCTCTAAGTTTATCCATCATTTTAGTATCTCTTACCTTATTCTTATATTGCTTTAAGGCTTTCTCTATAGCGTTCTTACTGCCCTTATCATCTACTTTTATATTTAACATAATTGTTTACTTTTTAATATTATATATAAAATTATCCTTTTCGTTCAGTTGCTCGATTATACCAATTTCTTCTTCTGTTAGCTCTTTAGGTAAATCTATATTCAATACTACGATCATATCGCCTCTTAATTGTCCTTCCGAATAAGGTAATCCTTTATCTTTAAGTCTTAACGATGCTCCCGTTCTAGAAAGTTTAGGAACATTCAACTTATAACTTTTCCCATTTAACCCTGATACAGTAATTTCACCACCTAACATTAGGACATTAAAAGGAACAGTTACTTCTTGTATGAGAGTTGTGTCGTTTCTTTTAAATATAGGATGATTCCTGATAACAAAACGAATATACAAATCTCCCTTTCTTCCTTTTCTCTGATGTCCTTTACCGTTATATTTATACTTCATGGATTCTGAAACACCTTTACCAAAGTTAACAACCGTTTCTTCGAATTTTTCTTCTCTGCTTTTTCCATGACAGCTATTACAGGTATTAGCAATAGTTTGACCCGAACCGCCACAATTAGGACATATGGTTTCTGTCTGTAATATCCCCATGGGTGTTTGAACCCTTTCTACCCTTCTTCCTCTTCCATTACAAGAGCTACAAGTAGAAGAACCATCACCACCTTCTCCCTTACAAGTTTGGCAATTCATAGTTCTTTTGTATCTAATCTTCTTAGTGCCACCTAGTTCTACTTCATCTAAAGTAAGATCCACATCCAAAACAATATCTAAATTAGTATTATCCCTTGTTCTAGATGCTCTCTTGTTACCGAAGAAGTCACCAAACATATCTCCGAATGGATCTCCACCGAAGCCACCAAAGCCTCCGAATGGATCATTAGATCCACCTCTATCATATTTTTGTCTTTTCTGAGAATCAGAAAGTACTTCATATGCCTCAGATACTTCTTTGAATTTATCTTCAGCATTAGCTTCTTTTGAAATATCAGGGTGATACTTCTTAGATAACTTTCTATATACTTTCTTTAATTCTGCATCAGATACGTCTTTACTGACACCTAATATATTGTAATAATCTTTCATATTAATGGTTAAATTCTAACATTTTTTTAACATGGTTAACTTGTACATACTCAATAGTCTTTCCTTGGAAGTCACTATTATGTATTTGTAGCTTCTGTAACCTTTCTTTTAATACAGCTATGTATTTTTTAAGGTCTTTTATCCCTTGCTTATAATTAAGCTCTGATTCCCATTCATCAGGAAAATTCTTTAAGAATTTCTCCAATTCATTCTCAATAAGATTCTTTGTAATAACTATTTGGTTACTTTTCTTATCTGTAGCTATTTCAGTAGATCTGATATCAAATAAGTGTTTAATATGATCGTTTAATTTATGTCTTAGGTTGTCTGTTTCTATACAGGTAATAAAATTAATAATAAGAGCGTCTTCTTCTCTGATTTCGAATTCTTCGTCTTCGTTGATGATTTTACGTATTTCTTCTTTAGACTTCCCATCTAAGATATAATTTTCATATTTGTACCACAAAGCTCTTTTTATGATATCACTGGGTTTTATCGATATTTTCATATATAAAATTCTTTTACATATGTTATTCAATAACAACCAAAAAGTTTATTTATATGTGATATTATTATCGATTATATATGTATTTTGGTTTTGTAACATATCAAATGTTTGGTAAAACTTATCACAAAGTGATTCAAATTTACTCACATCTTCATCATCTAATAAAAACCATTCACCATCTATCTTCTTGTGTTTGAACTCTTTATGTAACATTCTCTCGATATTAGATGTATATTGATCTGTTTCATATACCTTTTCTATAATAAGATCATTAGGGTTTGCTGTTTTTAGTTCCTTTACTCTTGTTCCCACTTCTCTTTTAGTATATCCTATCTTATATGCTTTTTCCTCATCATCAAGGAAATAAGATATTAAATAAATAGATTTTTTCATGACCTATGTATTAAAAAGGATAGCTCCCTTCCACTTTTATATATAATCTACAAAAAATAATATGATTAATGAATATAATCGGTATAGACCCAAGTATAACATCAACGGGTCTTTGTGTAAATGGACAGCTATTTAACTATAGTTACGAAGATAGTGCAATCACAAAGAAAGGTAATTTAAGTAAATGGTTCTTAGATATAGAACCTTATGTTAGTTTTGAGTTCCATAGAAAAGTAAATTATGATAATTACCAAGAAGAACAAGTATTTAAATTGATCGAATATAAAAAGGTAGTAACTAAAGTTATCGATTCTATATTAAAAACAATCGACTTAAATAGTGATACTATTGTAGGAATTGAGGGATATAGCTATGGATCTAGTGCGGGCAATTTAATTGACCTAGTACAATTTGGTACGCTTTTAAGAAATGAATTATTAAGAATAACAACTGATATAATGATCATTAGTCCAAGTACATTGAAATTAGAAACTTGTAAAATGGTTTATCCTCCTATTGAGAAAGAAATAGGGAAAAAGAAAAAGAGAATAGTATTAGAGCATAGAAATAGTGAAGGTTTAGCGGGTGGTAAATTCACTAAAGTAGAAATGTTAAATGCTATTATTGAAAAAGATGATTGGGGTAATGTACCCACCAATATTAAACGTTATGTAGATTATTTAAAAGGTATAGAAATAGGTAAGAATGTGCCTAAGCCACATGAAGATGTAAATGATTCTCTATTAATATATCTCTATTTACTGTCTATGAGATCTCTATAAAATGCTGCGTCCTCATAGTTCTCATATTCTAAAGATATATCGATTAATTTATTATAAAAGATCTCTTTATCTACGTCAAGTAACTCAGCCATAAAAGGCTCATGTTCTTTGGAATTAAATAAATTAGCTTCTATTAATTCATCAATCGTCAGAAGCTTCACGTCATATTTCCTTTCGTTGAAAGAATTTAAATTTAAGTAATATGATTGTTGTATAATATAATTAGAGTTTTCAGTCGTCCATTCTTCACTTACTTTAATCATCGATATTTGCATATTCGGTTCTCTGTTAGTCTCTATCGATTTAATTTTCATATTAAACTTATTGATGATAGTTTGTGTTTGTTCCCCGTTTAATGTTTTGAACTCTTCGTTACCTTTCATTATATTTTTCATATCTTCTCCTATGTTAAACATATCAATATCCTTGACATCTTCTATTTTACTTTCACTTACGTTCATCATACTAAGGAATAACTCTTTAAAGTTTTCCATAAGTTCCTCATCACCATCAAAATTATCTAGGCTGAAATACTTATTAAATAACTTCTCAAATTTTTTATCCATTTATATAACTATCTTTTATTTATATATTATATAAATAAAGTTATTTTTGTTGATTAATTTAAAATATCATTTAGATTTTCTCTAAGAAAAGATTCTATTTCTTTCCTCTTAGTTTCTGTGCAATTGATATCTATTTGTACTCTATATCTTTTCTTAGTATCAGATTCCTCTGTGATTTCTTCGATAGATAACGGATCTTGTTTCTCAAAATTATCCAAACTATCTAGGTTTGTTTTACATATTTCTAAGTTATTACCTTCTACTTCGATAATATATTTATCATTATCGGGAGATATAACAGTACCTTCTTTTATACCTAAATATTCTTTTACCACTATATAACTATCCATTGAATTTAGGTTCTTGGTGAACAAGTGGGTTATTAGAAGATTGTTTATTGATCTTCTGTGGCTTTAGTTGATCAGGAAGAAATTCTCCGAACTCACGTACCATGTTTGTTTTAGCTAAAATGTGATATTTATGATTCATATCAAAGTCTTTAGCTAGGATATTCCAACTTACTCCTTTGGTCATTCCTTTATTAACACTACTAACCTTAGTCCAATCAGTTATATTTTCTTTAGCGTTATTAAACATATCCAATAATTCCTCATTAGTTATTGTTTCAGCTATTATTTTTGAATCTTTCTTATTCATATTAATATTCTACTCTAATTCTAATACCTTTAAACGCATCATAATACATAGCTTCACGTAGATCTGCAGCAGGTTCTGATTCTGTTTTAGTAACCTCTGATATGATAATATCTTTAATATCAATATCTTCGCTGATATGACCTTTCTTGATCATATCTTTCACTATAATTTTCTTCAATTCTTCTTTATCTAAAAAGAATTCTTCTGTGGTCTTTTTTTCCATTTTATTTTGTTATTAAAATAAAGGGGTTATATACAATATTAACACCACCTCATTTTTTTACCACAATTGGGACAAGTCAGATAATGATATGTATCTGTTCCACCGCCATATGGTTCATTCTCTACTATACTTTCCACTTCATTTGGGAAATATTCTATTACAGCACCGCAATCTGAATGTGTTCTTTGATTTGCTTTAGTTTCGTCAATTCGTATAACTTTTGCCATCTTATCTAACTTCTTTTAATATGTTATTTTCTAATGCTATTAATTTATTATTACGTATCATTTTAATCTGATTTAATTACTAATTTTATTAAATACCTAGCATAATTAGGATCTTGTTTCTGTAAGAGATACTATAAACATTGATTTATTTCTAAATACGGGTGTTTCTCTTGACACCTTCTACCTTTCTTTTTTAACTTTCTAGGTATCCTTTTATGGCGACCAAAAAAAGCTTGTTTAGCAGGAATCCAATCATTAGGTTTATTATAATATTTTTCTAAATCTTCATATAGTATCATCTAGAACATGGTTTATTAAACCATCTCTTTTAGTTGCTTTATATTTTTCTTTCAAATTGTTTATATACCTAATATTAATAGCGAATTGTTTATTATCATGAGTATCTGCTACACAAATATCTACAAAACTAGTTAAATCCAATTTAATAATACGAGATAAAAATACGAGTTTATCTTCATTTATGTAGTCTATAAACCCTTTATCATTATAATCAAAGTTATCCATTAAGACAATTTTGATTTAACCGCAGTAGCAATATCACTTGGTGTAGCAGTATCCCCTAATTTACCTTTTAGGATACCCATTACTTTACCCATATCTCTCATAGAACTAGCACCTGTTTGTTTAATAACTTCTTCGGCTTCCTTTTCTATTTCTAGAATATCCATTCTTTGAGGTAAGAACTCATTGATTACTGTAATCTCATATTCTTCTTGTTTAGCAAGTTCTTCTGCACCACCCTCTAAATATGATTCGATAGACTTATTTCTTTCCTTAACCATACTATCCAATACAGATACTAGGTTAGTATTTTCGTCTTCCTTCAATGCGTCAGTAATCTTACCGTTGATAAGTCTTATCACACTTAATCTTTCTTTATTCTTAGATTTCATAGCAGAAATCATTTCTTTTTTTATTGCTTCTTTCATAATAATTCTCCTTTTCTTATTTCTAATTCTCTTTGATATGTATCATAAGCTCTTTTAAAGAGTTTTTTGATATCTGATTTAGAGTATTCGGGATTTTCTATATTCTTATCTATGACAAAAAGTGTTTTATACTCTATTGTCTTACTACTCTTACCCAAACCAAATAATCTTTTTTTGGTTGTATATATTGGGGTATTAGGATCACAAATAATTGTTTCACCATATAATAATGTGCATTCATCAGTTACTTTATATAAATACTCTTTATCTTTATAACTAATATACTTATAATCATTACCCGATAACAATGATCTATCACTATCAATTGAATTTACTACTTGTTCTATATCAGAATCCATATTTATTCAAATTAAATTACCACTTTCTGTTTCTAATTTCATATTAATTTAATAATAAACAAATGTACTAAAAAATAATTAAGTTGTTAAAATCTTTTCGCCTTTATAACTTAATCTATGAAAACATCCTTGTCCACAATAGGTAATTAATACATAATCACCCATTCTATAACCACTAGAAAAGAAGTCTTCATCTAAATCAATTTCTTCACCATAATATGCTATGTACTCATTGATGGCATTAAATATAGTAGAATTTCCTTCTATACCTTCTCTATATAATTGGTTTATTGTTTTCTGTTCCCAAGGAATATAGGTATTAAACAAAAAGGATTCGAGTTCACTTTTTGATAAATTAGATATAAATCTACCTAACCTTTCTCTTTGGTGAATCGAATACTTTTCTGCTTCTTTCTGACTTTCTATAAAATCATCAAAGAAATGTGGATCATTATCTATCTTATCAATAAACTCTTGTAAAAATGTTTTTGTTTCCATTTTACAAAATTAATCAAAAAGATCTTCTGCTGATAAATTATCTTCATCAACGTCTTCGAAATCATCTATATCTTCGAATTGCTTATGCTCCTCTGTGATCTCATCTATTGATTTATACTTGAAATAAGCTTGTGCAACTGGTTCCATAGCCTCTAATACTTCTTGTGTGAATATATCAGCAGTGAATAAATCTTTTGACCAAACACTTTTACCTAAGTGTCTTACATACCATTTATTACCACCTTCTTTTAACTCACCTTCTTTTAGAGTTACTTCACCTGTTTTTTCATCAACTACTTCAACAGGCTTATCATACTCTTCCCATTTTCCTTTGGCTATACCGATTCTATCAAAGAATCTTGGTATACAGAACATATCTAAACCAACGTATGGGTTACATCCTTGTGAGAATGAGATCTCGAATTTAACTTTCTTAGGTTTAACTTGTCTGTTTTTCACAGCTTTAGCAGTAACAATAATACCACTCTGCATTTCATGTTCATCTTCTTTACCTGTCTTCAGTTTAGCTTTACTTAAAAAAGTAATATTAGAAGCAGAGTAATATAAAGATCTACCACCCTTCATTATCTCTTGTGGAAACATATCCATTGTTTGATAAGTTTGGTTATTTACGATCATTGGAATATCTAAGTATCCTAAATCAATAGTGATTGATCTAAAGAATGAACCAATAGCTTTCGCTTTAGTCATATCTTGTTTTAATTTACCACTAATTAAGTCTTCTTTTTCTTTATTAGAAGCAAGTTGAGCTAAACTATCTAATACAAAAAGCATCTTTGGTGGTTCATCACCCTTTAACTTTCTCTCTTTCATATTATCTAAAAGCTGAGTAACAAACATATTAATATCTTCCACTTTATTAGTTTTAATCAATTTAAAAGCACCTATGCTGTTGTCTATTCCGTATTGTGGTAAATCACTTCTGTCGATAGAGTTCTCAGTATCGATATAGATAATACCATATCCTTTTTTCTGTGCTTCTCTACAAGCATTAAGTGCTAAGAAGGATTTTCCCGAAGCCTCAGGTCCTGCAAACACTGTGATAGCATCTCCCTTTATCCCACCAAATAAACTACCTGATAAACACGCATTCAGTATATAAATACCCGTACTTACTTTATCTACTTCTTTTTCATCATCCGCAACTAAAATTGGTGTCTTTTTAGCTAGGTCATCGATCATTCCACCGATTTCTGAAAAAGTAAATTCTTTTTTCTTTTTTGCCATTGTTATTATTATTTTTTTCTCTCTATTAATATTAATTGGTTATCAATTACTTATATAGTATATTTTAATTCAAATGTTTTAAAAATATTTAAAAAATATCAAAAAGAAGATGTGATACTTATAGTTACATTTATGCTTTCTACAATAGGTCTTACTTCTATTGACATCCCATCTTTATCTATTCTTAATTTATTCCCATTAGAGAGGTCTGTCATATATGCAATTTCTTCCGCATCTCTGTTTTCGAAAAGAGCATTTATATTCTCTTCTCTCTGTTCTTGTTTAATGATTTGTTGTAATTCTTCTAAGTCCATTTTTCTTCTATCTAATTAATAAACAAAAGTTTAGTTTCGAGATATCATATTTATTATATATATAAAGAAATATTACCACTAAATTAAATGAAAGTAGCTTTCAATGGAGTAAATAAAGAGATAGTAGTCCTTCCTGGGATTGAACAACTTAACGTACAGGTAGATTTGTATAGTGATTGGAAAGAGTGGGTGAGATTATCGGATAATGCTAAGTATCCTGCGGCTTTTAGGACGTTTGGGGGTGACCCTACTATCCAAGGACAATTTGCACCTAGTTATTATTTCTTAATTAATGGGTGGAAATTAATAGCAGAAGATGTGTCTGTAGAGATAGGAACAAACCTATATACAGAAAACGAGCCTATTGTTGAGATTACTAATTCTGCGGTGTCTATTCGTAACTCTGATGCTGCAACTATTGATACTAGTCTTGATGAATCATTAGATTATTCAGGAACGGTAAATATAAATACTAGAATAGGTGTATCGAGTACGTTATATCCTGCGGGTACTATTGCCCAACCTGTTAATAACTTACAAGATGCTATTACTATTGCAGATTTTTATGGAATATCTAATTTTAGTGTAAGAGGTGATATAGTAATTGATCAACCTGTTGAAAACTTTAACTTTTATGGTAGTGAGTTTGCTCCTGGTTTAGTATTCACAGGTCTTACTGTTTCAGAATGTAGATTCTTCGATTTTAATATATTAGGAACTATGTCTATACCCCAATCAACTAACGTATATCTTGAAAGATGTGGTGTTTCTGATCTATATGGATTTAATGGTGTTATATACCAATCTACTATGTTAGGTGGGACATTAACATTAAGTCCTAATCATCAACCAAAAATTTTACTAATTTCTGAAACAGTAGCAACTAACCTCAATAGTCCTGATCATATAATAGAGATACCAGGGGGTACATATAGCACAGGAACAGGATCTGCTTTTTATACATCTAATATCAATGTTAGACACTATGCAGGAGAAATTGGATTATCGGGAAGCTTCGGAACAGGAAGTAGAGCAGAATTTGATATGAACCCAGGCAAGGTTAATCTACTTAGTGGTATCACAGGAGGTGAAATAGTTATACGTGGTATAGGTACATTCGATAACCACGTAACGGAAGAAATTAGAGATAATATAATAGTTGATACATCGGGGTTCTATTACGATATAGAAGACACTTCACAAAAATTAGCATATAATGAAGCTGTTATATACGATTCAGTAGTAGGAGTTAGTGGGTCTAGGTATCCTATTGGAACTCCTGCACAACCTGTTAACAACTTGGACGATGCGCTCAAAATATTAGATACTTATAGTTTAACACAATTAGAAATAAGAACGCCAATAGTTATCGACCAAAATCTTTCTGCTATTAAGGTCTTTGCTAAAAACTATCCTATTGATGTAACAATAGATAATGTTAGTTGTGTAAACACGACATTCCAAGACGTTAACTTATCAGGTACTTTTTCTAATTCTAGTGACTTAGAACCTATTTATGTAGTTAAATCAATTACAGGGAATATTGATAATTTCTACGGATTAATGAACGGTTGTTTTTTCGAAGGTGATATATCAATAGGTACAGATGCTACACCCATCTTAACTGACTGTAGAGCAGCCAAGCCTGGTATAGAAGCTCCTATATTAAAGTTCCAAGGGACAAGTGCTTCTGTTGTTAGTTTAGGATTAAGAGCATATAGTGGGGATATTCGTATTAAAGATTTCAATAACGCAGGTGATGTGGCTACCTTAGAATTTATATCAGGTAGAATAGTAGTAGATGAAACATGTCTAGAAGGAATTATATACATAAGAGGGGTTGGTACATTCGTAGATGAAAGATTACCAAATTCTAATACCATTGTAGTAACAGATGGACTTATCGATAATAATGACTTCGTTAGGATTGAAACAGAGCTTAATAGAATAGGTGTAACAACCGATAATATATCACAGAGTGTATTTAATATAGGAAATACTGTATCTATTATTAATACTACTACTGTGGGTATATCACAGAGTGTATTTAATATTGGAACTACTGTGTCTATTATAGATAATAAAGTAGACGGATTATCACAAAGTATATCTGAGATCGAAGATAGCACTAGTGGTTTATCACAAAGTATAAATAGTTTCGGAACTACTTTATCACTTATAGAAGGAAATACAAATGAAATATTAAATGACGTAACTAATATAGGCAATACTATATCTATTATAGATAATAAGATAGATGGTCAAAATATCTTATTGGAAGAAATTGCAGGTCTAGTACAAAAGAATTTCAGAATTACTAATCAAGTGTATGATATAAATGGTTTATTAGAAACAGCTACTATTAGAACATTCGCAAATAGTACAGATGCTACTAACAACGTAAGTCCGTTATATGAATATAATGTTGAAGCGAACTACGATAGTGAAGGAAAATTAATAGACTATTTAGTAATTGACGTATAATGGCAACACAAAGCGGAACACAAAGTAATCACTTAATAAACTCTATAATGACCAAGGGGGTTCTTGGTGGATCAATTGGTCTTATAACTAAAGGCATACTTAGTGATGCAGTAGAATTTGATATAATAATTAGACAGCCCGATGGTCAGATAAGAGTCAAAAGAGGTAAAGTTGGTGGTTATTATGATAAAGACTATTGGAAAAAGTTTAGAAAAGATCTTGAAGAGAATGACGAAGAAATAGAAGTCATTAAAGTAAAGATTCGGAAAAAGGATCTCATAAAGAAATATAAGATATCAGTAGAACATATCGTTCCTAAGATAACTGCTGAATTAATATCATATAACATAATAGAAGAAGGTAATATACCTAAAATTGAAATAGAATTACTTGAAAACGAAGAAGAATATTATAAGAGAGCCAATATTACCGCATCACACATAAAAGATGAGGGGTTTAAAATAAACATAAAAGACTTAAACAAAAAAAGGAAAGACTAATAAATCTTTCCTTTTTTTTATAATTTAAATATTTATTATGGATTAAGGTAGTTTCTTTCAAGTGCAGCCACGAAGTTAATTACGTTCGTAGTCGCTCTTGTGATCGTACCTGATGTAACCACATATTGTCCTGTATTCAGACCAATAGCAACCCCTGTAAAGGCTGCGTTTGTAGCAGGTATTCTACCACCCTGAATGTTACCATCGTAATCAAAATCGAAAGATACAAGTGATGATCCTGATACAGTTCCGTTAATAGGATCGCCTGTAGCATCTTGTATTATAATCGCATCGGGTGAACCAAACGGGTTCAGACCAATTGTGATAATATCTCCTGCTGCTTCTGTTACAATAGGTTCTTCATCTGTTTTCGTAACAGATGCTGTTGTTGAAGAAGCTGCAGTTACTTGGAAAATACCATTGTTATTCTCAGTAGTAAAACCACTTATGTTAATATAATCCAACACACTAAATGTAGCAAAATCAACCGCACCTTGTGTAGTTATAATACCCTCATTAGCTGTTGTTTGCGCAATATCGATATCAGATGCTACTAATGTACCTGTATTAGTAAAGAATACCCAATATCTAGAATCACCATCACTTACAAGGTTATCGTTAAACTGAATGTTACCTGCTGCAACGAATGGGAATGTCCTAACTAATCCTGTATTATCAGTAAAGTTAATTCTGTTAGTATCCGCACTGTTAAAGTTATCAATGAAAACACCACCATCCGTTGTAGATTTAGTTCTTAATGTATCACCAATAAATTCTAGTAATTCCTCTGCTGTATCTCCCCTAACTGAGCCTGTTCCTGCATCTATATCAAACGATTGACGTAATGACCATTGTACGAACTCATAAATTTGTTCTGCTGATGCATTATTTCCATCAATAATGACATTAAATGAATATGTACCACCAACTAAACCACCTCTATCTTGTGGAACTGCGAAGTATTCAATTGACATACCTGAATATGGTGCTTGATCTGCTACTGTACCACCAATTGAAATCTCTCCATCTGCAGCTTCAATCTTAATATCTGTTGCGTTAGTAAGAGGCAATGTAAACTTACGTGAAGTAAGTGTTGCAAGGTTCTGTTCTAATATAAGATCATAGAAACCATATATCTTTCCTTGTTCTCTAAGATAAATCTTAAAGAAAGTTCTAAAGTTAATATCTCCGAATCCTGATGCACCAAATATTTTAATTGCTTGGTTAACCTCACCTGGTAATACTACGTTAGATGGTGTCGCACCGTCTTCTTGTAGATAGTAGGCTTGATCAACCGCACTGTTGTTAAACGTACCAAGAGAAGTAATATTCATATATTCTTCTTGTGAAGAACCATTATTATCTCTTAATGTCCAACCCGCATCACGGATAAGGTTTTTTGTTTCATCTCTTGATTGTGTTATACCTGTATTAGATATAAAATCCCAATCATTTATCATCTCAAACTGCTCCGAGGTAATCGCAACGAAAGGGAAAGCATATTTAATTAATTCGTTGTCATTTTTCCATTCTTCCTTAGCGAATGAATATAGTGCTTGAAGTGCTATACCATCAGAACTTAATCTATTAGCAGTCGCTCCTGTACCGTAATCTACAGTAGATAATACATCAATATTGATTAATTCTATTTGTTTTGTTGCTACATCAAAGAACACATTTCCATCGGGTGTTCCATCTGAGCCTTGTGTTGATTGTAATAAATCATCTGGGTCTACAATTTTAGTCATAACTTAATTTATCTTTTTTTTTATTTTTTTCCTTGGTGGATTTTATTTCCCAATGAATCTAAATACTCATTTAGATTCAACGTAATTCGGAATAAAGCTTTAGTATCAATAGGATCTTCATATAGTTTTTCCTGTATCAATCTAACTGCAGATTTTGCCTCATTTATAGAGTCTACAATAATGTTTTCTTCTTCCATATTATTCTCCTTTTGTATTTTTTGATAAGAAATCATTGAAGTTTAAAAAGTTACCTTCCATATCTTCTACACGTTCAGTATTTTCAGATATTTCTTCTTCTTTATCTTCTTCAATAATTACTTCTTTATCTATTTTTATTTCTTCTTTCTCTTGTGTTTTTTCTTCAACTTTTTCTTCTTCAATCGACTCATTAACTAGTTCTTCTTCCTCAACAGATGATAGACTAACCACGCTTATTTTTGGAGCTACCACTGCTTCTTCTTGTTCTTCGTAATTACTTTCAACTACTTTGATTTCAGTTTTAGAAATAGTTTCAAAATCTTCTTCCCAAAGTTTACTGTATTGCTCATTAGATACGATTACCTCGTAATACACTTTACCTTTTTCACCTTGGATTAAGCCTTCTAACATGGGTATAACAAAATTACATTCCTTGTTTTCAATCTTCCCTTTTACCATGTAATTCTTATCCTCAGTTTCGATGATCAATCTAGGTTTAACCTCAGATGCATCAACGCCTGTGATATCAACTTTAAACTTAAGTTTCTTGTTATTATGGTTATTATATAAATTTATCATATATGGTTATCATTTTATACAGTATATATAAATATTATATTCTCTTTTTTTACCAAAAACAAAAAAAGGATAGTTTCCTATCCTTTTTTATTTTCCTTTAACATTTCGTTAGTTTTCTCGACTGTTATTATATTCTTTAAACCACTGACTGACCAATTGTGCTTTTTCTCCACTTTAGTTAAATTGTTCCTGAAGGGGAATCGATGTCTACATAATTTATCATCTGCATACCAAACCACATGTAAATATCTCAAAAAAGAAGATATTGTAATTAAGTTATGAATAATAATCTTTTTTTTATTGGGATCGATTGTTATATCTTCTGTTCCAATATTTTCATATTTTATACCAAGCTGAGTATATATCTTTTCGTCTTTATATCTATTATCAACTCTATTTAACCTTTTGGTAATATCAGGTCTATAACTATCTCCTTGTATTTGCATAGTCATAATATCTATTTATCATTTTTTATTTCTTCTTCTATTTCATTTTTAATTTGTTCTAATCGCTCTTCAGCTTTTAACTTTTTTAGTATATCCTTTATGTTTTTGTTAATATGTGAATTCTTATTACTTAAAGTAAAGTATCCCACTTTACTTAATCCATTTACTTTTATACTATAAAGTTCATATGTCCTATCTTCTATATCTCTTTCACATATATCAATAACTATCTCTATGTTATCCTTCTCTTCAAGTAGTAAACAACCAAGAAAAAACTTTTCACCTGCTATCTTTTCTTTACCTGAAAAGTATTTTTTTTCTTCTATTTTATCAATTATATGTTGTGTCATCTCATTTTTAAATAGACTTTCTGCTTTTTTTCTCATATTTGAATGTTATTATTTCTGTGAATATTATATATTAAAATAGTCATTTTGTTTACTTAACGATATAGACATATTTTATATATAGATAAAATTATCTTATAGAAGTTGTCTACTATTAAAATTAATACATGTGATCAAAATTGGTTCAATAGAGATTATGTCTTTTACAACAAAAAAGGCAATCCTATTAACATATTATTCGACGAAGAACTAGGTTATTACAAAGGTAAATTATACTTTGAAGAAAATAGTTCAGACACATTCAAGAATCTAGAAATAAGTACATTCGAAAGAATAAGAGGATTTGACTATCAGCAATATAATTCTGATACTAAGACTGATGAATTATCCACAGAAAAGTTCCAACTTTTCAATACTAATGGTATGTCAATAATAGGCAACACTAGTAGTATAGGTGTTACTAAAGTAGAGGCAGTTAATGATAGGAAAGACTTCTTTTCAAAGTGGATATACGGTCAAGCAATTAATACCATTTTTAGAAAAGGCGAGGAAATTAAATTCAGTAGAGATATATTTGGTATCAATAGTAAAGAAACATATACAGTAATTAGTACTAAAACCAACGCTGTGATGATTATAACAGGGACTAATAACAGAGAGTTCATAAATCAAAGTGGTGGTGTTATTAATGATCCGAATCAGTATACGAATGTTACAGCTAATGGCGTTAATGCTATTAAAATATATGATTATATAGATAGTGATTATTCTAATAATTTCCCGAATTGGAGTGAACCAAATTTTTACAACTTAATATACAGTGGTCAGAAATTAAACTTAGTTAACTTAGAAAATAATGACGATACTATCGTTACTATCAATTCTAAAACATTAGGCGATAATTATTATACAGACTTTAAATTAATGATGGATGATTTTGATAATAACCTTAAAATCAGAGTCACTAATAAAACAAATAATATACTTCTATATAATGGTAATATAAACATTGTGGCAACGGGTAGTTATATCGGGTTATCTTCGAGTGTCAACACTTTAATTAAACCTAATTCTAAATTAACTATACCTAATTCAAATAATAATGTAGGTACTATAACAGTAGATAGCACACAGATATCGACATTCAATAGAATAAATCAGTATTACTTCAATGGTGGTTTAACACCATCTGACGCAAGTAAAGTACTTTTCAATAACCAAATATATTCTTGTGTTACTTCTTATACACAATCAGCTACTAGTAGCATAACACCTGAGGATAATGATTTTTGGGAAGAAACTAAATATTTACCAATAGTTGAAAGTATAAACGATGAAACTATTAATGGTACACTATATTTAGAAACTAATTCAGTTGATTTGTCTTATACATATGATAATAATATTAACGCAATATCGAATATTAATAACGCATTTACTATACATAGTGATAGTATAAACCAATTAGGATTATACTCTGATATAGATCCACTTGGAGAGTTTGTTAGATTAAGGAGTCTATACCCAACTAACTATGTAGATGTTAAATTCTTCGTAGATAAAGTAGATAGCTTTAGTGGAAGTATAACAGATGGGACTAATTTCTCACCAACAGGATATACATTTTCATATGATCCACACCCTGAAACAAATGTATCAGTTACTGTAAATGGAACTAATGTAATTACTACAGAAACATTAACTTCACCAACAGGTTATGTTTTCTTCTCAGATGATGCGGCATCGACTGCTACTAAATTTAATGAATTAACAAATGATTCGGGATTATATTGGCAAGAGATAAACGCTAACTTTGGATTAACCGCTACGGATATAGTTAATGTTAATTATACTACTGAGGTTTCTAGTAAAGAGAGAACAATTGAAAGAATAATAGAAATTGAAGAAACATTAAACAACGAAGATAGAGATGACTACGCTGAGAGAAACGAAGAAAGAATAGTATTCAATGATATAGATGATTTCGGAATATCGATAAGAATCAATAATCAAGTATATGTGATAGAAAGCACTATTATAACAAGAGGTAATGGATCGGAAGATACGGAAGAATCAATTGATATTACATTAAAAGCATTTGTAGAAAAATGGAAATTAGAATTAGATAAAAGAGGAATATATGTAGACTCTGAATACTTCGGTAATAATAATGTTAATGTATTACATAATTCTCTTTATTTTAGAACAGCATATCCTAATGTATTAATGAATATTAATAGGATCGATGTAGGTGCTAATACTGACTATTCTATATTAGATAAATATATTATCTTCTATCAACTTGGTGGAGATAATACACAACTAAGTATTAATATCAATAATATAAATTATATCACAGGGTTTGATACTGATGTAGAAACTACTTTAGGAAATTGGATTATACAACATACAGAAGTATTAAATGATAATGGAATATACGTAGACAGGGAATTCAATAATTTAATAATCAATAAGAAAACAAACTTTGTTATCGATATTAATATTAACGTAGGTAGATTCTTCTATGAAGGAGAACAAGTATTTGAAATAATAAATTATTCTAAGGGATATGAAGGTCTTATTATAAGTTCTAATAAGGTTGTACAGAATAATAATAATATTTCTTTCGAGGACGAATGTTTCTCAACAGGACAGATCGTGAGTATAAACAATACAGATTGGACATTAGTTAATCAAGAATATAATATAATTCAATTAGATCCTGATAGAATGGTATTTTCTTACCAAGGAGCTTTTTGGGGAACTAGTAATAATAGTACACAAAACGCATTTTTTAATTTAGCGTTTGGAGAAGACTTTGAAATAGGTGATACTATTCTATACATTGATAGTGGTAGTTTCTCTACTGCGTCTGTAACAAAGGTTGCTAAGAATTTCTACCAAGCTGCTGATGGAAACCAAGTCATTACTATAGAAAGAGAGAATGCTTTTTATTATGATGAAAGCGCAATTAGTTTAACAGCTTCTTTTAATCCTGATGATATTAAGTACCTTACTTTAAATTCTAATTTAGTTGATATCGACTACTTAAACTCTACGTTTAAGAATATAGCATTGACCGATCAAGTTAATTTAATTAGTTCTACTTTTAGGGTAGAGGATACTATTAGTAGTATAGAAGCCCCTATTATGCAGTCTATGAACCCATTTAATAACCTTTTATATGTACTCAGTGATAACTTTGTATATGTTATAGATCCTTATTTAAATCAGATAAAATCAACTGTTTCTAACTTAGGAATTGGTTGGGATATGGAAGTTGATTATATAACAGGTGAAACATATATATCATTTACAGATAGTGATAGAATAATGATCATTGACCCTGTTGATTTTAGTTTCATATCATTTGATTTCCAAGCAAATTATAATTGGAATAAGATGACTTATAACAGAGATGAAGAAGCAATGTATATCTTCGGTAGACAAAACTTAGATATTGGTATAACAAGCGATAAAATCCTTTATAAAGTTAATACTGATACTAAAGTAGTATTTGGTGATTTCTTAATAGATGGAATAACTGCTAGTAACATAGGAGTTGGTTCTACAGGATCTACGCCTAGTTATTTGGGACTAGAAAGAGAATCGGGTGAGTTACACTACAACCCATATAATGGATCAATGTACGTAGCCAACGATGGGGAATTAAATAAGATAAACAGTGATTCTACATTCACTAGCTTTGGTATATCGACTAATAATTATTATTCTATAACATTAGATAATTTCAATAAGTATTTTTGGATTAATAACGAAGAAGGGAAATTAGTTTCTATAAGTGAAATAGATATCATTGCTGATAATCTTGATATCACAGATCATGGATTTATATTTACTAGTCCTAATGATTCTCATATTTATATTGCAACACAGAATCAAGAAATAAAAGTATTTTCAACCTATGTTAATCAAGTATTCTTTACTTTAAATGTTGATTTCAATGTTGATAAAATAAATATAAATAAGAGTACTAATGATATATATGGTATTAACTTAAATAATAATCAAATATTATCAATTGATGTTGATTTTATTTATGAACTAAAGGCATTTTCTAATATATTTAACTTATCATCACAAGCTTCTGCTTCAACACCGTTTGATACTAACGGATCAGAAACATATGGATCATTATCAGAAGACAATGATACTTCCTTAGATGATTACATTAAGTTAAAGACAAGAGAGTTTATTAGAAGACCAAGGAAGAATTACATGACTGATGGCGCACCACAGGCTACTTGGGAATATAGATGGGAGAACACAGAAGATGAAATACTTAAAGAATTATTTATGTATGACGTAACAGGTGATTTCCTTGAATCAACAGGTAGTTATTCATACACAGGAACTAAACCATTACCTAATCCTATTATAAAAAGGAAACCAAATAGAGATTTAAATTTAGTAGATGAGGGATATGCACAACAAACAATATTTAATAATCTTACATATACATTAGATTATAATGATAGTGAGGAAAATATATCATTTACTCCTGTGTCTATACAAACTTTTATCGGGTTCAATTCCAAAACAGAGGGGGTTATTAATAATATTCTAAACATATATGAAGATGAAGATATTAAATTTACTTTTCCTTCGTATGATTCATTTACTAACTCAGAATTCTCAGTAACACTACCTGATCAAGAATTTACATTTACACATGATAGCGAAAATAATAGAGGTATAATAACATTATCATCCAACTCAACAGATACTTTTAATCAAATAGTTGACTTAGATAATTTAACAGGAACAAGTACTAATTTTAATGAAAACCAATTCTTAAACATAAGAGTTCTTGATACTACAAACGATGTTGGGTATGTGTCATCAAATGATAATATTAATGTGAAAATAATCCAATTATTTGAAAGAGAACTTATTGTTGAATATTTAGATGATAATACATTTACTAATGAAACAACTGCAGTAGAATACCCATCAGAAGGAACTACTACATATTTAGATTTAACTTTAGAAGTAATCAAAAAGAAAGTAGCTGAGTTTGATATTTACGCACAAACAGAAATAGAAGATGAAAGATTTAAAAATGAATTAACTAATATAGGTAAGATTATAAACCCTGAGGATATTTATATTTTCAAAGACTATGATATAAATGAGGGTGGTATTGATTGGACATTTATGAATGAGAAACGTAAGGAATTACTTACAGTAAAAAATGATATCTATAACTACTTAGGTGCATATAGAAGTATCATAAATGCTATAAATTACTTTGGTTATAATGACCTTATATTATATGAATATTTCCAAAACATAAATGTAGATAGCGCAGAGTTCTTGAAACTATTTAAAGTTGAGGTTGAGGATATATTCAATAATGACATAGACGGTTGGACAGATAATTATAAATTTTATCAATTCCCTAACCCGAACTATGAAGAAACTAAACTATTTAACCTTACATATAGAATCACTGATTTCGAAGGAAATAAGTTGATCACATATAGTATAGAAGAAGCTATCATCAAATTAGAAGGTCTTAAATATTGGTTAGAGAAGAATATTATTCCACTAACACATGAAATTAAAGATATAACAGGGGAATTGAGTTTCTTATCTATAGATCAAAATTTTGATACATCATCATCTATTAAAGTTTTCGAAACCAATGATACTATGTCAGAGATAGACTTTAATATAGAAGAATCTTATGTGATGCCTATACAAAATGGTAGTACAGTATATACTACAATAATTGATTTTCTAACAGCTTCAAATGATTCTCCTGATTATTTTACATTAGGTGTGAAAACCTATAAGACATATGATAAATGGGAAGCATTTAATTCATACAACACAGGAGATAAGGTGGATTATTTTGGTAAAATATATGAGAACGTATTAGAAGATGAAGGTAATGTAGTATTAAACTTCAATAATACTCCTTTAGAATTCCAAGAAGTGGATACATGGGATGTTAATACTTTATACGAAGACAGTAATGTAGTAAAATATAAAAGAAGGTTTTATAAATATTCATTAAGAACTACAACGGTTAATTACTTACCTTGGGTGGGTGCTAGTGGATCATGTTTAGTCGGAACACCTGATAGTAGAAATGGTGTAGATGATAATTTATATAACGATCTACTTGATTTATTAGGTAACGAACCCGACACTCCTAACTACTTACGAATAGAAGAAGATATGATAGCAAATAATTTTGACGTATTAGATATAATTAGATCCAATTACCCAAATAGATGGTGTGATTTATTAGATAGAGATGAATCATTATTGACTGATATATCTATTGACCTACTCAATTTACCCGAAACACAATATGAAGGAACTAAACCCGCAAATAGTATCGAAGCTAGGACAATGATATTAAACCTAAGAAAAGATTATAATAAGACTAAAGATCTTTATAAAGTTAAAGAGAGAGAAATTTCGCCTCAGGAAAATATATTATTAGAAAACACTGATTTTATATTGTGGGATGATGTTACAAAATGGGCAGAAATAGATCTAGAAATGGTACAGAGTTTTAAAGAATATAGAAGTGGTGAAAATATGTTCTTACCATATAACTTTACTTTAGATAGTAGTATAGATCCTTATGTAGTAGTAGAGATAAGAGCCGAAAATGGATATGGTCAGAACAGAACTGTGAAAAGGTCTTATGAGATAAGATTTGATGCAGACGATAGTGCTATATTAGAAACAGTGCCTACTGTATAACAAAAAAAAGGGGAACAAGATATAAATCTCATTCCCCTTCTTAACCAAATAAATAAAATTACTTAGACTCGGTTGTTTCTGCAACACTAGGTTCAACATCTGCTTCCCCCCAAATAAGATGATACATCTTATCATTTTTGTTGATATTAACATCCTTTTCTAAGGTGTTTACCCAAAACTGAATAGCTTTAGCTAAGTCTTCGTACTTATTTTTATAATAACCAAAGATATTACTTGATAATGCAATTCTTTTGATTACTTCTGCGAAAGTATATGTTCTTTTAGTTAAACCTTTGAAAGTTTGCTTAGAAAGAAGGTGGTATAAATACTGAAGATCAACTGCATTCATCTTGAATCCAATAGCTTGATCAGCACTATCATAATTACCATTTTCTTTCATGTTATCTAACATGTCTTTTAATTCAATAGCATAAAAGATTGTGTCAACATCATATTCCAATTTGCTATTAAGCATCTCATTGACAAACTTATATTCTTCTTGGTGTAGGATAAGATCAAAACTAATTGAATTTAATCTACCGCCATTTTTGCCACTAACCTCATTCCATAGAATTTGAAGTTGTTTATATACAGCTTCTTTTTCACCATCGCTGTAAGTTTTAGAATGTTTATTTCTCATAAAGTCCATGATTTCATCATACTTAGAATCTAAATAAGTTTCGTCTTCTTGTGATAAAACACGAATCAAAGTTTCATTGTATGCTTTGAAGTTCATATCGGGCTTTTCCGCTATAACTATGTTTTTTAATTGTTCTTGTTGGGTATTTTCCATAATGTAATTTTACTTTTTTATTTATATTAAAAATATAATATTTGTTTACTATTAAGCTACCATATCTGCTTCTTGTGCAGCAGATAAGTTATCTAAATCGTTAGCTCTTACGATTTTCTCTCTACCATACTTGTTTAATAAAGAAGAAAATGTTTGAATATTAGGCTTATTCATTTTGATTTTACCGTTATTCATATTGATTTCTACTTTATCAAGCTCTTGTTCAATTAATATTGTAATAGATTCTTTATCTAATTTATCAAATAATGTTTCGTTGAAAATTACTACCATTTCTTTATTTAAAAGAACCTGATACATCTCAGATAGTTTTTTAATATCTACTACCTTTTTTAACTTATCATCATTTAAGTAAGTGAATCCAATTTTGATTGGGAAACTTTTTGTGTTATAGATTTCTTGAAAATTTTCAATGATGTCTTCTGACAATTCTGTATATCTTTCGCTATTCATAATAATTTGTTTTTTTAAGTCTTATTACAAATAATGAAAAAAGTTTACAAAAAATTTAAAAAAAAGTAAATACCCGATCCTAATAATAACGAAGAAAAGATGATTGTATTCCTGAAAAGCCTTTCTGTTCTAAAACCCTTAAACCCAAATACTATTAAATAATTAGTTTCATCTATCTGAGTAATATCCCACACACCCACGAATTCAATTAAGTTACTGTTGATAAATATCTTTTCGCACATGTTTATATGCTCTTTAATATATTTCTCTGCTAAATTTTTACCGTATTTCTCCACATCTTTGTCGCAATTACATACAGTATAGAATCTTTTTGCTTTGTCTAATCTTAATTGAACAGTATTCTTTTTATCAAGAATCGCAATCTTCTTTTGTTTCACTATCCTTAAATAGTCAAATAATAATTTTAGTTTTTTAAAAAATGATAAGTCTTTCATAACAAGAATATATATAATTGAAAACTTCTTCCCTCGTTAATATTCTAATTTAGGTTCTTCATCAGTACCCATATTACCTAACATAGCACCTATACCTGAGTTAGTACTAATCAATGCTTCTAGTCTTTGGTTCATTTTCTTTAATTCGTTTAACATCTCACTATTATCATCAGGTTCAGTTAATCCTTTTAGTTCTTGTATTAAGTTTCCTGTTTCTATGATCTGTCTAGTAACTATTTCTGCGTCTGCTGATGCTCTCATACCTGTTACTTTATCTAATACTTGTACAATACCTTCTATTCTATCACTATCTATATCAACATCATTAATAGATTCTAATCCTGTTGCTAACATTTCGATACCTTTACCTGTCATAAAAATTTCTTTATGGAATTCTGATAAGTTTTTCAATTGATCCGTTAATCCATCACCCGTAAAGAAATCACCTATTCCTTTTATTATTGATCCTGCTGTCATAGCTGCAAGACCCCCACCAATTGCTAGTAAACCTGCGCCTACTTGTAATAAATTACCACCATCTACTTGACTAAGACTTAAAATTGATTCTGTAACAGTTTTAAATACTCCCATTATACCCTTAGCTATCTTATCAATTATACCACCAACTGAATCTAATACAGTTGCTATTGAATCGCCTACTGCTCTAAACACATCACCTACTTTACCTAAAACACCACCAATTTTCTCTAATACTGTACCAATAGCTAATATTATATTATCAATTTGTCCCACAGCAAACTTCATATAATCCATTATTTGTTCAAAGTAAGGGAAGAATGAATTTATGATTGTTTCTAAGAAGTTACCTAACGTTGGTATAATGGCATTTATGAACTTAGCCAATGGTGGTAATATTTTAGTCATAAATGCTCCTGCTATACTAACTAATATAGGTAAGAAATTTTTAGCGAATTTAATTACTGCTCCACCTACTACATTCACAAAATAAGCTATAGCATCTGATATAGTATAAAAGAAATCAGGTTTAATAAAGGATAATAACCAAGATGCTGCTACAAGTGCTGCTGCTACAATTACTAGTCCTATAGCCCCTGGGACTACAAACTGTAAACCAATCGCCCCCAATATAGCAACAGGTATTGCTAATAATAACATAGTAACACTAAATGATAATGCCCAATTAAGTGGAATTGGATTTTCCCAATTACCATGTGCTAACATCATCGATGATAATGTTAACGCCCCTGCTACTAAAACAAGAGCTAATGATCCCATTAATACATTTCCTAATCCTACCTTACCTAATATGAATAGTGGTATGGATATAAATAATGCTATGGCAGCTAAAGCTAATCCCTGTTGTACTAAATTCCATAATTTAGATCCATCAATTTCTTGGGCATATTGTAAAATATGACTTGATGCCATAATCGCTGCTGATATACCTATTAATGCTAATGGTAACATAATGATAGATTTCGCTTTCATCTTACCCGAAGCCTCAATAGCCTTACTAAATCCTAATGCGAACATCAAAGTAAACGTAGCTGCTATACCTAAGAATGTCATAAATTGATATGGTTCTATTTTAGGAATAAGTGCCATTAATGCTCCTGTTACTACAACTGCACCACTCATAGCAATCAATGCTAACCCAATACTTAAAGCTTCTGCGGGATTTGGAACACCTGCTTCCATTATCTTAGCTAACGCCATCCCCATTAAGGTCATAGAGAAACTTATAGCGACGATCAACGGTATATCGAACTTACTAGGGTCAATTATATTAAAAGCTGCCCCAAGTGCTAATACAGCCCCTGCGATGAGTATAATAGAACCCACCCCTTGTTTTATTTTATCAATATTACTACTCTCTCCTGACTTTTCAAATACACCACCCTCTTTTCCTTTATTTTCTTGTTTTCGGATATTCATAAAATCCTCTTGGTTCTTGATGATTTTCTGTGTATCTTCTTTGATCTTATTAATACCGTCTTGTATACTTTTAACTCTTTTAGAAAGAGAATCTTTACCAAAAAGATTAGACATAAAACTACCTGTAGTAGCTTTCTGTTGGTTCTGTTTCTTTAGTTCCTCTACAAGTGTATCAATGGCATCACCGAAGTTAGATAAGGCTTTGATCGTCTTTTTTTCCATAAACTATATATTAAAAATAATCAGATACGAACTTTAATATATACTATATGAAATATTTAAAACTATACGAAAACTTTAACAGTGGTAACAAAGCTGACTTCAAACTGATATTCAAAGTGAGTGACAGTGAAGGTGAATTAACAACAATGAACAGAGAAACTGCTGTTGAATCATTATTCGAAAAAGAGTATGTAGGATTCAGAGGTGATTTTTCTTTCATAGACGAAGATCTAAATAAGCATTTATTTAAAATAAAAGTCAATGAAATTGATGAAGATAATGTAGAAGTTGAGGTGTTCTTACTACAAGGAGATAAGAATATTTTAAAAGAAGGTTTATCTAAAAGCCTAAGTGATATGTTTTATTATGATTATGAATTAGCTACTAAAGTAGATTTAGATTTTTATGAATCAATTAAAGAATCTAATCACCAAACACCTGATAGTGGTGACGTAAATGCCCCTGGTTATGGACAAGGTGCGCACGTTGGTAATTGGGGAGTAAATTATGGAAACCCATCTAAAGGAGTAAGAGGACATTTCGGTGAAAAGGGAGATAAAACTGATCCTAATTTACCATTTAAACAAAAGGGTCTTGGTATTGATATGCCTCATGCTATATATGATCCTGTTGAAGATATATATTTACACGAAGATGAAGTAGCTGATCTACTTAGACAATATGATATTAAAGCTAAACAAAAGTCTGAAAAACCAATGACATTCAGAGGGATTAATTCTAGTGTTATAAAGTTTATTAGAAATTATTTAAAGTATTAATCTTCTTGTTTCTTATCTAATTCAACATCATCATTATTTTTATTAGTCTTAACATAGATAATAGACCTTTTATTATGATCAAGTTTAATCATACCAAATGTTAGTTTATTAAGTAGGACTCCAAATAGAACGATGAATACATCTTGTAAAGATAGTGTTATAATAAAAGATTGTAACAGTGAAACAACTGTTTCAACACTTATCCCACCCGTACCTATGAAAGTATATGCTAATATAAGTAAAAATCCCGTAAATGGTGCAGCAGATAACTTTACTTTATTAAGTAGTTTTTCATACCATTTAAAGTTATTTGTGTACTTAATACCCACTAAAATGGTTATATATGCTAAAATATAGTGTAAATTGAACACGAATAAGTATTCACTTATACCATATACTATAAAGTCATAAAAATCGTTTATTAGTGTAGTTATTTCCATCGTACACTATATATTAAATTAGGATTTGAATTTGTTAGCCATACCACTTATCTTATTAAGATAACTACTAGGGTTAGCAGACTTATTTTGACTTTGGTTTTTCTGTTTTTCTTCTTGTTTTTTCCTTTCGTCTTTCTCTTCCTCAGCTAGTTTGTTAGCAATATCGACATACCTTTCATATCTCCAAAAAGCCATTCTTTCTATTTCACCAATAGACAAGCCACCTTTAGATCTAATAGACAATAACCACATATTTCGATTAAGTGCTTCATCATCTATCATAAATAAGGAGAAGTATTCTTTTAAGAAATTGCATTCTGCTTTTAATTTAGTACCCTCAGCGACTTCTTTTTTATGTAAGGAAAGTATCAAAGGCATCATGTTGAACGAATAGCCCACTAAACCCTTTGGGAAATATCTCATCAGAGCGGACCTCCTGACCACTCTGATTATCTATCATTTTTACCCCTTTGATACCAAACGTCATCTTTTCTGCAGCACCGTTTAAGAATTGGAACATTTCTATATCCATTTCACCAAATTCCTTCAATTTCTTTTCGATACCTTCTTGAGTAATACTTAATCTATTCGGTAATGTGAAAGGTATTATTTTTAAGAAACTTTGGTTTAATACTTTTCTTTTTTTAGTTTGGTCTACCATATAATCAGTAAATGATTTTTGGACACCTAAGGTTGGGGGAGACATTTCGACCTCACCCATTTGTGTAGTAAATATAAATTTACCTTCTTCTTTTCTGTAATATTTTTTTAACTTGTCGTCCATTTTATAAAATTCAAAGTTTTTTCTCTGAATAGGAATCTGAACATTATCTACCTCAATATATAGATCTTTCCCCTTTTGGAAAGTAAGTTCTCTTATAACAAATAGTAAATACCATCTATCTCCGTCCTTCAAATGAGTATATGGCATTTTATCTCCTGTTGGTGATATTAAAAATACACAAGATGATACTAAGTGATTTACTTTTTCGTATACATCATACATATTAGTATCATCAACCATACTATAAGCTTGTATCTCAGATACTTTAGCGGGTCTTACCTTAACCGTAGTCCCTGCAGGATAAAAATCTCTACATGGTAACTCACTAATATCTATCCCAATAAAATCTAAATCTTTTACTGATCCTAGGTCTTTTATTTCTTCTTTATTACTTTCTTCTACTTTAGGTTTATTATCTGCATGATCTTTCTGATCAAGAAATTCCTTTAAATAATCTTCTGATGAACTCTGTGTTGCCATACTTGTATTTTATATTTTAATCTATATAGTTTTTTAGCTATACTTCCTATTATATTAAAAGGGGGTGAAATGTTTTATAAAAATAAAAAAGGAGCGAAAATATTTCGCTCCTTTTCAAAAAAAAAAAAAATAGGAATATGAATAAGCTATTTATGTGCCATATACATTACCAATATCAGATGTATCAAGATCTACTCTTTCATCTGTCCAATAGTCTACTACAAATTCTGCATTTACGTCAGTAAGTATTGAAGTAGTATCACTCCAATCAACAGAATCTAAATATCCTCCGATGTTTTTGATTTGACAGTTATGTAAAGTAATTCTTCTAATTACGAAACCTTTTCTGTCGTGATGGTTGATTACAATTGTACCAACGATGTCTCTCTTATAAGCGAGTGTACCGTTTTGTGAGTTCCAAGCTAAATCATACCATGCTCTTAATGCGTTATAGTTAAATACATCACCTGCGTTTCCGACATTTACGTTGAACTTAATATTAAGTCCATCGATTGATGTATTTTCAGGCATTGTTAAGAACATTCTAGTACTGTACTTGAAACGTTGTTCCTGTGTTCCTAATGCTTTGTGTACTTCGATTCCTTCAACGCTTGTTGCGTTTTCTAAAAGAAGAAGTGGGTCTCTACCCTGATCTTGCACGATTGTAGGTAGTACAAATGTTACTTCAAATAACGATGGATAAACAGGTTCGAATATCTGCTCGGTATTTGGGTGTGTTGACCCGTGTGAGTTTACTTGTGAGAAGTGTGGTAAAGGTGACATATATCTTAATTTTTTTTTATTTTCTATACTCTATATATTAAAATTAATACTTTCCATTAACTCTATAACCTCTTTATTATAAGGGATTCTTATTAATTTTATATTGTTTTCTTGACAATATTTTGTTTTTATATTGTCTCTTTTTTTAATATCCTTAAGTGTTTTTATTCCTCCAAAAAAATCTACAGGTTTATAATGTTGGATACCATCATATTCTATACACATATCATAATTAGTTTTATCATATTTATATAAACCTTTGTGTACACTATCCACCTTAGATATAGATTTTTCATTGGTTAATTTTCTCATAAAATATATATTATTTTATAAAAGTGTTTTTTTACTATATACTACATGGAAAGTAAAGTAATATGTAGTAAATGTAGTTGGTCATGGGAAATAAAGTCCGATGATGATCATCCTTATTTATGTCATAAGTGCGGGTTTGATAATGAGAAAAAAATCTTTAACTTTGACGAATATAATAAATGGATGAAACAACATTTAGATGAAAGAAAAGATTAAGCTGACTATACCTATAATAAAAATGATTGATTCTAATTTTCAATATTTTTGGTATAATGTAAACACAAAAAATTCTGCTAGGCTTAGTTGGTCAAAAAAAGGGATGTTCTGTCAAATAACAATCAAAATGAATGAACACCCTTACCATGAGACAAAGATACATAACATTATTAGTATTATATTAGACCAAAAACACATTGAATTTTATGATATTAACGATAAACTCATGGGGGATATGGATTTTAATATCGATATAGAAAAAATAATCAAAAGAGATCTCATTTTAAATTCTTTACTATCATGAAAAAGATAACAACAGACTTCTTAGATATTATTACAAATATTGACCTTTATAATAAAGTAAGAGATCATTACCTCAATTATAGTATATGTGACTTTAAACTTAAAGATAAAATTAATATTGGTTATACAAAGGATACCAAAGATTATGTATATGGTGATTATGGTAAGTTATCAGAAAATAAAGGTGACCTTTTTATGGTAACTACTATACCCGAAAGCATTAACATAAACCCCAAAACAATTAAGGGTTTAAATAGATATACGTTGTCAGTACGTCACGCACTTAATGATGAGACTTATACAGTTATAATGCTGTATCAAAAATATAAAACAAGACCTAAAATAAAATTTTATACGCAGACTAACATATTTACTATTTTAAATAGAGATAATATCATAAATAATATCTTAGATGAACATTAGAACAGAAAATATAAACGAAGATATATTGAACACTATATCAGATAGGATTAATTATATGTGTATATACACAGAAGGTAATCTTTGGAATGTTTCTAATTTCAGATATATGAAAGGATTTAATGATTGTTTTTCTCTGAATTTCCAAACTAATCAGGTAGACGATATCACTTTACATTATATAGATAGAATTGGATTTTCTCAATCTCATATATCTGATATAAAACATTATAATATTTTCCATCAATTAGAATGGGAAGATATACATATAATAAGTTTTTTCGAAAAAGGTAAGGATAAAGACAATCACTACTTTGTAACACGTGATGGTAGTTGGATCAAACAAAGGAATAGAGAATTAAGTATTAATAATATTTTAGATGAAGATTAAACGAAAACCACTAACAGAGGATATTATTACCATTTTCAATAATATAGATAAGTATATAACGAAAAGTGCTTTAGCACGAGATTATAAATTAGAATTTACTATTGAAGTTGATAATGGTGTGTATTATTATGGTGATTTTGGAGAAAGAGAAACTAAAGGTGGTGTTTATAAGATAACCACAGGGTCAGATAAAACAGCCTTAAGTGGTATAAATAGATATAGTATATTTAATTCTTATTCAGAATTAGGTGAACTGTGGAGTATTGACTTTTACCAAAAATATAAATCGAATGCTCGATATGGATTCTATACTACAATAGATATAGAGAAGATTATAAAAAGAGATCAAATAATAAATAACTTGATATAGAAAAGTCATAAATTCTTTGGTATTATCATATTTTTTAGTATATTTGTATTAACAAACTAAAAAACTATGAAAACTTTATTCACATTATGTAAATTAATAATCAACGGAACTGTTGCTATTGCTACATTTTCAATATTTGTCGCATTAGAGCTTTATGTAACTAAAATCGTAATCGGTCTATTGATCAGTGATCATGGGATGAATCCTGATTATGGGAAATATATTTGGTTATTTTGTTATGGTGTAATCGCAGTAGAACTATTTGTGTTCATATTAAGAGTATTAGTAAGAGGAACTAAGAACTTCTTTCTAAACTTAACATAGATATTAGGAATAGGGGTTACTATATGTGATAAACCCACTTATCTTGACCACTATTCCATATTCTATAAGCACCCACTTGTTCATACATAATTTCCCTTTCTGATAAATTGGGATCGTATCCCTTTTCTACTAGTTTATGTTTAGCAAAATTATATCTATGCTTTCTCTCTTTGTTTAATACCCAATGGTAATTTATTTTACTTCTGTGACTATATTCAAACCCTAATATCTTATAAAGATTACCATTAGAATATGACCTATCACTAAAAGAATATATTTCTTTAGGAGAATGTTCTTTTATAAAGTGTTTAAATAATTTAGAAGCACCACCTACTATATTGTAATTAGTCTTATTACAAAACCTAGCTAACTCATAAACATTATCTCTACTTTTATGTCCCATCATATTCCTTGGTTTAGAAAAGGTCATTAGACTAACTAATTTTTCGTTATAATACAAACCATACGAGTAAGTAGAATTAGAATAACCTTGTATATGATTATTATCTAAGAATTCTCTGTATTCCTTAGAGCCAACTTTTTTAATTTTACATTTTCTACCAAATACTTTATTAGGAGTATTATTGAATTTATTCTTTAACATAGATTTAACTATATCATCCTTCAATAGCCAATCGTCTTCCCAAATATGTAACATCTGTATGCCTTCTTTCTCAGCTTCATTAGTTTTATTGAAGTGATAATACTTGTCCTTATTGATCTCACTATGCCAAAAAAGACCATTAAATTCAATAGCTAATTTGATTTCAGGTAGATAAATATCTACTTCGTGTGGCGGTATAATAGTTCTATTATTAGTTATGATTTCACCTTCATAACTTTCTTCGATGAAATTAAGTAGTTGTAATTCTAATCCACTTACACTTCTATTATTTTGAGGATGACATTCAGTACATATCACTGTATCGTTTTTAACTGTCCTATGATATAAAAGATCATTATTTATGACAAATTCATGACCCTTATTACATAACATCCTACTACTTGTTCTGTTATGTAATTCACTTTCTTTGAATATTCCAAGTAATTTATAATCACTTGGTATCCTCTTTTTAATTTTAGTTTCTTCCTTTTGAAGTTTTTTCTTATTAGTAGTTTTAATTCCTTTATCGTGTATTTCTTTAACCATCCAATGGTGTTCCACACCATATTTCTTTAAGCTAGTTTCTTTGAAAGAAGCCTTAAACTGATCTATATTTTTTTTAAAACTCTTAATTCTTTTTTCTGTTAAATCTTTATGTCTGTTAGGGTTTTCTACACCCCAATTACCCATTAAAGTTTTCTTAGATTTCTCTTGAATTTCTTTATTTGACATAGGAGAATTACCACCATATAATTTATTATTAGTATTGATCATTTTTTGTTTGATTACTTCTGATTCGGCAGGTGTTTTTGTGCCAAACTTTTCTAAAGACTTTTGTTCTTTTCTTTTGATCATATTAGGATCTGAACCAATACATTTATTAGAACAATACTCTCTATACCCTAAAGTAGTATTTCTGAATTTTACCTTGTCATTACAATTAGGATTCTTACAATTAGGAGAATGGTTAATATCATTAACAGTTAGATATACTTTCTCTTTAAATGAGATATCTTCTTTAATATTACCTATAATAATATCATAATCCGCAGCATAGTTCTTTGATACATATTTAGAACTAGACATCTTACCTGACTTATTATTGAAATTGAACTCTTTTATGAATTCCTTTGATAGCATATTACTATATATTGGTGTTTTATATATGTATCAAATATAGGAAAAAAGTTTAAACAATAAAAAAAGGAGAATATATTTCTCCTTTTTTTATTCTTATCTATTAAAATTAACTAGTTTGAAAACCTGATGAATCAATTGCACCCGTATTAAGTATCGTGATGTTATTAACAATTACACCCATACCTTTAATAATCTCAACATATGTGTCTAATACACCTATTTGATTATCGATAATCTCCTGTGTGTTGTTTTCACTATCAATCTTATTAAAGAAGTTAAATAGTCCGTTTCTATTTACATAGTCTTGACAGATAGTATCTGCTCTTAATTTGATCTCTGATCTAATCTCAGGTGTGTTATATTTCCATTGGAATTGTAGTAACATATCAGAAAGATCTCTTTCTAATTCAATTAATACTTCTCTTGAATGGATAAAGCTTAATGCACTATTTACTAGTGATTCTGCTGTATTCTCAGTTTCAATTACATTACCTCTGTTTCTCTTAGAAACAATTGGGTTAACTGACATTTGGTTTAACTCGATGATATCTTCATTTGTTAAATTATATTCTAATCCTGATATACCTGTAATTTGTCCATCAGTAATACCCGCAGCAATAGTCCATGGTGTCACACTTGTTAGAGCGTTATTATGCTTTCTAAGGAAAGTGTTAGCCACAAATGATGATGGTGGTAATGAAATTGGTCTACCGTTATCTCCTATTGTTACATAAGGAGTAAAGTAAGCCACACATGTTTGACCATCGCCTTCTGCTAATGAGAAGTTAAATCCCGCAACTGCTTCAGGGTTACCTCCTAATCTGATATAATCAAATCTAATAGCACCTCTACTATCAGTGAAACTCGGTGCTGCAGCATTTCTAAATTGTTTCATACTTGGCATGTTTAATATACCGAAGCAATCTAAACGCTTACCACAAATATCAGCTAATTGTTGCTTAGAATTACTTATAAGACCTAATCCATAAGAATCGATCAAGTATCTAAAATCAATGATATTTTTATCTGTTAATGCGTTATATAAAGATGTTCCTTTACCTACTACATTTAATATATCTGTTAATCTACTATCAGTATTATCAGGTAAAGAAGCTGTTCTTAATCTGAAACCAAATAAATTAATACCTTTATATGTTGATACATAATCATCGATCTGTGTAAATCTGTATGTTTGTTTATCACCATTGAAGTCATATAATCTAATAGCTGAATCACATGTAATTTCTACTAATGATACATCCTCAGAATATGTTCTTTTTCTGATAACTCTTGTTACTTGTCTTGGAACTTCTCCTAATTCAGTTGCCTCAGGTGCTACTGCTTGTAAGAAATCACCTATTCTAATTTCAGCATATCTAGTAGCATCTACTAATATTTTATTAGTTATAGGAGTGTATCCTACAGGTTCTTCTATTTCTACTGTTTGTCTAAAATTAGATGATTGTGAAATAATATCAATCGTTTTATTGAATGTACTCGCACCAGGGTTTAGACTAGCATCAGTAAAATCAATTGTCAATATATCATTCACTAAGTAAAATCTTAGGAATTTTTGTCCTGTTCCGCTTGTTAACCAAATCTTAGTTGGATTAACTATTACTTCATCAGTAATATTAGATGATAATAAATATCCAAAATACGCACCTGTCGCTCCCGTTAATCCCGTAGCAATTGGAGTTGGATCTGAAACGATCAATTCTCCTGTGTTACTTGTAGATTCAGGTAAGATAATAGTATCATTCGTTTGGAAATTTAATTCTTTATCACTTATTAAGTAATCATCACCATTGATATCTAATAATCTAACATAGTTTAACTCAGATGCTTCGGCTGTATTATCTAATCCATCAATTAAGTTTTCGTAGAAATAATCTCCTGTGTTTATATTACCATCTATATAATCTTGATATAAATCACTGTATTCAGCTACTATACCATATGTTGCTCCAATCCAATTATTTGTTGTAATAGCACCTTCTGATGATAATACAAATTCATTATCAATTATATGTAATACAAGTCCGTTAGTTTCTAAGATAGAAGAATTTAAAAATCCTGTATCAAATCCACTAATTGTTATTGTTTTATTTAATGTAGTGCTAGTTACTAATGTAACGTCTAGATCAGCAATAGCTCTTTTCCATGGATTTCCATTAGAACCACTTCCTTCATCTACTAATATTGTTGCTCTATTTCCTGTTGAACTACTTAAGATACCTGACATATTATTAAATGTCTTCCATCTTCTATATCCAACATAATCAGTTACATCAGGAACTCCTGTTGTGTTTAAGAATTCATATGTAATTTGATTTTGATTAGCGTTAACTGTTACTGTTACATCAGTTGAATTATCAAAGTAGATAAATCCACTTTCACCTACTGATACAGGTGTATAGTCAACAGATTGGAAATATTTAACTCTATCTGCATCTAATGCTACTATAATATCAACGTAACCTAATACTATACCATTTGTGAGGTCATTGTTATTAGGGTTAGTTTTAATACCACCGTCAGTATCAATAAAGAATACTTTTTGGAAACTTTGTGTTGTTCCAGGACTTGTACTATTTGTCGTAAAATCATCAGGAACAAAATCAAAATCAGTAGCAGCTATTAATAAAGCTTGTCCACCAATGATAGCATATGGTTGTTCTGCTCCAATTGTTACAGAAGTTGTACCAAAATCTACGCTATATGTACCATATCCTACATCCGATGGGTATGTACCATCAATCTCAGATGCAGAAGGTCCGATAAGACCGATCACAAAATCCTCTGCGTATGCTGCCTTTCTTTCTTGACCCGCTTCTTGATAATAAGAACCAAATGTTAATTGGTGTGTATTACCTAATGAATCTAATTGTTTTTCAACATATTCGTTTTTTTCTGTAACATCATCATTATATGATAACATTTCAATTCTTTCAATAGTGTTATCAGCAATAATATTATTACCTACTAAATCTAATAAACCATTTCTATATGTAGTTTCTACTGCGTCGATATTATATGCCATATAAATACCTGTTTCATCAGTTCTTAAATTAATTCTATCTTCAATAAAGATGTTAGTGTTACTAGCATCTGTGAAGTAAGGGATTAATGATAAGTTTCTGAATACCCCTAACGTATTAATACTTTGATTATTCACTAAATTGAATAATTGATCTTTAACTAATCCTTGGTTATTGAAGTATTGACTCCAAATTGGATCTACTGATAATTCAGTGTAATTAGTCCAATCTCCTGATAACATTACAACATCTACTAAGTAGTCTGATGCGAAATCATTTTTATCCAAATATAAAGGTACTTTATCAACTGATCCATACCATTCTAATAATGTTTTATCAAATCCATATGAGTTTTGTGACTTTACTATAAAGATAGTAACTTGTCTATTATTTAAGTTAGTGAAGTGTAATACTCTATTTTCGTCACCTGCGTTATCGTCTGTTACAGATAAAAATGCTTCTCTATCTTTTTCCCAAAAAGCAGAAGTATTGAAAAATCTACTATATGGTGCTTCTCTTATTGCATCATTTACATAACCTGTTGCTGTTGATAATGATTTATACTCGATTTGATCTAAATCGTCGTCTAAGTCTACTATGTTCATAGCAACTACGGGTGTGTTTTGTAAAACTCTTGATATAGTTCTGTGAAAAAAAGAACCCTTTGATTCTAAAGATCTATCAATTGTTCCAAAAATTCTTTCTAATTGGATTTGTGAGTTAATTACAACAGGTGTATTGAGAGGTCCTTTCTTACTAGAACCAATAACTAATGACTGAATACCTGTAACAATAGGTGTTTCTATTGCTGAGTTATTAAATTCTTCTATGAAAATTCCTGGTCTTTGGTATTTACCTATATCTACTGTTGGCATATTGTTTAAATATTTTTTTTCTAATATATATATTAACTTCTAAAAGTGGTATTTTACAGTTTATACTATATACCTATATAATGTATATATTTAAATAAAATCCTTAACTTTGTGGTATGGGTAGATTATAAAATAATAAGATTATGGATAAAATGAAAGATAGAATAGTAGGGTACTTGGAATTACATACCAATAAAAACGATGTATTTATTGAGATAGTAAAACTCACTGAGGAAATATTCGAATCTAACACAATAGGTGAATTAAATGATTTTAATAATGGTCTAAATGAATTAAGAACCGAAAGAACTGTTAGATTACATCAAAAAAACAATCAAATATTAGTAGGACTAGAAGCTAATGTTGAGAAGAACCTTAATATAATTAAAAAAGACGCAATCAAGGAAATGGAAACCGAAATGGAAAATTGTGTTAAAGTTGAAGATTACGAAGGTGCTGCCGAATGGAAAAAAATGATAGATGAAAGCTTAAATAAGTGATTTAGGGTCTATACCCCCTCTAAAATTTCTAGTATTATAATTTGTGTAATTTTTCTTACCCTTAAAAAAAGATCCATAATCTGTTCCAATAGACTTCTCCTTTTCTAATACCTCAGCTATTAATTTATTTATAATATTATTCGGTTCATTATCCATGAAATCTAATACAGTATCTTTAAATGATCTGTTTCTCCAACCTTGTGTTAGATTCACAATAGTCATAGCTAAGTCATCATTAGAACCATCCCCTCTATAAATCACATTCCCTGCTGCTGTTTCATGTGAAATAAAGGTAGATATCTCTTTGATAGTATTCTCTTCACTAACTAAAATAGTCTGATCTTCTAACATTAACTGATAATCTTTAACAAACTTATTTTTATTAAGTCCTACTTTCAGACCTACCTTTCGATCAACAGCATCTAATCGATGTTTAAATTTTAACATAACATAAGTACTATAATCATTCTCTCTGTTGAATACGTTCTTAATAGCATTCAATAATGTCTTTCCGTCATTGTTATATTCAACAACTACTTTCATTTTATCAGGATCAAAAAATTCGAATATCAATACATAAAGTATCTCAGCAAGTTGCTCTACACTAATTATATTAGATCTAAATAATCCAAATTGAGTTAATTGAAAAAAGTCTTCTCTTACTGAATAGTGTTCCTTTTGTTCTTCTATTATTTCTTGTGATTTATATCCTAATCTGAACATATTAATTACACTATAATCTTGACCTAATCCCTCAGATACATCGACGGAGATCATACCATACATATTCTTTCTCATATCTTCATCCCAATCTTTAGCGAATTTTAATGAGCTATAATCCCATTTTAATTTATCGAATTCTTCTAATCCATTAATATGTCTATACTTTTGTTTACTATTAGTAATTCTTTCAATGGTTTCTTCTTTTAATACACTTCTAGACCCTGATGCGAAACGAAGATCATATTCTTGATTAAAGTTATCCTCACCACCAATATTCTTAATTGCATCTAATTTCCAAGTAGAAATACCATCACAGAATGTAGAACAAAATATTTTTTCACCATCTCTATTGACCACAGAAGTATTTTTAAGATCATCATATTTTAATCTTTCTGTGTTCTGTACATGTATCCATGTTTTCCTATTAATACTTTGTGTTTTCTTTGTTACAAGAGGAATATTATTAGAATTGACATCATCGTTAGGGTTATATATTTCTTTCAATTGTTCAAAGACCGAATCTAAATCTAAATTCTGTTGTAATAATAAATGTTGGTTTATCTTGAAATAAGTTACATTACGACCAGGTACTTGATGCCAATAAACCCTCAATGGTGTAAACTCATTCTTCAATGGATCTGATATTTCTCTCTCAGCATCTGTTAATAGTTTATGAAATAGGTTATATCCATCAGGTGTCGATGTAATAATCATTTTAGAATTTTCGATAGATGCTAAAGTAGGGAAAATAGATTTATAGAATTTATCTGCTATATTATTATTAATATGGGCAAACTCATCAACATATACTAAGTCACCCGCATTACCAATAGAAGCATTTTTCGTCATTGCGAATGCTTTAGCTCTACATCCGTTCTCAAATTTTATCCTATTTACATTCCATGTATCAATACCTTGTTTTAAAAACAATGGAATGTAACTATAAAGTGTCTTAATTTTATCAAGTACTTCTTGTGATGTTTCTAATTTATTCGCAGCAATAAGTACGTTTTTATTATTATTAAACATCATATAATGTAATATATAAATAGCCGCACATACTGTGTTATGACTTAATATACCATTTGTATAATACCTATGGTCTTCATGATCAACTGTAATATCAACCATAGAAGTCTTTCTTTTCAATTTCTTTATTATCTTAACTTTAGATATACCTGATTCAGTAGATATTTTATCACCTACCTTTAAGTGTTTCACAAACATTTCACTTAAATATTGATCAAATATTCTATGATTATCAGCACAAGTCAAATTCATCCCATTTTCTAACTCTAAATAATAATGAGTATATGGTTGTGTGATCATCATTTTACTAATATCAATATAACCCGAATCAGATTTAACTTTATACCCATAAACATCATGTTCAGATAATATTTTATAATCATTATCATCTTCGTCTAATATATGGTTTCTATATTCTATCCTTTCTATAAGCTCTATACATTTATAGATTAATTTAATTAAGAATTTTTTCATGAATTATATATAAAAAACTTAATTATAGCCATATAAGACTATATTAAGTACTTATAGGTCTTTTAGCCTATATTTAATTAAAATTGGTTATATTTGCTGTAATAAATAGACAAATTATGGGAAATAATAGAAATAATTTCATCTACATTAAAGAGAATAACGGATTTTTAGCTAATGATATAAAGACTTATTATAATAAAAAAAAACAATAAGTTAGAATTATTACCCTTTAAGACAGTTAATGAAATGGTTAATGGTCTTAGTCTAACTAGTAAACAATCTAAAAGTATAGCTAAGAAACTAGAAGAATATCGCTATACTACTGTTATCATCAACCCATTCGCACAAGGTCAAATATACGAATTGAATTTTCCGTTAAATAATAATTTGAAATTAGAAAATTGTTATTATGGAAGTCAATTAAGTGTTGATAAATTATCGAGAATAGAAACAGATCCTTCTGATCACGCATCAAATCAATCTACTTTTTATTTCAGAGATAAGGATTTAATGCGTCGATTTTTATTACGTAGATTAGACTATGTAAAAGAATATAATTTAACTGTTACAGAGAAATCATATAATGATACCTTAGAAACATTATCTAATGATAAAAATTTTAGTTATCTTATGAGAGATTATATGATAGATAAAATATTAGGAGATTAGTTTAATATCTCTATATTCTTCGAATCAAATACCATTCTTACCGTAGATTTTACAGTACCACCGTGGTAACTATCTAATACACCAACTACATCTACTGTATCAAATCCTAAATAAGTAGCAATAGCTCCAATAGTATCTATCGATATCCCATCTTTTCTTGAAAAGAAATTGAATTTACTTATAGTTTCTTCAGCTTTTTCTGAACTTATACCACCGTCCATTAACCCCTTTTTTATAAAATCAGAATCAATAAATCTAAATCGTTTATTGTGAGCATATATAGTTAATACCTTACCTTCGTTTTTTATACCCATTTTAAATACTTTCGGTATAGATTCTTGGTAATCAAATGCTCTTTTCTCAGTAGCATACGTAGAAGCAACTCTATAATTATTACTTAAAAATATAGGTTTATTAAAAGTGAAATTGTCTTTGAAATCAGATATCTTATCTAATATCTCAAAGTATTTATCTTTACCATCTATTCTAGCTTGTTCTAATTGGTTCATAATATCTTTATAACCTTCAATATCTTTTAAATATTCCACACTTTTAGTATTTTGTGAGAATCCATCTTTGACTATCCCTCTACCATCGGGTGTACCATGATACCAAATATTAAGACTATTATTCTCTTTTAAAAATTGTTGATATTTAAATAACATATCTTATATATTAAAATAATTCGTATATTTGTTGTAATATTAAAGACAACTAAAGATGGAATATATTAAAAACAGAAACGATGGAGTACTAATAATTTCACTAATGATAATTTTGAGGATTTAATAGAAAAAAATATTTTCGAAATGAAAGAAGCTACAAAAGAAGTAGTTAAAACATTCGAAGATAATAAATATATTAAATCTGTGACTATTAAATTCGAAAAATAATGAATATATTCGATAAAATAAATAATGATATTCTCCCTTTTGATATTTCAAAGAAATTAAAAGAAGTGGGATATAATAGATTATCTAGTCATCATTATGTGATTTCTTTAACTGAAAGTGTAGATCCTGAAACGGGTAAAAAAGAAGGATCTTTTGGTTGGGAAATGAATGAACTATCAAGAGAATCACAATCTTTCATTAATAATGATAAAACACTAGATAATTCTAGTGAACATTGGTATATGTGTTCTGCGCCTAGAATACATGATGTTCAAGATTGGTTAATAGAGAAATATAATATACACTTTTATGTTGCCCCTCTTAGAAATGGATATAACGGAGGAGTTGAATATGTTTGGTGTGTATATGAGAAAGAAACTTCTGATAACCCAATTAAAAAAAGAGAAAAAGCTATTGAAAAAGGTATGAAAGAAGTATTTAAATATCTACAACCCCAAAACTAAAAAACATGCACGTATTAGATCTGATAATGTATATAGTAGGAATAATAATAATAATTTGTTCACTCCCTGCTGAGTGCAAAGAAGAAATCGGGGGTATAGTAGGTATGATAATAGTACTTATTTACACGATTATATACGTGGTATTATTCGGATTTATGGATTATAATATGGTAGAAGTATTACCCTACTTTTATAGTAAAATACATTGGTAAATAAAACTAAAAACAATGAATAGAGAAGATAAAAATAAGAAGCTATGTATGTTTATGGGTGGAAGCCTATTGACTACATATTTAAATGAAAACAAAGAGTTAGATCATTATTTGATGGATTATGGTCTGTCTAATAAAAAAAGATGGCCCGACCATAGTAGATATCACGCCACTTGAACTATGAAATACGATAAATCGTGGGATTGGTTGATGCCTGTACTAAAAGAGATGGATCTTTCAGACGAATTAAAAGAAGCTGTACTTAATCAAGACATACAGAAAGCTTATGATTTGTGTGTAGAACAACTTAATTAAAATATTACTACCTCAATAATTAAAGCAGTGGCTATTACAGTCGTTGCTTTTTTTTTTCAATTATTTTCCCAATTTCGAATAAATCAGTTTTCCTAAATTTATATATATTGTATAAATTAATTAATTCAATGAGATATAAAAGTTTTGAATTTAATGGAGAACAAATAGAGAATGATAATGATATCAATTCTATTTTAAAGGATCATAAATTTTTTTGGTTAGTAGATTCTGAGTTTGAAGACGCAGAAATAGAACTTATTAGGGATACTATAATTTGGAAATCGGGTAATTATTTACACGGTAGTTGGAAGTATGGTATTTGGTTAATGGGTACGTTCTATGGAAAGTGGCTAAACGGCATTTTTGAGGATGGGGATTTCAAAGGAAATTGGATCTCAGGTATAGATAACCGAAATAAAAAATAAAAATTATTATGAAAAAAGAGAAAAAAGTGATGTTGATAGAAAAAAACTTAATAGAATTTAAAAGCCAAGTTTATATTTACCAAGAATCTAATATGTATTTTTTTCAATCAAGTAATCCAAAATTATATAATTTCTCTACCTTCGATTATATGGAAGCAACTGCAGCTCTCATGAAACTAAGACAAGCCTACTCAATGGATAAAATTTGGGATATTAGAATAACAGACGATATGCGTTACAACATTAATGTTTATAATATTTTATATTGGTTATCGGGTGGTGATAATACTTGGAAAAATAGTAATATTTATAAAAAATCATGGGATGAATACGCTGATATATTTGTTAATCATTTCAAAGAAGTGGTTTTAAATATAAATAAAGGTTCTAAGAACATTAAAGAATGTAGAGATAAGTTTATGAGAGAGTTATCCTTACCTGTTATATACGAATTTAGCTTAGAAAATAACTTATTACAATGAGTATAAAAGATTTCTTTTGTTTTATTATAAGAGATCAAACCCTAACCTGTGATTATATCACTAGTCAAATTATTAAAAGAGTAAAACATATCTCCGATGTTTATAAGAGAACATTCAATATATTAGGTAGAACCTTTTATATTGATTATGAAGAAGAAGTTATATATTCATATAAAAATCATTCCAAGGTAGTATATGATAAACCTGAGATAAAAGATCTAATATATAAATTAAAGAAAGAACAAGATGAGCTTCCATAAAAAACTACAAAAAATATTAAATAAAGAAAAACCTAAGTCCCTTACGTTAACTTGTACTAATTTTTGGTGTAAAGCTAGATTCGAGGTATTTGAAGATAAATATAACGATAATCCTAATACTTATGGTCAATGTAAAAAATGTAGATCTTTTTCAAATGATGTATCAGGAGGGGTAACTAATAATGGCACAAAAGATTATGAAGGTTATAGATATGATCAAGATGTATTCGATAAGTATCAAGAAGGGGATGTATTATTTAACGATTATAAGTTAAATAGAGATAAATAATACTTAATAAATTCTATTATATTATAATGTTGCACCTTTTTGATCATTTTGTGATTTAATATATAAGATATGAGAGTTAAAAGTTATAAATTATTTAAGGAAGAAAACACCCAAAGTCCTGGTGAACAATTAGAATTTCAACTAAGAGAATTCGAATCTAAAAAGGGCAATCTAAAAAATCTTATTATAGATAATATTGATACTGATAAAGATATCACAAAAGCGTATCAAGATATAGTAGAAGAGAATCCTTTCTTATCTAGAATGGGTCAGATCTTAAATTTGGAGGCTAGGATGAAGAAAAAGGAATTAGCTATAACAGACATGAGAGATACTATAAGTAAGCTTAGAAGTGATTTAAATAGTGTTAGTAGTCTTTCTGACCAAGAGGACAGAGAAAGTCAAACACAGAGGCTTAAAGAACAAATGTCAGAGAAAGAAGAAAAGACTAAAGAGTTTGAGCAAGATATCAAAGACTTAGAAGAACAATATAAAGATGAACAGGAGCAATTAGAAGAGTTCATAAGAGAGAAAAAAAGAGAACTAAATGAGATCAAAAAAAATTCTATCTGAAACTATTGAGAATATAGAAATAATTAAAGGGATTATCATTGGTGGTATAACATCTTTGAATTTTACTTTGGGTGATATTGACATAGAAGAAGATCTAGAAGATATTAGCCATTTAAAGCCCGTATTAACTATGGAATTTGGTAACATGTACAAATTTAAAATGCAATTATATAAAAGATCTAGTTTTGATTCTACTAGTTTTGATTATATGATAAGTGTTGAATCAGATGATCTAAAAGGTATAGAAGATAAACCACAGCATTATGGGTCATTCCATATAGATTCTTATAACATAGCCGATACAGACGAAACTATCAAAAATGATATTAATGAATTTATTATATCTTATACCCAAAGTAAACAAAACGAACTTTTTATTAAACTAAATGAAGAATTCACAGAAGAAGAAAAGAAAAGTAATACTGAATTCATTCTTTATGTGAAGAACTTTATAGAAGCGGAATTAAATAAGAATAATATTAATTATAATTTAAACATTGTAACTGACCCTGAGAATATCTTTGAAGATAGAAATACTAAATTATTCTTTTATGAGATCAATACAGAATATGGATCTTTCGTTATTAAGGTTAATTGTTTTACTCCTTTGAACGGTGAACTAAATACTATTAGAATAAAACTTTGGTATGATAAGAATGGATTCGCTACTTCTATGGAAGTCTATAAAGGGTTTGATGTTGATTATTCTAATGTGTTTGATCAAAGAATTATAAAAACTATGCAGAAAATACTTTTACCTAATACTACTAAATACATCTTAAAGATGAATGAATATATGGATTATAAAGACATTATGTTAAATGATAAAAACTTCTTAGATAAAGAGGATCAATTAATAAAGATGTATCGTGATCAAATTAAAGATTATGATCAGAAGAAGAATATCTTAAAAGATACATTTGAAGACGTTGAGGAAGAAATAGATAGTGTTTCAGTATATAGAACTGTTGAAGAAAATATCTTTCTAAAACAATATATCACATTACTAACTAAATTAAGAGAAAAGCTAATATTAGAAAAGTCCTTAGAACAGAAACAAGAAGTATTAGACGCACTTAAAAGCGAAAGCGACCTTACTGAGAATCAGAAGGAACTCAGCGAGAAAGAAAAGGAGATCATAGATATCGAAAACCGTCTACGTAAGTTATCTAACTTAGATATTATGTTCAATAAATGGGAAGCTAATATGTCTAAAATAGAAAGAGATTTAAAAAATGGTAAACCCCTTTCTATCTCAATGTTAGACATTGTTTAATAAAACGAATATTTATCTTCTATTGTAATACAGTAAGAAGCGTTTGGATATAGTTCGATCCTATCTTCTAATTCCTTTTTATTACATATCAAATAACCATCTATTATATTATTACTTAACTTAACTTGATCGTGAGGTATTTTAGATAGAAGGGTATAATAAATATCACCTTTTTCAATAATGATCTTATCATCATTACCTTTCTTTCCGTTATTAGAAATATAAACTCTATCGATCATATGTTCTAATACTTCTGTATTATCATAATCTAATTTAATTTTCATCTTTTTTAATTTTAGTGGGTTTACCATTTTCGTCAATTTTAACGAATACTATTTCAGTTGAAGTCGTAACTTCTTCTACTCCATTTTTAGGATTGTGATTTTTAACAAGTAATTTTAAAGTGATTGAACTACTACCTAGTCTTAATACCTCACCGTAAATTTTAATTAAGTCGCCTTCTCTAATAGGCTTTTTGAACATTAACTCACTTAATTTAAGAGTTACCATTCTATTACTATCTGCTTTTATACAAGCATATGCTGCTGCAGCTTCATCTAACCACGACATTAAAATTCCACCAAAGAGATTACCATGCACTCCTAGGTCTTTTCTCATACATACATGAGTTGTTATTAATTCCATAATGTTTTAAATTGAATAATTACTTTCATCTTCTCCTAATAAGTCGTCGATGAATTTGTCTCTATGAATTGATTTAATATAAATCGTGTCTTTGAAAAGTTTTTTCATTCCACGGGTTGGTACATAATCACTTAAAAATATAGTAAGTGATTTTTTATCTTCGTCATATAATCCACTCATTCTAACATGAGCATATTTTTCGTTATAGACTGTTAAATGTGAATTTATGATATTGATTAATTTATCTATATCTTCCTCTTTCATTTCCCAATTGATCTCAATGATCTTATAAACCTCTTTCAAGATTCGGTAGAAATATTTAAATTTTGCTCCTTTGTCTATTAACATGTGTTATATATTAAGCACTTCTGATATCTTCTTATCTCTATGTTCCACTACAGCTTCTTTATATGACATAATATCAATGTCTTTCCATCCTTCATCATAACATAAAGGCAATATATCATAAGAAACATCAACTATAAATACTTTACCATCTTTATATTTCTGTTTCATTTCTTGGTCTGCCCATTTATTATCAACATCAAATAAACCATTATGCCCGTATACTTGGTTATTAGATTTATCAAATACTAAGTAATCATAGTGTTGGAAATTATCTCTGATATACATAAAGAAATCATGTTGATATTCGTAATTATCTTGATCGCCATTTGTTTCAGTATTTAAAAACATATCCAAACTTCTATATTCCCAATAATTCGTGATATCTTTTATTTCCCTAAAGGTGTTTCCTTTGTCTTTTATATAAAGCACATTTCGATCCTCTATTACGGCTATTCTCAAATTCTCTTTTTCGAAAACATTCTCTTCTATTTCATCCCATTCTTCTAAATGGTAATCAGGTATAAATTCCATATATTTTAGTGTTACTTTTCGATGTATATCTAAGAGTTTTAATAAAGTTTACATCTATTTTTAGGACATTATTGTAACTAATTGAAAGTGAGTTACTTAAGGTTAGAAAAAATTTTCACTTTTCTTATCATATTATCTAAACTCAGTATTTGGGTGTCTACATAATTGTTTAAAATCTCTTTTATTTTAGATCTACTTCTGATTCCTGATTCAAGTTCTATGATATCATGATATGGTTTAGTGAAATTATACCTGCTTCTACATCGTTATAATATTCTTCGGTGTTCTTTAATTCGTTTCTAACTTCTTTGTGTTGTAAAGAATTGATAAACTTATATACATCGGTTTTGGTTTTAACCGTATTAATAATATCCTCTATATACTCAGAACTATTTCCTTTTGTTTTAAGGGCATCAACAAGTATATTCTGAATAGATAAATTATCTCTTTTCAGTTGGTTACTCATTTTAGTTAGTTTCTGTAAAATATCTTTGATTTCATCGATAGCCATTTTCTTTGAGAATAGTAGCTTAGTACATACTCCCAAAAGGGCGGGTGTTTTTTCGCATATCTTTTTTAGTTCGATATACTTTTCATCCTTTAAATCGATGTCTTTATTATTTAAAAAAGATTCGGCTTCTTGTTTAGTCTCAAAAAGTTTATAATTCAATACCATGGTTTATATATTAAATCATATATTTGTATAATGACTTTTAATATATAAGATATGAAAGATATTACAATCAAAGTTCTAAAAAAAGAAAACGAAGGTAAATTGAAATCAGATTTTGATTTTCAGTTTATGAATACATACTTAGATCCTATTTTATCTTTTTATCAAGTTGTAGAAGCTTTTATTAATAATAGTGATATAGAAGCAGAAGAAGATAAGGAGACTGTTGTTTATCTTACTATGTGTTCATTGGCAATCTCTTTTGGTAAAGACAAAGCTATTTACAGAAAGCTTTTTTCAGAATTAAGGATGAGAAATGTATATGGTTTATTAGAACCATTAACAGAATTCACAGAGTTCTTAATAAACTATTTCAACCAAAGTTTAAAGAGTAATATAAGTTATGATATTTTTTCTATGTTCTCACATCCTTTGTTTATCCCTTTCTTAGAATCATTGGCAACTATTATAAATAAAGAAAAAATCGATCTAGATAACTTTGATAAAATAACAGCTTTAGCTGGGGATCATATTAAAGAGTTTGATAAGATTACGGTAAAAGATTACACTAATAGTTTAAGTCCTAAAGACGTTGAACACGAAGAGGGAGGTAAAGAGATATTAAAATGGGATGTGTGGAAAAAACAAAATGGGTTTTCTGATAGTGTAGAACGCATCGATGAAGAGGATGATTAATATTTACTCATCCAACCCCGTTTCTCAACCTTTCTAATATTTTTCACACCTTTAAGATCTTCTAAATATTTCATAAGTTTCTTTAAGGTAGTATCATTTATATCACCCGTAAAAGGATTCACTTTAATTAAGTTTCCGTAATCATTAGCAAAACTTTCCCATTTATCATCGATAGCAATCATATTAGATTTATCACTATACCTTTTTACTTTATCAAGTTTCTTTAATGAGTACCATTCAGAAGTATATCCATTCTGCTCACCCATACTAAATTTCCTTTTTTGGGTACAATTTTTATAAGATAGGAGGAATAATGGGTCTAAATTCAGCTTTTTCATGTGTATTTTAGTATAATCTTCACCTGCTGTAGTATAGATACCATACTTGAAATTTCCTTTAATATAATTCAGAAACTCTTCTAGATAAGGTCTTTTCTTAGTATAGTACATAATATTATCTTCTTCGAACACATAGTCAAAATCCTCTAATTCATATTCACAATGAAATAGAGTTTCGTCTATATCTAATACTATTAATTTGTTATTATCCATTCTTTTATTTAATTTTGCTAAAACTTATTCTAATATTTTTATATATAAAATAATGAAACTTAAATGGGGGTGACTGGATTAGAGCGTCATTTTCAGATAGTGTAAGCAAGTATCGGATTGTCTATTAAAGTGTCCGATTAATAAATTAGTAGATAAACAATTAAACGTAGTATCTGAAAAGATTGACGTTTTAGACGCATTAGATTCTACGGAATCTGTACAAGACGGAGAACTTGTATTAGCTGTCTAAGCAACCGACAAAACTCCAAGCTGCAAACTTCTTAGCAGTTATTATAAGAAGGACTGAATTTTGGTTTGATTAGAACAGTTTAAAAAAATAAGTTTAACTAAGGTGTTTACCCTAACTATGTAAACTAAACTTGTAGAAAGTATTATACTAAAGTGTCTGTGACGAGGGTTCGACTCCCTCCATCTCCACTCCATTAAAAAAAGACCTAAACCTTGTTTGGGTCTTTTTTTATTCATATATTTATAGTCTAATATAAATTAAATAAAAATAATATGAAAAAAGTAATTCAAATCTTTGCGATGTCTATCGCAGTAATATCAATGACATCATGTGTTAACGTTGTAGATCCTGGTCAGGAAGCATTTATGTTTAGACCATGGGATAATGATGGTGTAGACACATCAACAGTTTATAAAGAAGGCGCACAGCTTATCGCACCTTGGAATGACCTTATTAGGTATAATGTTCTACAACAAAGTAGAAACTATTCATCCTCGGTGATGGAAAAGAATGGAATGGATATCACAGTAGATATCACAGTTAACTATAGCCCTGCTAAATATAAGACACCTAAACTCCATTTAAAACATGGTGTAGGATATGAAACTAGTTATATTGATCCTATTGTAAAGGGAGCTATTAAGAATGTCATTGGTAGATATACATATGAAGAAATTTATTCTACTAAAAGAGAAGCCTTAGAATTAGAACTTGATGAGCTTATGGACAGAGAATTTAGATCTAATTATATTGACTATCATTTCTGTGAGATCGCAGATGTTACCTTACCTGATAATGTAAGAAAAGCAATTACGGGCAAAGAGGAACAAAAGCAGAAAAACCAAAGAGCTAAAGAACTAGAATTAGAACAAGAATACATAGCTAATGCTACTATTAAGAAAGCAGAAGGTACTAAACAAGCTACTATATTAGAAGCAGAAGGTGAATCTCAATACATTCAACTTATCCAAAAACAACTTGCTAGATCACCACAGTATAACGAATACGTAAAGTGGCAAGGATTCAGAGAAGGTAAAGGTTCTCCTTACGGTACTGATAATGTATACGGGGCAGGCACTACTGTTGTGAAAGGATTAAAATAAAACACACATAAAAATAGATATACAAAAAGGAGATTATAAACTAATCTCCTTTTTTTTTATATAAAAGCAATGAGAATAACAGATACACACATATATTTCTTTTCGGTAGCAGATGTTTTTTCAAACTTCTACCCTGCTCCTTTCTTATATAGAAAGAAAGTGAATGATATATTAACAGGGGAAATTACACAAGAGTACCTTTTTAATAATTCAGAGCAAGCTTATATGTTTGAGAAGTGTATGTTCTTTAATCAATTAGAACTAGCCGAGAAATGTATTAATGAAATCGATCCTAAGAAAGTTAAAAATATAGGTAGATCTATACCCAACTTTGATGCTGAGAAATGGGATAAAATTAGCTTTGGTGTAATGTATAACGTATGTCTACATAAATATACTTTTAATAAAGAAGCCCACAAAACATTAGTTGATAGTGGTGATAGAACACTTGTCGAAGCTTCTCCATATGATAATAAATGGGGGGTGGGTATATCAGCCTCGGATGATCAGATATTATTTGAAGAAAATTGGACAGGTGAAAATAGATTAGGAAAAGTATTAATGAAAACAAGAGAAAAATTATGAGAAATTATTTAAGAACATTTAAGCCAACGGACACGGAATCTACTATGAGATTAAGTTCGAGTGTTGTATTTTTAATATGTCTTTGGTTAATTATAGGTATATCATTTGGGTACACGGGAATGAGTAATTTGAATTCATCACTTTTATCTTTAGTTATGAGTACAGCAATATTTTTATCTATGGATAACACAGTGGGATTCGGGAGGAAATATGAAGCTACTAAAAAAGAATATGTTATATCACTACTGATATTAGTGGGTGTTATATCTATTTGGATATATGTATTTAAGTCTTATATCTAAGCAAAGAATTCTTTAGGCATTAAAGTCCAATCCCATCCGTCACAGTAGTCATCCATATTATCTACCATTTTTCTAGCAGTTGTTTCAGCTTTGAGTTCGTCATCAGAATCAATATCTTCTTGATGTCTAATGTTATCATCTTCATCATATACAGTAAGTGTCCATGTTGATAACATCTCTTCTTCTACATTTTCTTTAATAGATTTTGCGAAGGTAGCAAAGGATTTAATTATTTTTTCCATCAGTATCAGTAAGTTATTTTTTTGTTAAAGTATATATTAAAAATTAATATCGTTTTTTATATACCCACCTAATTTGACCACATCCCCAAATTCTATAATTACCTAGAGAATACATAATTTCCTTTTCTGTCAAGTTTGGGTCATGTCCTTCTTTGATCAACTTTTTCTTATTATATGTAAACCGATGATACCTCTTTTTATCAACAACCCACCAATAGTTTAGAGAAGTTTCCCCCATGTTTTCGAATCCTAACATTTCATATAATTTGCCATCAAACATACTTATATCAGAGTATGATAAGATGTTATCATAATTATAATTATTAATAAAATATTTAAATAATTTAGAAGCTGACCCAACGACAATATTATTTATTTTATTACAAAACCTAATCAGTTCATATTGCTTAGTTCCGTTTATATTACGATAACCAAACGTCATTAGGCTAACTAATTCATCTCTATAATATAGACCTAATTTAATATTAGCCTTTGACTTACCTTGTATATGGTTTTTATCTAAAAAGGAATTAGTTTCCTTACTATTTACTTCTTTTATAATACACTTTCTAGCATATATCTTATTAGATATTTTATTTAACTTATTAAGAATAATAGATTGTATTATATTTTTTTTATGATCCCAATCATCCTCCCATACGTGTACCAAACTAATTCCTAATTCATTTAACTGTTTTGTTTTGTTTATATGATGTTTCTTTTCTTTATTCATTTCACTATGCCAATATAAACCATTGAATTCTATTCCTAATTTATATTCAGGTAGAAATATATCTATTTCTTTACCATTTAGTATTTTTCTATTAGATTCATCGATTTCTACACCCAATGTCCTAATCCATGATATGAGTTCCTTTTCCTTTTCACTTTGACCTGTATAATATAATGGGTTTATATTAGTAGATATTTCATATCCGTTTTCTAGCCTATTTATAAAAGTTTCCCAATATATTTCGAATATATCATCATCCTTTTTTATGGTGAATTTCCTATAATCTTTAATTTCTATAAACTCATAACCATGTGTTTTAAAAAAATCTTTGTGTTTATCTAACTTCTTTTTCCTTATTAGTTCCTTGAATCCAATTTCACCAAGCTTATCTGTATAATGATCGGTTTTGGTATAATGTCCACCATACCTTTCCTTCATAGTATCTTGTATCTTTCCTTTTACTTCCTCTGATTGGAAGATATGATCAACGCCATATTTGTTTTTAATATTTTCCTTCCATTTGCTCTGAACTTCTTTATTTTGAAACGTAGATCTATGACCATACCTTTCGATATTGGTTTCTTCGGTCTTGTCTTTAATTTTCTGACTTTTAGCTACATTATCAACACCATATTTATGTAAAGTAGTTTTCTTTCTTTTTTCTTTAGTAGATTCGGCTGTCTGTGCGCATTTAGCAGAGCAATATTTTTTATAACCGTCTTTAAAATTCTTATTGAACGTAGTTTCCTTACCACACTTACATGTAATTTTTTCTTCTAGTTTATTATAGTAATACCAAAGCTTTTCTTTGAAAGAAATGTCAAAATCCACATATGATATAATACTATCATATAGACTTGGGTGATGTTTTTTAACATACGTTTCCCTCATCCTATGAGGACTTTCAAATATTTCAAGTAACTTTTGTTCCATGTACCTTATATATTAGACAAATATAAACAAAAAAAAACTCTTTGGCGAACCAAAGAGTTTTTTCTGTAATATATTTATGTAGTTATTACGCTAAGATATTATTAGTATCTACAACTTTAACTGTCATATATTGTTTTTGTGGATAAAATCCTAACTCTGCAATCGCATATCTAGATCTTAACAACATTCTTGGTGCGAATGTAGCTTCAGATAATAAGCTGATTGACTGAGCCATTAAGTATGGTACGAATACGATACCTGGTTGGTCAGGATTGTTCTTACGTCCTACTAACATTCTGTTATCATTATATAACATGTAAGGATCAACGTAAATTTGAACGTCTCCGATTGTACCCATTGGATACAGTTGACCTGAACCATTTACTTTAGATTTCACAGGGTTAATTGTATAACCTGCGATGTCAGCTAAAGCAGCAGCTAAACGTCCGTTAGTAACTACGAACTGAGCAGGACCTACACGACCTTCTGTTGCTAAGTAGTTAGAAGAATTAAGGATTTTAGTCACTAATCTTCTTTGTACAGCGTGAGAAGTTTCACCACCTGGCGAAGCAGATGATCCAAGGTATGCATCAACGTCTAAATCAAATACTGTTGTAGCAGCAGTTGCAGTTGTGTAACCAGGTGCAGACTGACGGTTTAAGTCACCCATTTCAAATAATTTTTCAACTATTTGCTTAGAGATAGTTTGTGATAATTCGTTCACAAGGATTGACTCCATTTTTTGAACGATATCGATACCTAAGTTTGCTTTGATATCTTCTATCTCAGTTCTCTTAAGAGCAGTAGAAATTTCTAATGTCCCCGCTTGGATTGTCTTAGATTGTACTCTAGGAGCAATAATTCCTGGGTAATTAGTTTCTTCTTGTTCTCTTGTTTGAGGATATTTGTCAGAAGCAAAGTTTGCTGCAAATGCAGGTAAGTGATCTTCTAATGCAGACACTAATTCTAAGCTTGTGCTAGAACCTGTTGCAGAAGTTGCGCCACCTGCTGTGTCACCAAATCCACCACCGAATACAGTAGTTAATACCTCATCAGTTGTAAAAGTGTTATCAGCTTGTACAAATCCCCATGCAGAACCTGTAGTAGCTGTTGCTACGTTAGCCTGACGGAAAATTCTGAACATAGGCTTTCTATCGATACGAGAGTATCCTAAGAATTCAACCCATGATTGTTTTGATCCAACAGGTGCAACACCTGGATCATAACCTGTTTGTGCGTTAGCCGCAGCGTCATTTAATGAAAGATATACTCTCTCAGTTAAACCACCTACTCTTTGGATAGCACCTGCTTCTGCTGAAGCTGCATTAAGGAAAGTTTCCAATGCACCTGCATTAGCTCCGAAATCAATAGCAAAAACCTGAGGTCTTTCATTTGTTTCGTTTGTGTTATCATCGTATGCGAAATCGATGTACATTAAATCAATTTTTGGACCAGGTGTAGGCTTTACGCTTACTAGGTCTAAACCAATTGTTTGTGCAGCAATTTTCATCGCAACAGGCAATAATTGCTGACCGTAGTCACCTGAGCCTGAATTTCCATCAGCATTGTATCCTCTGCTGAAATCTGTAACTCCTAATGCATTACCTGGGTTAGCAGCTACCGTTGGGTTAGCTACACCGCCCATGCCATTAAAATTACCTAAGTTTGCATAAGCATTTTCATTCAATGAATGATACTCTGCGTACTCTGACATCCAATCTAAACGATCAGATCCCTCAACTCCCATATTCTCTAGAATTGGAGTCCATTTTTTTACTGTTTTGTCTAAGTTTATCATTTTAACTTTATTTTTTTTATTTCACTTATAGTATATATTCACATTAAAAAGCGTGTTTTTTCCGTTTTTCAACTTTAAGTGATAGTTTTTGGATCTTATTTAATTGAATTAAATTTCTCCATAATTGAATTCATCGCATCATCTGATAAACTATCCTCTAGGATTAATCTATCTTCTTTGTTGATCAATTCACGGTTTGACTCTCTGATCGCAGGGAACTTACGAGTTAACCAAAAATGCTCCATAGTCGCTTCATTCCAATTAGTAGTAGGATGTAATCTAGCTTGACTCAATATTGAGTTCTTTGCAGATTCTGTAATCTTTTCCCATTTGTCCTTAACTTCCTCAGGCATTTCATCGACTAAACGTTCCTCTAAACTCTTCTCTTTCGTAGCTAATGCTTCGTTCATAAGAGTTAGTACATCACTTGTAGAATAATAATTACCCTTCTCGTTTATATGGGCAATAACTAATTCTCTATCATCGTTCTCTAAAGCGTAGAATGAATCTAACTGATCTTTATTTAAAAACGACAAGAAATTAGGTTCGTTTGTCTTAGAAGCTTCTCGTTTTTTAGCTTCTAATATTAATTGGTCGATAGATTTTGATAGATTATTTTCCATCATTAAATCTTCTTCTTCTTCTTCTTCTTTTTCTTCTTCACAGTCTTTACACTCGTCTTTATCTTCGTCGTGTGCTTCTTCTTGTGAAACTTCTTCAGAAATTGCTTCTTCTAATTCTTCCTTTTCTTCCATTTCCTCTTCTTCTTCATCAAGCTCATCAGAAATAATTTCTTCTGTTTCACCTTCTTCTAATTCGGGAGTATCATCTATATTTACATCTTCGTCATCATCACAAACTACTCTGCAGTTTACGTCATCCTCAGATCCTTCAATTTCAACATCAACATCAACGTTGATATCCAAATTATCTTCATCCTCATCTTCATCTTCTTCCATATCCATTTCTAGTTCAGAAAGACCTACGATATCAGGTGATGGAAATCCATCCATTTCTTCGCCCTCAACGCTTTCAAATAATTTACTAGATGATTCGTTTAATTTTTCTGTAATCATTTTGCTGTATTCAATAGACTTATCTAATTGTTCAGCAACATAATCAGTGTATGCTAAACCGCTATCTAAATTCTCAGCAATGTATTCAGAGTACTTGATATTAGTATCAATGTTTTCAGCTAAATATTCAGAATATACGATTGAGTTATCTAAATTCTCAGCTAAATAATCAGAGAATTCAATAGATTTGTTTAAGTTTTCAGCAATGTATTCACCATATTGGATAGACTTATCTAATTCCTCAGCGATATACTCACCATATTGGATAGACTTATCTAATTCCTCAGCGATATACTCACTGTATTCTACAGACTTATCTAATTCCTCAGCAATATAATCAGAGAATTCAATAGACTTCTCTAAGTTTTCAGCTAAATAATCATTATGCTTAATAAGGTTGTTAGTAGTTTTTTCTAACTTAGAATTACTTTCTTTTAATTCTATGTTTTCTTTTACTACAACTTGTAAATTTTCAGCTAAGTAATCTAAGTACTTAGTCATCTTATTTTGTTCTTCAAGCATTCTTTCGTAATACTGTGTTAATTCATTTAATTTTTTAGGTTGAATTTGACCTGTTTTGATAGATTCGTTGATTTTAGCTTTCACCTCTTTGATGTTTTCTACTAAATACTCAGAGTAATCTACCATTTGCTGTTTTGTTACCATATCATTTTTGTTCATTTCAAATAATTGATTAATTTTTGTTTCATCATCCATTTCATATATTTGAAAGTTGGAATTTGATGAATAGCCCATAGATTCATTCAATGATTGCATTCTAGCAGAGGAAAATCCTGGATCTGCCACAATATCATATGTGAATAATTTTTTAAGTGTTACTTCACCATTACCTTCTGTAATACCTGCAGCTCTCGAAGAAACGAATAAAGGTGAATTATCTTCAACCAATGCTTTTGCTTCTTTACCCCACTGAGTATTAAGTAATCTGATTTTTCCTGTAACACAATTGTTTTTTTCGTCATAAGAAGCCGTTTCAACCATGTGTGATGCATTCTTTAATGAAGTATCAAAAGTATCGGGATGATCATACTCACCGTATACACCCATTGTGCTGATTCTTTCATTTAATTCGTTTAATGCAGGTTCGAACTTACTCCAAGTATAGACCCTATCGTTTCTATTCTTTTTGTCAAATTCTGTAAATACGCCTCCTAATGTATACTTATCTTCTTGACCTTTTCCTGCTGATTCATTAATGGGTTTTAATGAAGTAGGATTATGTTCAATGATTAATACGTTTTTCATAGGTTATATTATTTTTCTTATACTATATATTTACCTTAGAAAACGCCTTTTTTCTAAAATCAGCAAATAATTGTATTATCTTTAATTATCTTATATATTATATCTATATACCACATATTAGTATTTAATTAAAAATATATACTATATGATAACAACAGAATATGTATATAGAGGATATGTAGTATCAGTCTACGATGGTGATACTATTAGATGTCATTTCGACCTAGGGTTCGGAATAAAACAAAACGGACTTGAAGGAAAAGGAGTAGCGTTGAGGTTATATGGAATAGATACACCTGAAATGCGTGGTGAAGAATTAGAACAGGGTCGAATATCGAGAGATTATGTCAGATCTAAAATCCTTGAAAAAAATGTTATTATACAATCTATTAAAGATAGAACAGGTAAGTATGGTAGATACCTTGCTAAGATTTATTATATCAATGAAGAAACAGGAGAACAAATTTATTTGAACCAAGAACTTATTGATTTAGGATATGCTAAAGAATATTTACCTTAGATTAGAATTCGAAATCACCAACGTCTTCTCCACCGCCTTCATCTGCGCCACCGCCTAGGTCTTCTCCACCTAGATCTTCACCGCCACCGAAATCGTCATCGCCACCGAAGTCTCCACCACCAAAGTCATCATCACCACCAAAGCTGTCACCACCTCCTGATCCATCGCCTGCGTCTCCTTTAATTGGTTTCTTCTTCCAATATGCTTCGTTTTCTTGTTTTTCTTCTTCAGTAAGTTTTAAGTATTTATCAACTATATACTCAGGATGGAAATAAGGTCTTCCATCTATTTCAATAGCATCTGCTAATTTCTGTACAGTTTCAACACGTTTGTTTAGGTTGTTAATTCGCTTCCATTCTTCGAATAGATCGTTAGAATTAAACTCTACATCAATACTATTTAATAGTTTAGCGTCTTCTTTATACTCAGGAAATTCTCTAAGCATCTGAAGTTTCATTGGTTTAATAACAACTTCTTTAAAAGATGTTCTTAATCTTCCTACAAAGTTTCCAAATTTTACTTCATCGTTAGTCATTCCAGAACTGTTATCATAAATATCTCCACCACCATTATCTTTATCAAATCTTGAGAATGGGATATTACTAGCTCTTTTTAAAGCATTATAAAACCATGTCAACATATCGTTTTCATTTAAGTTATGACCATCAGGTGATATTAATTCAAATTGTGGCGTACCACTTTCTCCCTCAGGAAACCATAATTGTTTATTATAAGGTATATGCTTACTTCCGTTAATCTCAGGAACACCCATAGTATCATCCCAACTCACTTCTTCTGAATAGTTAGCAATCATCTTACCAACACTTTCTTCTGCTCTTTGTCTAGGTAGGTCTTTAACAGGTATTACATACTTTTGATAAATTGTAGCATTAGCCATATTAAATATGATCTTACTTTGTTCAATTATTTTAAGTTGGTTATATGGTCTAATTAATCCCTCAACGTATGACATCTCCGAATATTCGTTATGAGATTTATAAGAAAGGTATATGATTTGGCTATCTAATATCACTCTTCTTAATGTTGGGTCTTCGGGAAACTGTATCCAAATATGTGTACCCGATTCAGGTTCATAGCCAGGCATTAGAGTAACAGGTTCTACTTCTTCATATCCAATTATATTCTGTGCTTTATCATCCCATACAATTTCATATGCAGCATATCCATCAATTAAGAATCTTCTGAATATATCCCAAGCTCTTTTTCCATTTGAGAAATTAAAGTTGTTATACACCTCTTCGAATATCTCATAATATCTATCTTTTACCTCTTGTGGATAATCGTCTTTTAGTTTTTTAGGCTCACAGAATCTTCTTTCATCATCATAAATAATAGCCTCATCACATATAGTAGTTACGAAATCTTTTATTTCGTCTTTTATACTATATTCTCTAAGTATTCTTATTTTATCATTAACGCTCTTATCTAAGTACGCAACTGATTTTTGACTTAATATAGAAGCAATGGCTCTCTGTGAAAAGAAATCATACATCCCACCATTACCTGACATCTGATTAGGATCTTCATTTATACCAATAGTTACTTTGTTTTTAGAAACCATGTCATTGTAGTACATGCCCCAACTGCTGATGTTTCTTAACGCTCTCGAAAAAAATCCCTGATTTCCTGTGTTATTATTACTCCAACTTGGACTGTTATTCGGATTATAGCTCGCCATTTATATTTTAAAATATTTTATTTATATATAAATAAAACCATCCCCTAAAAAATATTTATTATATTTACTATATGAAAGAGAGATTAATACGAAACGCAGTCAATAACATCAAAGAGTTTGGGTACGCTAAAGTAGATGAAAATAACATTTTCACTGATAAGATTTATAGTAGATTTTTTAAGTCTATGCTTGAAGAAAACTTAGGGTTTACTGAGGAAATCGATAAATTGATAGAGGAACTATTAAAGGAAATTAACTAAACTTATCTCCAAACTTATCATAGTTTCTTTTAAGTCTTTGTAGATGACCTTTGAGTGCATCGCTGTTCTCGATCAATTCATCAGTTACGTTATAGAAGTCTTTAACTAATTTAGCGATCATCTCTTTATGTCTTTCGGGTCTTTTAGCTAATTTACTTTCCCATATTTGATATAGTTTTATAGGATCATATTTAAGTGTGGGGTATTGAGAGTAAATCCAATATGGGAGTTCTTCGTATTTTATATCATAGACCTGTGCTATTCTACTAATCTCATATTCAACAATAGCATATTCATACCCATATCTTAATAACATTTTATATGCCTTTTCGAAAGTGATGTAATTAAATGGTGTAGTTCCGTTTGGTTGATTATTATTTTCTTCGAGATCATTTATGATATTATCAAAAAGTTCTAACCTTATTTCTAATGGAATGAAGTTAAGGTTTATACCGAATACTAATCTATTATCTCTGAAATCACAACATAGTATAGGAGAGTATTGCATCCAATTAGATTCATCTTGATACAACATAAAGTATATTCCACCCTTTTGTATCTTAGCCATATTAACAGCTTTAACATTATCGTTATCGGGACTTTGGTATAACTTCATGAAACGCATCGAGTTGTCTTTAAAGAAACTAGGGATAGATGTCGTTTTAAGTAATTCTTTGATCTTCTCTTTTAGTACATACATAAACTATATATTAACCAAAAGAAGTATTACCTAGGTTATTTATGTTATCATTAAAATATGTTTGAATTCTTCCGAATGTCCTTTTTCTACACGTACCACACCCTTTATTGAATTCCATTGTTTTAGGAAATAGTTGGTTATGTACTTCAAACATTTGGTCTACAATATGAGCAGGCACTTTACCATTATTTGCGTGTACTTCTTTGATAATGTGTTTTACTTTTTCATCCATGGTTACATTTTCTTTTTCTTTATATATTACATTCTTAGTAACTTATTTAATAATTCAGAAAAAATAGAAATTATACTTGCTAATAAAATAGTATCAAATAGGGAATAGGACGTGATCAGAAATCCAAAACCTATCCAAAACCCTAAGCACATAGGACAAGACAATAACTCAATTAACTTATTCTTTAAAAAGCTATTATCGTCATCCATTTGATATATTCCTAATTTGTGTCTTATCCATAACACAGGAGTTGCGTTTACTGATAATGTAGATAAACAAATAAGACCTACTAGTTCAAAAATGATATTACTCATTATCTTCCGTTACTTTTTCATTAAATGTATCTTTAATTCTTTTCATATCTTTAATTCTTTTCATATCAGCAGAAACTATAAACTCATTTACTATATCCTCTCGGTTTTGTTCGATTAATCTCTGATCATATTTTTTGATCATATTAAATACATTAAGGTATGTTAAGAATTCTAATTCCTTTTCTGTCAGTTTTCTTTTTCCTATCACATCATATAAATAGATATATACTTTACACATATCGTTGGTTTCAAATAATGTTCTTATATTTAGATCTAAATATTTATTTATTATAATAACGGGGGCTAATGGTTTTTTAGATAATATTTCTGTGCTTAATAAAGAAAAATTATTGAGTATGAATTGCTCTGATAAGTTTAATTTTGAGATAGTATTCCAATTAAACTTATCGGGATAATTTTCTAGTGTTTTTTCGCTTATATTCTCAAAGGCATCTAATGGTAAATTCTTATATATCTCTTTGTTTGGATCAGCTTCTACTAACCGATTACTTATTTTATATGGATCAATGATATTAGTATCTTCTTTGTAGAAATAACCAAAAGAAATTTTATTGATGGTCTTTTTTAGATAAGTGAATATTTTTGATTCTTTGTTTACTTCGTATTCTATACCATTTTCTTTTAAATTCTTAATGGTTACTGCATTGTAGTCTTTAATAATTAACATATTATAATTTATTTTTTTTATCTATTAAAATAGGAAAGTCCCTTTTTTATTATATACTTAAAAATCAACAAAAGTTTATGTTAAATAGCGTTCCAAACGGGAAAGGAAATTACAGACAGGGATTATTTACACCTACTAATACGAGTAAGGTTTATAAGTTAAACGAAAGAGGTGGATTATATTACAGAAGCTCTTGGGAATTAACTGCTATGAAATACTTTGACAACGAACCTAATGTTATATTATGGGGTGCGGAGTGTATTGAAATACCATATCAATTAAAGAAACCTGATAAGCATGGTATAGTGAGTATCAGTAGACATAGATATTATCCTGATTTTTATTATAAATTAAAGATGAAGGACGGAAGCATTAGAGAAATATTATTAGAGGTGAAACCGAAAGAACAGACTAGACCACCGAAAATGAAAGATGCTAGTAGGTTAACTCAGAAGCAACTTAAAAATTATAAGTGGGCAATAGATGAATATAATAGGAATATGGCAAAATGGGAACACACAATAGCATACTGTAAACCAAAAGGTATTGAATTTAAAATACTCGTAAAAGAACAAGTAGATAGAATGATCAGAAGTTATATTAACGGAGGTTAAGGTTCAATTATATCAACATCGTCGCCTTCTACTGCTTCACCTTGTGGTATCATATATTCAGGGTATGTTATTAATGTAGTTTCTTCAAGTACTTTTTCACTACTTATGATATAAAACATATCTTGTATCTTAGGTAATTCACCTACCCATTTTATTGATATAGAGTTTATCGCATTAGAAAGAGTTACAACATCCCCTTTGATTTCCACAACCATCATGTAGTGTAATAATAAATTATCGTATATGTTCTTTACTCCAAATTCGTCCACATATATGTAAGTCGAATTAGTGTCAACAGGCATATCGAAACAAATTATTTTATCGGTATTTTCGATTTCTATACAATATTCTGATTCGTATATAGTGTCAGCTTTTTTGTTAAAAGTACATGATGTTAATAGTAAAAGGCTTACTATGATTAAGTTTTTCATATACTATATATTTAATTTTAATATATAAAACATGAATCTAAGGTATTTAAATAGGGAGCTTATGCTACAAGAAGTTATTAAAGAAGACCTTTCGGATAGTACGGTTACATTGATCTATTATTTTAAATCCATTTATAAAAACAAAAAAGAAAAAGAAGGATATACTTGTTATTATTCTGATATGGGTGAATGGATATTAGAGGTCTATAATAATTTTAAAGTCTATAATTTTAATATAGAAACTAAATATATTATTCAACAACAATATGATTTACCACATAACGAAGTAACAGAGATGATAAAACTAATGACTAATTATGTAACAGGTATAGAGATACCCACCCTTAAGTTTAGATCAAATAGGGAAGTATTATTCATACTTTAAAACAAATATATAGTATATGTACATAATTAAGGAATATAACACGTTTAAAGAAGAATCACATCAACTAGCAGGGATAGCATTAATAGTAGATAATAAAAAAATATGCTTAGTCCTTCCCAAAAAGTTCAAAGGTGACGAAAAGTATTCGATACCTAAAGGTCATGTCGAAGAAGATAAGTCTTTATTTCATAATGCATATTTAGAGATGAGGGAAGAAACGGGTATTGATATAGGATTAAGACAAGTTGATAGTTCTTTTAAGTATACGTATAAGAAGAATGGTATCAAGAAGAACTTACATGTCTTTATTATCAAAGTAACCAAGGAAGAATATGAAGATTTAGAAAAGGGAAAAAGAGATAAAAAAGAGATACGTAAAGTAAAACTTTGTAAAAGAAAAAAAGCACTAGATTTAGTTGAGCCACATTTTAAGAAATTAATACGTTATTTATTCAAATAATATAGTTATTTTTGTGACATGAAAACAACATGTGGTATATTCCTATTTAACAAAAACAAAGAACTATTAGTAGAACACCCTACTAATCATGATCCTAATCTTTGGAGTATACCTAAAGGTAACGCAGATCCCAACGAGGCGTATTTAGATGCTGCTATAAGAGAGTTTAGAGAGGAAACCGATCTAGACATCAGAAAGCTAGAAAAATGTTCTTATATCAAAGAATATGACATCGTTGTATATAAAAGTGGGAAGAAGCAACTTAAATCATACTTATATAAATATGATGGCTTTTTATATGAGTATCCATTCAAATGTACCTCTATGGTAGTATATTTAGGTGGTAAAAAATTAAAAGAACCATTTCCTGAATGTGATGATTTTAAATGGGTATCAATAGAAGAAGCGTTTGAAATATTACATGATACGCAAATAGAAGTATTACGTAAGATAAAAAGGGATGTATAGAACTATAACAACATCAAATAGAATCTCATTATTTATTACCTCTGCTCTCAGATGTTTATTTTATATAAGGTTCTTTGTTACTTTTTTATTTCTGTTTTCGTTTATTATAATCCCCGTACATTCAAAAATAGGAATTACTTTACTTATATGTGGTGCTTTTTTCGTTTTAATTTCACACGGAATTACTATCTATTATGATATAAAAGACGATGTTTATGGAAATAACTTATATCATCGTGACAAAAAGGTAGATATACTATTGAGAATCATATTAACTCCTATTAGTAAAATACATTATGATATCCTGATGTACGTGAAAACTGTTAAATTGTGCTATTTCATTTGGATAACTAAAGCATATATGGATTTGATAAAAGAATATACTTATGAATGTGCAAAATATTTAGACAAAGAAGATAGAATTGTGTATAATAGTCTTAGTACGCAGGTAATTAATATCATAAATGACTTAAACAGCGAGATAACAGATCCTAAAAGTCATGAGAAATTAACTAGATATAAAGATATCGGTAATTCTATAATAGAAATAGAAGAAGGAGTATCGGAAATATTGAAAAGTATTTACAATAAAGATCCAAAAAAAAGAGACGATTTTATCGATAGTGTATTAAAAACTAATTGAAGCGTATTCTAATTGCTCACCATTTACCCAAACTTCTAGATCTCTTTTAAAGAATAGATTTTCTTCATAGTATCTTGAATTCCTAAAAAACGTTCTTAAATTAGGTATATCATCTGAATCATTATTAAGTCTATTTTGGTCGATCATACAACAAAGTATTTTCTTATCGTCATCAGAGATATAGTTAGTTACTTCATCATCAAAGTTTTTATTAAGTCCTAATTTTTCATATGCGCCAAATATCATTTCGATTTCCTCATTTGTTGGAATATATTTTAAGAATACTTTATCCCCCTTTTTGATATTTTCTTTATCTTCCTTTAAATAAACTCTTGTCCACACGAACGTTTTAGATTTCTCAACTTCGTTTATTTTTAAATTAGGTTCATCGTTTAGATTATCATAATCTATGTTCTTAACAGCATCATGTAGCTGTTCTACAAGGTCGCTTTGGTATCCTACTTCTTGTATTTTACCTAGATCTTTTCTATCGGGAAATATGCTCATATACTCGTTTATATTTTTTCTATATATTTGATAAATTTTATTCCCCTAAAACAAAAACTAATAACTACCTTTGTTATATAATATAAAATAATTTATTACATATGATTGACAATTTTGACGACATTAAAAAACTAATGTCATTTGACTCTAAAGAAGATTTTTATTACGTACAGATACTAAAGAGAAGAAAAGATAACCCTGATATGGACAAGGATACGGCTGTGATCAGAGATTATTATATAAATAGTTTTGAGTACTTTGATAATAAAAAAGAAAGAATGATTGAATATGCTGAGAAGTATAACGCAAGAGTTACTATCCGATTAAATAAAAGGAGTTATAAGAAGTTAGCAACTAAGATGACTAAAGACATCATGGATGTAATAGACAGCGAGAATTACCATAGATTATCAAAGGTGTTTTCTTCTTGTGCAGGAAGATATGCTGCTGAATCCGATACTAAATGGATCATAGATATCGATAAGGAGAACTTAGAAGACCCAATGTTTAACTTAGATACATTAAAAGCAGATCTAGAAAATTATAAACCTATCGATGTTACTAAATATGTAACTGAGGTGAAGTCTAATAGTGGTATTCACCTAATAGTAAGACCCTTTAATATTAGTGGATTTAGGGGTGATTATAGTGGTATTGAGGTCAAAAAAGACGAACCAACTAACCTTTATATACCTAATTTAACGAAAGAGGAAGAAGAATTAGAAACCACTTAAAACATACCTTTATAGGCACTTGTTTTGATTATATCAACAGTAGTATTAAACAAGAAGTCAGTATCATAATATAGATCACCTTCTGCTTTTAAAGTAGGTTCTTTTGATGCTACTTCTTGTAATTGTTTTAACTCTTCTCTTACTGCTTGTTGTGATATCTTTATTAGTGTTTCGAAATGTTCACTATCATCTTCGAACCCACTAATTTCTTTATGACCTTTACCTATATCAAATGACCATCCTTTTACTAAATGACCGATTGTTCCTCTTGTAAAGTTTCCTGTTCTGATATCAAATCTAATATCGATTTCTAGATCATAATTATGTGGAGATTGGTATGAGAAGGAAACCTCATTCTCTTTAGGGAGAATAGCTATATTAGGAAAGTATACTTTATCGAAAAATTTACTTCCTTTGTCTAATGTAAATTCATGTGATTCTAAAAATTTACTGAATGGTTTAATTATTTTCATACAGTATATATTTAAATGATATTATGCATTCCTTGCCCATCATTAATACTGTCTATACTATAAACTTTTATATTAGTACCATCAGACCCCTTTCTTTTATGAATCTTATTCAGCCCTTGTGTAGCACCACGCTTAAATATTTCTGTTAGGTATGCAAACGCATTCTCTGATTTTTGTTCATTAAACAAATGCCAATTCTTAAACAGATCGTATAGCCCTTGTTGATAACAATCAAATTTATCTTCAGGGTCATAGTATGTGAATTTCTCTATTGTTCTATCTGCTAATAATATTAGCATAGATTGTGCTTTCCTAGTAAGATCTCCTTTTGCTTTTGAAATGATGATCTCACAGAATAATTTTTTTGATGATAAGTACATAGTCCTTTTTAATTTTTTTCTTCCTTTCTACAAGGGGTTTTTAATCGTTTGGGCTATTATGTGCTATTATGTGCTATTTATATGCTGTTACTTATAGTAATACTTTAAAAAAAGTTTATAACTATCTGATTATCAGACTATTAGACACAAAAAAAGAGATAGGTTACTATCTCTTTCTTCGATGATTAATATTAAGATTTATGAAAAACTTTTCTCTCTAGAATCAGACATTACTCTTTTAGCAGCATTAAGCTCAGAAGTAACTTCTTCTTTCTTTTTTTCTAAGAGTTGTAAAGCTTTGTCTAATACTTCGCTTTCGCCTATCATTTTGATATTAGCGTCAACCCTTTCTTTATTAGTTTCGATATCATCTAAGCTTACTTCAAGCTCTCTGATCTTATCTTCTAACTTTCTGTGTTTAATAACCTCTTTGTCTAATTTATTTTCAAAGAAATAAGTTAGATCATATTGTAAATCGTTTTTCACGTCATTTACTAATTCAGTCGCTGATTCATATTTGTAGAAACTTGTTCCTTGTCTAGAATCTTTTCTGTATAGATAAACTTCATTTCCATGATTAAAAGCAAAACATTCAACAAATGGATTTCCTACGTTAGAAACATGTTTAACAACATCTAGATCAACGATCTTATCTTTGTTCTCAGAAATTGATTTAATTAATGGGAAGAAAGTCTTTTTAGCGATAGGTACAATTGGAGAGTTAAATAAATTCTCAATTGAAGTTTCCTTCTCTAATTTATCTTCATTAATGAAAGTTGAGTTTTCATCTACTGAAATACCAACTGTAATGTTTTCATCTAATTTGAAATCAATTCTATGTTCTGAGATAGTAGCATATTCTAATGCTGTTTGTAATTGACGTAATGTAGCAACTTTATCAGCTTCCTTAATGTGGTTTTCTAATAATGTTTTTTCTACTTTGTCTTCCCCTAAGAAAAACCAATTGCTATCAATTAAAGCAACGTGTCCGTTTTCAACTTGTTCTACAATTGTAAATAAGTTGCTTGCTTCACCACCGTTAAGTAAGTTGTTTTTCTTTTCAGGATTGCTGTGTAAGTTATGTAAAAATACTTTGATCTCAGGAACCCAGTCATGGAGTGCCAATTCGTTCAATATCTTATTCTTTACATCTGATTCATCCTCAGTGTTAATGATTTCTAACAACACATTAAGTGCTTGTCTGTAAATCATTCCTTGGTTTTTTGATTCAATGATCTTAAATAAATCCTTTAAGTCATAAATTAACTCATTACTTTTTAAGTCTGTGTTAAGGTTCTCTAATAGAGATATCACGCTCTTATCATAAGTATGAACTGATAATTTCTCATTAAGAGATCTTATTATTTGTTTCTCAGAATAATTTCCTACATGGTTGAAATGTGTTTCAACTATTCTTGAAATATCCTCTTGTTCTTCGAAGTCTAGACCTTTTTTGAAGTTATAAAGCTCTAATTTTAAATTAATCATATTAATTTCTTTTATTTTTTCTATAATATATATTATTGTTTTTTTCTCACTTTTTTCTTATTTCCTATTGTCTCGTCTATTAAACTATATATTAAATTATTTTACTCGATATATCGAAACTTTTTCTGTTTCTATTTATATAAGATTTGGTGTTATACCGAAAAATCTAAAATATAAATATGGATAATTTAAAGTTCGATTGGAATGATATTACTATTGTTCCTGCAGCAATCTCTGATATAGAATCTAGAAGTGAAGTAAACATCTACTATAAAGGGGGCAAATTACCCTTAGTCGTATCACCCATGGATACAGTAGTAGATATGGAAAACTATGATAAATTCTTAGAAAGGGGATTTGAGGTATGTATACCAAGAACAGAAGATACTAATAGTGTATGGAAAAACGAAGACGTAGATAAGTATTTTATCTCTGTCAGTATATCAGAATTCGAAGATATTATTAGCATTAACCAAAACCCACCACAAAAATTATTAGTAGATGTTGCTAATGGTCATATGAAAAAATTATTGGATCTATCCAAGGAATACAAAGAGAAGTTCCCTGATAAAGAATTAATGATAGGTAATATAGCTAACCCTGAAACCTTTAGAGAATATGGTAAAATAGGTGTAGACTATGTGCGTTGTGGTATAGGCGGTGGGTCTGCTTGTACGACTAGTGCAAACACATCAGTACATTATCCTATGGGATCATTGGTAGAAGAGTGTGCTAAGATCAAGAGATCTAAAGGATATGATACTAAGATAGTAGCTGATGGTGGGTTTAGAAACTTCAGTGATATTATTAAAGCATTAGCGGTTGGCGCAAATTATATTATGTTAGGTGGGATTCTAAACAAAACATTAGAATCATGTACACCTAAATACATATTAGAAAAAGATAACTACATAGAGATAACTAACAACAAAGCCGAAAAACTTCTTAAAGAAGGAGAAATTATATTCTCATATTATAGAGGAATGTCCACTAAAGAAGTTCAAAAGAAATGGGGAAAGAAAAAACTAACCACTAGTGAGGGTATTACTAAGTATAGCAAAGTAGAATATACTCTTAGTGGTTGGACTGAGAATTTCAGAGACTATTTAAAAAGCGCAATGAGTTATTGTGGTAAACGCAATCTCGTTGAATTTATAGGAAAGGCAGAATATGTTCATATGACACAAAACGCATTCATTAGGTTCAATAAGTAATATGACGCACAATCCCATAGATATTATTAACAACAGTTTAAAACAAAAAAGGAGTAGAAAAATCTACTCCTTTTTTGTTACTACCACCTTGCCAAATCTTACTTTAATTTCTTCATCATATAATTTGATATACTTCTAGAAAGACTTAATGCCTTTTTACACACTTGCTTATTCTCCATTAGTGAAAAAGAAACTTCGTTTGTATTATCTCCTGTTGCAAACATTATTTTAATGTTTCCTTTATTGGGTGAATATTCTAGATGAATATTAGAAACAACATATCCTTTTTTGGAAAATTCCTTTCCTATTATTCCTCCAATTTGTTTCAAAGACTTTTTCAATGTATCAGAAAGAGGATAACCCTTTTCTTCTTCTGTTATATATGAAGCATCATATATTTCAGTTTCTTTAGAAAAAATTCTGTCTTTGTATACAACGTTGAAAGATCCATTGTAATTGCCTTCAGTACTAAACATTAATACTAGGCTATAATTGCTCTTATCTATTTTCATTTTACTTTTTATATTAATAAATAAAATAAAGTTTAGTGTTTGTTAATTATTATGATATAATAATCTTCGTCTTCGAAATTATGATAATATTCTTGTCCATCATATCCTGCTAAACCGTGTGACCTACCGTCACTATCAATTATATATTCGATGACTTCTTTTTTATCAATATAAGGTGCTAGTTCTTTAGCTAAGGCAGACTCTTCGTATCCTATTTCTTTGAAATATTCTATGGGATCGTTCTTTACTTCTTCATATTTTTCATCATATAACTCTTCAGCTTTAGCTTCGATATCTTCCTCTCTGTATTCCCAATATTCTTCATTATCTTCATCATCCATTTCATCAATGGTTTCATCAATGGTTTCTATTTCGGTTTTATATTCTTCTATTTCAGTTTCTAATGTTTTGATGTCTTCTTTTGCTTTACTTATCCAATCTTCATCATATTCACCCGATTCAATATCTCTTCCGAATTCTTCAATATCTTGTTCGTGGTCATATATTTGATCATCCAATTTCTCTTTTTGGTTCTCTAAGGCTTCATATTTTTCATCATATCCTTCTACTTTCTTCTTTTCTATATAATACTCAGGGTCTTCTCTAATCATTTCTTCTAAGTAGCTTTGTTCACCTGATAAATAATTATCAGCAACATCTTCACCATTTATAAATTGTTCAATACCATTTATTCCTTCATATCCTAACTCATCTAATAATTGGCTTTGGTATTCATATGCGGCTTTATCCATTTCATCGTCTGTACCAATAGCATAACTACTTTCGTTATATCTTTGATTTAATATCATTGAACTATAATCATAAATAGAAAACTGATATAAATCATAATGGGCATCATTAGGTATGATTACTTTTTTATAATCAGGGTAATCTTCTGTATCTATTTCATCTATTTCTACTAAATAGTCATATAATGCTTGTGCGTATGTATCTATTCTATGATCTGAATATTTTTCCTCTACCTCAGCCCAAAATTCGTCTTGTTTCTCTTTGATTTGTTTTCTAACCTCAGCTTCTGATTTAGGTACTATATCACCCGTCTCTATTAATTGTCCTATTTCTTTAGGTAAACTTACATTAGGAATAGTTCTTTTTACTTCATCAGTAGAATGGAAATATACTGTTGATTCTCCTTCTTTAGCATATATTACTTGTATAAAATCTTTATCCATTGGCTCTAAATTCTTATTAACTAAAACATATAGATTAGAACTATGTATAGAGCTGCCGTCTTGTCTTTTATTGTCATACCTGATTCCATAATCGGTATCAAATTTGAACTTTTCTATATCTCTACCATGTCCTATTTGGTATAAAAACTGATTATCTGTGTCCTTAATAAGTTTTGATGTTCCCCAATGACTTTCCATCTCTTCGGGTAAATCTTCCAATTGGTCTAAATAGGTCTTTTTCTTATCTTCATAATATTTTGTTAAGTCTTTAGGCGTTATTTCTTTTTCGAAAAGAGATAAGATGTACTTGTCCTCTTCTGTTGTGAATTCATTTGTTGTTACTTTCCCGTTATTTAATACATAATGTTTAGTATCAGTACCATAATGAGCAGTCATATTCTTAACACTTTTTAGTTCATTTGTTTTAATATGACAAAAGAAATCATTAGAATTTAAATCTTTACTGAAGTCATATAAGTAATAGTTATTTGCTTTCTTATCATATGAAGTAAGACTATTAAATACTATATCATTTAGGTATAAACTACTTTTTAGGTGTAGTAATACGTAATCAGTGTTTTCTAATTCGATTAATTCTAAATCATCTTCTCGTTCTACTTTATCAAATATCTGCTGTTTGAATTCAAATGGTTTTATAGAAATATCCATAGAAGACATTGATGTTCTTACTTTTTCAGGAATACTACCTGTTAAGCTCTTATCTCTCATATCATGTATATTGGTTATACTTCCGTTTGAGTTAGTAGTGAAACCCACTAAGAAAAGTGGATCAGTTTGATCTAAAGAAAAATCCCACATAAAGAATTGTCTTTTAGTTCCCCTAGTATAAGAATTAAATGAACCCTCTCCTGTTGATATACACCAATTAGAAGATCCTAGTTTTTGTGAAGCAGGATAATCAAATACCTCAGCTACTATAATTTCGCCTTTCTTATATAAGATTTTAGAATCCGTTTTCTTTATTTTTTGTATAGTACCGAACTCAGTTAAGTCTTTAGAATATTTAGAAATGAACTCATTTAAATGTCTTTTAATATCTTCCTCTGATTTTAAAGAAGATAGTTTTTGTTTGAATTGGTCTATCTTACTAATCTCATGTATTTTTAAAAACTTATTCTGTAATTCTTCATCTTCTATATTCATTACGTCTTTTTGCGCTCTTGGGTATAGATCATAAATTTCTTTTACTCTTTGTTTATTGTCTACTGTGATAATATCATCCTTTAATTCCTCGAATTCTGAGTATTTAAGTGGATTCTTTGGAAGTCTATTACCGTTATCTTTTAACCAAGGTAACATATCCTTTAATTCATCCATAGAAATCTCTTGTTCGAATCTATACTTAGTCATAAGACCCAAGTAATTTAAATTACCAAACTCATCATCTATAAGTTCTCTTAACTTTTGATAGTCTTGGTGTGATGTACCTAAATCAAACTTCTTTAAGACTGACTTCGCTTGTTGTACATTTTCTAATATTTTGAATTGGTTTCTACTTCTGATAAATTTCATAACCTATATATTAAATTAAAAGATATCTATTTGCTTATATTGATCATTTTTCGGATCATACATTAAATTATGTAAACCAATATCCAAATGTCCTAAACATTTTTGGGCATCAATAATTGCTTGTATCATCTTTTTGGTTTCAGGATCTTTTACTTCGTGTATTAAATCTTTAATGGGTTCTTGGTTGTCTTGTGACTCCCAAAGTCTTTTTCTTACCCATTCTAATTCATCTTGATCTTTTACTTTTTCTAAAGGTAAAGGCTCTAGTTCTTCCATTTTGATTATAACATTTTCCCAACCATCTCTTGTTTCCTCTAACCACGCATCATGTATTTTAATCACGGATGGACAACCTAGATTCACGTATTTAGATTTAATAATATCTATTTCAGGAACTAAATCAGGTCTTATTATTTTATAAGCATATTCTCCATCGGTAAAAATTCCAATAGCTTCTGATCCACCCCCCACATATTGTAGCTTTTTATTATCTAATTTTTTACTTACTACAAAATTATTCCCTATGTATAATTCATTAGTTAATTCACTTCTGATATCTTGAACGTCTCCTTCAATATCCTGACCATCTCTATTGTGACCATAATATTTACCATCTTCTACTTTTTTAATGAAGATAGCATTCTTGTTTTTATCTTCGAACCACTTCCCTTCTTCGGGGACAAACTTGTCAATTACATCAACTAACATCTCATGTGATCTCTTTACGTAACCGTTGTGGTTGTGTAGGTTTTTAGAAAACTCCCAAAATTCTTTAATTATTTTCAACTCTTTTTAAAACTTTTTTCTATTTACTTATATATTAAAAAGTTATATTAAAGGATTTGGAAATTAACGAGTTAGTTTTAAACTTTATAACAAAGAATCTATATAACATAGTAGCACATAAATAGCATAACTAGCAAGAGTTAGCAGAAAAAAAAAGTAATTAAATTATGTATTCAGAAGATTTATTCGATGACGAAAAATTAAGCAAAAAAACGTCCTTTGAGGAGAAAAGTACCGAAAGGGGACAAGATGGTCTATATAGAGTAGACCTAGAAAAAGTTAGTTCAGAAAACAAAGCAAGGGGCTATAGAGCCAAATTGCGTTTCCTACCTAACTTCACAAACAACCACGAGTATATGAAAGCATATGCGGGTGATAAGTACAATGAGGATATGGAAGTAGCATCAGGTCCTGCTCACTTTGAGAAAGTGACTCACTACCTAAATATCCAAAACGAGGCAATGTCTCATGTAAGAGGGTATTATGATGATCCAACGAACATCAACCCTAAAACAATGAAGCCACACTCTACTGATAAGTACGGTCCTTTGGCGACAACTTACTTTCAATTAAGTAAATCAGATAACGCAATCTTGAAAGAGAAAGCTAATCAGATTAAATACCAAAAGAAATATTTTTCTTACGTATTAATATTGGAAGATGAGCAACAACCTGAATTAGTTGGTAAAATCATGGTTTTCTCTTACGGAAAGCAAATCAAAGACATTATCGTAAGTGAGAAAGAAGGTGAAGCAACAGGTGTACCATGTGATGTATTTTCTCCAAAAACAGGCAAAGACTTTGTTCTTTTAGCCAAAGAGAATACTTTCACTAATCAAGACGGCAAAGAAGTTACTGCTCCTGATTACACTAAGAGTAGATTCTATGATGAAACAACAACTATTCCAATCGCTAAGGAAGAAGATGGATCATATAAATTCATCAGAGTTCCTATGGAAGATGGTAAGTTCAAGAAAGAACACCAAGAAAAGATCGTTAACATGTTACTTTCAAGAGATATTGATTTAGAATCTTTCGCAGGTAAAGCATGGAACGAAGAAATGCAAAAGAAAGTATCAGAAGCTATCGATTTCTTAACAGGAAAAGCATCTTCTAAAACTTTTAGTAGTTCAAGTTCTAACGACTCTACAAAACCCGAAGAGTTCTCTTTTGATGATGTGGATGATGGTGGTGATTCAGATGAATTAGAAAGTTTTGATGATGATGAAGTAACTGTCGGTGACGACGACTTCGATGAACTAGACTTTTAATAAGAATAGTCATCAAAAATTGATAAGGGAGAAATATTTTTATATTTCTCCCTTATTTTTTTAAACAAAAGTGTGGTTTTTTTCTATATAAGTAAAATAAAGCCTTAATTATGAAGGGATTAAAATTTGAAGATAGTAAAGGAAGGGTAGTCAAAGTTGAAAACGTAGAGAGCAATATCGCTACATTAAACAACGGTGAACGAGTAGCCGTGGAGAGATTATCTGATTCTAGTTTTTATAAACAAATTAGTGAAGCCAATAACAACCAAAGTATAAACGAAAGCCAATCAGTAGTCGAAAGACATAACCCTGATCCAAATCCACCTAAGAATAGATACGAGCAAATGCTAGAAGGTATCAACAATAGTGTTAATAATAACGCTAACCCAAACCCTAGTACTAATGATAGATCTATTTCTATTGGGGATGATGGAGATGTTAATTTATCACCTGTTAATTTAGGTCTACATGGTCAACAATCACATATAAAGATGAGTGGTAATGTTGTAGAAAAACGCCAACCTAATGTTGGTAACACAAGTGTTGTTGAACAACATCAACCTAGACAGTTAACACCTGATGAGCAAGAACAAGAGCTTCTTAATAAGTATGGGAAACAAACACCAAACCCATCTAAAGGAAAAGAAAAACTGAGTGCGGATGCTACATTGGAAGATCTAGCATATGATAAAAAAGAAAAACCTAAAGCAGTAGATGTAAATGCTAGAATTGAACAACAAAGATTAGATAGGGAACAACAAAGATTAGATAGGGAACAACAAGAAGTTCAGAAAGGCAATAAAGTATATGATAATGCTAAGAAAACACATAGCCTTAAAGTAGATCTTAAAATTGACGAAAAGATACCCGATAAGACAGTATTTAAGTTCTTGGAAGATAACTTTGATTTCGATGAATCTCCTGTTGAATATTATAGTAGATATATCTTTAATAAGTTAATGGAAGATCCTAAAATATTAGAAGATCAAATCAAGCAGAGTATTGAAAAATATGTTAAAAGCAGAAAATCAAATAGTAAGTCATGATAAATAAGAAATATTTAGAACAAGCCAAAAGGATTAAAAAAGATTTTTTAGAGTTGAGTAGCCAAATGGGACACTTAACCGAAGAATTAGAAAAAAATAAAACGGGCATCGAAGAAGTATTACAGGGTCTTATTAAGATCAAAGATAATACTGATGATTATACTTCTGATGAACAATACAGAGAAGATATCATGGATAAACTAAAAGACTTCGAGATAGAATCTAAGAAACTTGAACATATTTATATTCCCATTAATGAGAAAATAGAGAATCTAAGAGATGAAGAAAACAAGCTATATGAAACTCTTAAAGGAGAATATCCAAACGTAGAAGAATCTAAGTTGATTAGAGAGATCAGAGATTACGTAGGTGAATTAAATAATTAATTGACCTTCTATCTTTTATATATACTATATGAAAGATAATATTAAAAAATTCAAAGACTTTGACCTCTCTTTATCAGAAGAAGAGTCAGATGGAGAAAAGTTTGATCCTAGTGAATGGGAAATCGATCACATCATTGATGTATTAGATGAAGATCCATCTACTAGTGAGAAAGAAAACCTAGAAGAAAGTGAAATAGATGAGTCCGCAGTTACTTTTGATATGTCTGTACCTAAAGATATTAGTCGTGGTGATTACATATGGTTAACTGCACTTATCAAGAAAAAGAACGCTAATTACAATAACCAAGGTAGGCAAGCTGTTATAAAAGTAAGAGTAACCGAGATATATTACGGGTTATCTCACTTAAATAAAGTTCTCAATCAGTAAACAATTCTAAGGTATATGTTCTACTATTAATAGGAAATTCTAACCACTCATTTCTAGACTGTAATAGATTCGCATGAATAACAAAATCAGTATAATGGTTATTGACAAGCTCTATATCAATATATTTTCTATAAATTTCTAATAAGTTATCTAATGTAAATGGTCTTCTAGTAAATTTGACATCTCTATATAGCTCTTTTATATCAGACAATAAAGAGAAAATAGAAATAAATTTCGAATCTAAAACTACTGATCCAAACATATAATGGGGAACGATATCTTCTTCGTATATAATAGGATTATTTTTATCATCAACAATAATTCTATCCCCATCATCAATTATAGCTTTCCACTTTCCTAAAATATAAATATCACTCTCTTTATAAATATTTAAGGATAAAAAAATGAATGAAAAATTACAGATATTTTTTAATTGATTTTCTGTCATAGTACAAAAGTACATAAAATATTATTACATTTGTGTTTATGGATTCGAAAAACAAAAAGGTATATACCTCAGAAGAATTAGAAATTAAATGTAGAGAGGCATTCAAAGCAGGGACTAGAAGACAACTTGCGTGGACTAATGCTCCTACAATTACAGACAATAGATTACAGACAACTAAGGATATATCTGAACCCGATGAAAATACGTGGATCAGTATGAATCTAAATAAAGAAAACGAAGAAGGGGGAAATATAGAATTTGCTGAAAGATGTTAAATAAACATGCTCCTGAGTATATTAGTTAAAGTCTTTAAATCTCTTAATACCTTTAGATTCATTTACGCCCATATCAGCTAACTTTTTCTTTAAAGTTTCTAATCTGTTCTTAGCAGCATCTACTTTAAACTTAGGTGCGTTGTTAACAAAACCTGGGTTTGATAATTGTTTTTCTACTTTATCGATATCAGCTTTTAGCTTATCGATAACTTCTGATTCATCCTTTTCCTCAGGTATTTCATACTCTTGCTCATACTTACCTTTAGTGTCAACATGGAATTGAATTTTTATTGTATCACCTTCAGGTTTTTCATCAAAAGTACTAAAGAAAATAGCTTTAGTTTTAGATACTTTTAACATATTATAATCTTTTAAGAATTCAGTCATCTCATTTTTGATATTACTTTCTCCATGTATTAAATTTTCAATACCGATAAAAATTAATTGATCTGAGAAATCAGGATAAAATGGTAATTCATATAGCTTTTCCATAAAAAATCCTTGACTAAAAACTTCTTTTACAAAACCAATCTTTTCATTTTTATCCACTACTTCGCCATTCAATTCAATTTGCTTATTCTTAAATCTCGCTTTTAAGTCATTTGCATCATATCCGTATTCTTTTAGTAAATCATATATTGTCATAATCCTAAGGGGTTATTTTTCTTATATATTAAAAACATAACTTAGTTAATATTATTTTAATACTAATGCTAATTCACGGAAATCGGTTTGATTCATAATAACTTTAATTTCAGAACCTCTACCAACGTCATTAAAGAATATAATTGGATTAGTAGTGAGATAAGCAGAAAAATTAGATGTGTTAGTAGGAAACTCTTTATCACTAACTAATTCTTTTACTACCTTACCTGTTGTTATGTCTATTGTAAGTAAAGCGAATGTAGTTCCGATATTTGCATATAATTCCCAAGTAGTTTCGGATACAATTCTTCTTATACGACCTAAGTAATATTCCTTAGCTACTCCAACATCTAATGTAGAATATGTAGTTTCTGTCATAGTATTAAAATCAAATACTCTATATGTGAAAACTCCTGTTGGGTTAATTGGTGGTGGGAAAAAAGCTTCCACATCACCTATATCCCAATATGATGTCTCGTTAGCAAAGTGTATAAAATAATACTTGTTAGTATTAGGATCAAAATACCCACGTGGTGCTTGAAACTCTTGGTTTCCAACATATGTAGTATTTGTTCTGCTTATAATATCTCCTGTTGATTTGTCAATAACTAACCACTCGTTTGGGATATCTGCTTTTTCTAAAGATTTCACACAATATAATAAATCACCCTCGACATATAGTATTGAAAATATGCCTGTTTCGGGATATAACTGATCCTCAAAATATGAGCTTATCGTAGCTGATGTTGAAGAATTAGCAAAACCATCAACTGATATATTAACCTCAACAATACCTTCTGTGGTCATAGAATAAAAATTATGTGTACTTGCTTTATAATAAGAAGTTTGGAATGCTATTGGAACTATATAGCCAGTATCTAAAAAGCTGATAAATTTACCTTGTCCATCGCTTTCTGTAATATATAATGGATCATTGTGAGTTGTGTCAGAGGTTGATAAGTATATTAAATCGTTTATCGTATCATATTCTGTTGGTTGTTGATACCTAAATGTATCAGTAGCGGCTTGGTCTACTTCAACTAAAACTAATTCTTTTCTACTACCACCTGCACCTGCGTTAGAAGTTGAAGCTGCTGCTATAGATTCATACATTCGTCTTAAAGGTTTGATATGCTCTATATACTTTTGGTGTTCAGTATATTTATCTTCGTATAACTTTTGTTCTTCTTCTCTCTTTTCTCTTTGTTCCCTTAGTATATCATTAATCGATCTTTCCATTAAATGTTTTTTTTTGTTACTTTTTTTGGTATTTATACCTCTTCTACTAGTATATATTTTCTACCCATCTCTACTAAAGCAGCGAACCTATGATTAAAATCAGTAAGTGTATACTCTTTGTTTTCTTTCCAATATTCTAATATAGTACTAAACCCTAAGTACAATTCTTCATCATAGTCACCTTCTCTGTCTTCATCTTCCATTATATCTTCATTATAAGCATCGTCTAAATCTTTTATATTAGTTATTTGTGATAGCTTCATTTCATCATTAAACCCAAATGAATCAGGATCACTTACGATATCAAATTTATCCATATCAAATAACTTCCTGTGATATTTAGATAAAAGATCCCAAGCCATATCAAAATTATCAGGTTCATCTAAATACTCTAACATAGCTTCTAAATTAGTACAGTCGCCTAGTGGACTTGATTGAACAGGGAAAGTTTGTGTTATACCACCTTCGTTAAAATATTGTATATACCTTTTGATTTGATCTGAATAAACCATATTTTCTTCTGTTTGTTCTACTTCATCTACACTAACCTTCGTATCATTCCCCGAAAGTTCGTATAATATACCATCACAATATTGATAATTATGTCCATCATCTCTTATAGTCTTCGTAATATTATATTCATCATCATCATTTAATTTATGATATGAAGTTGCTTCTATCATAAATTGTTTAAAGTTCTTAATCATATATTATATATTAAAATAAGAGAGTTTTATTTAAACATATATGCCCTAAAGTAATAGAATAATAAAATAATCATTGTTTATGGACGTATTAGTAGGGCTTCAATTTGGAGACGAAGGAAAAGGAAAGATAACAGATATGTTGTCTAAAAAATATGATATTGTTGCTAGATATCAGGGCGGTGCAAACGCAGGACATACGATATATCATAATGGAATAAAAATAGTTTTACACTTAATACCAAGTGGTATAGTACATGAACACACAAAGAATTTTTTGGGTAATGGTATGGTTATCGACCCATTTCAATTGATGCAAGAAATAAAAGAAGTTGAAGAACATATACCCAACGCAAGAGAGAGAATTTTCATTTCAGAAAACGCACACGTAGTGACTCCTTTCCATTTTATGGAAGATAAAGAGAATGTGTCAACCATAGGTAGTACCCCAAAGGGGATCGGACCTTGTTATCGAGATAAAATATACCGAGAAGGTTATAGAGTTGTGGATTTTATTGGAAACGATCTAAATATAGAACCTGTTGATTTAATGGGTAAAGACCAAGATGAATTCCTTGAGTTCGAACATTTTAGAGTAGGTATGGAATTTCTTAAAACATTAAATATCGTTAAGTCTAATTGGTTAAGAAACCAAGAAGGTGAAATACTAGCAGAGGGCGCACAAGGTACTATGTTAGATATTGATCATGGATCTTATCCATATGTTACTTCATCAAATACAGTAAGTTCAGGTGCATGTGTAGGGTTGGCAATGCCACCTCAGAGTGTTGGTAAAGTATATGGTGTGTTTAAATCATATTTAACACGAGTTGGTAATGGTGATATGAAAACTGAATTAAAAAATCAACTTGGCGAAAGAATACAGAAGGCAGGTGGGGAGTTTGGTGCTACAACAGGCAGACCAAGAAGATGTGGTTGGTTAAACTTAGATGAATTAAAAGAGAGTATAGAATTAAATGGAGTAACTGATTTAATTATGACTAAATCTGATGTACTAGAAAATATAACCCCACTTAAAATTTATTGTGGTGGTAAATATTATGATTTCAAATCATGGGTTAAAGCAGATTTAGAAGATCCTAACTTTAGACAATATATTAATTATATACAAGATAATCTCCATCAGAGAATAAAAATCTTAAGCGTTTCGCCTAATAGAGACGGTATAATAATTATTTGATCTTATTTAATTTTCATCTACGTTATAATCTTTTATTTCAACCTTTAATATAAATACAGGCGGTGGGATTCGAACCCACGACCTCTGATTAGTTCCCCCGACAGGACTCGAACCTGTGACCCACTGATTAAGAGTCAGTTACTCTAGCCAACTGAGCTACGAAGGAATATTGTGGAAACTGTGGGGATCGAACCCACCTCTGAAGGTCTTCAACCTTCCGCTAAACCGTCTCAGCTAAGTTTCCATATGTTCCCCCGACAGGACTCGAACCTGTGACTTACCGATTAAAAGTCGGTAGCTCTAACCAACTGAGCTACGAGGGAATATGTTGTGGTGATAGAGGGACTTGAACCCCCGACACGTGGATCTTCAATCCACTGCTCTACCAACTGAGCTATATCACCGTTTGTGCAGGTGGTGGGATTCGAACCCACGTTGGAGCTTTCACTCATCCGCTTAAAAGGCGGGACCGTTCGACCAACTACGGATACACCTGCATATTTTGTCCCCCCTACAAGGCTCGAACTTGCGACTCCCGTGTTAAAAGCACGGTACTCTAGCCAACTGAGTTAAGAGGGGATATAAAAAAAGCCCTAACAGATATTCTATTAGGGCTTATACATTTATTAATCATTTCCGATCAGGATGTATTGTCCCTAATAAAGTTCTTCTTAAAAAACTTTTTAAAACCTTTGATATTTTTACTTACTGTTCTCATACTTCTAATAACATATTAATTTTTCTTTCTCTTATTTCAGCTTTATCCAATGGATATTCTCTACTCTGATCAGCACACTCATAGCACCTACTTCTTTGAAATTGGTAGTGTAATGAAAAGATATACGAACAATCTTCGCAATAATGTTCTTCACATGTATCACACACCATTTCTTCTTCTGTTCCATTAAAGCATATATAACAATATTCCATTTTTCATTTATATTTTGGGTGAAAGATCGGACTCGAACCGACATCCTCTTGGGTCACAACCAAGTGCTTGTTCTCTTACAGATACTACATACCATTCAGCTACAATCACCATATATTTTGGGTGTTCGAGGAATTCCGAGATCCCGACCTTCTGTGTCACAAACAGACGCTCTTCCCCTGAGCTACGAACACCATATAACAAAAAAACCTCTACTTTATTCAAGTAGAGGTTTTAATCATTTGGTTTAATTTTTAGACATAAAAATCTCACCCTCTACTTTTGCAGTGGTTATGAAAAAATTTATGTTTAAATACTAATACCATTTTCTTATATATTAAAGTTTTCTTTTCCTTATAGAGTGCAAATATAATAAAGTTTATTTAATTACCAAATTTTTTTTCAAATTTAATATATAATATATGATAAAATGGATAAAAAAGATAAGGAATTACCTTAGGGTAAAGAACCTTTTAAGTGTTAAAATAGCTATATTATTAGTAGTATTTTCTACGTCAACCTTAGTGTTGAATACGATATATGATAGAAGTGTTAATCAAATTGAGGCTCAACAAAAAGAAATAATCAGGCTTAATAGTGAAATGAGTGAAATTAAAAGTAGATCTATTTTATTTTTAACCAAAGAACAAACTATATTATATAATGATACTAACGGAGATGGTGGGTTATATAATAACAAAAGATTATTAGTCTCAAATTATAGATATGTTGTATCTAAGTACAGGAAATCCCTACTAAAAGATTTTGAAATATCAAAGGGCTTAGATCGAAGTATTCTTAAAAACATTAATTATCTATTAAAAAGAAAGGAAATTCACCTAACTAATATACTACACTTAAAAGAGTATGACGGATATACTAATCAATATATTATAGGTTCACCGTATGTTAATATAACTATTGTGGAAAACATTGATTTATTACTAAACCAAATAGAATCCAATATCAATAAACAAGTTGTTATAATAGAAGAGGAGATACAAACACAGAATATTTATTTTAAAACATACTTAATTGCTTATTTTATGATAGTATTACTATTACTGTTTTATATATTCCTTGACTTTAGGATCATAAAGAAAAGAGAGGAAATGAAAGATTCGTTTATCGATACTATTATTAAAGCAAAAAAATAGTTATATTTGTCTTTATGAACAGACAAGAGAAAAGAAAACTTTGGAATAAATACAGAAGATCAATAAAGGCTTATATTAGACAAGCCGAGAAATATAATACTTCCAATGATGAATTGATCAATAAACATATTGATTTGCTAAGGCTTTTATATACTATTGTTAACTCTATCCATCATGATGAATTCAACGATATAAGAAATAAATATGGTTGGTTAAGTAAAAGAGATATGAACTATTATAAATCAGGGTATTATGATATGGATACATATGATAGATTTTGTAAAAAAGTAAATAGTTTACCCGTTAAGATTAAAAGGGATGCATTGATAGATGAACTATTATCCGATTAATATTGCTCTACCTTTAACTGTTTGATTGAAGTAAATATTAATATAAGATAATACGTCAGTATCTTCGTTCCCTATTATCTCTACTAAGCCCCTACACCTTTGTTTCACAATATCTGCATCGGCACAAGTATTAGATCCATCAGGACATACTAATTCATAATAATCTAAATTAAAAGAACTCATAGAGAAATCTACAGGAGGATCTAATTTCCATATATTCGAATTGAAATCTTCGCTGTAACTTTGTACCCCACTTCCATCACCCTCTGATGATAATTTATCAGTGATTGTTTTAATAGCTATTCTAAGTTTCTCAGCCCCTTCTATTGCTTTAGAACTCGTTTCAAATTGATAACTCTTTAATTCATCACTTGCTTCAAATTTAACTTTAACAAAATTCTCACTAGTAAACACAGTAGTTACTTGTCTTGCTACAATAGAATCTGTTATGTTACCTTTTATATCACTTAACTGTACAGAATAGTCTTCGAATTCTATTTGATTGATAAAAGTATTAGGGTCATATAAAACACCACCAATTATAGTAGAAGTTTTATTATACGTATTGTCCTTTAGTTGATCTATTGTTTCTCTTAATATAGTATGAGCAGTAATAGATTCAGAATTAGATATAAACTGTAATGTTATCAGATCTACATTAGTTTGATATATGAACACAAATCTACCTTGTGTTAAAGTGGTTGTTATATTATTAAAATCGATAGAATGTACTACTTGGTCTGCTAACCTATCTTGTATTTGAATATATTGGTTTTGGAATACTTCTTTTATAAAGTTACTACTATGATACATAGAGGAGTAGTCTAATGATATGGTATCGGTTGTAGCCCCACTGATAGTTTTACTATATGTATCATCCTTTAGTTGATCTATTGTTTCCCTTAATAAGTTTTGTGCAGCAATTGCTTCTGAATTTGATATAAACTGTAATGATATAGAATCCATATTCGTTTGTTGTACTATTACAAACCTACCTTGTAATAAAGTACTAGTAACAATATTATAATCAATAGAATGTACTACTTCTGATGCTAATCTATCTTGTATTTGGATATACCTATCTTGGAATACTTCTTTTATGAAGTTACTACTAGAATACATAGTAGAGTAGTCTAATGGTGTGGGTTCGTGTATAGTAGTTGAGCTTACTTTATCATAAGTGCCATCTTTTAGCTGATCTATTGTTTCCCTTAATATGTTATGTGCTGTGATTGCTTCTGAGTTCGATATAAACTGTAATGTTATCAGATCTACATTAGTCTGATATATAAAAACAAACCTGCCTTGTGTTAAAGTAGTTGTTACATTACTAAAATCAATAGAATGTACTACTTCTGATGCTAATCTATCTTGTATTTGGATATACTTGACTTGGGCTATCTCTTTTATGAAGTTACTACTAGAGTACATAGTAGAGTAATCAAGAACTTGTGTTTCGGTTGTAGATGTCGTAGGAGTAGGATTATATGTACCCTTTTTGAGCTTTCCTATTAAGTCTAATAGTTTATTAAGCCCTGTTATTGTTTTTGAACTTGAAGTGAATTGTAATTTTATAGAAGTTTCATCTGTTTTAATTACTGTTAAAAATCTACCGTTTGGTATAGCAGAAGAAAAATAAAGGTAATCAATAGTAAAATCCACCTCACCATACACATCTTGGATCTGTATATAACGATTATCTCTAACTTCTTTTATAAACGTATTTGGATCATATATATTTGATAATTCTGACATAGCTTATATATTAAAAGACCCCACATCGAAATGTAGGGTCTTTTTACTTGGATAGGATAGAATAAAATACTATAGAATATTTATTGAAATGTTTTATCCAAGATTTCAAATTCTTCCTTTACAGCGTTCTGTAAAAGTTTCCTTCCGTTTCTTATTTGAGATTTTATAGTACTAATGTTATATGGAGTTTCACCTATGATAGTATATTCCCCCTTAGGTAATTTTATACAAGATATAAGACCATCTTTATCTATATCTAATATAGTGAATTCAACAGGATCTCCGTATTTATCCAATACACTATCGATAGTATGAAATTTGATTAACTCATTATCTTCTTTCTTCTCAGGGTCTACCATATGTAATATATGATCAGTAATGAAATAAGAATCATCGATTTCGATTTCATTTTCTTCTCTCATGATAATAGTAATATCTCTATAAGATCTAAGTTCGATCTCTCTTAAAGAGATAACTTCTCTATATGGTTCTTTTAATTGTTTTATTCTTTCCTTTAGAATCATCCCTTTCTTATCGTCTAATTCTTTCGATTGGAATATTTCTTCGTCTTCAAGAGATGAATCATTTAAGAAGTCTTTAATAGTAGTTCCATCATCATCAACAAATTTATCAACTGATATTAATTTATCAGCTTGATTCTTTTTGTATTGAAAACACTCGTTTTTTGAGATGGTAAACAACCATGTAGAAAACCTTGCTTTGTTAGGATCATAATCATCGATTTTATAAAGAGATTTAAGCATCACATCTGTTGCGATGTCTTTTGCTGCTTCTTCGTCTTTTAAAATGTTGTTGTTGTAGAAAACTAATTTAGGGAAATATTTTTCGTAGAAATCCGAAAAATCCTTTTTTGTCTTTTCTTTGAACATTCTTGCTTTTTGTTCTATGTTAAATAGATAACTTTCGTTGGATTTATTCATTCGGTTTTTTGCTATTTTTTGTGCTATTATTTGCTATTATCATATATTATATATATAGTTTTAAAAAAGTTTACTAATTAACGAGAAAAGTTTCATCATTTACTAAACTATTTATACTATTTCCACTCTCAATAGTTTCAATAGTTTTCTTAATTAGGTCTGAACAGCTTAGTATCTCTATCTTTTCATTATCTTTTATCTTAATAGTATCAGTGCAAATTAATTTCTCTAAACTCGAATTTAATATTCTATTATGTGCTTCCCCTGATAAAACACCATGTGTTGCACAACCCCAAACCTTATTCGCACCGTTTTCAATTAACAAATCGCTTGCTTTACATAAAGAACCTGCAGTATCAACCATATCATCTAATATGATCACATCTTTACTATTAACATCACCTATTAATTCCATAGAAGATATTTCATTAGCTATCTTTCTCTCTTTGTTAATAATAGCCAATGGAAGCCCCATTTTTGAACTCAACTTCTTTGCTCTTTTTGCCCCCCCAACATCAGGAGAAACAATGATCACGTTACTAAGGTCAAAGTTTTTTCTAATATAGATTTCAAATATTGTAGCACAATTAATATGCGTAACAGGTATATTAAAGAATCCTTCGATTTGTGTTGAGTGTAAATCCATAGTGATGATTTGATCATAATAGATCTCGATCATATTTGCCATCACTTTAGAACCGATTGCTGTTCTAGGTTTATCCTTTCTATCCTGACGCATATAGGCTAAGTAAGGAACGACTGCAATAATTTCTTTTGCGCTTGCCCTTCTTAAAGCATCACCCACCATCATTAATTCGATAATATCATCAGAGGTAGTTAGTGACCCAATAACAAACACCCTATTACTTCTAACGCTTTCTTCGATTTCGACTTTTATTTCTCCATCAGAGAATTGTTTTGTTGTCATCAAATCGATGTTTGTGATCTTCTTTCCGATCTCTCTTGAATTCTTTAAACTAAATACCTTTGTGTTCATACCTTTTCTTCTTTTTTAAAAATTTGAGTTAATACATAATCTCTGTATCTTGTTGTACCAATTACAGATTTTAAATTTTTGTTAAATGAGTTTTCTGTTCCGTGATCTTCTAACATAAATTCATACGCCCTTGTGAAAATCCCATCTTCGTTATTTATCATTAATATAGAATATGACATTTGATTATTACAGAATATATATACTATTTCCTTTTCGTTTAGTTGTAAACTAAGACAATTGTGCCTAACAGGATCAAACAAGAGTCTTGCTGTTCTCCTATATCCTTCTGCTTCACGTTTACTAACTTCTTTTATTTCGAACCAAATTTTACTAAGATCTTCTCGAAGTCCGTTATATTCACTCCAACATTCCCTGTGTTCAACACTATAAGCGAACGATTCTTGTGTAAAGTATTTCTTAGGAACTTTCTTAAATCCTTGCCACCTGAAAAACTTTAAAATGTTCATGAATTCTGTTCTTTTATTATGAGTAACTGTTGGGTTATATCTCGCATCTCTTTTAATACAATACTTTCTGCTTTAACCCACATGTTCTCTATCTTATATATTGTTTTTGCTTTTGTTGATTGAGCATCTTCGTAAACTTTTATTATAAATTCACCTGATCTACCATCGAAATTAGATGCAGCTTTATTCTTAGTATATCGGTTCACCCACCATACTAACATCTGTATTTGATTATATTTTGATAATAAGTTTGTTACTTCGCTCTCGCTCATAGTTTAACTGTTTTTATTGCATCTTGTATCCATTGCGGGATAAAATGTGATCCCCTAGATAATATATTAGAAAATGACTGATCCAATATGATAAAATCTGATTTATCATTTTCGTTTCTAACCGCTCTACCATACATTTGAATAAATTTACATATGGTTTGCCATTGATACCAATTGGGATTTGTTTCATTTCTCTTCTTATTCTTGAAGTCTGCTAATGATGGGTATGGTACTTTCATACATACTTGAAATCTAGCTCTCGAATCCTTTAAATCAATACCCGTTGACATACTTGGACTTACTAATACTGTTGCTTGGTTAGATGTATAGTGTTGCTTCAAAGCATATTTCTTAGATTTCTGTGAAGAATCATGTGGTAGAAGCCTTGGTGATTTCAGCGCATCAACTACCCAATTTTGTATTTCGAACGTAACTGTATGTATGATACCCTTCTTGTTTTTATACTTACTTAGTATTTTTTTCAAGACAGGTACATATTTCTTAAAAGTATCTTGTTTTTCTTTATATGTCATTTTACCAATTGGCATATAATATATAGGTCTGTTTTTTACTAGAAAGGGCGAATTGATCCTATAATACGCTGCAAAATTTTCATTGATACCATTTATATAACAAAACATTTTTTTATCAAGTATAGTACCACTCATTAAGATAACCTTATCATACTTCTTCCAAATATATTTATCGAAGAATGGATATGCCCATATAGGTTGGATAACTATCTTCCTTCTATTCTTTTCATCATATTCAGTTTGTAATACCCAATTATCTCCGTTGTCGTTATATTCTTCTATAAGGTTAGATAATTTAGATTCAATAGATCTGAGTTTATTGATAGTCTTACTTGTTTCGACTTCTTGGTTGCCGTCTTCTCCTAGTATCTCATTAATGTTAAGTTCTCTTTGTAATACTCTTTTGTCTGATTTTTTAAGACTTAATTCCAATTGCCCCATTTTAGTCTGAACCTTTCTCAATAGAACATTTTTACAATATTCTATAAAGTCGTCTATCGTAACTAAATCTTTCATACTATTAAGGATCTTATCAGGATCTTCGAAAACACCGTTTAATATATTATGTGAAATAGTTACTGAAATGAAGTCTGACACAACCGTTTCGAGTTGGTGTGCTTCATCTACTATAAGAATATTACTTTCTCTTCTATCCAAAAGATTATTCATTGACATCAATGTAAACATATGAAAATTAGTCAATGATATCCTACCACTCATAAAAGCTTCTCTCGAATTATCATATGGACAATTCTCGCATTTGCTTTTAGAAATCACCTGAAATTCTTTCCCTTCTTCACAAGAACAATTGAATTGTGAACATTGGTAGGTATTCCTTCCCCAAAGATTGGAAATAGAATTAAATTCCTCTGCGTATTGGTTTTGTAATATCTTAGATTCTGTTAATAAATCAAATCTAGAATCACTATCCATTTTTAAATATTGTTGGATAAACTTTAATGCTAATATTGATTTACCCGTACCCGTAGGTAGGTCTAACAGAAAGAATTTTTTTGTTTCATCATGGTTCAGTGTATCGAACATAAAATCTAAACACTCTTCTTGGAGGTCACGAAGCTTATAATCTTGGAGGTCTTTATCTAATAATTTCATTCAACGTTATATATTTTCTTTATAGTATTGTTTTAAAAAAGACTATTTTATTTGGTAGTAATCTGTGATTTAATTGTATCCACAGGATTCACATCCCATTTATTCCCCTTTAAGTCATCTATATAATTAGATGTCATTTTTACTTTGTGCCATAGATTTTTTTCATCATATTGGAAATAAATATATTCCCCCCAAGTAGTATCTAAATGCGCATCCACTTTTTCACCATCGATGAAAATAGAACCTGTATCCCAAGTCCTACCTCTATGATCACTGAACGAAGGTTTCTTACACTTTGTTACAGGTAATTTAACTTCCCCTAAGTAAAATTTTTTCTTTTTAGTTACCATCCTACAAATATAATAATTTATTCTGATAAAATATTATCAATTCTAAAATCTCTTTGTGTTGTTTTATCGGGTTCTATCCATGTTATTTCAGGATCATTTATATCATACCAACCATTAACTATACTCTGACACCTTTTAAATAAAGACCCCCTTTTATCCTCAGAGCTTGATTTATAATCAGTAATTTCAATTTTAACTTTGTCCTGTCCTCGTTTTACTACTTTAAATTCAAAATCGAAATGAACCTTTTTTTCTGTTTCGTCTTCGTGGGTTCTAACCAATGTGTGACTTAATATTCCGAATTCTTTTTCGTTCACTACTCCGATATAAACTTTTAGTTTATCTCTCTCTTTAATGAGATCAGAATAGTCTTCTTTTAACTTTTCATACTTAATAATCAATCCCTCATACTCATCCATATCTATGTTCACTGATTTTTTTAATTCCCTTTTATCTACTTTGAGTTTTCTTATATATATACACATAACATAAATCGTAGCTATGGTTATCCCAAGTATAATATTTCCTATGTATTGTAAATATTCCATAATTATTCTTCTAAAATATTTTCGATCAACATATTCCTATTTAAAACCTTTTTCAATTCCTTTAGTTTTTTAGTAATATCCATATCTTTACCCAAAAGAATGGCTTGTTCTATTTTATGTATATCCCTTTCTCTATTATGATACTTCCCACCGTACACACAATCTAACCCATCGGTATAAGAATTACTAGATAATTGAACAAGTATAACTTGCATTCCTGCATCTGCCATTTTTTTACACGCATCTATACCAACATTTATATCAGATGTATAGTACACAAATATAGGTTTATCAAAATCTAATTCCATTTGACAAATATAAGAAACTTTTATTATATTTGCACCATGTTAAATAAAGAAATAGTTTAAGGTTTTCAGTCTACTTTTAAAGATGATATCGATAAAAGGATAAAGGATCAGGATGCATTTAAAACCAAAGCACCTAAGAAAACCATAGTTATACATAAAAAAGATGGCACTATCTCAAGAAAAAGTAGCGATTTAGATGAGAAATATCTTGAGGATATTGAGGATATAACATTTGAGTTTAAGTATACTGTCCGTATAGAAAATTATTCAGAGATATATAATATTGAGTTTGATCATACTGATTATTTTCAGTATAAATATAATTCTATCTGCTTAGAGAAGATAACTTATGAGAATTTTATGATATTTCGTAGAGATTTATCAAAATATTCTATAAGAGATATATATTATGTAAATCCTGCGACATTCAAGTTTTCAATAGTAATTCGATATTCTGATTATAAAAAAGAATTGAATAAGATGTTCCTTAACTTAAATACTTGACCATAATAGGATTGTCGCTAGTTTCCCCTATTGTTTCGAAACCTAATTTCTTATACCATTTAGTCAGGTCGAATCCTTCCTGTTGTGCTTCTAATAAATCGGCTTCTAATACAATATTTTCTATCCCATTGAATTCACAAAAAGATTCGAAATCAAAGTACATAGCACCACCAACTCCTTTGTTTCTATGTTCTTCATTAATATTGATATTATTTAAAAAAGCAACAGGGTAAAATAACTCATCTATATAATCATTTGGATCAACTCTCATTTTACTAAATCTATTTCTCACCTTTTCTTCATCATAATGTACTATGCCTTCTATTGAGCCATATTCATCACTATGTGAGTAATGTTCACTACTATTATAATATTCGTTGATCTTTTTTATGAATTTCATTTTTTTTAATTACTTTTGTAATATATATTAAGTTATGGAAAAGACAATTACCAAAAAGAAGTCAAAGACTAAAGATAGTACGGGTAGACCAAAGGTTGTGATTCTACACAACGATGACTACAATACGTTCGATCACGTACATAGCTGTCTTATCAAAATCTGTAAGATGGATAAAGAAACAGCATGGCAGCATACGTTACAAGTCCACTATAAAGGAAAGACTAGAGTATGTGAGGGTAGTGATGACCATTTAAAGAAAATCAAATTAAAATTACAAGCTCAGGGTCTTTCTGTTACTATAGAAGATGCCGATTAAAAACAATAAAGATATGACAATTAGCATAACCATAGATAATAAGATATACGAAATATCAGAAGAAACTTCTGATAGTATCACAGCAAAAGATCCCGAAACAAGTGAGGAATATACAGCTAACTGTACTTGGAATCTTATACAAAAAATTAGACTTTGTGGTTGTTAATCTGTAATATATAGACCATGGGAAATATTAGAATAAATGTAGAAGGCGAAGTCTTTGATGTATATTATGAAGATAAAATAGCCGTGGCTATATCTAGGATGGACAAGAAAAGATATGAGGGGGATTGTGTTTATTCACTCATTGATCTTATCAAGAAATCAAACAAATAATTTTTCTCCATTTATTATTCTTACGATATCTTTACTACTAATATTCACCGTCTTTTTTGCTATCTCTGATATCCTTCTTTTGGGTATATCATAATGATCTTTGTGAAACCAACAATTGTTTATCTGTAAATCTTCTGCCATTAGATGTAGATTCTCTATACTATACGGATAACAAATTAGATGTCTTTTATGATCAGAATAATATATTAGACCTTCTGTTAAGATGGAAACAATAGTATCATTTCTTTTCTCAGCTATATTATCTACATAAGATTCATGAATTTTGAAACTATCGTTATTATTTTTATTGCCTTTAATTATTAAACATGTATAGTTCTTACTATAGGACACACCAAGAACCTTTAGCTTTTCCCCGATCTCTCGACCATTAGGAAAACCATTAGCTTTTTTCTTTTTAAGAAAAACATATTCTATATTATCCCATTTTCTTTCCAATTGTTTATAAAGGTTTTAACAATATATATTAAAGAGATCTAATATTGTTTAGATAAGATCAAAAAAATTATATATAGTACATGATAGGAAAGAAATTTAATTATGATGATGTTTTCTTTAGGGATCTCACTATATGCACATTAGCAATGATGGAAGAAAGAATAGGATGGGTCAATAACTTCTCAGATGGGGAAGTACAAGTTGATATCCCCGTTTACTATTCATTAAGTGGTAAAAACGATGATTATTTATTAGATAGTTTCTCAGATGATATATTAGGGGATGCTAGAAAATTAGATATGAACACTGATGTAATACCAAGAATGCATATCACATTAGATAGTTGGAACATCAAAGGGTCAGAGTTCGCTAACCCTAATATATGGTTACAACAAGTGATTGAAGATTCAGAAGAAATTAGAAAAGTATTAACTAAAGTTAGAGCAATGCCTATATCTGCGAAGTTTAGTGGGACTCTTTTATTAGGAAGTGAATTGGATACGTTTAAAGCATCTGAGTCTATTATGAACGCATTAATGTTTTATGATCATATGTTCTTTGAATATAATTTTATGTATATTGATGCAGTAGCTACATTCCCTGAGGAAAATAATATTGAAATTATAAGAGATTTCTCTATGGGTGAAGAAGACTTAGTTAAAATGAGTTTCGATTTCGAAGTACAAACCTATTATCCTGCTTACGGAGATCGTCAGATCTTTGGTAGACCCAAGAAAAGTAAATGGATTAACCAATTAAAACAAGCTCAGACTAAGTAATCAATTATCTGATCCCTAAGTAATACAATATATTCTTCTAAAGTTAGTTCTGATATTTCATTATCATATTCATCGTAGATATAAAATTCTTCAAAAACACAAGTTTCTCCATCCATTCTTGATAAGTCGCCTGTATATCCTGTGAATGTCTCATTGGTCAAACCTTCAAAATATCCTGCTTTGTCGTGGAATTTATATTCTTTTTCATAATTACCGAAGGGTACACCAATAAAGTTACATGTCTCACCTTCTACAAACCACTCATCGGGCTTAGGTACAAACCTACACTTCTTAATGATATTTAAATATTTGGCATTTAATGAGTTTTCCATTATTTGTCTATTTTTTTGTTCTCTTGTGGTACAATAAACTTTATCTTTCATATTAATATAATAGTATTAGAAACGAAAAAGTTTATATATAAGTCATGAAATTAAATTTAAATCAGATAATTATAATAATACTTGGTGCTGCATTGGCATACTTTATCATATTTGATAAAGATCCCGATCCTAATCAAGAACTGAAACAAGAAAACGCTGTATTAGTTAAAGAAAAAGAAATGATACAGAACGAAATAGATCAATTAGTAGATAGTTTATCAATATTTGATAAGAGGGCGAAGTATTGGATCGAAAGAGAAAACGAGCTAAATGAAGCGATATCCAATTTAGATAAGAAAAATAAAGCGTTACAAAATAGACTCGAAACTAATAAGAGAGATAGAATAAAAGCTGAGAACGAATTAGAAGAGTTTAAGAAGAACCCTACTATAATGGATGATTCATATGATCTTATTAAAGATACACAAAAAAGAATGGGGAAATGAAAAGAATATTAACAATAATAAGTCTATTAATGATATCCTTTAGTTCTTTAGCTATCACACAAGTTAGTGATACTACTAGAAACGATAGTAATACTATTATAGTTGGTAGTGATTCTATTAACCTTGTTTTAAATGACGACACTGAAAGATTAGTCAAAGAAGCAGAAGTGATGTATATCAAAGAAACATTGATATTAGATATCGATGGGGATAAGGTAGGAGATGCTATGATCACAGAAGATGGGGAATTATATTTTACTTTCACTAAGTCTGATATGCAAAATATTAATAATACATATAGAATAGTAGAATTAATGGAAAAGGTGATCGAGAAGTATGGCTTAGAGAATTCGTCTTATATACAGATCATAGATAACTTAGAGAATAAGTTAGTAGAGTATGAGAATAAGATAGAAGTGTTAGAAGGTAAGAGTGGTGATAAAGACCAAGAAATATCTCAATTATATAAGATCATTGAGAAATACAAAGAATCAGAAGCTAAACAAGGCGAAATAGATGCTAATAAAGATAAGCAGATTTCTAATTTAGAAAAAGAGAACAAGAAATTAAAACTATTTAGCAAAGGTGGTGCATTAGGTACTATCGGATTTGTGGTTATGATTATAATATTCCTATAAAAAAAGAGAAAAAACTAGTTTTTATAGTTAATATATAATAATAGAAAAATATTACAATATTATGCCAAATTTTATAAAAAAATTTACTGACTTTAGAGAAAAAAGAACAGGGGAAGCTAACTTAAATGAGTCGGTTGTACCTATGGGAGATAAGTTCATCGTGAACGGTATCGAACTTAAAAGAAGTGTGGTAAACAAATTAATATCTAAGATCAAGAAAGAAGCTAAGAAAGACGTTAGAAAACAATTTAGCGAAGAAACAATCGCTTCAATGATCATAAATTACATCGTAGGTGAAAACGCTGACGGTGATACTTTACCAATGGATATCTTAATTAACGTTGACGAAGAAATGGAAGATGATGCTGAGGAAGTATCGGTAGAAGAAGAAGACGCTGAGGTTTCAGAAGAAGGTATTGAGATGGAAGAAACTGAGGAAGAAGACGCTGAGGAAGAAGAAACTGAGGAAGAAGAAGACGTTGAATTACCACAAGACGACACAGAAGACGGAATGTTTGAAGAAATTCCTGAGGAAGAAGAAGAAGTTGCTGACGAAGCTGATGAAGAAGAATCAGAAGAAAGTGATGAAGATTTACCACTTTAATTAAACAAATTCTAAATATATTATATAAGAGGGAGAGCTAAATTAGTTCTCCCTTTTTAATTCAATAAAAGTTATGCTAAAAGAAATAAAAGAACTCAAAAAGATATCCAAGAAACAAAAGAAGATGTCTAATATGTTAGAAGATATGTATAAGAATCTCATAACAGAAAGAAAGACTGACTTAGTTTTTAATGATTATAATTTCTATGAAGATTTAACAGAAGATGAAAATACCTTTTTTGTAGAAACTGTATTCAACTTAATAGAAAGGCAACTCAATAATGAATTAGAGGATGTTATGGATATAAATTTCTATCACCACGAAGATATACATAAAACCAATATATTCTTGGATCTCGAAAAAGATCCTAATTCTATTACCAAAGCAGAGTGGGGGATTCATATAACAATGGAAAAAGGAAATGGTGTCATAAACTTAGTAATCAAAGATGAAGAAATAATACTAGATGGAATAGACGTAGATAAGATCAATAATTATATAGATAAATTAAAGGAGGAATATACTAAATTAAAGAAACAAGATGTTATAAAGAGTTTCGATTTTATTATAAAAAAGACTAAATTATCTAGATCCGAATTTTTAAATAACTTAGATTTCTTGGAAGATGAATGAACTTAAAGAAAAGTACACCAAAAGGATTAATAAATATATTAAAAAGAATAATAAACTTCTTTCCGAACTCAGAAAGCTGATGATGTGGGGATTCCAATCTGATGATGTCACTATGGCAGTATCTTCGGGTGGATTCTACACTGATTTTAGAACTCAATATATTTCAACCACTGAGATGAGAGAGAAACCTATCGCTGATGAAATAATAAAACAAACTAATCGTTTAATCAGTTTATTTATAAATAATCCTAGTAATTTAGAATTCGGAAAAGAGGGTGATAGTTATCACCTAAGACAAGGTGGGATTGTATGTTCTTTTTCAGAAGAATCATTTTTCATTTCATATAAAGTAAATGGTCATGGTCATGTAATATATGAGATATATTTTAATGATAGTGAGTTAGATAAAAACGTAGATAAAAATCTTATCGAAGAGTTTCAAGATTTATATAAAAAATTAAGATATAAATATTCTGAAGATGTTATAGAACTAATTAGGCAAAAAATGCATTGACTTCCTGACCCCTTACTTTAAAATCTATTAACATAACATCAGAATAATTATTAGGATTTTGTTGAAAAGTAATATTTAAATCATATCCGATTCCGTTTAGTTCAGGTATATAATTAGCTATCTGTTCTCTTATTATTCTTTCTACATATCTACTAGATACTTTAGTCTGAAAAAGAAGTCTGTTTATATCAGCACCGAAGTTAGGATCACCTAATACTTCCCCCTTGTTTGTAAAAAGTATCATTTCATACTTTTGTAATATAACTCTAACTATATCATCTTCATCTACTTTCGTTGAGTCGTAGTTCGGATGGCTAGGATATTTAATATAAAGGTCAGTAAAATCAAAATTTGCCATACTGTATATATTAAATTTTGTACATTTGTATTATGAAAGTATTCTATTTTGGTTCTTTTTCTCCTGTTCATTACGGACATTTACAACAAATTACTAGCTGTGAACAGAAAGGATATGATGTGGAAATAGTTGTTTCTCCGCATAATCCTGATAAAGATCTTAATAATATATTACCATTTGAACTGAGGGTTAGGATGTTAGAACAATCAATAGAAGAACTCGGTCTTAAAACAAAGGTCAACTTGATAGAAAACGATCTACCAAAACCCAATTATACATATAAAACCCTTAGAAAACTAAAGGAAAAGTATGGTGATATTGCTATATTAGTAGGAACTGATGTTGTTAATAATATACATAATTGGAAGAACTATGATGAGATAAAACAATATAAGTTCATTGAATCATTAAGGGAAGGATATGTTAAAGAAGATTCTGCTATTGATATCATAGATCAAATAGATGGGATGATACCGATGTCATCTACTGATATAAGAGAGTATATGAAAAGTAAACAATACGATAAGGTAAAGAAGTGTATGCCTATCAAAGTATTTAAAACATATTTAGATGGGAGATTTTGATATAGATTCATATGTATATGAATTCAAATTAGAGGACGATATACATCAAGTTTATGTAATTAAAACATATAGCCATTGGTCTAAAAAATATACAGTTGTTGTATCTCTTGTAAACACGGTAACAGATAAGGTTTGTCTACAATCTTCTTACTACTCTTCTGATATTAAGGATCAAATATTCCAAAAAAACGAATTAGGATATATAAAATTTTTCCCTAGAATAAAAATAATAGGTGCGGGTACACACAAGAAACCTGAGGTACATATAAGTAGAAAAGAAACTAGGGAGATTGCTGATTGGATAGTAGAAGTTTCTAAACCGATTGAAGAAATGAGAGATGATTTTATTGATAATTTATTAAATTAATATGTTTGTAGAAGAGAAAGAAGAATACGAATTAGGTGAAAATTTTGTTTTATACAAAAAAAAGTATATGAGTGATAGACCCGAAAACTATACTGAGAACCTTATAATACATATAACAAAACTAAATAAGCAAGTTATCATAAATAGTTTTAGGAGTATTGATCTTAAAAAAAGACCTTCTGTATTTGGAGATATGGGAAAAGATTATCAGACATATTGCCATTTCAATAGGGAATTCTTAATTGATGTAAATAATAAAAGAAATATAGTAAAGATAAAAGAAAAAGAATCTGAGAAATTTTATGATTGGATAAAATACTGCCGTGGTGATAAAAGAGCAAAAAGAGATTATATTATCGATAACCTATTAGATGATTGATTCGTAACCCCTTAATTCTATCCTCTGTTTTAAAACATCACCATGGCATCTACTCGGACTACACCAACATCCTATTTTATTAGTATTCTTTTCCTTTAATTCTGATATCAGTTCATCGATTAGATGATCATTTTCATCAATGTATTTCTCGTATCTATTAATAGCTTCATCCTTAGTTCCAACATATTCTCCTAATGAATCTTCTTTAGAACTATATGGGTTTCCGTATCTACTAGGTCGCCCCACATAGATATAATCATCATTAGTATAACCCCTAATGTTAATTAGATTAACTTTCACTTCTGATCATTTTTTTAATATTATGTAAAAGACTTGTACCGACTACAATAGGATCACCTCCTTTAATAGTATTCAGCCACATAGAGTGTTCGGCTACTAACGAATATATATCACCTAATTTATCTGTGTGTATAAGATCTTTCCTATTTACTATCAGATGTTCTAATAATGGTCTACCACAGGCGTTCATTAAATCTTGTACATTATCATTACCATAGTTTTCCATAATAAACGTCTGCATATCTGCGGTACTACCTGTGGTAAGACAATTGTATAATTCGCCAACAATTTCACTTTTAAATAAAGTCTGATCGCTTTTGACCACACCCGTCTTCTTGATCTCTGAGAGAACAATTATCATCTTACGTAAAGAAGGATAATTATTAACAACTATCTTTTTAATATCCTTTTCTTCGATCTCAATTTCTTCTTTAGAAGAAATAGTCATTAACTTTTCTTTACACTTAGTCTTCCACCAATTCCTTTCCTCGGTAGTACTAGGGTTAAAGTTAATAGTTGAACACCTTGTTTTGATACCTTCGTCTACTTTATTCAAATGGTTTGTAATAAATACAAATCGAACCGTATCAGATTTATCATCTATATACTTCTTTAGTGCGTTCTGAAACGCAGGGGAAGCTTTCTCAAATTCATCTAGATATACGTATTTAAAATCATCTGTTGAATCAAATATATCTGACATCGAGGTAACATATGAATCAATTTCATCTCTTAATACATCAATAGAAGTATCAACAGAGGTGTTTTTCATAAGTGTTGGCTTGCCCGTAGTCAATATGTCGATTAATGCGGATTTACCTATACCGAAATCACCATGTAACAAAAAGTGATTATCGATTCCATTTTCTACCATTTTTCTTACCCGTGGTAAAAGAATGATATCATCTAATGTTTGTGGTTTATATTTAAACCAAAGTAAGTTATTTTTAATGTCCATAAATTTTATACTATTTAAAAATTATTTGTTTAATACTCCATCAATTATATTATCCCTATTAGCTATTTTATGAGGAACAAATTTTCTTCCTATTATACGTCTACAAAAATATTCTTCATCTTTATCGTTGAGAATCTTATCATTACATACATCACCAATAAAATATTTAATTCTTTTATATTGATAATAATTGAAAAAGAAATTATATTCTTTAGTTATATTATAGTAATATAGATCCTCTTCATCAAATACATCCATGGGAGCATATTCGGGTAGCTTCACTACCGAACCTATTAACTCTATTACTTCTTCAGAAGTAGGTTTTTCCTTGTCAATATTATATGTTGCTGTGTTATTTACTATTTCACGATTTATGTAATAATAAGTCTCTGTACAACCTTCAAAAAAACTCGTGATGTTTTGACCCAAACTAAGAACCGATAATAAGTTTCCACTCTCATTTTGTCTATCTCTTATTTGGTAAAACAATTCTATTTCGCTATCGTCTATATAATTTACAACGATCTCTTTTTTCTTAATATCAAGATATTTAATATGAATTAAAAACCTATCTTTCATCACATACTATTTTTAAGTTCTTCTAACTCTTTCTTTAATTCATCACGCTCTAATTTTTTAGTCTGCATGATCTTCTTTTTTTCTTTCCTTTCCTTATATACATTCTCAAGCATTTTAAGTGTAGGTGATTTCTTTTTCCTAAATACACAACCGTTACTACATATCACATCTGTTTTATCGATTTTTAATCTTTGTTGTGTCTTATTACAGAGGTAATATTCAGGATCATCTATTACACGTATCCCTTTATAGTTCTCAGGCGCAATATAAAATTGTCTTTGTGTAGTAGGATAAAGAGAAGCAAAGTCATAACAAGCTACCCAACTATTCATACCAACAGCAGGGTCTTTTACCCACCCACCTGCGATACGAGGATACGTTCTCTCTTTTTCTTCTTGTGTCCTAGGTACTAATAGTATATTTTCATCTTCCCTAAACATTTCTCTTAATACCCCCTCTGTTACAGCAAGAGAGCCTAATGCACCGTTCGCATACGAATACACATCCACTGCTCTAATCTTAGACAATGAAGCAATCGCAAAGATAATATCAATATATTTACCCTTATCGTGTATTTTTTGTACAAGTACACTATCCACTGCGTTATAATACATAAAGGTTTCGAAATCTTCTTCATATAACTTAGTCAAACTACCTTTGAAATCGATTTTCTTTACTCCTAATAAAGCATTTGATACGAAATCAAGTGATTTACTCTCCTTAACTTTAACAGAAGTATCTAAACTATCATATAATAGCATGTAATCATATACCAATTTATGAGCAGGTATTTCATAATCAGTTCTAAATATCTTATTTAATCTCCTAGTGTAAGAACAAGATGCAGGATCTATATGATACGTTTTACCTTTATAGTCCTTAGATAATTTTCTTGCTCTATTGACTAAGAATCTAAAGTCAAAATCTAAGAAGTTCCATCCTGTTATACAAGGCATTTTCTTTGCCTTATCAAAGAAATCTTGAAGCATATCAAATTCACAATCATACTTAACATATTTCAATTTATAATTTGCTTCAAATTTTTCAAAATACTTATTAGTGTTTTCTTCTATCCTAGCCCTTACTTCCTCTGACATATCTTTCAACCCAAGAAGTACGATTTGATCATCATACACAATAGATATAGACTGTATCATAGTAGCTGCTTCTGCAGGATCAGGAAACCCATCGACAATTTCTGTTTCGATATCAATAAAATATATATTAGGTAAATAGAATTTAAATATTTCTTCAGTTTCTTCTTTGGGTAACGCATCTAAAAATTCATAAGTAGCATACCTATCAGGGTATACATTATAGATTTTTTTAATATGTTTACCATCCCAACTTTTATATTTAGGATCAATATCAGGATCGCTTGGATTACATATTTGATACTTGAAGGGATGCTCCCAATCAAAGTATTTTAGTTCTGTTTTTCCTTCTGCGTTGATGAAGGATACTAGTAATTTCTTTGTCCTAGTTAAGTATTGTGTTTCTATTAGCATATTATAAAACGTTTACTCTTATATAGAACAGATTAATAAAGTTTAATTAGCGTCTTAATTATATTTAATATATAATCGTATGACTAGTAATATAGAATTGGGAATAGTAGAAGATTTTGACCTATCAACTAATGGGTATATAGACACAGACGGGTTGATTATAACAGACGAAATAAGGGGATGGGTATATAGATTTGAACATGGGGTCAATGGTCAGACTACAGGCACTGTTTCTGTGTCTAGGTACAATTTAAATTTCGATTTAAGTAGCGAAGAATCTTGGACACCTAATGATACATATGGTGCTTCTTATGGTCAATTATATAGACAAAATTTTGTTTTATATGATTATGATACGGGTAATTTTATATTTCCCATGACAGCAGATGATGAAATAGTCGGTGGTGCTACATCCACTAATGGATATAGAGCTAAGTGGACAGAGTGGCAAATCGACCAAAACGATTTGACCAAAACGATTTGACCAATAGTACAATAAATATTATTGGAACATATTCTAGGACTTCGGGTGATTCATTGGACGTATCCAATGATTTAAGATCCGTTACGCCTATCTACTATGATAGAAATAATAGTAAGATATATTACCAAAGGGGGCAAGCAGGTGTAACAACCACAAGTGAATTGCGTATATCTAAATATGATTTATCTACTGATACGTATGACGTGGAATTTTTCGATTCTTATGTAGAAGGTAATATAGAAAATTTCATATTTGATTATGAAACAGAAAAATTAAAAGCATTATTTAGTACATATAATAAGTCATTTGTTAATACATATGACTTAGTGTACTTTGAATTTGATTTTGGTGGGACAGGATCATTAACTTTTACCTCATCAAATAGTATTGCGGGATATCGGATAACTATACATGATATCAAAGAAGTAGGTAATGATAAAATCGAGGTTGTTTTTTCACCGAGATCATTATTTGGTACACAAAACAGACCTGAATTCTCAGTCAATAACATATATAAGACACTATTCAATAAAAATTTAGATACTTTACAAATTAAATAACGAACATATAGTAATTCTTATATCGGAAGAGTAAGGTTAGAGGTAATTATATCAGCAGTGGGAATAACAATATTAACTGTTATCCTGCTGCTTACTTTTTTTAAGTCAAAGATCGTTTGGTGGGAAATTATCCTACTATTAGTAATGTCTGTTTTAGTAGCGATCATATTTAGATACTTTGCTGTTGATAGCCTTACTAAAGATGTTGAATATTGGGGTACTCGCTTCGAAAGAGTGGAGTATCACGAAAGATGGGATGAATATATCCATCAGACTTGTACAAGAACTTGTTGTTGTGATTCTAAAGGGAATAACTGTTCTACTGAAACGTATGATTGTTCTTACGTACAAAACCATCCTGCTAAATGGATCAAAGTAGATCATCTAAACAATGGACATTATACTTCTAAAAGTGAATATTTAAGACTTAAAAAGAAAAACGGCAATAGTCAATTCAAAGATATGCGTAGAGATTACCATTCAGTAGATGGTGATATGTATTATACTATGTGGAACAAAGATACAATCACATATGAATGTATTACTACTGCACATATTTACGAGAATAAAACACAAGCTGTTCCTAATATATTCGAATACCCTGATGTAGATTCTTTGGATATTAGTAAATATAGATTATTTACATATCCTCAAATATACAGACATACCCAAAGGTCATTATTAGGGTACAATGATAAAAAAGCAACTAAACTGTTACAGATCTTAAATGGTGATTTAGGAAACAAGAAACAAGTAAAGGTTTTTATATTAGTATATAATAACCAACCGATGAAGGCTGCTAATTTACAAGAAGCCTTATGGAAAGGCGGTAATAAGAATGAGTTTATTATCCCAATCAGTATTGATGATAACAGTAAGCCTATTTGGTGTCTGCCATTCTCATGGAGTGAGAAAGAATTAGCTAAGGTTAATATCAGAGATTATGTGATGGATCAAGAAAAATTAGATTTGTCTAAGATAGTGGATTATTCATATAAACAAATTAAGAAAAACTACAAGAGAAAAGAGTTTACTGACTTCGATTATTTAGAAGTTAAATTAACTACTTCTCAATATATTTGGAATATTGTTATATCTATCATATTAAACTTTGGATTAAGTATGTTTGTTATACATAATGCTTTCCAAGACTATGATCCAAAATATCCTTGGAACAGATAACCTACATTAATATATAGGTTATGGAAGTTGCTTATAGAAAAAACTCGGAATTAACTAAAAAGATCGTGGATAAAATAGACGGTCTACAATATCATCCAAATTTCTTAACAAAAGAAAAACACGATGAATTGTTCAGTTTTCTTCAAAAGTTAGATTATAACTTATCGAATGGTAGACCAACTAAGTTTTTCGGATTAGATTATAAATTTAATAGGAAACATCATAATAAAGAAAAAGAGCCACTTCCTGATTATCTTAATTTACTAAAACCAATGGGTCTGAATTATGACCAATTAGTTATACAACATTTCAGAAAAGAAGACGGTCATAATTACATGAAGGAAGGTGATGTCTTCCAAGACAATGTTATAATAATTGTATTAGGATCTTCTTTCGTTTATAACCTTAAGAAAAATGATGATCTGATATTAGACTTTCTAGTAGAACCAAGAAGTTTATTGTTGATATCAGAAGGATCTAGCAAATGGGAAAGAAAGATAAATAGAAGGGTTAAAGAAAGGTTTAATAAGTGTATTATACCAAGAAAAGATTTTTATCTTTTAACATATAGAAATGTAAAATAATTAACAACAAATTCCAATAAATAAATATAATACTATGTCAGTATGTCATGTTATATACAATGGCATTCATATTGATTAATAGTAATTATATTAGTAATAACTAAATAAAAAAAGAAATAAAAATTATGGGTAAAATTATAGGAATTGATTTAGGTACATCAAATAGTTGTGTATCAGTAATCGAAAGCGGTAAAGCTACTGTTATTAATAACGAAGAAGGAAAAAGAACTACGCCTTCTATTGTAGCATTTGGAGAAGATGGTGAAAGAAAAGTAGGAGATAGTGCTAAGAGACAAATGGTAACCAATCCTGAAAGCACAGTATTCTCAATTAAAAGATTTATTGGGAAGAACTACAATGAAGTAAAAAACGAAATAAAAAACGTTTCTTTTAAAGTAGTGAAAAATAAAGCAAATATCCCTGTGGTAAAGATCGGAGACAGAGAATACACACCACAAGAAATATCTTCAATGATATTACAAAAGTTAAAGAAATCTGCTGAGTCTTATCTAGGACAAGATGTTAAGGAATGTGTGATTACAGTTCCTGCTTTCTTTAATGACCAAGAAAGAAACGCTACTATTGAGGCAGGTAAAATTGCAGGTCTTGAGGTAAAAAGAATTATCAATGAGCCTACTGCTGCAGCATTAGCATATGGTTTAGATAAAACCGAAGAAGATAAAACTATCGCAGTATATGATTTAGGTGGTGGTACATTTGATATCTCTATCTTAGATCTAGGTGATGGTGTATTTGAGGTTAAGTCTACTGATGGTGATGTTCATTTAGGTGGTGATAATGTAGATGAAATATTAATCGATTGGTTAAATGATGGGTTCAAAGAAGAAAATGGTATGGATCTAAAAGAAGATTCTATGGCATTACAGAGATTGAAAGAAGCTGCTGAAAAAGCTAAGATAGAATTATCATCTACTACTTCAACTGAAATTAACTTGCCTTATATTACGGTAGTAGATAACAATCCTAAACATTACGTGAAAACTCTTTCTAGAAGTGAGTTCAATAAATTGATCGATTCATTTATTGCTAGAACTTTGAAGCCGTGTAAGAACGCAATGAAAAACGCAGGTATTAAGAATAGTGATATCGATGAGATAATCTTAGTGGGTGGATCTACTAGAATTCCTGCTGTACAAGAAGCTGTTGAAAAATTCTTTGGTAAAGCACCCAATAAGAGTGTTAACCCTGATGAGGTCGTATCTCTAGGTGCTGCTATACAAGGTGGTGTATTAAACAATGAAGTAGAAGATATTCTTCTATTGGATGTTACTCCAATGAGTATGGGTATTGAAACAATGGGTGGTGTATTCACTAAGATGATCGAAGCCAATACTACTATCCCTGCTGAAAAGAAGGAAGTGTATAGTACGGCTAGTGATAATCAACCAAGTGTTCAGATTAATGTTGGTGTAGGAGAACGTGAGTTCTTTACCGACAATAAGACACTAGGTACGTTTCACTTAGATGGAATTCCACCATCTCCAAGAGGAGTACCACAAATCGAAGTTAGTTTTAATATCGATGCTAATGGTGTATTAACAGTTAAAGCTGTTGATAAAGCTACGGGTAAAGAAAACGATATTAGAATCGAAAATGGCGGTCAACTGTCAGACGAAGAAATCGAGAAAATGAAGAAAGATGCGGAAGAAAACGCAGAAGCTGATAAGAAAAAGAAAGAGGAAGTTGATAAACTAAACTCTGCGGATCAGTTAATTTTTTCAACTGAGAAATTCATCAAAGAAAGCGAAGATAAGTTAGAAGATTCTGATCGAACTGAGTTAGAAGAAAAGTCTAAAGCTTTAAAAGAAGCACATGAGAATAAAGATCTAGATTCTATTGATTCATTGATGGAAGATCTTCAACAGTCTTGGTCTACTATTTCTACTAAGTTATATCAACAAGAACAAGAATCTAATACAGAGGAAGGTTCAACAGATAACACTGAACAAGAAGTCAATGATGTAGATTTTGAGGAAGTGAAAGATGATGAATAATCATTTAATATTTATTTTTAAAAAGAGGAATGTAATGTTCCTCTTTTTTTATGCTTAAACTTTTTGTTTATTTTTTGATATAATAAACAAAAAGATTATTATGGAAAAAGTAGAAACTACAAAAGGTCACGATATCGAAGAGATAGATACAATGCCTAAACAATCGTTAAGATATCAAATTGATTTTGATGCTATCTTTAAGTTAACAGAAGAAGAAAGAGATTTTTATTTAAGTGTTATTAAGAGAGAAGCAAATTCATATGATATGCGTGAAATGATATCAGAATATTTATCAAAATATGATAATAATGTTTTTGGTATTGAAAATAAAGAAATCAAAGAGTACTTTATTCAAAACAGTGAGATATTATCTCCACATACTATGGTAAATATAATGAGGACAAATAATTTAATCATCGATCACAGAGAAGCAAATATAAACGAAGCTTTAAATTAAAAAGAAAGGGAGTAGAAATACTCTCTTTTTTATTTGATAGAAATAGTATTATCCTTTATAGTCAGGAAATCGGTGTGATCTATCTTAGATCCATCTTTAGTTGATATGAAACTATTTGTTTTATATGGGTTATAATAAATAGTATTATCACATTCGATAATAGAACCATTAATAGTTCCAATTACCCAAGCATGTACATTTCTTTGTTTTTCTTTTAAACAGCGTTCTCTGCCTGCTTGACCCACATGAAAAGACACATTATTTAGTGTTAATTCTGAAGTGTGTGCAACAACATGAGATCCTTGTTTTATAGAAAAAACAAACCCCTTTCGATTCAAACACCTATATACTTGTACAGGTTTATTATGATTAATCTTCCGATTTTTGTAGCTTTGTATCTTCATTAAACGTATTAAGTAAATTTTTAATAGACTCTAGATCATTTTCTAATTTAGAATCATTATTATCTTCGTAACTCGTTATTATTCTTCTTATTTTAGAAGAAATCTGCTCACTAAGTTTATACTCTTTATAATAAATGCTGTCTATAACATATACAGATATTAATAAGTCCGATAGGTTTCTTTTATATATTTTAACAGAAACTCCATTATTTTCAATAGAGTAACAAGAAATGAATTCTTCATATTGAATAAACTCTATATTCTTTTCAATTAACTCACATACCTGTAAATCTAAACTATATCTTTTCATCTGCTAATATTTTCTTTGTGATAATCATATCCCATAGATACAAATATACTATTCTTTTTTTTTATATATAGGATATGAAGAACATTAAAAATTATAAATTATTCTTAGAATCTAATACTACTGTGTTTAGAAAATATGAGATAGTTAAATTCACAGAGAATTATAAATTAGATATTTTCGCAGGATCTGATATTGAAATAGATGTTGATATTAAGAAAGGGGATGTCTTAAAATTATACTTCGATAAAGAAACGACTAATGGTAATTACGTAGTTACTGCAATCAGACCTTTAGTTACTTCTCAAAACGAGAAGAAAATAGAAAAGAAAACATTAGGCTTAAGTGAATTATGGGAAGCTAACTTTATGTTAAGTAAACCTGTTACTTTCGATAAAACTAACCTCCCATTTGAAATAGAAAATTACTTATAATCTTCTATAATATTCACTACTTTATATAGACTATTATTAACAGAGATAATATCATCTTCATTTAGATGCTCAATCTCCTTGTCTTTTATCCTACCACCATTCAATGTTTTTACTACTGTTCCACAAACGAACACAGTTTCTAACACCATAGTGTTATCAATGATCTCTTGTTCGTCAAAATTCACATTAGTGATAGGTGTATTAATAACCGAGTACTGTTTGGTTAATAGTTTTGAACTCATTACTTATTATTTTTATATACGTGCTTACTGTTAACTGATTCCATATACTCATTGAAACCTTGTTTAAGCTCAGAGATAGATTCTGACCCATCAGGAATAATAACTTCGTCCACTATACCAAATTCTTTGGACTCATCAGAATCCAACCAAAGATCCCTTTCAGAAAATTTAATCATGTTCTCTAATGTCTGTCCTGTGTTCTTGGCTAAAGTTTTAAGTAAGATGTAATTATACATGTGTGTTTCTCTTAAAGAAATAGCCTGATCTTGTACATTACCTTGTGTTCCACTACTTGCTTGGTGGATCATCACTTTAGCCGAAACTAATGTTGATCTTTTTCCTTCTGCTCCTGCTGATAATAGAACAGATCCCATAGATGCACACATACCAACATTGATTGTTGCTACATCAGGCTTAATGTAGTTCATTACGTCTACGATACCAAGACCGTGGATTACACTCCCGCCTGGGCTGTTGATATACAATGTAATGTCTCTCGATGCATCCGCAGACTCTAAGAAAAGAAGCTGTGCTTGGATTACATTACACATATATTCATTAACTACACCCGATACAAAGATGATTCTGTCTTGTAACAAACGACTGAACACATCCATCTGCGTAACATTCATTTGTCTTTCCTCTAATATATAAGGAGTCATAGAATTAGAAGGAAGGTCTACGATACTTCCTGATTTTTTTTCATTATTCATAAAAATTGTTTTTAGATTAAAATTTAACTTGATGTAAAAGTACTAATTTGTTTTAAGTATATAAAATATTAAAAGGAAAGTTTATTTATTTCTTCTTAAAATGTTCTTTAACCTTCTCTAAAAGTAATGAGGTTACTATATCAGATGGGAATAGTCTATCTATATTATCATAAGAAACTGCTACTGTTTTAGACATCTTCTCTATATTAGATCCATCTCCTTTAGCTACTACTTCATCAAATTGATAAGATAATAATGGTAATATACATAAATGGAATTGAGAACTCTGACTTTTAGATTTATATAAAACATCAAAGAATTCGATATTAACATTATCTTTTAAACGGATACCCGCTTCTTCTTCTAGTTCTCTAACTAAACACATCTTAGGAGATTCTTCATCTTCGATTGTTCCGCTAATACATGTTAAGTGATAATCTTGATCATCTCTCGATTGGAAACTTGGTATTACTTCCATCCTTACTAAGAATTCATCACTATCTAATAAAATAGGAACTACACAAGCATTATCAGGTTCTTTGATATATGCCCAATCATCTCTTTTATAAACCTTCAGGTAATCTCCTTCATATAAAAGTTTATCACCCTTTTTCTTTTTCTTCTTCTTTAATTTACTAAACTTATCCATTATATTATATATTAAATTACTTATTTAGATTTACTATCAAATCAGCAGTAAGTAGTTTACCAAACTCTGCTAATTTTTTTTTAGATAGACTTTTTTGTACTCTTTTGTCATGTAACAACAATAATACTATCTCATCATCACCATTTGATGATGCTAATTTAATAGCACGGTTCTTATCATAAGTAGGATCAATTCTAGGGTCTTTTAATAATTCTTTTATTACATCTAAACGATTATATGCTACTGCATACCAAAGTGCGGAATTATCATAATGCTCTATATCTACATCAGAGTCGTTAAGTAATTTCTTTACTTCTTTTAAATCTCCTTTTATAGCAGCTTGATTAAGTCTTCGTTCCTTATTATCTGATTCGAATATTTTATAACTTTTGATCACAGTATATATATTAAAATCCAAAATCACCTGATTTGAAGTAACCGTTTTCCCAATACACACTTCTGATAAATCTATCATCAAATATACAGTTCTCGATTCTACCATTAAACCAACTCGTCTTAGAGAACTCAGATACTAATTTAGTTAATATTGTACCATCTACTTCTGTATCAACAGGATTATTATTATCAGAAAACCCTTCTACGTAACTTCCGTTATTATTTATCACAGCAAGTAAAGCACTAGGTAGATTAGAAACATATACCTTAGTCAACCTTCCGTTATCTAAACTTAGATAATCTAAATCAACTGTATATCTATTCGGTGTAGTATCTGCGCCATATATAGGATTATATGTGTCATTATTGATTACCCAAAAGTTATTACCATCTTCGAAACGATATTCTCCGTCTACTATAAAATAGTAATCACCTGTATTATCCCCATAGAAAGCTAATATATCAATGTCTTTAACAACACCGTCTTGCCATACACAATTGTTTATATTGTTTTGGAACATTGTACCACCATTCCATAATAGGAAATTAGCTCTACCTGTTTTCCAAACCGTAAGATCATGTCTACTATTATCTCCACTATTAACTGTTCCTGCTACCATAAAACCATTTTCCCAAATAGCTTTTCTAGATAATGTAGCTCTGTTACCAAATGTAGATTGCGCTCCGATACTTTCGAATCTTCCTTTGAACCATATACCGTTTTCAAAATCACCTCTTAGCCAATTACCATCAAACCATCTACTCAATCCAAAATCAGAATTGAATGTACCCTTTGTCCATGTACCATCAAACCAATTACCTCTTTTGAAATTACCGTCTATCCATGTACCACCTCTCCAAGTGCCACCTAACCAATCGCCTTTTTCCCAAGTACCATCAAACCAATCACCTGATTCCCAACGACCACCTTTCTTAGTACCGTTGAACCATGTTCCACCTTTCCATACACTATAATCACCGAAAGCATCTATCACATCGATAGTAGCACTATTATTATCTGTTGTTACTCTACTATTAAACCAAGTACCGTTATACCATACTCCTGTTTTCCATGTACCTGAATACCAAGTACCACCTAACCATCTTCCACAATCCCATGTACCTTTGTACCATACTAATCCGTTCTGATCTTTACCAATAACAGCATTTCTTATTTCAGCTTCTAATAACCAAGGATATTTATCTAATATTTCATCAAAAGTTAAATTATCAATTAACCTAAACCTATATGGGTTATTATCAATTCCTGTTATATTAACTACTTCATCATTAATATTCCAATTAATATCGTTTATCTCCGTAGGGTACTTAATCTTATTATCATTACCTAAATCATATAGATCTATTGGCTCATAATTCAAATAAGGATCGAACTCTGATACGCTTATTGTACCAACAAGAGAAGTTATTCTTTCTCTAATTACTTTTTTACCACAGGGGTTTATCGCAGTATAAGTAGCTGATGTTTCTACTACATCACCAATATAATCTGTATCAATTACAATCACATCTTCATTTAATACATCAAAGGCTATTTGTCTACCATCATAATACTTACTCCTATTTGTTATATCATCTACTGTTATATTACGAAGTGTCAATATTTGAGGATTTTCTGTATTGAATCCTACGTATATACTAGAAGTAGTTGCAATAAAATTAGTTTCTACTCTTTGATTATTCGCTACACTTAATTCATTAATTACTGTATTAAATGTAGGAGAAGGTGTTGCCCCGAAAGCTACATCTAAACTAGGTGTGCCGCCACCAAATGCGAACATACTGTAATCAAAACTTATTCTATATGTTCTTCCAACAGTAACACCAATTGGTTGATCATAATAGATACTATCAACACTATTTACTACAGAATAGTCATCTATCTGTCCATTAAGTAATGGGATAGCAGTTTCTACGCCATTCACATTTTGTACCCAACCACTTTGTGTTGCGAAAGCAAAATCAGATTCATATAAATTAACTAATTCAAAAATATCATCTTCTATCTTAACTGTAAATTCATCACCGATTTGTAATCCATGATCAGGTATTCTTAATGTTGTTAAATAACAATTATCTAAACATTCTATATCACCTGCTCTTATATCATTTATAACTGTTCTATTTTCAGGATCATAATTTATTCTAAATAATAGATCACTTGTATCATCTGATATAAATTGAACTTTAGTTATTTCATTTGGGACACGGCTAATTGTTGTTAAACTTGTTCCACCTTTTCTTAATTCTATTGTTGCGTTTTCTAATTCTTGTATATCGAATTCTATCATTCTTGATGACGTACCACTTTGTGTTGCATAGTTTAATGGTATATCTACAAATGTAGCACCTGTTGCCCCAAAAACTTGAATTTGATTATTAAACCCATATGTTTCGAATGGTACACGATTCGTTGAACTTGTAGCTGCTCCAAAATAAGAGAACTGATTAAATCCATCAAATGATATAAAATTATCGTGAACACAATCTTCACAATCTATATAATACTTACTAATACCTGTGATTGGGAAATAATCATCCTTAGTTAGATTTATGATATTCATCGCTAAGTTATTATTAAAGTCGGTATAAACTATACCACTTAAATATTCTTTTATTTCTTTTTGTGATAAGAATGCCTTCGCATAACTATCTGTATATGGTTTGAAGTTAAGATCTGATTTTAAGTTTTTATAACTACTGAAAATAGTAGCATTTAAATTCGTAATATCATATTCATCAGATTCAACCCTTTGGATATTATCAAGTTTTTTAAGATCTTCTGATATTTCACCAAGTGTATTTCTTACTCTTAAATTAAAATTAGCTCCTGTTAAATCAGATTGTTGAATTACATCATCATAATAATCATATGTCTTAATAATATATCTTTCTGTTACTTCATCATAATTTTTACTCATTATTAATACACTTCTTATTGAAGCAGTATCATATACTAGATCTATGAAAGTGTATATTGGAATAGATTCCCACTCTGCTTTTAAGCTAGAATTGAATGATATCTCACCTGTTGAAAGTGTATATAATACTCCACTGTTATTATTAGGGAAATTATATTCAGGCAACGATCTTAATTTAAAACTTGCATCAAATCGACTATCTTTAGTTAAATATGATAATATGCTATAATTAGGAGAATAATCAAATAATGTCACTTTATCTCTATATCTCATTTGAGTATCCGTAACAATTAAATCATTGTTTCTAACAGAGATATTACACTGTAAATTATAGTATGCTGTTTGGTAATTATACTTAGGTGATAGTTCAACACCGCCATTTATTTCTGATAAAGTATATCCTATACTAATTGGATGGAGATTAAAATTTAATAATAGTTCATCTATGTCTTTAAATCTGTTTAAGTTAGTTATAGTAGTTGTCTTTGTCCAACTTACTAATCTACTAATTAAGTAATCATCGAATCCTGTTTTGAAATATGCGTATGTATTCCCACCATCATCTAAAAGATCGATTGTAATTAAATTTATATCTATTAAACTGTTCGTAAACTTAATAACATCTCCTATTTCTATATCAAACGTTGTTGGTATTTTTATTACCATAGCATTTTTATATAAATAAACATCCTTTGAAACAGGTGGCACACCAATTGATATTGTACTACCCGTTGCATAGTTAGGTAATAATCCTGATGCTACACCGTTGATCTCCGAAAGATCGTTTGTAGTATTAGTATTTAATGTTAAAGTATATGAAGTAATATTACCACATAATATAAATGAATTTGACCAAGGGACTGTATTGCCTGTTGATTTCACAGCAGCATATAAAAATTCTTTTGTCGTATCTCTTACGTAATCTAACCAAGACTTTTCCCCACTAAGGCTTTCTATTGTTAATTCTCTTACATCGAATAACTGAGCGTTTTGTGGAAGTTGGTATTCTCCTGTTTCTAAATCAAAGAAATATAATTTATTGGCTACATCATAGTTTAAGAAAAGTAATTTCGGATCATAGTCTTCCCAATATTGAGTATTCACTATACTCTCCACTGTTATATCACAATCTTGTTGTAACACACACTGTGGTAAAAATCTTTCACCATCACTTTGAATGAATCCTTCTTCTACACTAACACCACTTAATTTATATGTTAGATCACATGTTTCTGTATCCCATTTAATGAATGACTTAGTTGGAACTCGATCTGATACAACTAAGTTAGTAATAGTAGTGTTAGAGTTTGCTTTCATTACAATAAAATCACTATCTTGGTTTACCTCTACTATCTGACTAACAAATGTATTAGATCCCGTTACTGAATATGAGTTTGTACCGAATGTGAAATCAAGATCACCGTCTATTTCCAATTCCAATAAATATTTAGAATTCTCATTTAATGTTACATCAGTAAGTACACTATATGTGGCTAAACTACCTGTGAACACTATTTGATTAAACACATCTGCTGCTAATCCTGAACCTAATGATGATGTCGCTGACATTTCAACAGATTGGGTAATATATGCACCATTTGTGATATCACTATTTAATAGATCTTCTTCTGTTATTATTACTGAATCCACTTCAAAATAGAAATTTTTAGAAATATCAAAACCTATGTGGTATGGACTATTTAATCCACCCACTTCATGATCATCGATTCCAAATAATTGAACATTAGTTAATGTAAGTGGTTCTAATAAATTATATGATGTATTATTATATACATAATCATCACCTGTTAAACTAAGCGATAATCCAAGTCCGTATTGAATTCTGTCTATAGTATTATTAGTTAAGAAAGTAGATCTTGAACATAATCCTGTATTTTGACAGTTCACAAGTGCATTATTAACTACTTGTGATTCAAATAATCTCACAGGAAACCCCTCTGATTGATATGTAGCTAAATTTATTTCTTCAATATTATTTATCTGTAAGCTCTTAAGATCTATATATGAATATAAATAGTTACTAGCTGTTATCTTATCAACCTCAGTCGTTTTATCAAACTGAGAAAAGTATAATTTCTTAACTTCTACTGCATTACCTGTATACTGTTCAGGGAACAAATCTCTAACACAATTATCATATACTTTTAAATTCTTAATTAATCCTTTTACTTTATTACCATCAGCACCTTCTGCTAATCGTGTTCTAAATGTTAGAGATGAATCTGCCCCTACTCCTAATGGTACGATAAATTCACCATTACCTCTTATTTCTTCAAAGTCTACTCCGTTAAAACTAACCTCAAAATATCCATTTAATTGATCTTCTACTTCTCCCACTAAATACACTTCTTGATAAAGATCAAATGGTTGTCCATCACCATTAGGTACATAGAACGTACATACTGATTGTGTTGACGAAGGGAAACCTAATGCTTTAATATAGTTAATGCTACAAACATTAACTTCGTCTGTTACATTATCTTTATAATCATTTTCAATATCAATACTATTTGTAGTGTCTATTATCGAAACAGTAGAAGATATAGTACAACCTTCTAATCTATCAACAGGTTGTATAACACACACATTATTGAGATCGATTTTATCAATCTCATTATTTTCTACACTTCCGATTAATAATAATTCTTGAAGGTTAAAGTTTATACTTAAATTGTCATATCCTTTATTTGAAATAGGTTCTAATTCTACTTCTATATCATTGATATAATTCAGTAAGTTGAAGTCTAATTTAAATGAATCTATTCTAAAACTTCTCTGATCAGATACCCCATAATAATAACCATCTGTACTATAATATCGTAAGTTCTTAGGGCTTTCATTATCAAATGTAATATAAAACTGTGTATTAGTTGTTATATCTGAATAATTAGATTGATCTTCTAAATCAAATACAATTATATTATCTCCTATGATGGACGTTCCCTTAAATAATTCAATTTCTAACATCGCAGTAGCCGAAGTATTTGCATTATAAAAAGTTATATTAGAATTACTTGGTAACGAAAGAGATCTATTATCTACTACATCATTTGTTAATATTATTTTATCACCACTAGCGTTCTTAGTTACTTTAAATTTATACCAAGTAACTAGATTTGGTAAATCATCTGAATAGTAATTACCATAACTAAATACTTCTTGGTTATCTAAACGCTTATCCCATAATCTCACATTATCAATTGTACCAATAAAGTTATTATAACTTGCAGTTAAATATTGTGAATTATTAAAATCATATGTTAATTCCGCACCTAATCTGATAGTATCATTGAAGTTATCAAAGTTACTATCAAAGCCCAATGCTGTTTCTGCGCCTAATCTATTATTCACAAAAAATTCATATTCGTTTTTGAAACGAGTTATGAATACTTTATACCATTTATCATTAGAAAGAGATATATCACCATCTAATTTAACTTCATTTCCATTTGGATCAGTAATCGATAATCTAAGTCTATAATCATTATTTTCTTTTTCAATAAACACTTTAAACCCTTTAATATTAACTGCGCTTTGTGTAGCCGAAGGTGTAGGTGTAATAGAGAATAATACTTGTGTATCATTAGCTTCTAAGTCTGTTGGTTTGAAACTAAAATCAAAACTAAAGCTACTGTTTATATCTTTAGGTATGTCTACCCAATCTGCACCTGTGTATTTGAAAAATTGGTTCTCTATTTCTACGTTATTTATGTTATGTAAATCATCTCTTATTATCCTTTCGTCGAATAAATTAGGACGAATAGTTAATTCTTTTTCTGTTATTTTAAACTGATCTCCGCTTACATTAACCTCACCAAAAACCCCATTATTTCCTATATAATTAGCCTTAGCTAAATTAAAATATTGTACTGCATTAATGTTATTTTCTATTGGGTTATCTAATTCATTCCAATTATTATTATTAATAGATGTTAATATACTACCGTTCGATCCTACTATAATTCCTTTACCGTTTCTAATATCAATTGAAAGTAGATCCTCAATAGAATCAATTTCGATAATACTTAGATCAAAGTAAACTTTATCCATAGATAAAAGAGTGCCGTTGTTACCAACGATTAGATACTTATTATTTAATTCTATGATATCTTTGAGATCTTCTTTGAATCTGTTTTTAACAATATTCATATAGTTATTTTGGTAATTTAATATCAAGCCAAAATCACCAACTGTAATATTTCTATTTGGTATATCATATGTATTACCCCTGAAACTAAATACTGTTTCAAGTTGAGCCAACGATGTAGCAAAATTATTATCAAGTACGTTTCTATAATCAACAGAATTTCTGATCACATAATCATTTTTTTCTGTAAATGATATATTTTCATTATTGGTTATTAAAGGAAATGCCCCGTTTGTTAATCTATTTAAATGGAAACTTTTTGTTATATTACTGCTTCCTAATTTTACATACACAGAATAATTTCTGACATTATCTACTGTATCTAAATCGTTTTCTCTTATAAGTTGTAAACCATCGTATCTATAAACACCATTCTCGTTATTAGAATATTGATAAGTTATTTGTCCACCAATAGTTTGAACAACTGTTACGTCAGTGTTTAAAAATGTTTCAGCATCAATACTACTGTCTAATGTTACAGTAGATATATTATCTTTTACTAGTATTCTTTGTCCGATTATCACAATTTCTCCATCAATAGTAAGTTTATCATCAACTAGATCGAAGTCTATTGGTTGAGTAGTAGCAAGGTCTACGTTATAATAATTTGTATAATTAAATAAACGCTTAGGACTAAATAAGTTTTTAACTGTATAACCATAATCGTTTTTATATCTGTTATAAAATCCAAGATCACTGTTTCCTTGTCTATCAATAGCAATACCATCAGCATCACCACCGTTATAATATGTAGAATATTCGCTGCTTATTTTATAAGTATTATAGTCTCTAAACTGAAGGTCATAAATATTATTTAAGTCATCAGAATAAACATAGCTACTTCCATCTAAACACTTAGAATAAAAGCGAACTGAATCTATTTCTTGTCTAAGAAAGTTAAATGTCTTTTTATCAAGCTTTCCTGTTCTCTTTTTAAAATTGTCTTCTATTGAGGAATAATCCCACATATTACTTTCTTTTTATTTTTATATTCCAAAAAATATCATCGCCTTTTACTTCAATAATATCTTTCACTATACTAACTCTACCTTTATTAGCACTCTTTACTATACTTTCGATCACATCTCTGTAATCTTCTATGAACTCAAAAAGAGATGATATTTCAAAACTGAACTCAGTTTTTTCACTAAATAGTAGATCATATATTATCCTATCTTTATCATTCACTTAGTATATATTAAGCAAAGCATTTCTTCAATATAATATATATGATATGAAATATATTAAATTATATGAAGGATATACTACTAAAAACGGGGGGTATATTTTAGACCCTAAGGAACAAATAGTATATGCTTCAATGGAGGGGGATATCGAACATGTTAAAAAAAATGATTCGTAAAGAAAAAATTAAACCAACTACTAATAAAAATTCACCTATATATTATGCAGTTCGTATGAATCAACCTGAACTTCTGAAGTTTCTATTAAGATATAAAGGGGTAGATAAAAGAAGAGAACACGATTTAATAGAAACGGCTGCACAAGAAGGTTATTTAGAAATTATTAAATTACTTTTAAAAGACGGCAGGTTTAACGCAAGTGGATATTTAGATAGTAATACTCCCATAGAATACGCATATGAAAATGGTCATGATGATGTGGTATATCTACTACTCAATCAACCTGAGGTATATAAACATTTATCTAAAAAAGAAATTAAGAGATATGCTAAAGGTAGACCACTTGTTAGTAGTATGATCCAAAAATTAAATGAAGATAATTTCATTGAAGACCTCAAACATGAGATGGCTTTAATGTTAGAAATAGAGAAGCCTAATGTTGATATGGAAATGATTAAAAAAATAATCGAAACAGGGAATCTTCCTACTGAAAATAATTTAATATCAGCAGCAGCTTGGGGTCATCTAAATTTAGTTAAATTATTTATAGAAGAATATGATTTAGACCCAACAGCATTTGAAGACCAAGCTATAAGAATAGCTGCGAATAACAATAACCCCGAAGTAGTAGAATATTTATTAGGATTTGAGGAAGTTAATCCTAATGCTAAAGGTGGTAAAGCTATAAAAAGTGCAGCAGAAAACGGACATATCAAAGTAGTTAAACTTTTACTAAATGATAAAAGAGTTGATCCTAGTATAGAGGCTAACTACGCTATACGAATGGCATCATTATATGGAGAAATTTCGATAGTGCATATGTTATTAAAACACCCTAAAGTAGATCCAACTGATGTGAATAATTGGACTATAAGGGCAGCAGTGGAGAGGGGAGATATGGCATTAGTAAGCCTATTGATGAAAGATGATAGAGTTGATCCTAGTGATGGTGATAATATAAACATAATAGAAGCATCTAAAAAAGGCTATTTTAATATCGTAAGATTATTATTAAAAGATGATAGAGTTGATCCAAGTGTTAATGATAATATTATTATAGGAAATGCAATTTTTGTAGGTGAAATAGATTTAGTGAAGGTGTTATTAAAAGACGATAGAGTTGATCCAAGTGCTAATTCTAATTATGTTTTAAATAGAACACTAAGAGACTTTAAGGACGAAAAAGAATTAATATTACAATTATTGAGAGACGAAAGAGTGAGAGAAAAGTTAACAGAAAAGGAACTTCTCAAAATAACTAAACCATATGTGGGTGATATGTTAACAAAGTTAAATCAATAGTTTAATATATAAGATATGATTACCAAATTCAATAACTTTAAAATAAACGAAGGAATATACGCTGATATTAAAAATGAATACGGTTCACTTGGTGAATATGTTGAACACGTATATGATAATATTAAGAATGAAGAAAAAGAAGACTTTTCAAGAATCCTTGGGGAATATCTTAAACTACCTGTGGGTAAAAACGATTCAAAGAAATTTGATGAAAATGATATAGTCCTTACTGAGTATTGGTATAACAACATGTTAACACCTGTTAAAATAGTTGAGAAGAAAGGAAGAAGTTATATAGTTAGTCATAATATCAACGAAAGTGATATACAAAATGCACCTAATGAAACATTAAAAAAGGAAGATATTATTGATCATTACAGAAAAAGATTTAATGATAAATCAGTTGATACTTCAATTCGTATTTCTAAGGCAGTAAATATACTTAATCCTTATGATCAAATGGCATTAGTTAAATCGATCAATGATAACTTTAAAATAGAAGAAAGTAATAAATTCGAAGATCTTAATATTAAAAACTTAATAGTACTTAATAAAACAGGATTCAATAGTTTCTTAAAAATATTAACAGCATTATCACTTCCTGAATTAACAAAAGAAGAAGATAGATGCCCTAATAGTTTCTTTTCTTTTTATATCACTGAATCAGTTAATAAAGAAAGGTTACTTTCTATCTTAGAGCGATTTAAATCAATGGAACAAATTTCAGATTATATAACTCAGTCACAAGGCAGCATTAAATTATATTTCGGAATAACTTATACTACTTCTCTATTCTTAGAGTATGGTATTAATATAGATGATAGTGATCAGAAAATAAAAGTAGGTGAATATAAACTTTCTAAAAGAAACTTCAAAGAACTTAAGGATAGTAAAGGTAAAGTATTACAACAGTTAAGAGATGATATTGATAGTTTATCAAAGGAAGATGTTATTTCTCATATGAAAATTAAGAAGCTGATGTCTGATTTCTCACCTGGTTATTTTGAGAAAAAGACTAATCCTTATATCAAAGATAAATCTATCATACAAAGGTACTACGGTATGGGAGAATGGAAAGACGGTATTATAGAGAAAGAAAGTTTAGATAAAGTAAGAAACGAATTTATCTCTTATTGTAAGAAAAAGAAAATAGATAAGAAAGTACTTTTCAATATAGACGCTTCTAAATTTTGGATCACAATTAAGATCAAAATAAAGCGATAATTTTTTCCGAAACATTCATATTTTCAAAGAAGATATTCTTCAAAAATAATATAGTAGAAAAAGAAAAAGCTATATATGAAGTAATAACAATGGCTGTTCTATAAGAAGGTGTGCCTCTTTTTTTCTTCATAAAAAGAGAATAGACTTGGATATATATGTTATAAATTAAAAATATAATCCAATCGGATGTTAATAATCCACTAATTCTCCATATCAAAGTAAGTATACTAATTCTTGTTATTGTTATAGTTTCCTTAGTTAGTTTTTTTAACTCACGTCCTTCTTTTATAGCTTCACTTCTTTCGTTTACTTCATTATAACCACTAATCAACAAATCAGGATTCAACGCTATCTTTAGATGAGAAATGATATAAACAAGTGTAAGTAGATTAAAAATTACCATAATTTCTTTTTTAATAATAGATGACAAAGGTAATAAAATATATAGAATAATAAAAAAATAAATTTTATATGCCAAGGAAAACTAAGAAATCACCTAAAAGCCAATTGCTAAGAGATGCAGCAAACGAAATGGACGAACTTAACGCTCGTAAAAGAAAAGAACTTTCTAATTTACAATTTAATATTAGAACAAAATTCAAGAATAAGAAACAGAAAGAAATGGCTCAGATGATTAAAGAGAATAGAATCACCTTCGTGGAAGGACCCGCAGGTACAGGTAAATCCTTAATCTCACTTAAAACGGGCTTAGAAATATTAAAACATCCCGAAGAATATAATATCTCTAATATTATGATAACTAAACCAATAGTAAGTGTTAGCTATGATATAGGGGCTTTACCAGGCGACATCAATGATAAAACTTATATCTATTTCAATTCTATTTATGCTAACTTAGATAAAATAGTAGATAAGGAAGTTGCTAAATTTCTTAGAAATAATCTAATAGAAGAAAGAATCATTAATTATATGAGAGGAGAAACCTTTGGTAATGTTAATGAAGAAGGCGAACCAACAGGTGTCTTCTGTATTTTAGATGAAGGGCAGAATACTTCTATTAATGAAATGAAAACTTATTTATCTCGTTTAGGAGAAGATAGTAAAATAGTAGTACTATATGATCCTGATCAAATCGATATTAAAACGAGAAATAATGAAAAGTGTGGGGCAGTTGATGCTGCAGAACGATTAGAAAGTCTCGATGGTGTCGGATACTTTAAATTCGAAGACGATGATATTGTAAGAGATCCATTCTTAATTGAGATCATGAAGAGGTACAGAAACTAAAAAGGTGCAACATTATAATATAATAATAAAATATAATTAATTATGGGTGTTTCAGTTATAATTCATTACCTTTGTATCTATGACTATTGAAGAACGGATATACGATTATATTGATGAACATAAAAATGATTCATCTGTAGATATAACACCTACATATATTCGTTTATCTAATATAACTGTATTCGATCACGATGGCATTATCATTCATCTCAATAAATATCTCATAAAAATAGGGGATGAATTATTCAAGACTAAATATGATAGAGTTAATATTTTTTTCTATGTGGTTAATAATATCGACTCTATTCATTATTATAAATTTGATGATAAAATGCGTCAAAATCTCTTAGCTCAGAAAAGAGATGAGTTCATCGACTCTTTAATTATTATCTAATTATATTTAATATATAACTAAAATAGAATAGTTATATAAATACGTGATAAATTAGATCAGTTTATAATTAAAAGTTATAAACTATTCGAATCAGATAATAAACAACAAGAATTTATTGAGGCTTGTAAAATAGGTGATCTAAATTTAGTTAAATTGTTTTTAAAAGACCCAAGAGTTGATCCTAGTAATAATGGAAATAATGGTATAGTATGGGCATCTTGTAATGGTCATATAGAAGTAGTCCGAGAGTTATTAAAAGATGATAGAGTTGATCCTAGTGATGAAAAAAACTATGCTATACGATTAGCAGCAGAATCGAATCATCTAGAAATTGTTAAACTATTACTTAAAGATCCAAGAGTTGATCCTAGTACAATAAATAATATGGCTATACGATGGGCAGCAAAGAGAGGTCATGATGATATAGTAATACTTTTATTACGTGATAAAAGAGTAAGGGATAAGCTAACAGATGAAGAAATAGCCGAATATGGTAAATTACTTATTACTGATTTAATACTAAAACTAAATAAGTAATTTAATATATAAGATATGTTTATTAATAATGAGTTATATAAAGTTGAACTTACTACAGAATTAGTTCCTTTCATATCAGTTGATATGTACCAATCTTACAGTCCTGATAATCTTTTTACTATTGATGATTTTAGTAGTGAATACGAAGGAAGTATAGAATTACAAGATCGTTTTGAAGACGCTGATGCATATAGAGATTTTTATTACGATCATTTTGATAACGATGTTTTTGAAGAACATGTATTAGAATGTGCTAAAAAAATATTCAATGAAAGTTACTTACCTGATATGAAAAAGAAAGTTTCTTTTATTGATTCAGGAAAAGTTATAAAAATAGTGAGTCCTAAATCATATAATTATACTACGGATAACTTATATTTTGATATTTATTTAAATGAAGATGTTAAAACGTTTTGGAATAAATTCAAATCTAAAATAAAAGAGGATGATTTCAATGAATACTTACATGAGACATATCGTTCTAGATCAGGTTTTATTTCATTTATGCCAAATTCTATACAAGATATAGAAAAGATATTAGAAAATAAGATAGAAGATGAAGAATATGTAGTTGCAGTAATGTTAAATTATATTTTATCTAATTTAGAAGATCCTGAAAAATATAAGACAGATTTTGTATATGCGTTTATAGAAAATACATATATCTTAGATTTTGTAAAGAATTCTTATAATGAAGCCTTAGAAGAAGTCGAAATAAACGAAAGTTACATTAAAAGTTACAAAAGATTTAAACAATAATCTATTTTTTCATATAATCATTAATGTTATTATCATATGATGCTGAAAATAAATGGTTTAAAGTAGAAAAAGCAACTACATTAGAATACAACCAATTAAAACTCTCACTGAATAGAAAAGTGAAGGGTTTCCAATTTATGCCTAGTTTTAAACGAGGTATATGGGATGGAGAAATAAAACATTTCAAATCAGATAAAATTCCATTAGGTCTTTGGAAAGAGACTGTTGTTGCTATGAATAAAGTTCAGAGTAAAATGGAAGTTAGTAATAAAAAAGATTTCCCACTTAATAGAGATGTTACTTTAGAGAAGGTTCAGAAATTTTGTGAAACTTTTTTCAAAGATCATAAAGTTATGAAAGATGGTAAGGAAGTAGATTTCTATCCATATGATCATCAGATCGAAACAGCCTATCATATATTAAGAAATATGTATTGCACTGCAGAAGTTGCCACAGGTGGTGGTAAATCTTTGATTATATCGATTGTATTCTTCTATCTATTACAAGAGGACAACGACTTAAAGATGTTGCTTATAGTGCCTTCTATTGACCTTGTAACGCAATTTTATGATGATATCGTAGACTATAATGAAGGATTCAATGGTGAGAATAGTAGAAAGTTAGATCTTAGAGTGAATGAAATAATGAGTAGTAAACCTAGAAAATGGAGAGGGGAGAAAGAACCTAATATATTTATATCTACTTTTCAGAGTTTATCAAAACCCGATAAAACAGGTGAAGAATTTTACACTCAGTTTGATTGTATAGCTTGTGATGAAGCTCACCTTGCTAAGAGTAAAAGTTTTATTGATATTATGGGTAGAACGATTAAGAATAGTTCATATCAATTTGGTGTATCGGGTACTTTCCAAGACGATGGTTTTGCTGATTATATTACTATTCAAAGTCTGACAGGACCGAAGGTGGCGAAGATCAAAGCCAAGGAGTTACAAGATAAAGGTATTATATCATATGTAAGGATATCACAAATATTATTAAATCATGATGATCCTGAGTTTTATGATAATTTAAAAGGTGCTAGAAAGAACGGTGGATCAGGATCTGAAATATACAGATTAGAAGGGGAGTATATTAGAAATAGTGAACCAAGAAAAGATTTCATTGTAAAACTATTAAATAATATTAATAAGAACACGTTAGTATTATATAACATAATTGAATTCGGTGATAAATTAAAGGAATATTTAGAAGAACATTATCATAATGATAACTTAGTAATCTATATGATTAACGGTGGCGTAAAGAAAGATAAAAGAGAAGAGATTAAAAAGGAACTAGAAAAAGAGGATGGTAAATTAAGAATACTTTTAGCTACATATGGTACATTAAGTACAGGGGTTAGTATAAAGAATATCCATAATATAATATTCGCTGAAGGTTTCAAAGTAGAACAAAGGACTATTCAGAGTATCGGTAGAAGTTTAAGACTTCATGATACTAAGGATGTTGCTTCTATTTATGATTTAGTTGATATGTTTACTGAGGATAGTAATAATATATTAAAGAAACATGGAGTAGAAAGAGAAAAGATGTATAATAAACACGAATATCCTTATAAAATAACTAAGCGTCTATTAGGAATTTAGTTTTTTAAACATTTCCTTATATTCACCGAAAAATTTAGGATATTTTTTATCTAATTGATTTATCATATTTTTACATTCTTCAATGACGTATTTTTTATCCCTATAAACATCATTTCTTGTGATACCATCATATAACTCAAACATGCTCGGAACTAAATCACCACTATGACCACAATCAAATCCTATTACGTAATCTTTTATTAAGATATTATCAATATTTTTGTCTATTAAAATTTTCTGATAACTCTCATTTACATATTTAACAAAAGTAACACCACCATGTACATGGAAATATCCTGATTGTTTTTCTGTGGTTTTATAAAATGGATGATTAGGTTTGATTACTATATAACCGCACCACATTCCTAAATGATCATGTCTTATACCATAATAGAGTATACTTTTATGTATACCATGGAAGGAATCGCCTTCTTCTTTTATTATATCTTTAATATTCATATATCGGTTACTTCATCTTTCATAGCTGAGATAAGTTTACTTTTTAGTATTTCATCAGCCTTTGGTTTAACATTATCATCAATATACGATTCTATTTTAGTTTTATATTGATCTAATAATTCATTTAATTCATCATTAAGATTATAATTGATTTTGACTTCAATTTTTTTATATCTATTTCCTGTTTTATCTGAATGTATAAATCTTCTATCTACTAAATATAATAATGTAATATCATTCTCATATCTAATACACAGACAATGTGAAACACCTGTGTCATCATTAGTTTCAAAATATGTAACATTACTATCTGAATTAAATTCATCAATAAGATTAAATGATATATTGTGTAAAATAGATAATAGTTTCATATCTACACCATATTTACCTTTTGTTATAAACGTATATTTTCTTACGAAAGTACTAGTGTTATAAATTTTATCACAAGAGGCTATATTATTAGTATCATAGAAACAGATACTTTTTTGTTCTTTTTTATAAAGATTTAATTTAATACTATCACCCTTTTTGATATAATTATTATACATCTGTGATTCACTTAATACTCTATTATATCTACTTATAGTATGATCAATTTTATTTTCGGATATATAAGATAGATTAGAAAAATACTTCTTGATATCAGTAAGTTTATCTACATAGTTCTGTTTATAAACATCAATTTCTTGATTATACTTCTTATTATAAGAGATAATAGATTCTGCCTCTTTTTCTATTTGATAAACATAATCATCTAGTAGTTGAATAAGATTATCAGAATAGTAAATATGGAATTGCTCTAATTTAGTTAGTTTAACTTTTTTATTATCTTTAATATAACTATGTATATTTTCGGATATACTAACGATCTGCTCTAATCTACTATCTTTGAATTTCTTATTAATAGACTTTAGATGATCAATTCTATCAGAAGATTCTTTGATCCAATTATCATTATTTGAAGTAAAATATTTTCTATACTTACTCCATTCTTCCCATTTACCTTCTCTGATTAAAATCTTCTTTTTTAGATTGAATATCTTAGAAATAAGACTCTGATTAAATATTAGTTTATCATAAAATAATGAGGTATCTAAGATATTGAATTTAAGATATTTGAAAAGGTTGATATCAAAGTAATTGATCTTCTCTAAATTAAGATTAACAATATGTAGAAAATTTACTACATATTGTTTCTTAATACTATCACTAAGTTGTCCCCCAATAAGCTCTCTAAGTACATGTTCTAATTTGTACAATCTCATCTTATCTAAAGAAGGAAAGTCTTTAGGATCTAATTTACCTTTAAGTACTTGGACACATTCGGCTTGGGAAAACATATTAGTCTTGATCTTCTAATAGTCCTTTTTTAAGTGTGTCTTTGATATTCTGAAGTTCTTTATCAACTTCTTTTCTCTTTTGTTCTCCACCTTTCTTGATTTTCTTAATTTCCTGTAATGTAGAAATAAGATTATCATTTACTGATTTAAGAGTTGAGATATCGATAGTACTTCTCTCATTAGCCTTAGCAGTTTCGATAGCATTTTGTTTCAACGCTAATGAGTTCTTTTTTAGAATATCATTAGTAGTATCATCAATCTTATTTTTGATTTCAATAGCATTTTGTTGTCTTTGGAGTGATACCGCAATAACAAACTGATTCTTCCAAAGAGGAATAGTACTATTGATAGAACTTTGGATCTTCTCAATAAGAGTTGAATTATTATCTTGAATAATTCTTATTTGAGGAAGTGTTTGTAAAGTTACTGCCCCTGATGTTTTAAGGTCAGTAATTTTTTTCTCTAATCGATTAATGAAGTTTTTCTTATCGTTAATCAAGTATTGATTTTCAATAGTACTACCATCGATAGTTACTACTTCTTCTTTTAATTCTTTTAATCTGATCTCAGCACCTTCGATATAAACCTTAAGTTCTTTAAGGTTGTCAAGATTTTGAGCAAATAATTGATTTAAAAGCTCGTTATCTTGATAAAGGTGTAATCTCTTTTTATCGATTTTAACAACGATATTATCAATATTAGACTCAACACCTTCATATTTAGCGATCATCTTTCTAGCACCTTTTTGGAGTTTCTTTCCATATGGAAGTACACTAACAACTCTATCCATAATAGAAGGATTAGTACTACTTTCGATATGTTGTATATCATGTAGAAGGTCGTTAATAAGATCATTGATCTCATTATTATCATTCTTCTTTATATTCTTTAAAATATCAGTAGAGAAATCACCTAATTTCTTTTGTACATCATTACCATATTCTAAGATAGAATTCGGATCACTTGTATCAATTTTTTTAGCTGTTTCTAAAGCTACCTTTTTGTCTGCTTTAGACAATTCAATTTCCTGAGAAAGTTTTTTATTTTCCATATTTTCCAATATTTAATCGTTCAAGTTGTTTATTGTTGTTTAATCTTTTTTAGGCATTGTTAATCCACCGATATAATTACCATCGGATAGATGATCTATATCATCATTTTGTCCAATGATATAATCCCCTTTTATATAGGCATCATATTCTTCACAAAATTCTTCCCATTCAACCATTTCTTCTTCATTGTAGTACTCAACCCATTCTCCACTTTCATCAACCATTTCTACAAAAATAACATTTAAGTGATCAGGAATTACTTTCTCATCAAGTAGAAAGTTGTGTTGGTTAATAAGAGCATTATAAACAATATATGCCTCACGCTCATTATTGACTACCACTTTAAATCCCTTCATAGGAACTTGTGGGATATATACAACTCTTAGTTTTGTGTTTACTAGTTTCATTTTTTATAATGATTCGTCTACGAAAATTTCTTTATAAAAACCATTCTTTGGTTTTTTAGACATTGGGATAGCACATCCTGTTGTGATACCAAGTACTCTACCATTAACTTTAGATAAATCTAAAGTATCACAATATCCATCAGTTAAGATAACTGTATTATAATTTTGGTACTCAGATCCTTTCTCTGTCAACATATCAATACCTGGTTGTAACATAGTACCACCAAGACCTTTGATGTCAATTTGTTGCATCTCTCTCAGAGATGTGATTTTCTTAACACCATGTACCTCGGTATCTACTTGTAACATATTAATAGTAATATCTCTTTGAAATACAAAAGAAAGCACTTTTTCAAAAAGACCTCCCATAGATCCTGATGTATCTAAGATAACATTAATCTCAGCTTTAATTTTTCTATTACCTTTCAACCCCTTAATACCTCTACGGTTAGGTTTAGCAAGACTTCTTTGTTTGATATTACCAAGAATATCATTAGAAATACATCTTTTAATTTCCCTTAAATAATCCTTTCTTTTCTTTCTTAGTTTATCTAAAGTAGTTTCGATATCACCTTTAACAAGACCTCTACCTCTTAAACCTTCGATTACATCGTTTACAAAGTTTTCTCTTACTTCCTCAGGTACGGTGTCATCCATATGCTCGTCCATAAAAGATCCTTCGTTTTCATCAAGTTGATTGAAAATGTAATCTAAAGAGAACATATTAACTGAGTTATTATTTTCGCCATATACACCATAATCACCATACATAGGATCAGTATTAGGTTGATCAGGATTTTGTTTTCTGTTATTATCCCAAAGCATATGCTCTTCTCTCAACCAACTATATAGTTCTTCGAAGATAGGCTCACCACCTTGTTCTGCGAACTTTCTAGGGATAAAGAGTGCCATATGTTTATTATCAATATCCTTACTACGGTTTTCATCATTAATAGGATACTTAGGAACTGAAATAAACTCTTGTGTGATATCAGCCCATAAAGTTGAGTTGATAATCATATCTTGGGCAATATTAGAGAAACTAGGCTTAAAGTTACCCGCAATCATCCTTTGTGGGTGATTGAAAAGTAAGTGGTAATTATTATGAAGAAGTAAAAAGTTTACTTGCTTCTGTCTTTCCCACTCATTGAATTTAATTTCTTCTTCCCCAACTCCACTGATTTCTCCATCAATAGTATTTAAACTAGATAGAAAATTAGCGTTGTAGTAGAAATACATACCCGTGGATTTAACATTGGTCGCACAAGTACGCATTTTCTTAGTGGAATCTCTGAAATTAATGTTTAGGTTAAACTCTCCATAGAAAGGTAATTCAAACTTTACGTCAATTAACATTCTTTCCACAGCTTCTACTAAGGTAGGGTGGTTAGACCCCATATCTACTACATCGCTCATAATCTATCTGTTTATTTTTATTATTTAAATACTATTATCTGTTGTTCTGATTAAGTGATTTAATTTTCTTCAATTCATTAGGGAACTTTCTAAGAAGTGATTTCACTGAACTGTCAGCAACAGCTTTACCGAAGTTGTTGTTTGCTTTATCCACTACGTGAAGTAGGAAACCTGTTCTTTCGTCAGCACTACACTTCATCAAGAATAATGAGAAGTTATCAACGTTCTTAGAACTCCACTTAGAGATATCAGCACCCTTAGCTTCCGAAATAAGTTCAGAGTATTTATCTCTCTTGAAATTAGCAAGATCTGCTTCTCTTTTCTTAAAATCTTCAAGAATATCTCTAAGATTAAGGTTGATACGGTCTTTCAAGAATCTAGCAAATCTATTCCAAGCACTTGCACCGATGAAACCCGAACCGAATTCACTTACCACAGGTAAGTATTCTGTGGTATCTCCGTAGTTTCTGATACCATTAATTCTAGCATCACTAGAAGATACGGTTTCCATTTCTTCTGATCCATCTACAACTTTGTTGAAAATAGGATTACCTTTCTTGTCAGTTTTCCAACCATCATAGAAACGAATAGGATTACCTTCTTCATCACAGATGATATTCCCTTCTTCATCTAATTTACTTCCACCACCGAAGTTGGCAACAATAAACTTACTTAACATCTCCCAAGATCTTGGTGTAGCATGTGCGCCCCCACTAGAACCTTCATTATCCGCAGGCTTGGTTACAAGCTTAGTTCCATCAAGTTCGATGAACTGAATAATATCAGGGTGAATGTGTCCGAAATCTCTCGCCCATGCTAACCATTCATCAACAGTAAGTGTGTGCTTAACGTGAATCAAACGGTTATTTAAAGCAGTATCAAATTCTTCAACATCGGTGTCATCTTCGTCACCTAAGTTACCACTTGATATCATAAATACATTTTCATTGAACTTGAACTTGTGTCCAATAGTTCTTTCAAGAAGAATTTGAAGTGCGGCATTTCTAACTTCCAACCTCGCACGGTTTAATTCTTCAAAGTGAATGATAGTTGGTCTTTCATTTGATAATGCAGCCCACTCAGGAATCGCACTCTCAATTACATGTACACCATGCTTTTCACTGAAAGTAAGATTAGGAAACTGCATATCAGTTTCATCTGCCATAGAAAGACGAAGATCGATATATTGCATATCGAGCTTTTCGGCAATAGTTCTTACAATAGCCGATTTAGCCACACCTGGTTTTGCCTTAATAAAAGGAACTCCGTATTGTGACCTCATAAGAGCAAAGTACTTAAACTCTCTCTTAGTTAATGTTTTAATATCCCTGTTAAATTTTGCTGTTTGGTAAACAGGTGTTACCTTTTTGACGTTTTGTTTGTTATCCATAATGATAAGTTTAATTTTTATTACATTTTAGACTACAAATATAGGAATAAATATTAAATGAAAAAGGAGAATTAAATTATTTTTTTAATTTTTTTTTCTTATCAATGCTATCTGCTTCAAATTCAGTATATACATCAGGATAAACTTTACCATCAGCATCAGTATCATATTGGAAATCGTAATATCTTCCGAAGTCCATTAGATTAGTATTTCTAAGTTTATCCTCTTTCATCTTATTTAAGTAATCATGTATGATATCATTTAAGCTATCGATAAACTTATTAAATAACACTAAAGAGTTTTTATTGAAAAGACCAATCTCTTTTGTCTTCTTCTGTCTAAATGATCCTAATATAGATTTAAAGATGTATTCGAATTTATCATTCTTATTTACATACTTTTTTGTCAGGTTATTTGAGATGAACTTAGTATTGATCTTAAACTTATCTTTATTAAAGAACTTAGGTATACTGAATTCAAACTCCACTAATTCTTCACTATTATCGTTCATATACATATTATATAACTTACATATAAGATTCATATAGACTTCATCATACTTTTTACCACTTAATTTAAGATCACTTAGATCTACGTTCTGTATATAATTTAAGAAGTTTAATATTATTAATGAGTATACTTCTGTGAATTCCGTATCTATATTCTCTACTGTTCTTTCATATAAAGGATTCAATACTTCATACTTATGATCGTTGCTATTTGTTTTGATAATAAGTCTTTGTGTATTAGGCTGAAACTCTCCTTCTTCCATTAAAAATGAATGTTTATGGGTAGGGTCTAATAGTTTATAAAAGAAAAAGGAAAAGTTCTTATCACCAAATACATATTCTAAATCTTCTTTTGAGGTATGTAAGAAATACTTAATACCTTCCTTTTGTTTCTGATTCAATTTACCATGAAATACAACAGGTAAAGGATCACAATTAAATAGATTAGAAAACTCTATAATTTCTTCAATGTTATATTTAAACTTCTTTTTACTTCCTTTAATTATACCCGTTAATATTAAGCTATTCTTAGGGCTTTTTTTATACTCTATATGAGCAGGTTGGTTATCGGGAAAGTACTCAAAACAGAAATACCAATTTTTAGGTATTAAACTAAGTACACGTTCATCTAATGAATAGAAGAAGTTAAATGCTTTATTATAATATTTTTGTAACGATACATCGATCAGAGAGATCGGATCATTGTTTATACTTTTAGTTCTGAATTCAAAATCTTTACCGTTAAAATTAACGATCATTTTTGATCCTTGTATATCTTCATACACAGTAATTACGTCTTCGAAGATATCTTTTAAGATAGTATCTCCTTGATTATTAAGCTTAGTTAATCCCATAAATTAATTCTTGTTTTTTTATTAATTCATAATATATATAAAACATTGAGAGTCTATTAAAGGTAATCTATTATTTTATATCTATTTTCCTTTTCATCGAATATAATATTATCATCTATCGGATCTATATCTAATCCAAATTTAGCGGCTTCTTCTATGGCATGATATATATCCTTAACTATTTCATTATATATATTTGATGAAGCCACTTCAATGATTATATTATTATTAACACTCAGATCAAATTTCATATTTTTTAAATATTGAAATGCTTCCATATTACCATATTTTACAACTTTATCAACTAATGGTTGAATATTTAATCCTTCAAACACTTTAAAACTAGTAATCATATCTTATATATTAAAATTGGATATAGAATAAATAATATATAGTGTAAATAAATATTATAATATTATGTCATTTCAGAAAAATATAAACCACATTAACTACGAATTGAAGAAAAACTTCAATATATCAGAAGTAGATACATCTAATCACAGATTCGTTAAATTTACATTAAGTAAACCTATTATGGAAAATGTTAGTGAAGCTCTTCAAATGAAAGTAGTAGTTAAGACTAATAATTTGACTAATATGAATCCTGTTATAGAATGGAGTTATAGTGATAACCCTATTAATGAAAAGAACTATATTGGATATAGAACAGGGATCAATCAAATTGCACCTACGATAGCTGATATTATTAAAGAAGGTAAGATGGATAAAGAATACCTTAGTTCATTAAAGGTTGAAATGATCAATGAGGATGTTGAAACAGAAGAAACAGAAGTTATTAATCTTGAAGATACATATGAAGTAGATGGAGATAATACTAAAATAAATCTTAGTAAATATTTTCAGCATATAGAAGAAAGCTTAGGTGTTATTCTTGAATTCAAAAAGAGTGATTACTTTAAAGAAAACAGAGAAAGAGTAGGAAATACATTTAACGAAACTCCTAAAATGGGAGATAGATTAGAGGTGATTATGAATGTTACTAATGAAAAATTAACTCCTAATACATGGATGAAATTAGAAGAGTGTCTAATGAAATTACCAAGTATTGATGATGTTTATATAAACACTTCTAAGAACGAAATGGTATTCGATTTTAATACAACTTCTTTTGTTGAATTAATTTAAAAATAAACTTTTTATAAACTTTTTAATAAATCATATAACTGACTATATATAGGGAAATAAATTTTATTCTATATATAAGTCTAAAAATTAAAAGTTATAAGATGGCTAAAGAGAATAAGTATGTAAAGTTAAGTCAAAGAGAACACATCCTAAAAAGATCAGAAACCTATGTTGGATCTAAGGTAACAGAAGAACAAGAGATGTTCGTTATTAAAGATAATGATCTAAATAATATAGTAATAGAAAAGAAGAAGGTTAATCATAACCCTGCCTTTATTAAGTTATATGATGAAATATTAACCAACGCATCGGATCACGCTATTCGCACAGGTAAGGTTAAAATGATCAAAGTTATTATTGATGATAAGAAGATTGTAATAGAGAATGACGGACCGACCATTCCGATAGAAAAACACAGTAAAGAAAAAGTATATAATCCTGAATTAATATTTAGTCATTTATTAACAGGAGAGAATTATGATGATACTGAAAAAAGATTAACGGGTGGGCGTAATGGTCTTGGTGCTAAACTTTGTAACGTATTCTCAAAGAAATTCAAAGTAGAGTGTTGTGATGGTAAAAAGATGTACCGTCAATGGAGTAAGAACAACATGAAAGATATCGAAGAACCTGAGATCACCAATGTTAAGGACACCAAAAGTTTCACACGTATTACATATTATCCTGATTATTCACAATTTGATTTTGATTCTTTAACAGAGGATTTAAAATCGATTATGTATAAAAGATGTTTAGATGTAGCTGCTTATATACCTGATGTTAGAATCAGCTTAGATGGTAAAACATTACCTATTAAGAGATTAAGTGATTATATGAAATTACACTTAGAGGAAGGACAAGACTTTTTCTATGAACAAATGGATAATGGTTGGGAAATAGGAATTGCTAAATCTAATGAACACGGTTTTGTATTTAATTCTATTTGTAATGGTATTACTACACATAGAGGTGGTACACATATTAATCATGTGTCACTTAATTTAGCTAAACAAATTGCAGGTAAGATTAAGAAGAAAGTTAGTTGGCAAGACGTAAAGAATAAACTACATATATTTTTAGTATGTAAAATACCTAATCCAACTTTTGATACACAGACTAAAGAGAATTTAACAAATAAAATGACTGTTGATATTCATCAGAATGTTGAGGTTAAAGATAACACTATCCGTAAGGTAATGAAGTCTGATATATATCAGGCTATCATAGAAGAAATGGAGATGAGAGAAAAGCTTCAATTGAAGAAAATGGGCGGTGGTAAAAAATCTAATGTGAATATGCCTAAGCTCGTTGATGCTAATAAAGCGGGTACAAGAGAAAGTGATAAATGTTCTTTATTATTAACAGAAGGAGATTCAGCATTAGGTTTTGCTGTAGCAGGTATGTCAATTGTAGGTAGAGATTATTATGGTGCTTTCCCACTTAAAGGAAAGATACTTAATACGAGAGATACGTCTGCACAGAAGATTAAAAGAAATAAAGAGATCCAAAGTTTATTAGATATCGTTGGACTTCAGTTCGGTAAGAAATATGAAGATACATCAGATTTGAGATATGGGAAGATAATCATTCTAACAGATTCAGATTTGGATGGTATCCATATTAAAGGGCTGTTGATTAACTTTTTTGAGGATAATTGGCCCGAACTGTTAAAATTGGACATCTTATATGAATTCATTACTCCTATTCTTAAAGTAAGAAAAGCAAAACAAGTGAAAAGTTTCTATACTATAAAAGAATATCAGAAATGGTTAGCCACTGATGTTAAGGGATGGAGTGTTAAGTATTATAAAGGATTGGGTACTTCTACGGCTAAGGAAGCTAAAGAGTATTTTTCTGACCTTAATAATCACCTTCTTCCGTTTAATTGGGATACAGACAAGAATCATGATTATATTGATTTAGTATTTAATAAATCTAGAAGTGATGAAAGAAAAGATTGGATGATTAAGAATAATGTTAAAGATGTGGTTAAATATAAAACTCCAACACCTATATCTAGTTTTATTAATAATGAAATGATTGGTTTCTCATTAGAAGATAACATCAGATCTATTCCTGATCTATATGATGGATTAAAACCATCTCATAGAAAGATTATGAATACAGTAATAAAGAGGAATATTATTAAAGATACTCCTGTATCATCTCTTGGTGGATCAGTTAAAGAGACACAAAAATACCATCATGGTGAACAGTCTCTTGAAATGGGTATTGTAAACCTAGCACAAGATTTTGTGGGATCGAATAACATTCCTTTACTTGTACCTAATGGAAACTTTGGTACACGTTTACAAGGTGGTAAAGATGCTGCGAGTTCAAGATATATTAATACATTTTTAAGTGATGCTACTAAAACTATATTTGATAAAAGAGATGAAGATATCTTAGAATATTTACAAGAAGATGGTGTAGTCATCGAACCTAAGCATTTCAAGCCTATTATACCAATGGTGTTAGTGAATGGCGCAGAAGGTATTGGCACAGGTTGGTCAACATATATTCCTAAATATAATCCTAATGATTTGATTAGAGTAATAGAGAATAAAATGAGTGGTAAGAAATCACATAGAATCCATCCACATTATAACGGGTTTAAAGGATCTATTGAAGAAACTGACAATGGATATATTACTTACGGTAATGTAGATATAGTTAACACTACTACTGTTAGAATAACAGAGTTACCTATTGGATATTGGACACATAACTTCACTGAGCATTTACATAAGTTAATTGAAGCTAAATTCATCAAAGAATTTTTAGATAATAGTACCGAGCAAGAAGTAGATATTACTATTACAATAAGTAGAGAGAATATGATGAAGGTTTCTAAAAAGGAGAAACTAATTGATAAATTCAAATTATCTTCTAGATTATATACTTCTAATATGCACTTATTTGTAGATGGTAATATCAGAAAATTTGACCAAGTAGAAGAAATCATTGATGTATTTTATGATAAGAGATTAGATGATTATACTAAGAGAAAGAAAAGTCTATTAGATGTATTAAACGTCGAGAAAACTAAATTAGATAATCAGGTTAGATTTATTAAGATGGTTATCAAAGATGAGCTTAAAGTGAATAATAGAAAGAAAGATATCATTATTAAAGATTTAAAGAAGAATAAATTTGATCTATATAATGATTCATATGACTACCTATTAGGTATGCCTATTTATAGTTTAACTAAAGAGAAAGTAGATGAACTTTCAGAGAAATTAAAGAATAAGAAAGCTGAATATAATGCATTGAAAAAGAAATCACCAAAAGATCTTTGGTCAGATGATTTGAAAGACCTTAAAAGTTTCCTATAATATTTTTAATATATAAAGAAAATAAAATAATGTCATGAAGATTAAAAGATTTGAGCAATTTAACGAAAGTACTAAAACAGAGTTCAAAGCAGCTACTAACGTAAAAGAATTATGTGATAAGATAGATGATAACCTTACATCAGGTTGGTTAGGATCAGATGATGATTTAAATGAATCCCATGAATTTATCGCAGTAGAAGACGCAAATAGCGGTCAAGAAGGTAGTGTAATATACAACGGTTGGTCAGAAGACTTAACTGAATTAACTAAAGATAATGAAGAATTACAAAAGATAGTTGATAAAATGGATAGTTGTCAAGCAGATCTATGGGAACACGACTTAGAGAATACTGTACAAGGTGTTTTAATCGAAGGTGTTGAATACTTTGATGGTGATAAAGATGTTAAAATCGAATACAACAATTGGTATGAAGATTTAAAAAAACTATGTGAAAAATAAGATGAAGAAGATAGACAAGTTTAACGAAAGATATAATCCTGATCAGGAAAGTAAATTAGAAGATATGTCAACTCAATCACTTTTAGATTTCTATGAGAATGCAGTAAGAGATGATCATTATTCACCATATGGAGAAAAATTAAATACTAGTAACTATTCATTAAGTGAATTAGAGACAGAAATAGAAAGAAGATTAGATAAATAATATGAAAGATTTCAGTATAGTTAAAAACACTTATAATAAAGAAGACGCTTTAGAAATAATTTCAGATCTTTTCCGAAGTAAAATTAAATCACTATCATCAAAATCATTTTCAAACCAAGAACGTTTTGGTGACGATAAAGGGTGTGATAAAAGAATAGAAGAATTAAGAGAAGAATTAAAAAATTTCAGATCTACTATAAGTGAATTAGATAATAATATGGAAGTAGAAGTGGAAGCTAATATAAATATAAATATAAAAGTTAAATAATGAGTGTTAATGTAGATGTAATAGCAGGTGTCGAAGAAAGATTCTTCATTATACGTACTGAGTTCCTAAATATAATACAAACTACAAATAGTAGTTTAACATTAAGTACGGAATCTATAGGCATTACGTTGAGTTCAACCATGAGTTCAACCATGAGTTCAACCATGAGTTCAACCATGAGTTCAGCTTTATCATTATCAGATGGTTTATCAGATATATATTACTACCCTATGAGTAATGTGAATAAAATTACTGATGATTTAGAACTATTCATTACTAACTTAAATGATGAAGTTATAACACATGTAGAAAAGGTAGATAAAGAGAATATAAAAGTAAATTTTACGTTCGATGAAGTTTCTTATGAGGTTTTCTTGGTGACTAACGTATCACATAACATAGAAACAGGTAAGTTATATTACTCTATATGGGTAGATACTACTCGGTTAAGGGTCATTTAATATTAACAGAGGTCTAATACTTGTTTAATCTTATAATCTCTTACTATAAACTTCCTATTGTTTTCATTTAAAAATGGTAACGCCCCTTCTTCCGATGAATTATAATCAGAAATAAACATAAAAGGATAGTCTTTTTTAGCAACATCTAACGGAATACAGAAAAAATTATTATCAAAATAATCACCTTTATAGAAATTAGATATATATTCTTTAGGTGTATGATATTCTACATTCCAACCTTTATATCTAAAAAACAAAGTCTCATCACCATTAAAATCAAGATCAAGTTGTTCTCTAAATGAATAAAATAGGTCACCTATTTTATTTTCTAATTTTTTATCAAGATCTTTATAATCCATTACATATTCACCCGTAGTCCTACTTCGGATTTGTTTAATTAGATAATCTTCTTGAACATCCACTTTAATATCTTTGATATTATCTAATATATTAGTTTCTATAAAACTTATCCATTCTTCTCCCTTCTCCCATTCACTATAATAAGCAGGTTTAATATAAAAACCGAACGCCAATGGTTTATCTTTTTTTATCCGAAAAGCTACGTATGTCTTACCTATGTCTAATTTCATATGACAAATATACAACTTTTTTTTATTTTTATGGAATATTGTAAAAATTATTATTACATTTGTCGAAATTGAATTTATAAAAATATGGATAAATATACTATTATCAAAGAAGACATACTTGAATTAACGGAAGAAATACATACCGAGTGTCATAAAAATAACATAAATAAGGGATATCGATTTGAACATTATTTATATAATCAAATCGAAGATAATCAAAGTAAAAATACTAAACTTATTATACAGGATAATTCTACTTCGTTAACTCAAATTAAAAATTCCTTTCCTTATATTGATCGTGATGGTAAAAACCTTTTCCAAAGTAAAGTAGATGTGTTTTTAAATGACGGTAGTAGGAAGATATGTAATGCTATTTTTATAGAAAGGGATATAGTATATTTCGTTGAACTGAGAAAGGATATTAGTAACATAGATACTACAAATATTTATGGTATTTATCATAAATTAACGGAAATGTTAAAAATACAAACTAACTTACCTTTTAAATCCAAAGCCATGATAGTTTCATTAGAAACTACTAGTGGTAAAGCAAAGGGTTCTTGTAAATTAAACCTGAACCAAAAAAGAAACACTAACCTAGAGATAGTGGGCGGTCTTGATTTCTCAAAAAGAATTGGTCTAAATTATAGTAGCATCATGTCTTGGGTAAACACTAATATCGAATTGGAAATTATTTTAAATAAAATTTTCAAAAAATACAACATCAAATAATTTTTAATATATTTGTAATCTAATCTAATTTTAAACATAAATATAACACCATGTGTAAACAAAAAATAGCAACAAAAGAACAAAAGTCATTTTCAATAAATATCAATGACGAATTTTTAATTGACGTACTCAGTAAAACACCTGATATGAAAATTAATAACTTTCATTTTCAGACTTTCAATTATGATGCTTTTAGTTTTCTTCCCGAAAACAGAGATATCGATACGAAAGCAGTAGAAAGGTGGGTCGTAGAAATAGGGGAAAAGAAAAAGGATTTAGACATCCCAATTATTGTTGACGAAAACATGAATATACTTGAGGGACAACATAGATTTGGTGGTAGAAAAAAATTAGGTTTACCTATTTTGTTTTATATCAGCAGAAATATCAAAAAAGAGCATATTGCTGATCTACAGAAAGGGAACAAATGGACAATTAAAGATTACCTGAAGTATTTCACCAAAAAAGGAAATACCGCATATAAAAAATATAAGGTAATCTATGATAAGTTTAATCAAAAGGCAAAGAGGTGGATCAACCACAACGAACTTAGAATGATTGTGATGGGACATGCTGCATTTAGTAGCAAGAGTATCAAAGCTCCGTTTGAGAGAGGTGATATGAAATTCGTCAGATCATACGAGGAAGTGAATCAGTTTTTGGAGTGGATGTTCTATTTTATACCAACTAAATTAAAAGGTGATTTAGTAAGGGATAGATACTTCCAAAGAGCAGTCGTTAATTTATACTCATATGATAATTTTGATAAAGATATCTTCGAGAAAATGATTTCGATAAAGAAATACGCAAATAGTTTAGAAGAATTTGATTTTATCAAGAAAGCAAAAGCAGAAGATAAAGTAACAAAAGTATTGGACTTCTATAACGAAGTAGCGAAAAAGAAAGGAAAGAAATACATCCTTAGTAAAAATAAATAATTTAACCTAAATAAGTATATTATGGCTAGTATAGCAACCCCAAAGAAAAAAGTAGCAAAAAAGGCTACGAGTAGAAACCAATCACTTGCAGTAGAAATGTATAAGAATGAACTTATTGCGCAGTTCTTGACTAAGATGGAAGAATCAGGATATCTAGAGACTTTAGCTAAAATGAAAGCTAAGGGAATGGATGTAGGAATTGAGAATATCATTTTCAAGACAAAGAGTTATGATTCGTTTAGTATAGTCGAATCAAACCGTGACAAGAATCGAAAACAAATCGAATGGTGGAAGAAAGAAATTTCCGATAATGGGAAAGACTTAGATATTCCCTTTATGATGGATTCTGATTTGCGTGTGATGGACGGACAACATAGACTTGCAGCAAGAGCAGCCTTAGAACTTCCTGTTTATTTCTTCATTAGTAAAAATGTAACAGAAGCTGATCTAGCTGCGATACAACAAGGTAAACCTTGGGATGTGAACGGCTACTTAAAACACTTTGTTCAACAAGAGAAAAGTGGTACTAAGAAAGGTAATACTTATACTAAGTATAAAAAGATATACGACAGGTATAATAACAAAAAGCTTATACAGTACAAGAGTATTCAGCACAATGAACTCAGAATGCTCATCACGGGTCATAAGGCGTTTAGTGCAGCTACTATACACAAACCTTTTAACAACGGGGATCTAAGATTTGTTAGATCTGAAAAGGAAGTAATTGATTTTCTAGATTGGATGCTTATGGATTTACCTAAAAAACTCTCAGGAAAAACAGTTAGAAATAGATATTTCCAAAGAGCCGTTGTTAACCTCTATTCATATGAAAATTATGAGCGTAGAATTTTCGAAAAAATGCTTACTAAAAAGAGTGTGATTAACGAATTGGAAAGCAAAGATTTCCTTGATGGTAAAAAAGTAAAACATATTGTAAAAGCTCTACTAGAATTTTATAATACTGTTGCTGCTAAGGAAGGCAAAAAATTCAAACTAGTGAAATAGTACCAATTTTTAGTAATTAGTGATCATTAAATGCTCCACTGTATTCGAGAATCTATTCTTGATATTAGTGGAGTATTTTAATTCATATACATCCTTAATATATCCGTCATATAATTCAGTCGTGAAATCATCTTTATTGATTACGATCATTATATCACAATCTGAACTCTTGAATAAATCACAAAGCTCCATTTGTTCTTTATTGCCAAAAGAATTGCCGTGGCTATATTCATTAAATTCTCTTGTATAAGGAGGATCAATAAACACAAAAGTATCTTTATCAGTCTTTTTAATAATATCTCTATAATCACCACAGTTTATTGTAGTATTATGTAATAAAGAAATATGATCTTCCGTGTATTGTCTATTAAATGTTTTATAATTACCATAAGGTACATTGAATTCTCCCTTATTATTAAATCTTCTCATACCATTAAATGATAACTGATTCACTATATAAAATCGAATAGCACGTTCTATTTCAGATAAGTTAGTCATTCCACCGTCTCTATCTTTATTTCTCCACTCATAGAAATATTTACCTCTTTCGGTTTTTGCTTCTGATATAGATAATTCTTCGTTTTTTTCTCTTGTTGTTATGATTGCTATATCTTTACTTAACTGATCTAATACTTTAGATACTTCGTTGGGATTAGATTTTATAGTATTAAGAAAATTTATTACTTCGGTATCAACATCATTTATGATATTATCATTGTTTTCTAAATTCCAATACACAGCACCGCCACCAAAAAATGGTTCTATGAAAGTATATTCTTTTTCTTCTTTAATATATTGTGGTGTGTATTCTCTGATTATATCAATCTCTTTTCTTTTTCCACCTGTCCATTTATAAATTGGTTTCATTAATTGGTTTATATTTTCTTTTATATAGATTTATTAGTATAAAGTTTTGAGTTATTTCATTTAATTATTTATATCTACATGAAAATATTGCAGACATAGTGCCATAATGTCACTTAATATCTATTGGTATCTAATTTGCTTACTATTAAGTAGTTAAGTGATTAACAGAAAAAAAAAATAATTGAGAATTATGTTAACGATTAGAAAAGATTTATTAAATGAATTAATGGACTTTGAGCCATTCACAAGAGATTTCTTTGGTGGACAAATACCTAAGAAAGAAACAAACTTTATTGAAAACGAAGACCATTACTTATATGAAATGATACTAGCAGGTGTATCGAAAGAAGATATCAAAATAGAAATAGAGGATGGATATTTAAAGATAATATCAGAAAATGAAGAAAAAGAAGAAAATAGTTGGTATTACGAAGACTTCAGAAAACAAATGCGTCTAAGTGGTGATATTAATCAGGATGAAATTAGTTGTAAAATGGAAGACGGTATCCTTTCTATCAATTTACCAAAAAGGGAAAAAGTCTCAAATAAAAAATTAATTACAGTCAGCTAAATTTTCCTTTAATTTCATCTGAAAAAGTGCAGCAGGTGCTGCACTTTTTTTATTTAAACAAAAGTGTATAAAAACTATATAAAAGAAAAAGAAATTACTCTATGAAAACTAGTTACATATGCAGTTATATAATTCCTTATTCACATAGTAGAAGGAACTTAAATGCTCTTAAATATAATATCAATATATTATTACAGAATCCAATGATAGAAATTATCGTTGTGGAAACAGGAAAACACTCTTTCTTAAAGAATCAGGATATGAAATGTAAACACGTTTTCGTAGAAAGTAAAAAGTGGAACTTAGGTTGGTTATATAATATAGGAACGAGAAACACAAGTACTGATAAATTATTTTTTGGTGAGATGTCTCTTGTGCCGACCATCAAAACAATTATGGCAGTTATTCAAAAGAATACAGATCACGGTTGTTTATATCTACAAGACGAAGTTGTTTATTTAAATCAACAACAAACTGATAAAAAAGAACTACCTGCGGATTTAAAAGGCGAAGAAAAGGCATCACATGGTATTGTTTATTATAAATACGATGATTTATATAAGGTAGGAACATGGGACGAAAGTGTATTCAGTGAAGACCTTTATGTATTACAAGATAAGAAAAACACTAACTTGATTTCATCAGGTAAGGTAAATGGAATTAAAACATATGTATTTGATACTGATAAACCAAAGATTTCAGATGAAGATTCAGCTAGAAGTAGTAAACATTTAGAAAAGGTAATGGAAGCAGAACCACAGAGTTTATATAAATATGCTATTTCTAATACTAAGAAATCTTCTAATATACACAAATACACTGAAAGAGAATTAATGATACCATAATGTTTAATCATTCTTTGATAAAAAAATATAAAGAAGAAACAGACTATAAACCTATAATGGATTATAATCCTAATTCTTCTGATTTAAACTGTTTAGCTATCATCGTAGAAACGAGAAATCTCGATTATTTAGATTGGGTTACAGACACAGTGAAACATCATTTAAATTTACCTATAAGGTACTTCTGTTCTCATGTGTCTAAGAATTGTATAAACGATGTGGAAAAAAGTATTATACCTGAGAGCATAGACTATAATAAAATATTTAAAGATATCCACTTTTGGAACGATATAGAATATGAAAACATTTTAGTTTTCCAACACGATAGCTTTGTATTAAGAAGTGGTATAGAAGAATTTTTAAGTTATGATTATATAGGCGCACCTTGGTATTGGGCATACGGTGATTATCGTGATAAACGATATAAAGATCTAAAAGATTTTAAGAATGGTGGTAATGGCGGTTTCTCTCTTAGGAAGAGAAGTAAAATGGTAGATATAATAGAGAACATTGAACAGGATTACGAATTCGAAGATATGTATTTCTCTAATGCTATCAAAGATGACATACCATTAGAAACTAAAAAGAGATTTGCAGTAGAATCTATGTTCTACGAAGACCCATTAGGTGTACATCAGATACAGAAGTATCTTAAAAATGATGAGATAAAAAAGTTACTATTTAAATGAATAACGAATTAGAAGAAGTAGAAAAATATTTAAGAGAGAAATATTATTTCGTAGATTATCCTAGAAATAAAGATGTTATCCATTATCATAAGATAGTAAAAGAAGAAACACAGTCTCAAGCCGAAAGAACTACTAAATTAAGGGATATAGAAATAGATATGTTATTAGATGATATAAACGAGAGTGAATATACTAATAAGAAAGCGGAAGTATTTAATATAGCTACACGAGATAAGGATTATATAGGTGTAATAGCTCCTATTATCCATACACATAGATTAGATAGTCATCAGTTTACCGTAAAGTTAAATATGGATATGAATATTGACTACATCCCATATCTTGTAAGAGATTTTGAAAGACAATTATATACCCAATTCCAACAAATGTTACAGAATATTAAAGTCGAACCTATTAATAATATTAATGAATTACACGGGAAATTGAATTATATTAAATATAGTTATCTTGAAGTAGATATGAATATTTATCATTATATGAAAAGACCTGATTTTAATTTGACTATTAATGAAAATAATTTATTAGACCCTAACCAAGTATTATTAACACCTGCTGTTTATTTTGATATAAAGGGGATTTATGTTAGAGCAGATATGGATTACTATAGTAAAACTTTTATAATAGAATATTATTTAGATATATTAGAACAAGATAATTCGGTTATATTAGATCTTAAATTTTAGCCTTCTTATTTAAATCGATAGTTTCCTTATTTCCTGTAAAATTATAAAAAGTTTTATTATCCTTCTTAGTCTTATAATCACTAGGAGTTCTTTTATCGTTTATCATCTTTTCAATGAAAATAGATGCGCCTTCTCTTAGTGTTATCTCACATTCATCATCCCCATAATATACATAATTGTCTAAACTATTTAACCAATCTATACTATCTAATCTAGCTTTAGCTATTAATTTGATATATTGTTTTTTGTAGATATTATCAAATTTTTGACTTGGGTTATCGCAGAATGACCAATACTTACCTATTTTACTAAAATCAATTTCACTTAAATCATCAACAGTCAATATCCTAGTTACCTCCAAATATCCTCGATCCTTGGTTTTCTTAAATAACTTTATATAATCTTTAATAGGTTGTTTTATATAACTGTTTTCGTATTCTTCGATGGTTTCTATCTCATGATAATCATCTAATTCACCGCCTTCTATTAATGTCAGGTAATTACCAAAAGGCTCTATCCATTGAGTTTCCAATCTAGGATTGACTTGTTTAATAATATCGAATGTGTAATCAACATCTTTTAGGAACTTAGACCAATCTAAATTTATTTGAGAATAATCTTTCCTCCCTTTAATTGTTCTATTATCATACCAATTTTCAAATAGTTTTAAATAGTTCATATACTATATATTTTATTATATTTGTAGAATGAAAGAAAAAAGAGCCTTTTTAGAGAAAGATCCTGTCAACGACGAATGGTTTGATGATTTCGTGTATATATGCCATAACGAGCTATATAACAGGGGGTTTAAAGTAGTTCCGTTTACGGATATGATTTCTGTTCCTGTATATAAAGAATCAGATATTATTATAGCTTCTGTACAGGCTACAACCGATTTCTTCAATAAGATAGATATAGAAGTACCTAAGTACTTAGGATATCCTGATACACTAAAAAAGTATTTAAAGAGAGATATTACAAAAAGTAATCTAAATAATAACACTAAAGATTATCCATTTTTTATAAAACCTGCTGATGATGTTAAACTTTTTACGGGTGAATTAATCGAGAAAGAAGAATCATTGAAGTTTATGAGAGATTACTGTGATCTTACAAATGATATGGAACTTTATATCAGTGATCCTATTAATATAGTTTCAGAATATAGGTGTTTTGTTCATAAAAAGGAACTTAAAGGAATCCAATATTATGCGGGTGATTTCAGAAAGTATATTGATGCTTCTCTTGTTGAAAAGATGATTAGAGATTATGATAGTTCTCCAATCGCATATACATTAGATGTAGGTGTTAATGATAAAGGTGAGACTATGTTAATAGAAGTTAATGATATGTGGGCTATTGGATCATATGGAATGGATTATAAAATTTATACTTCTATGTGTGTAGATCGAATGAATGAACTTAAATTTGGTTAATAGATTATTTATCTTTATTTTTGTGTAAAATAAAAACATGATACACCTTATTCCATCTATTAAAGAAGAAATGTTGAAATTATTCGGTTTTAACTTAACTGATGAACAAATACAAGAATTTCTTGATGAGAATCCTATTGAATGTTTTGATACATTGGAGAGAGGTGATCTTATTAATTTTCTAGCGGAGAAGATTACAGGTATGTCACATCCTTGTAATGGGGATAGTGGTGAATATATAAATATGTATTACAAGAAATTAAAAGAAAACGCACCAAAACTAGGATACGAAATATTATGAAAACAACCGTAAGAAGCCTATTAGATTTAGATCTCTACAAACTCACAATGATGCAGTTTGCTTGGACATATTACCCAAGACTGAGAGCGCAATTCCAATTCAAAAACAGAACCAATGTTGACCTCAAGCAGTATTTAACCAAAGAAATACTTGATGAAGAGTTCGCTAAAATTAGAGAACTTAGATTCCAAATAGATGAAATAGACTATTTGAATAACTTAGGTATATTCAATATGGATTATACAACATCTCTAATTGGGTATCAACTACCTGAGATCCATGTAACAGAGGACTTAGATATTTATACTGATGAAAACACCTATTGGTTTGCTGCTACGTTATGGGAAACTATTGTACTTTCTACAGTAAACGAATTATATTACAGATATAAGTATCCTGAAAGAAATAGACTTGAAGACGAACTCGAAGGTTTATGTAACTTAAGAGATCATCTTTATGTATTGGATGAATACAGTATTCCACAAGTAATAACTGATTTCGGCACAAGAAGAAGATTCTCACATGATTGGCAAGATAAGGTTATAGAACACATTTCTACCGATCCTTCTTTCTCAGGGACATCTAATGTTTATTTTGCTAAGAAATACGGAATCACACCTATTGGAACAAATGCACATGAGATCTATATGATTGCTGCAGGTTACTATGATAATAATGATATTAGTCTTAAAGAATCTCATAGTATTATTATGAACCAATGGTTTGAAATGTATGACGAACCATTGAGTATTGGTCTTACTGATACGTTTGGTACAGATTTCTTTTTTGAAGACTTTAAAGATAAAGCAAGTTCGTGGAAAGGAGTCCGACATGATAGCGGTGATCCTTTTGAATTTGGAGAAAAGGTAATCAAGTATTATGAAGATCTAGGTATCGATCCTAAAGAAAAACTTATTGTTTTCTCTGATGGTTTAGATGTGAATAAAATTATTGGATTATACGAAAGGTTTATTAGTAGAATAAAGATATCATTTGGGTGGGGTACTAAACTTACTAACAACTTGGGATATGAAACCTTATCTATCGTTATGAAAGCAGTTAAAGTATTTAGAGAAGACGGTGATAGATCCTTAGTTAAACTTTCTGATAACTTAAATAAACACACGGGCAGAAAAGAAGACATTGATAGATACCAAGAAGTGTTCAACTATTCAGTTACTAATAGAGAAAAATTAGAAGTATAATGGAAGCGAGAGAAATAATGATATTAGTTTTTAGTATATTAACCACTTCATCTCTTTTGATAGCCCTATATGGTCATTATAGAGGATCAGAGGATCATACATTGGTGGGTTATATAGCCTTAGTAGCAATCGGATTAGTTTGTTGGGGATTAATTGGTTCGGTTTCAACGGTTACTAAAACAGATTTAGAAGCAGAGGTTCTAAGTATTACAAAAGGAAAGTATGAAATATACGTGTCTATTAAAAACAGTGATGATTTATTAATCTTTGATAAACTAATAGATTTTGATAATATCACAGATACGACTACCTTTTATGTAGTAGAAGAAAGAAATATATATAACATAACAACAGAGGAAAATAAGTGGGATTATTATTATATAGTAAATAGGCAAAAAATATATTCAAATGAATAGAAAAGGATATAGTAAACAAGTAAAGAAGCGAAATAATAGAATTGCGTACACAATAAGAAAAAGACAAGAAGGGATAGATGTGAGAGACAATACTCAACCTTTTTTATCTAATATCTATGGTTTTGGGTACAAACCCACTGAGTTAATGGGACAAATAAAAAGAATAAAATTAAATGTTTCTTTTTCGAAATTAAAAAAAATATTTAAAGATATTAATATTTTTGATTTTGAAAGCATTGGAGAAATTTCTAAAAAAAGAGACGGGTTAGAAAAAGAAATTAAAATCCTGAGAAGGGATTGGAATATAAATAATATCATAGATGAAAAGTAATAAAGATTATTATGATAAACGCCAATTCTTACTAATAATTGGTGATGTATCTGAGGGAGATGATGATCCTATTGATGATTTAGTAAAGTTTATTGTTATCGCTACTAAAAGAAACAGAAAGGATTCCTATTTATTGAAATATTTAAAAAGGGAAAAAATAAACATACCTTTATCTGTGATAAAAAAGGTAGTACAGAATAACAAGAAGTCAATCAATGGATTAGATGCGTACTATGGTTACAGAGAGAAAGGAACGGTTTACGATCTCCTTAAAAATGATCTCGTTATACTTATGAGAGACTACCGAATTGATCAAGTAGATTTAGATTAATATTTAGTAAACTAATGGTCGTATTTTGATATAATGACCAAAAGAAGTACATTAATTTTATGGTAGTTTTAAACGGGAAGGACGCAGCACAGTCTATTAAAGATGATTTAAAAAAAGAGATTGATCATTGTAAAGATCAATTTGGGAAGCAACCCAAACTTGCTATCATACAAGTAGGAGAAGATAAAGCTTCTGATATCTATATCCGAAATAAAATCAGATCCTCAAATGAGGTGGGTGTTAAGACAACACTTTCTAAATATTCGGAATCTTCTAATGAAGAAGAAATATTAAAAGCAATAAAATTCTTTAACGAAGACGAATACACAGATGGTATAATAGTACAAACACCACTACCCGATCATATTAGTTATAAAAATATTATTAGTACGATCAGCCCAAAAAAGGATGTAGATGGTTTCCATAGTGATAATATGGGAAGAATGTGTTTAGACTTACCTGGCATTAAACCTGCGACAGCATTAGGTGTTCTTAAATTACTAGAACATTATGATATTAATTGGGAAGGAAAGAACGTAACAGTAGTTGGTAGAGGACAACACGTTGGTTTACCTATATCTATTATGTTAGGTAATGAAGACAAAGCAACAGTAACTTCTTGTCATGTTAATACATCAGATCTTAAAGAGAAGACTATTAGTGCTGATATTATTATTTGTGCTGTGGGTAAACAAAATATGATCACCGAAGATATGGTTAAGGAAGGGTCAGTTATTGTTGATGTTGGTATTAATAGAAACAGTGAAGGTAAACTTTGTGGTGATGTCGATTACGACAATTTGAAACATAAAGTATCTGCTATGACCCCCGTGCCTAATGGAGTAGGACCGATGACGGTGGCTTCTCTCTTATTAAATGTACTTCATGCTTTTAAGCAAAAGTTATAATTTTATTGTTTAACTTTCTGATTGAAATTAGAAGTGTAGTTGATCTTAATTTTACTACTAAGTTTGTTCCCCATTTCATTACTAGTAAATCCTGTTCTTATTTCAAGATCCATTAATGGTTTCTCGTCTAATTCGATTCTAATATCAAATTGAGAATCATTATCATCACTCAATTCTTGATGATAATCATACTTCACTGTAAGTCTATTATAGTTATCCCTGAACCATTTCTTAGATGGTAAGTGATAAAAACTTGAAGAACCTGCATAATATACATCGATATCTTCAACAGAGATAATATCTAATATAAGTCTTAATAACCTAGACTTTATTTTATTATTAGCAATGATAAATTTATTTTCATCTTTTTTTATTTCACCTTCTATTAATTCTTCTATACTACCGATGATAATATCTTCAATGATTCTATTATTTAATAAAACTTTCTTAGTTTCATCCCATTCTTTTTCTACTTCTTGATAATTGTTGATACTTTTCTTTCTATCTTTCCAAATATCATTCATTAATTTAGGTAGTTCTTTATAATTCTTATTTAAAGGCGCAAAGAATTGACCCAATATCTTATATTTTTCGTCTAATATTTCGATGTTTTGGTAATCGAAAAAAGTTAAACTATCTGCCCTAGAAGCATCTATGAATTGATCGATCATTATCTTATAATCTGTTTTAGCGTTTTTATAAACTGCATTGAACCAATTCACTGTAAGTTTATCCCAAAGATCGATGTACTTATCAGAGAATAGTATATCAGCATCACTATCTAACATTACGTCTAATAATGTATTAAAGCTCTTAGTTTTAGAACTATTTATATTACTATTAACTACGATAGGATATTGTTTACTGCCCACTAGTTCTATAACGATATCTTCTTTTATTCCTCTTTCTTTATTAGGACTGATCCAATAAACTTTCTGAACCATTTCTGCTCTTAGTTTATCTTCTACTAATAATTTATCTTGTATGTTTCTTGCGATATTTCTTGCTTTCTCTAACTTTTTGAAATCTTTTTCGATATTGAACTCCTTAGAGTGATCATTGAAATAAGAATTAATCTTACCGATATTATCTTCTTCTTCATATCTACCTGTTTCTTCGTTCTTTTTACCTAAAATTAATCTATTTTCCTTCATTAAAAGTTGTTTCAGATCATTGATAAACACTAAGTTATTATACTTATATCTTGTATGCATTCCCTTGTCTAATATACTATTAAGGAAGTCAGGGTTGATCAATAACATAGCAATACATATATCAGTAATCAGGTTTGTATTACTCTTAGTTGACTCTAAGAAAAGTTCTAAATTTTTTAAGTATCTCATGAAGTATATATTAATATATATACTTCATAAATAATATATAAGACATGATTTTAATATACCTTAATGTAATAATTCAATTTTTAACCCCCGTCATAATAACGGGTAATGTTCACGATAAAAATAACTATGATATCGTTGGAGCTAAGGTCTATAATAATATAGACACAACTTATACTGATTTCAATGGTTCTTTTTGTTTGGAATCTGATAGTAATACTAAGTATATTCATATAGAAATGATATCCTTTGATGATCATACTTATGAATGGGATAACGATTCTACTATTGAAGTAAAAATGATTAGTAAGTAATAATATATAGTATATGAAGCACCTTAGAACCTTTGAATCATTTAAAATCGAAGAACCTAGCACAATGGATGAACTATTAGAAAAGTTATCGGTTGTTGAGAAAAGTATATTAGATAGTGTCCAAGCAGAGCTACTTAATATAGAAAGCTTCATTGGTGATATAGATATAACAGATTTAGAAAATCTTGATAATAATAGTGAGTTTCAAAAAATATTAAGATTAAAAAATCTTAAAAGAGGAGTAGTCGAATTAACGGATGATTATGAAACCTTCTTATTGAACCCATTTAAATTTTTGTTAGTAAGATCTAATAATAAAACAGACCTACAAGACCCTGATTATATTTTCATCCAAACATTTAATTCTACGCAACAAGATTGGAATAGTGTTAAATTATACCAAATAAATGGTGAGTTTTCTAACTTCTATGATAAGTTAACTAATAGAACAATAGAAATTGAGGAAGAAGGTGAATCATTTCTATATCAGACCTCTAATAAAAATGAGTGGGAATTAGTCAATAGAGAAGAAACGGAAAACTTTCCTAAATTCGTTAGGAAGGAAGAACTTTTAAAAATATTAGACAGACAGGGAAACACAGCCTAATCAGTAACACCAAACTAAACATCGTTATGGATGTTTTTTAGCCCTTATTATAGTAAATTTTGTTAAAGATTTACATATAACGTTTTGGCTATGATGTCGGTTTTTATTTTTCTTAAAAACTGCATTATAGGTAGTGTTACCTTTAGTACGGTAAAATAAAAACTAAACTTTATTAGCATTCCTTTTGTATTTGCAAAGTATTTACTATCTTTGACGTATGTTAAACTTAAAACAAATAAAATGATACATATTGAAAAAATGACTAAGCTAGATTTTGTAGATTACCTTATAAGTGGCAAGGGTGTTGACACTTTTTATTTTTACTATGAAAGTAAACTACTTTCTATGAAATTCAACTTAGATGAGATGAAATTAAATTTTTTAATATGGTTGGAAAATAAAAAATAATGACAAAGACTAAAAAAGTGACGGTTACAATGACCGAAGAAACAAAACAAAGAGCGTTAAACCTTTCTGTTTTGACGTTAGGAACTGAAAACATTAGCGGTTACATAACCTACTTGATAAATAAGGCTCATTTAGAAGCACCGAAGTAGTATTAAAGATAACGGATGGTAATATGGTTAGTTGGCTTTTTTGCCAATTAATTATATTACGTGTTACCTACTGGTGCGACTTTAAACGCTAAAACTTAATTAACAGAACTGAACCTTTTTCTTTTCTTTTTTGAGCGTTGGCAAAATTAATTTGATAAAATTAAAACTTATGAATAATATAGAATTACACAAAGGTTATTGTGAAGATTACTTCACGCAAATACACGACAAAAGTATAGATATGGTTCTTTGCGATTTACCATACGGAACTACGGACTGCAAATGGGATAGCCAAATAGACTTAACATTTCTTTTTAGTGAATATTATAGGGTATTAAAAAAGAATGGTGCAATAGTCTTGTTTGCTTCACAGCCTTTTACATCTACTTTGGTCTATGAACACGTTAAGTTTTTTAAGCACGAATGGATTTGGAAAAAAAATGCAGGTAGTAATTTTGGAACTGTTAAATACCAACCATTTAAAGAACACGAAAGTATAGTGGTGTTTAGTAATGGTGGCGGAAAGGTGTGTTATAACCCAATAATGGAAGAACGTGCTGAAAGCGGTAAAGCGAGAGTGAAAACAAAAGTGAATTATAATACAAGTGCCGAAGTTTACGGAAGTGGTGGCTTAATAGGCGATAAAGGTGTAAGTAGTAACAGACCTGATTTAAGATACCCAAGTAGTGTGCAGAAATTTAATAGAGAGAGAGGTTTGCACCCAACACAAAAACCTTTAGACTTGATAGAGTATTTAATAAAAACATACTCTAATGAAGGCGAGTTAGTTCTTGATAATACAATGGGAAGCGGAACGACAGGCGTTGGTTGTGTGAATACAAATAGAAGGTTTATTGGGATTGAGTTAGAAGATAAATATTTTAATATAGCCGATTCGAGAATAAAAAAAGCGTGGGAAGAAAAAAGAAAAAAGAAAAGAAAAAGAGATTGAAGCACCAACTTTATTTAATGGACTGAATTAAGCACTTGCAGGTAACGTTGGTGTATGAAACGTTGCCAATACAGAATTTAATAAAATGAACAGAATTATAAATTTAGTATAAACTTAAAAAGACCACGAAAGGCAATGTTTTATGACACGTTGTTATGTGGCGTTATTATTATGA